ATATTTGCAAGAGAATCATCAATCGCTTTTCCCAATTTCTCTAAATCAAGTGCCATTATTTCTTCTCCATCATATCTGTATAGTCTTCCATTTCAAATGTGTATATGTCCTCGTACGGAAATCGATTCCTCTCCCAAACAGTATAGCAACTCAATCCATAGTGAATCTTATATCGGTTGTTATACCACTTCCCACCGATGAACTTTCTATACCACTTAAATCGAGAGAATATATCATCAATAATATTCATGTTATTTTTCCTTCTTAGGTATGATTTCCAAGATGTATTCACGAAAAATATAAGGCCACTTCCCACTAGTTACAGTTACATACTCAAATCCACTATTTAAACCGATAGATGTAACGACACCACTTTTCTCTTTTGTATCATCACGGTCAATATATCTAACCTTATCTCCCGCTTTCCACCCGTGGGTTCTAAACTGTTTCTTCGTAATTGATTTCATTTGGCATCCTTTCCCTTAGTCATACAAACACATTCACCGTCAGTGATATTTGCAAGAGAATCATCAATCGCTTTTCCCAATTTCTCTAAATCAAGTGCCATTATTTCTTCTCCATCATTGTGTTAAGCATCTTAACTTGATTAGAAAGAATCTCAATCGTCTCCTGCAATATGGCAATATGCTCATTCTTCACTTTTATAACTTCCTGTGCGAGTGTCATATTCTCATCGGCGGTTTTAAGCAATTCAACAATATCAACGTCTGTCATAGTCCCAACCTTTCATTAATGATTTTCAATGCGTCTTCTCTTGAATTGGCTACAAACGGTCTAACCACTTCTTGAACAAACTCATTATCGTAGCAATCATCTGTGTAATCCTTTACATCACCAAACCATCGTTTTACTTGAACCTGTCCATTGGAATGTAAGTAACCCCACCACATTAAATCAGTCATAGTATTATCCTTTATTATGAATTAAGCATACCATTTATCTACCTTTTCCCATTCATCACACACTTCACCGAAACCAAGTGAACGAAGTAAATCAAGGAGAACTTCATCAGCGGCGTGATGTGCCATCTCCGTATCACCATTCATCACACACATTTTAAGTTCATTTATTGCTATATTGTTAACTACCTTTTCCAAATCAGTCATTGTCTTCTTCCCTTATTCTTAATTCATAATATCGCTGTACCATTTCTTCATATGCACGTTCTTCATACTCATGCCATGCTTGTTCGCAAATCTCACACAACTCAGGAGTATCATCTTCGGGAAATATTCCTTCAATTTCCATACCACATCCGTTACAATTTTTCATTTCTTCTCCATTAATTGATAATACGCGTTGATATAACTACCTATGACGTTGGAGTCAGCACCATAACACTCCCATACACATTTTTTTGGAAATATTTTTTTGAATGGATTACTCATTTAACACTCCGTTTCTTGTCAGAATCCTTATACTCAACCAACCGCATCGGAGCGTCGGGATATATAAAAACCATCCCCGACTCCCAATCAAACCCACCGTCAATATTGTCAATTCTTACAGATTGCATTGCTCCAAATGTATTGGCAAGGTGTGTTTTAGCCTTTATTACAACTCTGTCACTGGGGTTTTCTTTCTTCAACAATTCCATCAACTGTTCGACTGTCATGTTCTCTCCTTTATTATATTGAATCACGACATGATGTCGCGATAGATGTCGCGATTGAAGAGGGAAATAACTTCTCCATCAATTTGTTCAGGTGTTAACATGGTATATTCCTTTATTATTGTACATATAATATACGAAGAATAAACGAGAAAGTCAAGTTTTACTGCGTGAGTCCGCAATTTTTTGGCACTAAATCAGCATATTTTACACTGTAATATCCGACATACGACTCAAAAATGACCATTTTATGTTTTCTAAAGGAAGTACATACGATGTATGGAATGAGTTTGCCTTTGTAACGGGTATAAATGGCATCCCCATCCTCCGAATTTGAGAGAATTTGGTATGAATGCGTGTAACCCTTACCCTTCGCGTAGAGGCGAAATAATTCCTTGTTAGTCATTTTTTTATTTCCTAAAATTTTTTTAAAATGGGCAAAATTAACGCAAAAAGTATAGCAGAAAAACGAATAATGGCGGATATTAGGGCACACCCTGTATGGGTTACTCTTAAAAAGGCATCTCCAAGAGAAAAAAATTGTCACCGATATATGAAACAGTCGGGGCCGCACCCCGCCGGGGGGCGCCCCGCCCCCCTGTTGCCCCCGTGTGACCGCCCCCCTAGCCGCCCCCCGCCTTCTGTGGGGTATATTGGATTCCTCCACCGTGAGGTAACTTAACGATGAGTGTAACCTTGTGTGTCTCACAGCACTTGGTACATAAGACAGTCGTTGACCCACAGTTACCGTAGTTAATATTATATCCACTGAATGCCACGTCACCACATACATCACAAGTGTAGTCCTCTTTAAAGTATTCCATTGTGTTCTTTCGTATTGTGAGTGATTAGTCAATCAGTGCCATATACGTATCCGCGTTGACCTTCAACATGAGATACTTGAGACGGTCGAAGTCACGGACTGCGGAGAAGGCTCCTGCTTCGTATTTCGAATACTGAATCATTATCTGACGGTACAGTTCAACTTCGAACTCGTTTGCAGCAGCCATCCTGCCGAACCTGTTCGTGATTGTGTAATTCCGTGGGCCGTTGACATTGAAACCGTCAATGCCGTATTTGACCATGAGATTGATTTCGCCCTTGGTGAACGGTGCCTTTTTGGTAGTTTTCATATTACTCCTTTATGAACGGATAGTGGGAAGTGGGATTCTCCGTGTTATTTGATGTATATAATATACAACCTTTTCCGCCCGAAAACAACGCCTTCTATGTTACGAAATTGTTAAGGATTCTGCGCCTTTTCTACCTCTTCTCTACTGAACAGCGTTGACGAATCGCACTGTTCCCAATACAAATCAGAAAGAGTGTCGAGTTCATGCTCCAACTTTTCTATTTTTTCGTTGTCGCCGTTGTCACGTACAAGGGAGAAGATTTTCACCCGAATTGCGAACATCCGTTTTTCAAATTCTTCAAGTGTCATTTTTAGTCCTTATTATCGGGGATGATTGCCACGTATATAAGATAGGGAAAAAAGAGGGAAAAGTCAACAGTTCCAATGTTACCAAATTGTTACCGAATGCGCTGGAAGTCGTTCATTGCTTCCTTGTAACCGTCACGCGTACATTTGCGGCGTTCAAGACGGTCACGTAACATATCATACCGTTTGCTGTCGAAATCCATCTCTTTCGCCATCTCCTGCGCCATTTCCGCCTCGATTTCATCCACCATTTTGGCGTAAAATGCTAAGGATTCTCCCATGAATTTCAAAACTTTGAGGCGGGAAACTGTGTATTTTGACATTCTATTCCTTTGGTCGAAATGACCGATTGTGAGAGGGTGTTCCGTCATCAACGTGTAATAATATAACAATTCCAGCCCTCAAAGTCAAGAGCTGGAATGTTATGTAATTGTTACCAAATCTCGGTCAAAATTACCGAGAGGTGTTCAGCTTGATCGCCGTCACAATGTCCGTGAGCAACTGCGGAATCTCCGAAGGGGAGATGCTCTCATCGTTGGCGAGGATGAGTGCCATTTCCTTGAGGAAGTCCTCATTGGCGTTCGTGTCGTTGTAGTGCTCGTTCTCATCCTCATCACAGGTGCATCCATCGGCATCTTCAAGGGACTCAAGCGTGTCGGTGAGTTCCTCAATTTCACTCTCCATCGTTTCCGCCAGCGCTTCCAACTCGGAGTTACGTTCCTGGAGATTGCTCACCTCAACCTGCAGGTCGCTGATGGACTTTGCCGCGATGTTGAGCAGGTCTGCGGAGCGGAGGATGTTGGTCTTGAGCGTTTCGTTTTCTGTGAGAATTGCAAAAATATTGGTATTCATATGAGTATTTCCTTATAATAGTGAGAGTGTTTGTTAAATAAATTTACATTTGGGGCTGTTGTATATCCAATTATCTTCATTCAGTTGCCGATTGAGGTGTTTCAATAGGTCACGCAGTTTGCGTATTATTTACGTTTACCTTTCGCTTTCGCTTTCGCTTTGTTAATTTCACCGACAATGTTCGACAACTGCTTGATTAATACCGATTCACGTTCCCTTTCCCATTCTTTACAGTCCGCCACCATACTCTTGTAGTCTGCGTCAGACGTAGATACAGAGGCGAAATGTACCTTCATCGCCTGTGCCACTCTCGCCACGCCTAACTGCCCAACAAGGCGGTCGTTCTTCATCACTTCGGTAAGGTGTAACTTTACTACATCATCGAACCCAAGATTGAGGGATGCTGCAATTACAGCGAGGTTCGTTTTGAGTTCGTCCAAATGTTCCTCCACCTGTTCGTTGATATGTGAATCGTTCTGACGGCGGTTGTATGCCTTAGAGGTGCTGTCGGACACTCGCTCTAACAATCTCCGATGCGGTTCGTAAGCCATACAACCTCCGTTTAAGTGTTTAATAATATACAAACAATTTCCTTAAAAGTCAACGCCTTACTTCAACTTTTTCACCAATTCTTTAATTTCATATCAATCTCCAATTCCGTAAGATAATGACCAAGTGATTGTTTTTTCGATTTCGTTGATATTCTCGATATGAACGGAACAGGCTCCCCACGATGAACCAGCAATCGAACCACGGTGAGCGAAGCGTTTGCTAAGTGCTTCCCACATCCTACCACGGTCTGCCTTTCCCGTATACGGTGCGGTGTACTCCGTAACATCAGACCATGCTTCCTGCCTCAACTTGCCAGCGGTCACTTCTTTAATCTTGATGGCTGTCCGTTCCTGCACTTCCATCATTTTACGGTAAGGTTCAAGGATTGCTTTGTCGAAGTCTAACGCCATTGGTATTCTCCGTCTGTGATGTATATAAGATACAGAGATTTCAGCCCAAAGTCAATGGTTCCAATGTTACCAAGTAGTTGGATGGACTCATACCACCATCTCTCCATTTTGGGAAGCGTTCTGCTATTGAACTACGGTACGGACGGCAGTGTACAGCCGTAATCTCTTCGTGAAGGTCGGCATTCTCCTTAATGAGCACTGCCACGCGCTCACTCATATGACGGTTGGTGAGAACGAGCTGGTTGTTCTCCTGTTTAACCTTCGTCAGTTCCGCGTTGAGATTGGAGTTGGTCGTTGCAAGCCCTCTCAACTGCATGGCGAGTGAATCGTTGTTCTTCATTGCGAGTTTAAGCTGGTTGGAAAGTGCTTCGATGATTTCGCTTACCATATGTGTGTATCCCTTTATGTGAGTGAGTATAGCGTTGTTTGATGTGTATAATGTACGAAGAATATTTTAAAAAGTCAAGAGTTATTTTTAACAATCTTTTCTGCTCTGGCACGGATGTTAAAATCTGCACCCATGATGAACACCCATGCAATTGCCGTGAACCACCATCCCCACATTGCAAGTGCCATGATGAACACCGTATACTGAACCTTGTCCATCCATTCTGGGAGATGCTTTCCATCGAGATAACTCTGTACCACTCTCAGTGATGCTTCCTCATTCGCCGCCGCAATCACATACGAAACTGCCAAGAACCATGATGCGAAGATGAACACATTGCCAGCCATCTCACTGTTCAATACAAGTGCCATGTAGAGCACCCACATGAACATTCCCGTGAGTATAAAGTTTTTCAGATATTCCATGAATGTAGTTTTCATTTGTTTTCCTTTAATGTTAGAGAATGAATTTATTTCTTGGGGAGTGATGCTTGGTCTGGCTGTTATAAATCCAGTTATCCTCGTTCAACTGTCTCTTGAAGTGGATTATCATTTCGGTGAACCATCGTTTCATTTCAATTTCTCCGGCTTAGTTCCAATGAATGCTCTGATAATGAATTTGGTCTTATCCTCTCCATGTGCTACTGCCGTTTCGAATCGTGCTTCACCCACCACGAGTTCAACTTCTAAGTGGTCGGGGAAGGAACCGATTGTCTTTTTAAGTTCACCGAGTGTCATTTTTTCATCCTATTGAAAAATCCAACCATTCCAAAAAATATGACTAATGTTGCCACGACTGTACCGATTGCTGACCACGTTATATCAAATGAAAATTGCATCACATATACTCCTTCCGATAATTTTCAAGCTGGTCGGGATGATGAATCTCTAACCATTCTTCCACATCATCGTCGAACCAGTCTGCCGCGACAAACAAGTTAGGAGCATCAACTATGTAATCAGTGACGAGTGCTTGAACGTATTTGGGTTGTCCTTCAAGGTAGTCCATAACTTCCTTTCCTTGCTTTGACATCTCTTTGATTGTCAGATTCATCGTTTATCCCCATCGAGTAAGTTTTTTGCCCATCTCTCACTTCGTCTCGACAACCAATATGCTCCACCGATTACCACTACTGATGTTACAGCAGAAGCACACAACACTACTAGAAAATCAATCATTCTTTCTCCCAGTGAATAATTTCTCTGATTCCACCAAACACGATGAGAAGAAGTCAGCCCATTCTCTCATTTTATATTCTCCCATGTACGTGTACTATCGGCATGAGTGACCAACTTCACCTTAGCATTTCCCGTCAGTGCATCGATTTGTCCATCTCTGTATGACGGTAAAAATGAATCAATGACGAATATTACTAGCATTCCAACTATCCACCCAAGAAAAAATGCATCAGCACGATTAACATATTTCATTTCGTCACTTCTTCCAACACCTTCAAACCCTTGTCAGTGATTGACCAAACAACGTTCCTGCCGATTCGTGTCGTTTCAACGAATCCTTTATACCGTGCCATCGTAAACAGGTACGAACCCCATGAACGGTTGCCTGTGTTCTTAACGAAACACTCCTTGAGAATTTCCTCTTTCCGCCTCGGACCGTTGTTCCACAGATACGACAAGAGACGAATCAATCTCGACTTCACGTTCGTCACCGATTTGTTGAGATTCAGACCGTTCCACACCTTACTGCGATGTCCGATTTTCATTTGATATTCTCCGTTTGTGATGTCTCTACTGTTTGGTCGATGTCAAATCATCATGTATTAAAGATACACAATCCCCGCCCCAAAGTCAACAGGGCGGGTGTTACCAAATTGTTATCAAATGACGAATCCGCTTGTCTTGTCTTTCCGTGCCTTGCCCTTCGCCTTCAGCCCAACAACAACACCGTGCTCATCACCGAAACGCAAATCCGACAAATCTCCGTTCACAACTTTGTAACCATTCCATTCGGTGGGGATGGTGTGAAACACTGCGGCGACATTCCCGCCATTCTCCAGCACGTGCGCGACGGCCTTGTCGTTATCACCTGTGCGCGAAAAGGTCAAATGATAATTCTTCGGCATCTCGCCCGCCAAGAATAACATCATGCGCGGGTAACTCTTGGTGTAATCGTAAAACTGAATTTCGGGGAAGGACTGCATAACGGAGAAATATTCCCAAGGGATGTCGGACGTGCCGTTCAAACGGACACAGGGAGTCATGCTAGCCTTTACAGCCTTTTTCGTAAGTGCCACGATGTCCTTGCTCAACTGCTCAAAAAATCCTGCTTGGTCTTTGCCGAAGAACACCGTCTTAGCGATACGTGCGTTGCGGACATTGGAGAATGTTCCACGTCCTGCCGTAAACAGACATGCGGCGATACATGAAGGGGTTGCGTTCGCGCAGGTGTTCATCACACCCGATTCCTTATGCGGAGCCAAATACAAGATGCCTGTCATGTAGCCCAACTTCTCACCTTTGACCGTCTTTGCGTCTGAACCTACTGAGAGTAATTTCAAGGGATGCTCCGTATTAGTGTGATTTGATGTATATAAGATACGAAGATAATAGGGGAAAGTCAATAGGGGAATGTTACCAAATTGTTAACAAAAAACGGTGATTTTTGCTCAGAATCACCGAAACTGATGTAGATAAAGGCTGGCTCGTAAGGGACTCAAACCCTTGTCTCTCAAATTCACCTTCACAAGTCGCGTACTTGCAAATGTCCGACAAGTCGCGCAACCCGCCAATAAAGAATATGAGTATCCTTCCCGTTAGACCAACAAGCCGTGGAAATAAGGTCTATCGGCGTTACACATTAACGTCAATCGCCGACTTTTTGACGTACTACAGTAGTGGTTTAGATTTAAGTGAACCACGTTCTCACTGTTTACAGATAATTAGGCGGATTCAATTTATCGTCATATCCGCCAAAAGACTTGTTTCACGGTTTAGATTATAGACATGGCCGCCAAATGTCTAAGATTTACATCTTCATTAACTTCCTATGGAGTGCGTTCAATTCTTTTTCTCTTTTACGTATCAGCATTTTATCTGTAGCATGTTGTATTTCAAGTCGTTCAAGTTTTGCATTGAGGCGTTTGATTTGTTTCTCACGCAGGTCAATTACTCCCTGCATTACTTCAAATTTATCTTTGTCAGTAGCCATCGTCATCCTCTGAATCGTGAACGAATAGTCCCTGCCGAATTTCGAACAGGTCTTGCTCCCACTTCTTAGCCAACTTCTTAGCCTGTGCTTCAGCCTTCTTCAATTCCTTCGGCGTAGGTTCATCTGCCGCCGGTTTCTTATGTCTGCCCATCGGCGCCCTCCATCAACTTGTTTTTCCAATTTTTATCCTTGACAGGCTTGAGCAACCCCTTCTTGTATGAAGTCTTATTATTCTGCTTCTTGAGATGTTTCTGCTCACGTGCCTGTCGCTCATCATGCGTTTCCATTATTTTCTCATCTCCGTAATTGCGTCAGTGAACTGCGTGAAAAAATTGAGAATTTCGGGGTCTACCGTATGGTCAAGTATTCATGCTTCTATCAACGTCTTACGTGCCTCACGTTTGTCTGCGGGTGAAGCGGTGTTGTAATCAACTGAACCTTTGAGAAGATTGAGTACTGCAGTTTCCATAGGGCCACGTTTCATAGTGAGAATCCTTTCAAATATTTATGAAGTATGTTCGCGCTAGTTAAAATCTGTTTCCAATTTTTTCCATCTGAACCTGTTGTCACTAAGTGGCGTGTCCACTCACGCAACTTACTTTCATCGGTATTGGAGTAATCCATAATTCTGGAATGTCTCCAATCGATGAGCGGGGTGTTAAGTAATGTGGTCAACAGTAATTCAAGTTTATCATGGACTATATGTATTTCTGCCTGTGTCATCGTCTTAAAATTAAAGTGACGGAATATTATCGTTAAGGAGTCCAAGCCACAGCGGTAAGGGATTGCCGTCACTGTCTCCGAAGAGATAGTGAACGGGGGAGCCTCACGGCTCCCACCGCCCTTTGGTTACTTGCTTGCTGCCGCGATTTCCTCATCGGTGAACAGAACGTCAGAATCGTCGCCTGTCTTGGCGTCCTTCGGCTTCTCACCACAGTGCTTCTGCACCATTTGCTTGATGTAAGTCCGTTCCGAATCCGCTCCACCGTCTGCGGAGAAGAAGGGGAAAATTGCAACTTCTGCGGCTTCCAACAGACTGAATCCATCGTTGAGAAGTCCTGCCACCTTCACTGCGGCTCGTGTCGAAATTGAAGTAGTAAGGACAGATGCCTCGCTCTTCGCTTCCTTCCTCGTGGTGTGAGAAATCTGCGAAACGGACTTCAGTTTCGCCTCATCCACCTTCGGATAACGCTGTTTCAACAGTTCCGTTTCCTGCTCAACTTCCAGCGCCGAAATTTCCACAATCGTGAAACGGTCAATGAGTGCGCGGTCAAGGACACGTGTTGAGGTATACTCATTACCCACGTTTGCCGTTGCGATGAACGAAACACCTTCCGCCACCAACACCGTTGCCCCATCCTCTTTTTCCTCAAGGCGGAGGTAACGCTGAGTCGGGTCTAACACAGGCATCAGGATGTTCCATGCTTCAGGATGTGCTCGTGACAGTTCATCCAACAGAATAACTGCGTTGGGCGTCCGAAGTGCGTTGACGAAGTACGACTCGGCGAAGTACGTGCCACGTTCTTTGGAGTAATGCGTATTGCCAATCAACGATGCCCGTGGGTCTTGTGTCGAACCAAGCGGGATATTGAAGAAGGGACGTTTGAGCGAATCCGCCAAACAGTGAGCCGTCATTGTCTTCGCCGAACCAGCCTGCCCAACAAGGAGAATATTCTCCGCGCGGAGGACGTTACGAATTGCGAATTTCCACGTCAACTCAGGAAGGAACAGCTCCTTCGGCTTGAGCGAATAACTTGTTGCGATGAAGGGAATGAGATTCGCCTCAGACACAACAGTGCCCAATCCCTTGCTCAACTGCGTTTCAACCATTGCATCGGTCGAATGTGTTTTTGCCATTTTCTGAACATTCTGTTTCAAGTAGGACTCCATATTAAGTGTGTTTCAATGTCAATCGTTGATGTATTAAAGATACAAAGATTATAGCCAAAAGTCAACTGTTTCAATGTTACCAAATTGTTACCAAATTTAGGGGGGATTTTATTCCCCCCTTTGTTGGTTAGATTGAACCACCGCCGTCATTCGTTTTCACTTCGGCTTCAAGGAACTTTTTATTCATCGTCCTTGCGATTTGCTCAACCGAATCAGTGTTGATATTGAAGGCGTTCTTAACACCGTACATTGCCGACAACGAACGAAGGGATGCTTTTCCATAATCCGAAATAAGGTATGAAATAACTGTTGCACCATTCCGAATCATCTTGTCAACCATTCGCTTACAGTGACGGTATGCAGGTTCGTCACCGTAGTAGAATGATTCCTTTGTTATCGTTCCATGTCCGTACCGTCCGCGCCGCCCGCCGGCAACGCCGTTGTTCGCTTGGTAACACGGTTCACCGTCCGAAAGATTGACGAAGAAGAACTGTTCGTCACGTTGCATCGAAGGGAAAATGCCGTGCATCATTGCTTCAAAACACAATGACTCAGGTGTTGTGCCGTCTGCAATCAATCGGTGAAAGTACTTACGAATATGCGACAACTGATTGACGCGGGAATCGTAAGCCACGTACACCAACGGATTCGATACCGTTGTGGTTCTGAATGAAATGACACATTCAATGTTCTGCGTCATGTGTGAGGCGACTGCCAATGCGATACAAGTCTTAATCGCGTTCTTGAATCGTGTACCACTCATTGAACCCGACGCGTCAACTGAAATGTGGATGTGTGCCTTGTTGAACCTGTTGGTTTCAATCTTGGAAAACACGTTCGTAACATCGTAACCAAGTGATGCCACTAAACGCTTATCCATCTTGCCTGCATCCTGTCGTGTGAACTTCAACGACTTCTCCTCATTACGAATCTGTAACCGTCCGCCAAGCAGTTTACCCAACACAAAACCCTGCTGAACGGAATCTTTCAGATTCTCCCCGCCCCAGTTCCTGTCTGAAGGGACGAATGCTGTGTTGAAGGTACGGTTATCCATCGTCGCGTCAGTCAACTTCTTAATAACCAACACCTGCACGGTATTACCCATAAATTCTTCACCACCAGCCAATTCAACAGTAACACCGCTGGACTGTAATGAAGTAAGACGTTTACCTTCTGCGGCGGAGATACTCTTCTTCTTAATGTCACCGCCTACAAAGTCCTTCTGCTCCTGCATCTTCTTCAGTAACTTCTTCAGTGCGGCTTTTCCCATTCCAAACATCGCTTTACATTCCTTGTCTGAAAGGGAATCAATATTGATTGACATGCCATCGTCATTACCGTTTTCATCTTTACATGCATCACCCAAACCAAATTCCAACAACTTCTGCGTCTTGTAATCCAACGCCGTAATGTTATCCATGATAACGGATAAGACTTTTGCGGCGACTTCCGTAACTTCCGTTGTGTTGGTGAGGCGGTCAATCTTGCCGACATTAATCAACGAACGGATTTCACGCATCCCTTTCAAGATGTCAGGATTGCTCGACTCATTAAGGCTGTTGATAATCTGATACGAATACGAATCCATCGTTTCGGTGTTGAACGTCTCGCCCTCTTTCAACTGCTTTGTAACTTCCTCAGAGAAGAAGTACCGATTGTACAGTGATTCGTAGTAGCCACGATAGCCGGGAGCCGTGTTATAGACGTAACTGTCGATGCGTCTGTCCTCAATCCAATTCTCAAGTTCCTTCAACTGAAGGACTAAGAAAAGGTCTGCACGAACCTGTGCGGCCGTCAAACCTGTGCCGAAACCCACTGTAGTCTTACCGAATACAGCCTTCCAATCCCAAAACTCAATTTTCGGATTCAAGGCGACAACACGGTCAATCATCTTCATCGTGATGTACTTCCGGCGTTCGGAAGAATTTTCAAACAACCGTTGAAATAAGGAGAAGTCCGTTTTAACGATATGCGATGCCTCATGTAAGGCGAGCCCTACCGTAGAATCGAAGTTACCTTCCACGTTCGATGACAGTGTAACCGTCTTACCGTCCGTATACGATTCATCCTTTTCAGAGTAACGGACAACGATGTCATCACGTTCAGTAAGGATGCGGACGAAGTTACCGCAACTTCTCATAAAGGCTCCCAACTTGATGAGCTCAAGAGTCTTCTCAGCCTTATCCACGTTCTTGCCATGAACCTTGTCAACAACGGCGACATCACCGTCTTCATCCTCATCAAAGGAGTCAAGGAATCCACCGCTGTAACGCGACACCGCGTAGTCATCATCATCGAACCAAAACGATGAATACCGATTATTTGCGTTCGCCTTTTGTGTGGCGGTTAATTTTTTAGCCATATTATCCTTTCGGCGTCATGCCGTTATGATGTGAACCATTTTAAGTGTCTAATAAGATACGGACTTTTCAACCAAAAGTCAACTGTTTCAATGTTACCAAATTGTTACCAAAACTTGTAGTCGGTGTAGGATTCGAACCTACGTAAAGGACGGCTCCTTTATCGGTAGATTGTAGGTAATTACTCCTTCAACCATCCCGCCGTGATATGCTTTTGAGCGCTCGCCACATATCCAAATGTATTTCCAAGTTCACAACCGACTGCCATCATCAACGTATTAAAGATACACAGAAAAGAGAGAAAAGTCAATGGAAGTAGTGTTACCAAATTGTTACCAAATTATCCCTGTTTTTGAATGGATTTGAGGGATTTGTAGTGTTTATTTCCCAATATACACATTTCGGCACTCGCCTCACGATGAGGCCTTGCACTTATTCTAAAATAACTAATGTATCCTTCCACTTCCGACATGACATCTACTTGCTTGTCGGTCAATGTAACATCCTCCATTACTCTGTTATAGAGTAATTCTAATTTGTCAAGACGTTGTATAAATACGTTGTATGTTATCATGGTAACCTATTGATTTTTTGCCAATACTTGTTTGCTACTTCCATTCTGTGACGGTATCCGTTCGTTGCATTTTCATTGTCATTGACGAACCGCCGTGCGTCCATCACCAATTCCGCTTGCTCATCGGTGAATATGAACGATTCGCTTTTCTTCTGACACAGTATTCTGATTTTAAGTAGCCTATTACGAAATTCCTGTTGTGTCATGCCCACTCCGCCGACTCTTCAACGTATCCATTGAATTTACGAGCCTTGAGATAATTGTACGCGAGGTTCGTCAATCCAATGTTGGCACTTGTCAAGTATGTCACTCAAAGGTATGACGATGGAATCATCCGTTGTAGTTATCATTGCTATCTCAAAGTGACATTTCGCCTTGAGGCGCGACAACTGAAATATAAACGTATTCCATTCACGATTGGTTACAGTCACTCCAATGTTGGTTTGCCAGCCTCATCACTTCATCCCATCTGAACTTGTGTACACCATCTATCCACATATTACAATCGTTTATAATTTCCGTATAGTGTTTCCGTTCCCATTCCTCACAATGCTCTCTGTAATTGAATGCGGCGATCCGTAACTTCTGCAACTTCTTATCCATCAACAATTTTTTAATGAATTTCATTTCTTAGCCTTCAGATGCTTGTACAATGCACTTGATATTTCAGTGACGAACTTCAAGTCCAATTGATTTTGGTCGCGTGACGGTGTAAAGGATTCAAGTCCGTTTATCCACCGTACAATGATTTTAATATCATCATCCCGCATGTTGGCGAATCGGTCACTAATCCACGTACTGCCTGACGGCACCTTTTCTAACAGGACACGTAACCCCTTTATTATAGATTGCCGTAATTCTCTATCCTTATCCGTAAGGTCAATTAATTTCATTTCGGTGCGCTAGCCTCCAATAATATTCTCTGTGCAATATGCAAGGTTTCATCCAGATGTTCACACTCTTCGAAGATAGGACGAACGGTGTCCATCGCATCCACCACATCCGATGCTTTCATCTTGAAGCTGTATGCTACATCGTAAGTACCGTTTGCTTTATGCTCGACACTCATTACAATGTATTCCTCGTGCATTATAATGTGAATGACGCCCCTCAATTTGCACTTCAACTTAAGCATGAGTTTTTTCATTTGTTCGCTTGCTCCCATAATTCGTTTGCACATTTCATGGCTTGGGCAGGTGGTAAATCTTTCAATAGGCAAAGTTGTTGTGATACAAAGGAATCATCGGGTACCATTTCTCGTGGTGTGGGGTTGTTCCATGACGGTGCATGGAATGCCCGTGCTCCCATCTTCGCACTTAAAATTTCAATCCGTATCTCAAATTCATCTATACTCATTTCTTGTTCGCCTCTCTCCAAAGGTCATTGGCATATTGCATGTTTTTTGCCGTGTAAACTGGACTGGTATGATAATAAGTTAATGTCCCTACAACTTGTTCTTTAGTGAATAAATTATCTGTGCCACAATGTTGCCGCGGAATCCACGATTTGCAGGGATAGGATGTATCTTCCCTCATCTTATCCGCCAATTTTTGAATTCGTACGTTAAATTCAGCTTCGGTCATGCTTTGCTCGCTTTCTCATTAATCAATTGGAGAATTTGCGACCAATATTTTGGCATTTTCTTTTTGGCAATCACAAATTGCTTGTCTGTAAGGAATCCCTTTTTCGCCAACTGCTTTGCGAAGGAGGACATGATTTCCGCGTCCACCCCGTTGAAACCGATTCCATTGTGTTCAATGGTTTGGTCACAATTCTGTTCTTCGGCGGTCTGCCGTTCGTAGATTTTAATGATTGCACGTTTGAGTGCGGCAGGATTCGACAGTATAAGGGATTGAATCGATGTCTTTGTCCAAGTCATAATGTCCTCAATTGTTATGTATAAAGATACACACTTTTTGGGGGGAAGTCAACAGTTTCAATGTTACCAAATTGTTATCAGATTTTATCCCAATTATAGGGGTTTTTGAGGAACATTCGGCGTTTCCTGTTTGTTTTCTTCTTAATGGACTTTGCGGCACGATTGCTCAACCACTTGTCAGGAAATGCTTTCTTGAGACATTTCATCCAGCCTGTCATCTTTGTGGCGGGGCTGGAGGAGGATTCTCCGCAGTGTGATGCTAAAGAATTTGAGCCTGTCATTTTATCTCCCCCAATTGTTTCCAAAGTTCGTTTGCCCACTGCATTACACGGTCATCTATCTCATGATGATTCCACTGCATTACATTTTTTAGATAGAAATATTATCAATATCACTCGGACGTTGCACATATGATTCAACAGGAAATCCAATGTACTGTTGCCCCGAGTTGCGCCACCTCTCAATTAACATATTAATCCGCAGTTTAGCCTCTGTCTGTGTCACGTCAATTCTGCCCTTTCAATGAGGACTTTGCCGCACTATAGAGACGATTCGCCGTTTCCATTTCCCACGCAGAGAATCGCCCCCACTTAGCTAACGAATACATAAGAAACATTGTCGCTTCATTATGTTCACCGTACAATGAACGTAAACATGTTGCCTGTTTAACTGATTTTTTATACATATCATAATTCACATTACCTACGGCAACTCGCAAATAACCGTGATTCAGTCTATCTTGTAAGGTACTGTCCCACAGGAAGACAGGCTTTGTTATTGTCTTATGCCACCCTTTACCGTCATTCACACCATAATTGCAGATGAAGGAACCGTTATCATCCGCAATCATAGTATAGAATTTGTTAGAGCCGCCGGTAGACTTCTCAAACACTATCATGTGTCCTGTTGTCATTTGCCGTCCTTTATCATTTTATAAACGTGATTCGCAGTCACCATCCATTCACCACGTGTGTTAATATCACTTTCATCGTTACGTGTGGTGATGTTTACCCACGCATTCACTGACTGTTTAGTCCATCCACCGTAATATTTTTTATTCTCTTGCATGGAATCTCTCAGTCGAGTCAATCGTTTTAATACATCATCTTTGGTCATCATCCGTTCCTCTCGTTGTATCTAAGAACATCCTTGTATAACTTATTGAAGGAAGTAATCAAATCTACATTGTGCATGCTCTCACTCTGAAAAAACATTATCCACTGGTCAATGTCTTGCACTCTTACTTCGGAAACACCAGTGCTCTGTATGCTGTGGGTAATCAACGCATCACATGGATACCCAAGGTACGCTTTCATGGCTTTTCGTAACTTCGTCAACTTGGCAACTACTATATCCGAATCCATGTCAAATTTTCCTTTGTATGTGCCCATTACATTATATTCTCCATGTTAGAATATACATAATTTTGTGGTGAATGTCAATAGAGAGTTAGGAACACCAGTATGCGTCTGAATCTGGGGAGCAATTATACGCAATGTGACGCATCAGCTTGCAATCTCCGATGGCATTACGACAGTCCCAGAATTCACGCATACGGCAATAGTTACCAATCTTAAATAATTCAGATGCTTCTTGAATAGGGGCATACGCAATGTTCTTCTTTTCCATATCCGTCATAGTGAGCAAGAATGCATCGACCATTGTAAAGAATTCGACTGTCGGCTCCTTTATAATAGTTGACCGTTTGGTCGTTCATTGTCACGTATATAAGATACGAATATAATTGCGGCAAGTCAAACAAAATCGGCATGCTCTTGCCGATTTATCCTGCTATTATAGTAGTGATTTGGTAACAATTTGGTAACACTGAAAGGCTTGTTTTCCGCAGGAAAAATGCGTATCTTTATATACGTTCGAAAGGGAACTAAGGAAGGCTTCCGCTGGAAACGAAGTCTGCAAGCGAACCGGAAATCCGCCCTGCGGCAATGTAGGACGGTGCCCTACACAGTTTACATGTTGATAACTTGTGGAAAAATAAATCGGCATAAGGCGTTGATTTTGCGGCAAAATAGCCGTATCTTGTAGTATGGAGTCCAAACCAAGCGTTCAAACCGAAAAACCACCCTGCGGCAATGTAGGAGAATTTCTGATGACACGATGACAGAGTGACATGACAATTTGACACATGACGGAATGACATGACATTTTAACAGGCATGACCTGCCCAAAATGTCAGATGGAATCCTACAACCCTACACGAACGCCCACTACGGGCAATTGATAAGAGGAGACGTATGCCCGAGCAAGCCTACTTAAGCAAAGCACAATGGAAGAAAATTTACAAATTTCAACGGCAAGTTCCTGCTAATATTGATGAATTTACAGGCGGAGTTACCTTACGTACAAGTGACAATAGAATGGTCCATTATTCCTACACTGAACTACTATTATGTCTGTGCACCGCTCAATGTATACAGAGAGAAGGATACGTCATTTTGGCGCCGATTCACTTTTTGAGATTCGCAGAACGTGTCACGATAGAACTCGGACTACTGATGGAGATAATGAATACAGCATATCAGCAATGCTCACAACACATGCCGCGACGGGCAAGGACATATATAATCATAGACCCCCTATATATAAGGGATGACAGTGGGGCGTATACCCCTATATATAAAGGGTTACTATATAACTAACGACAGAGTGCCGCAGGCAGGGAACCCCATAATGACAGGACAACAATATAACAATATAGCACTAAAAATACACAGACTGTATATCAAGACGCCTGAAACAATGCACATACAAAAGTCAACCCTCAATCAGTGGTTCAAGAAAGCGCAGCAACATAAGGATGCCGATTGGGTAACTATTATGAGAGAGTGTAATAAGGCGTGGAAGAAGTTGCTCTAACTGCTCCCCTATATATAGAGGGCGTATCATCAAGGACAAAAGTATATGTTTTCATAGCTGGCCGGCGCGCAAGAAGTGTATTTTCATAGACTGTAGGCGCGCAAGGGAAGGGCAAATTTCCTCCGTCAAAAATTTTTCGTTGCTCGACGGGCATAAACCCCCTAAAACGTGCTGTATTCGTCGGCAAATCTTGCTCTATTCCTTGCTTTTTTTCTCTTGAAATGCTCAGTATTTTATGCTTTTATTACAACAGTATTATCCCCTATATATACAGGTTATATGGTTATACATTATGATTTGTAGCCCCTTCTGCTTGTATCGTTACCCTTATACTATACAGAGACTTGATATTGTCATTTATTTTACTTATATTATATACACTAGTATTTGATACGGACTGCGTATTGCATGTCTATTACAATTTATCGCTTGCATTAGGTAGTTTTCTTTTTTCCTTCGCGCAACCTTAATTTAGGGATTTCTTATATGACTAACAGAAAAAAATTGAATTACTATATGAGAGGTTGACCGCCTACAATAAAACTCATCGGTGTTACGTGACGGTTTTTTCGGACATTGGGTATATGCACGATGTAGAGAGTGTGTTAGAATGGTTAGCAGATGAGGAATTCGACATGGTAATTAAGAAGGATAGAATGAAAATTGCAAATAAATTATGGAAGGCGATGAAATGATTGACAACGGAGTAATCGAACACAAATTACGTACCCTTCACGACAGACTGTTGATAACTAAGTCCGTAGTTTACGATGGTTCCATACAATGGAACATTACAGATGTTGCACGATGGTTAAGAGATATGAATGGTAATATACTTCCTGTACAATGGGAATACATATTACCCATCGCTAATCAGTTATGGGAACAGACAGAATGGAAGTTGAAATGATAGAACGTTCTGAGATTAGACATAGACTTATGAAATTGAACACCGCTATACAATACAGTATTACCATTTCCGATGATGCCATGAGAAGTCACAATTTATTAACTGCACGACACTTCGTTGACCTTTGGATTGAGGATACAATGAAGGATGATGGACCGACTATTGATTGGAAATTGGTTATGAGACATTGTAATCAATACTACTCATGGTGTGACAAGGGTAGTAAAAATCAGAATTACTATTTAAGGGATTTTTTCATGCGTACAGACGATGTTATTAAACGACTTTGTAAGTTGGAAGAACGTGTGAAAAGGAATAGTTCAAAGTATACTGATAGTTATGTAACTAATAGATTAAATGACATTAAGTGGTGGAAAGCCGCTCTTCCAAATTACAGTGTCGATGAAATGATGAATTTGATGAAATACGCTAACATTATCTACAAGGAGTTTTAATTATGTCAAACAGAGATAAATTGGAATTGTTACGGAATATGATGTCCGATTACAGAAGAACAAGGAACAAAACTAAATAAGTGGTTCGTAGCGTCAAGGGATAAACAAGATATTTACCGTTGGGATGAAGTAATGATTGAATGTAATAAATGGTGGAGGGAGAGATAATGACAACAAGAGAGAAGTTAGAGAAGTTGCACACTATGTTATTTTCTTACAATAAACTCCATGAAGATAAATTTGAAATTAAATTTGATGGTAGTCTTTGGAGTATGCAAGATGTTACATCTTGGTTGGGAAAAAATGGTAACATATCACTTAATCATAGGTACATGGGTGCGGCGAATGCAATGTGGAAGGAACTACACAAATGAGAGATGATGAATTGAAGAAGATTAACTCGTTACGTGAAAAAATGCAAGAATTTAATTACGAACATGGTGATAACTTGTATGTAAAGTATAATAACATGTCTTGGGGTGTTTCGGATGTCGATTTTTGGTTAGTTGGTAATGCCCCATGTTACGATGATATGATGAAAATTGCGAACTTGTTATGGAAGGAGTTACGGAAATGACATACGTTGAAAAAACTGACATGGTTGACACTATTATTAAACCGAGATTGCGTATGTTGCTTAAGAAGATGGAAGCACAGTCTCATCCAACTTGGTTAAGAGTTCCCCACAAGGGAAATAGTTTCGGAATTGATAATGTCCGTGATTGGGAAACATGGCCGAGTGATTATTTTAATGGACCTACTGCCAGTAGTACTATGCATATTGCTAACATGCTATGGAAGGAGTTACGGGAATGACAGACGAACAATTCACTGTATTTAGAACTAATGTACGGAAGTTGTGGAATGGTCTTCCAACAAGAACTGACGAACAAGTTGAACTTCTTAATAGATGGTATAGAGAAGCAGGTACCACTGAACGTAAACAAGACTCTCATTGGGATGAACGTATGGCACAGTGCAACGTCTGGTGGAAGGAGTTGCAAAATGGAAAAATCTGAATTTGAAGATTTTCAGTATCGTTTATGTATCCTCACTGAGATTCTTAAAAAGAGTAATAGAGTGCAGTCACCTGAAACATTTGACTATAAGAGTGATGCAATGACGAATGTGAAAGGTTGGTTGGAATGGAAAATACAGGAAAATCATCCGTGGCACACTGCAATGAAATGGGCTAATAGATATTACAGGGGTTCAAATGACATTAGAACACAATCGAAGATTATATCTGGCCATCAGAAATAAAATGATAAATTTACATCAACACGTTAAAAGCGAGAAAACCACTGGAGCATTCCATCGCAGGTCAAAGGTGATAGATAATCTTAAACTATGGTTGGCTTACAATATTACCGATGATATACAGTGGGATGTAATTATGAAAATGTGTAATGACTATTATAAGGACTTCAAATGACCATTGATTGGAAAACATTATATTACAAATTGGAGAAAATGCGTAGAGTGTATGAACTTCTCCATGAGGATTCATGTGCGGAAAAAATCAGTCAGTGGCAGGAACAGTGTCTCCGGCACGAAACGGATAACTACATCGATTGGGCGCAACGGATGAAAAATTTAAATATAAGTTGGAAAACATATGGTGGAAGGAACCACAGTGATTGACGAAAGTATTGTACTACAGAAACTATATAGACTTCGAGAAATAGTTGAGACTGGTCACTTTATACCAGGAAATGAACATGACTTAGGAACTTCTAGGTGGTATGTTAATGAATGGATTTATGACATTACACTTAAAAGAGAACACAGTAATTGGGGTAAAACACTTATCGAATGTAACAGAATGTGGAAGGATTACAGATAATTGTGGCTACTCTACCAATAAGTATAGCACTACCATTAATGAAACCTATTTGGGGTTCTCTTGTGGCGAGTTCATTAGTATCCGTTCAACCCATGACGGGATTGGTTTCAGGAACAACATTTTACACGGATTACGTCTATGCAAATGCAAAAATAATAGATAAAATGAGGAAGTTACTCAAGGTTATTAGGAATACACACAATCATCTTGGACATGAAGATGCCATTATTGAGAAGTTGGAGTATTGGATAGCACATCCGTCGGCAAGTACTATTAAGTGGGATGAGTGCATGAACGAATGTAACGAATGGTATAAGATTTATAAGGAGGAATACGATGCCGCAAATTGATTTTGTTGTTACCTTAAGTAAAATAAAAAAACTTAGGAGTATTCTTTCGCATATACCTGGTCGGAGTACTAACTTCGAACTTCAAGGTGATTGGGGACTGGTTGATGAATGGAGAGAGGATTGTCAGAAGGCAAATGTGAATCGAAGATGGGATGAAATTATGCGGGGTTGTAACGGACTGTATATCAAATACAAGGACAGAGATGATAGACTTTGATTTTATAAGAACGAAGTTGGTAGTATTTAACAGTACTTTATGTTTACGTTACGGTGAAGGACAACGTGCTTTCTATTCCAGCATAGTAGATGAATGGATTGCTGCCTGTGACCAAAGAGATACTTCGTATAATTGGAAAGAGGTTATGAAAGAATGTAATATCATGTATAAGGAGACTAAATGAGTGACGATGCGTTGTATGAAATAATTTATAATAAGTTAATACTCCTCCGAGATGAAATGTGGTCACGTAATGGTGATGAAGATTATATGTGGCATGTGCCTTTACCAAATGGTAAACCCGATTCGTTGTCAGTCGGAATCGTTGATTATTGGACGAAGGTTATGCGTATGGGCAATCCACGAGCGGCAGTTAACTGGGGAGAAGCCTTACCATTATGTAACGCAATATGGAGGGAATTGAAATGACAGTGGAAAAAACAGTAGTACAAAAATTAGTATTCTTACGTGACACACTAGAAAATTACAACAACACACATGACGATTTCTTTGAACATCAATGTCAATATGATGGAATGCAGTTTACCATTAGTGCCTATGATATTGTAAATTGGATTGACAATATTGAAGGACGCGGAGAAACACCAGCTCAATCTACGTTGATATTGTCTAATCAATTGTATGCGGCATTCATGCAACTACAAAGGAGAGTGAAGAACGGATGACACCACATGGAAAATTAGTTAAGTTAAAATTACTCATCATTAAGTGGGAATATAACACACATCAAAAATTCACAACAATGTTTGACGGAAGTGTGTACACACTGCATGATGTTCATCAATACATTGATTGGTATGAAAATGACCCTTCACGGTTGAACATGCAATACATGATGCGTACTGCAAATCACATGTATAAAATTATCAAAGGATACGAGGAATGATAACTCCACCAATGGAATGGAAACTTTATCGGTTACGAAATCGGATGGTTGAAGTTGGAAACATGCGTGGTGAAGATTACACATGGCATGGGTACGACTTAGAAACCATTCAGTGGTGGATTGACCTTGCACATGACGAATTTCCAGGTACAGATTGGAAACATATCTTAACAATAGCGAATCAAATATGGAAGAACTTACCTAAATGACAGACTTCGACTTACTTGAACGACAGATAAATAGATTAGGAATGACTGTTACACTCCACGAAACACATTGTTGGGATGTAGATGTTACTGGAATGATGCCGATGATTCACCTATGGAAAACTTACATAGACAAACGAGGGGAAGCAGTTCCGTGGGCACATATCATGCAACAGGCAAACCTAATGTGGAGAGTTCTTCACAACGAACCAATCAAGCAAACTGAACGAATGTGGTAGTTACTTCTGATGCCCCTCTAACAAATGATACTTCATCCTTCCACTTAAATCTACGACATTTAAGAAGTAACAATTGTAGCATAATACACGTAAATTGTCTATCTTCCAATTCATTTTATCCCCATCTAAGAAGTCTAACAGGACAGGACACTCATAATCGGTGATTCTCTGTTCGTCAAACCCACAAATAGCGCATTTTTCAATCATTAATCCGTACTTTATCAGCCGTTTTAACTGTTGGTGAGGATGCGTCTTCCACTCCACTCTCGCCTGCTCAGACCCCTCTAAAACGCGCACAGCTTGCTGATAAGAGGGTAGTTTGGTCACATCCCTCGTTCCGTACACCTTTTTACCTTTTAGACGTAATGCGCTATTTCTGAAGGCGTTAAATTCGTCAGGAATGAGGATTTTAGCCCATTTACGGAAGTAGACCTCAGAGACTCCCAATACCCTACACGCACCTATAATACCCCCTGTGCTTGCTTCTATACCCGACAGGAGTTCCTTTGCCGTAGGTGGTCGGAGTGCCTTCTTACCACGGGTTAATGGTTGTGTTGAGTTGTGAAGGTATGCCTTGTGAGAATAGTATCTCACTAATCCTTTACAGACTTCTCCACATTCAGGACAGATGAAGTCTGCTTTAAGTAATTCTATGTTCGGGTCGGATGGTAGAGGATGTTCTTGTTGTTCCATATCGTAACTTTCTATTTGTGATAACTATAAATAGTTACGATATGGAAAATTATTTCGATTTTTCGGAGAGGATTGCTTTATAAATTTTGTTAGCTTCTTTCAGCACGGTTTCCCATCCAACCGCAGGGGATTTGTGATACCTACATAGGTTAATATATCTATCTACGTCAGATATGGTTATAAGTATTTCGGCATCCTCTACTCCATATGACTTAGTGTTTTGCATCATCATCTTTAATAGAGAAAATTTGCCATTTATTATAAGCCATTCAGCGTTTGTCATTATCTGTCCTTCACTAATTTATAAATTTGATTTGCTTTGGTCATCAACTCGCGCCATCCACATATTGGTACGGAGCTGTCTTTTGCGTATCTAGCCCAATTCACCATATCCTCTTTATCATAATCAATTTCATCAAATGTGAATGTTTCATCTTCATATAGTAGATTAGCTAAGATGATAAATTTCTTGTACATCACTATTCTAACAGGTGCATTTGGTTCAAGGCTCATGTTATGATACCCCTAATGTATGTATTGGTGTTGTAGACAGGCCACACTATTGCATTATTCTTAATGAGGTTATGAAGAGTATGCACGACATCCTGCACCCTCTTTTCATCCATTGTAATCTTGTAAAGTGTATTACAGAACTTTAACTTCTTCTTCCAATTATCGTTGGGAGAATGCATCTTAGTAACTAACATTGTTACTGTGGTGTCTATGAATCGAAGAACACCATTGTAATCAAGAAGTTCATATGGATTTTCATCCGTACTCGCAGTTGAATGTAATTTACGGTTGAATGCAGAACGACTCTTCTCACTCTTGTAAACTTCCAACATAAGGAATCGGAGTTTGTTTAATTGTTCTATGTATGGTGTTGGGTTATTCACGTTGTTTTAATTTGTTTGTAAAGAGCGTTACACCAGTGCATTGTTAGTGGAATATCAAGTGACATCGGACTTTCTTCTAACAACTCAATCCATTTGTCGATTTTTGCTCTTGTAATATCTGTGTGACTATTCTTATAAGAAACAAAATAAGAAGTAGACACCAACATCATCTTCAATCCTGTTAATTTTTCTTTTGTTACTTTAAGGTCTACCATTTACAAGTCACTTTCTTTTAGAAATTTATGTAGTTTATTACATCCCTTCATAACCGTTGTAATGGCGGCGATTTCATCATTTCTGAGCCATCTTTCAAGTAATTCGTCGTCTGTATCCCTTCGTGTAAGTGGTTGAAGAATATAACTTGGTCCTTTTACTGGTGGCGGCGGCCCATACCATTTCCAAAATCTCTCACGAAGTTGTCTTATTTTATCCAATTCATCTTCGGTAAATGTCCCTCGCATCAGTAACCTCTATTTCGTAAAAATACATGAAGTTTATTTGCCATCTTCATTGCAAGATGTTCTCTGAAATTACTATCACATTTACCATCTATCCAATTTCTCAAATATTCTATGTCATGTAATCCATCGGTAGTATCTCTCATTTCATTAGTATACATTCCTTTATTTTCTCGTCGTACGTAATCCTGTTGACGTACCTTGAGTTGTCTTAATTTATCTCGTTGTTCTGCAGTAAATTTGTTTATCATTTGTTCTCCTGTCGGCGGGTTACCCGTATGCCAAACTATGTTCCATCTTGTGATTGAGTTCATTGTGTTTAGAATTTTGGAATATACGGTGTGTAAACTACACCACTTGACATATAAGCGCTAGCCGTGAATCCTACTATAACATCACGTTTCGTCAACTTATACACTGCGTTCAATTCTTCCATCAAAGCCCCCCACGTTGTATTCAAGTTTCCAGCGGGACGTTCTTTACGTTCTGCATTTTTAATCCACATATCAACACCCTTTGAATCTATAACACAACTGTCGGCGTATTTATATTCTTTTTTCGTCACCATACACGAACGTAACATCAGTAACTTTTTATGTAATATTTCCCATTGAAGATTTGTCATTTTCTAAGTTCCTTTATGGTTCTGTAGATGGTGAGTGCCACGGTTCCTAAGATGATTAATACGATGATGGAGAATATTCCTAAGAAGATTAACTGTCCGATTCCGATTATCAATGAAAACATTAAATCTCTTTCTTTTTTGTTTGTAATGACGCATGTAATTTATTTGCCGTTTCTAACATATGTGACCAACTTTTAATCGCTGCACCTGGGAGGTCTGTATTAGGAATGTATCGTTCCCTCGTGTATAAAATCCACACTCCGACATCAAATGCATCTTCAACACCACTTTTCTCACAAAGGGTTCGAAGATAAATTAATCTATCTTCAATCATATCATAATCCATTGGAAGTCCTCCGTTATTTTACCTGTTTCCAAATATCGTTGGCTACTCTCATTCTACGAACATCTAACACAACTTCCTTCGACCACATCAACCAACTATGAATGGTGTCCTTACGAAATTCGTTGTCGGTTCCCCAAGATTCACACACATACACCGCATCAGAGTCCATCTTTGAATAGAGTAATTCTATCTTTTTTTTCTGAATACCTTGCATAAATTCTCCTTTTTGTATGTAATAATATACGAAGAATTTGGGTCAAAATCAAGTGTTATTTTGTGCGGATTTACTGAGGTTATTTGAGTTTATTGAGTGCTGCAATTGAGGAATTGGCATTTTTATGGAGTATTCCAATGCCACCTTTGGCAATCCATTGGTCGATATTCTTACTTCTATCATCGATGAGAATGGCGTTAGGATTTGCCATAAGTTGCTTATTCTTGGAAGTGGTGACGATTACCTCCACGTTCTGTCCTAAGTTCTTCTTACACCAATTCTGCTTGCCCTTTGAAGATACCCCTGGTTTGTTGTGAGGAATTGCCGTTAAGATGATTGGTTTAGTATTCTTTATACCTGCCCATAACTGTCTACCGTCTTGTGTCCACGGCATGTTCTCCCAGTATTGGATGCCGTGTTTTGCTATAGTATCCCAAAATCTTGGTGCGCCGTACTTATCTTCAAATGTTTCAGGTTTGATTCCATTTGCAATATTTCTGAACTGTTGGTCGAAGTCGCATAGGACACCATCTAAGTCACAATAGATTACGTACTTACTTTTATAGTCTTCTATAAGGGATGTGAGTTTAATCATTGAATTTCCTCTATGGTTCCGTACAATACAATTGGTTGGATTGGTTGCCACTCTTGAATCTCATTACTATCTTTGGGTTTACCGTCAGGTGATACTGCCAACGTAATATGTGCTATTTTATTTGCAGAGTCATATCCACTGACTTTAACTGCAACACACTTATCACTAATACCAATTTCATTTGCCGTCAACTCTACATTCTTACCTTTATCGTTTGGATTACGAAGTCCTTTACCAAACTCTATTGTCATGTGATGTGCATACGTCTTCCATCCTTGTGGGAGGAATTGCTTTAACGTGTCAAGTAATGCGGTCTGTGATTTTTCATTGAGTATGACCGCGGAGTATAGTACTCTCTTAGGAAGTATGTTTTCATCTACGTTGGGGTATCTCATTTTTGAATATTGTGCCGCTGGCATGTTACCCTTCATTCTCATTGAACCCACTCCCTTTGGAACTGCGTACTTCGCTTTTATCTTAACCTTCTCAGAAGGAGTTCGAGCCGCAGCCATTTCTTTCGCCTTCATTTCTTCCTTGTCTTTCGGAGGTGCAACGTGTTGTTTACCAGTATCAACGTTCACTGCCTTAATTGGTACAATGTATTTGTTAATGGGAATCAACTTACCAGCCGTCCCACCTGGCAGCATGATCGAATTTCCAGATGAATCATAATTTTCTTCATCATTAAACCCATCCGTCTCAGTAGGTAAGTCAAGTTTCCACAATGAATGGTTGATTCGAATTCCAAGTGCCTTAGATACATCTTTCAAGAGTTGTTTTAATTCTGATGGAGTTGGATACTTTCCCCAAAAACTTATAACACGTTTTCGTGTCCATAAGCGTCCAGGGAATTTAACATTGGCTCTACTTCCAAACATATCAGAGTGTGTGACACCATCACCGTCATCACCGTGTGATTTGTTTATCACAAATTTCTTACTACGTTTTTTATAACCAAAGGTAAATGCATCACTATCAAACCAACTGGCATTAAATCTACCGTAGTGGAAGCCGTCTGGAGTTTCATTTAATAGTTTACGTAATTTTATCATTTCTTTTTCTCGTCTATGTTTGGGTATCGTTTCCTTCTGTAGTCTGCTTGTGGCATGTTCCCTTTTAATTTCATAGAGCCATATCCTTTTGGAACTTCTCTCTGTGCTTTCTTTAAAGGACTCTTAACATGCTCAATGTCACCACCACTGTGTTGTCGTGAAGGTGTTAGTTCTTTATTATACTGTGCGATGGTTATCAATCTTCCAGTATTTAATCCATTTCTGAATTTACCCCTACGTGGAACATCGAGTAACCATTCATCGTTGACACCCAACCCCGCCTCGAAGTTAATATGTCCAATGATTCGTTTCAATTCCATTGGTGTTGGATAGGTTCCCCAAAAACTCATAACTTGCCCATCGGTCCAAAGTCTTCCAGGAAATGTTGCACCCCATCTCCCACCTGTAAACATTTGGTCGTGTGAAATTGGGTCACCCTGTTCATCCATATTCATAATTATAAAATCACCATCTTCTTCATATCCAAATGCCCACGCGTCTGCATCCATCCAACCATGTCTATCATTGGTAACCGCATTATCAACTCTGTCAGGTGATTCTTTTAATAAATATTTAAGTCTAATCATTTCAGTCCTTCATTTTCAAAAATTGAGAAATGTATTTTTTGTTTCTATTATCGCCCGTCAACCACACATATTTATCTTTTGGGGAAGTTGCAACTAATTCACCCATGTCTCGTTCTTCTGGTTTTACTCTCGCCGGGCGTATCATTCTATCACTGTTAAAGAATTTAAATAGTTGACTCGCCTTCCCTCTTCCTAAATAGATTGCATTACTTGCCTTGTAGATAGTTCCAGCGTGCTCAGCGGAATCACTGTAAGATACTATCAATTTTGCATTTGGATATTTTGATTCAATCAACTTGTTAGCACGGACGATACTCATTGTCGCTAAGTTCTTTCTAATTTCTTCAGGTAACGGTTTGATATACATACGTTGTAGTTCCTTCACCTGTTGCATTACAAATGGGAAATCCCCTTCCTGTTTACCAACCTTCATCGCTTCCTGTGCAGTCATAGGTCTTACTACTGATGGAACGATTAGTGGTGATGTAGGTGAACCATAGATAATAACCCCAACAAGTTCTTCTAACGGAAGTTCCATCTGAGGTGATGGTTTCTGTGGAACGGGATTGGTATAAAAGATACCAATGTAATCCTGTGGTACCGCTGGAAACTTACCAAGATAATGTTTCTCTACGAACTTCTTACTCATGTCTCTTGTGATAGGTTTAACTGCCAACTTATTCACGTCAGCATCTTCTGTAATACTTTCATTGAGTGCCTTGTCATACGCCTTCATAACGGAGCCATCCAAGTGTTGTTGGTTATTCTTCAACCAATCCATAACACGTTTATAACTCTGCTGGTCCATTTGACTTGCCTTGTCAGGATTGTTCATTAACTCATACGCAGTCTGTGCATCGTGTTTATGATACTTGTTAAAGAACTCTACGACATCGGCAGTTCCAAAGTTTTCGTTAAGAAGGTGTTTTAACATTATACCCATTTGTTCACCCACTTCTTAAGCATCTCATGGAATTCATACGCTTCCTCATAAGTAAGATTGTTATTTCTAATGTATTGACGGATGTACTCTAACACATCACCGTACAATTCTTTTGCTTTGTCTTCCATTATTTTTTCTCCATCTTGCGTAACTTTGAATAATAATTTGGGTCTTCTGCCAAGTGGTCCATTGCAATTCGTATCGCAAGTTTGGGAAGTTTTGCATGTTCCAATTCTACCTTGGCACCTTGAAGTACCTTGTCTCTTGGGAAGTCTGCTACACCAAATCCTTTTGACTTACCATTCCAATCATTCCAATCAAAGTCCATTGAGTTTGTTGGGTCGTAGTCTGCTTCATCCTTTACTTCCTGTAGGTTGTCCTTCTCTAAGTTGTTACCCTCTTCTTCATAATTTGCAATATTAACATCTCTTAACAACTGCTCTACACCTGAAATTACACCACGAAGTTTCTCACGGATGATAAGCACGTCACTCGCAATCCTATCAATCTCCACTTTCATACTTGGAGACTCCCAATTCATTGCATCTGAACTTGTTTTAAGTGTACGTAGGTCACCTTCAAATGATGAAAGTTGTTCCTCATCTGGAAGGTTTGAGAGAAGTGTTTGGAGTTGTGTCTTGATAGGTGCTTCCACCTGTGCCCCTAACGTGCTGGGGTCAGTGTAACTTGATGCATTAAGGAATTCTCTAAATAATGATTTCTTTTTTACCATATTGTTCTTTCGATTAAAGCAATTTTGTAATAAAATTGAATACATTCATAATTATTTCCGCAGGATGGTAAGGTAACATACCAAGTGTATACAATGAACTTAGTAGTATCCACGCACCTGCAGTACCGCCAAATAGTTTACCAAATCTTGTAGAGAGAATTTTACCAAATGTTGTGTTGTGCAACCAACCATCTAATGCGGTTTTAAAACTATTTTTACTTCGGAGACTAACTGTTGCCAAATAAATATCTTGTAGAGACTCCTGTAATCCAATTCTACCGTTAACTCTGATATTCTGAATGGAATCTAACTTAGCGTGAATGTCATTTAATGACATTTGTAGTTGTTCGTGTTGATGTTCGTTCATTAGAATATCCTCCTGTAACACCGCGACATCATGTATTAACGTACACGCATCGCATAACGTTGCCGCACCTGGAATGTCCACTTCAACTTGTTTGGGGGATTTTTTCACCTTTGTTATCTTCTTTGGTTTTCTGACCGCCATCGCATATCTCCTATCTAAGTTTTATGATGAATAATTATACATATAAGTATAAAACTTGAGGAGATAAATAACATTTTGCTCAGTAAAATCAAAGAATTAACTACAATAGTAACACTTAATCATTTGATTCAGTATTGTCCGTACCCTTCGGTGTTTTATCATCCTTTACTTTGTTAATAACATGGAGTGTAGCCGCCAGACGCTTCATTAATTTCTTATTTAACTCAGGGTGTGCTTTGAGTAATGACGTGTACAACTTAGTTGACGAACCTGCCTGTGATATTAAATATCCAAGTGACCGTGTTATCTGTATTGTCTTATCATCCATCTTCTCACTTGGTGGTAATTTTGCAGTTTCTTTTATCATTACATTCTCCATTGTATGGTTATGCCGTGCCCGTTCTTCTGCCACCACGATTCGTTCGATTTCACGTGCGAAAGATGTAGTGTCAATTGTCCAATGCTGATATTCGTCATATCCTTCATGCCGTTTTACAATAGATTCTATTTGCTCATCTGTTAGCATTGTGTACTCCTGTATGGTTATTTGATATAAATATCATCATATAAACAAAAAAAGCGGACAATTTGTCCGCTTAATTTGTTTTAGTACGTATTTTTACTTACCCCATGAAGTCTTCGGAGGTGATGTATTTCGTCGTGGCGTGCTTCGACACACGCTTGGTGTTATACAACTCAGACCACGTTTTATCCTGACGCATCCGTTTTGCCTCTGTGACGAGCCGTGTGCGTGGTGTTTCGTCCAACTGCTTCAAGGACAGTTCCTTCTTCGGTGCCTTTGCTCCCGCCTTCTGACGAAGCTGGATGATTTCGAACAACTGACGCTTGTTGAAATTGTTAGGACCGATTCCACTGTACGAACTACCGAATGTATTTGTCTGCATAACCTTTTTTACTCCTTGTTTGTTTGTATTTTATCGGAGACAGTGTGTTCCGATTTGATGTATATAATATACGAAGAATTTTGATTAAAGTCAAGCCTTAACTTGCATTATTTTCTATTCCACTCAACCAAGTAGCCCTTCGCATCCACATTGTCTTGTATAACGATGCGGTCGCGTTCTTCACAATCTGTAGAACGTACTTCTCTAACTGTTTATTACCTTTGAGTTGCTCTCTGACAATCTTCTCGACATGTTTCTCCAACTCGTCCTTGACTGCCGCACGTGTCAATCGTTCGATGTCACGTTCATCTGATTTAGTTAATGCCATTCTGTTCCTTTTTTGAATTCCATTTTACTGATATAATACCGTTGTTTATTAATTTGGTAAGTTCATCGGCAGTAACTATCTTACTAATCGTTCCTTGATAGGGCATATTGAGATTAGTAATCCAATATTTTTTATCATCTGTTATACCTATGCTGGCTTCTCTATCTATAGAATCTGGTCGTTTTTTCAAAAACGTAACGACTCCAGCACGAGAGATTGATTCAGTTAACTTCCGTGATACCAAATTTGATAATTTCATAATTTCATATTTTTCCTTATAAATGATAATCCTTGAGGTCTTCTGCTTTGATTTCTTCACCGCCGTCTGCAAACAACATTCCCAAATCATCTGTGAACATTTCATGTGGTATTGACTTTACTAAAACTTTCTTGTGATACTTCTCATACAATTCACTTGCGAATACACTACCCACAACTGCCACTGCGATTATCACTACCACCCCTAACGCCATATTCGTGATGGTAAGCCATTGTCCGTCTGTTATAAACATAGTTATCTCCTTTGTTCATCCATGTATTTTACTATTTCGGAATAGACATGTTGTAATTCCATTCCCGACAAGTGCATTCCATGTGACGATGCAAATTTCATTGCTTCTCTCTTAACATAATTTGCAATATCGTGAGGGTCTGCATTTATATGCTCCACGATTCCAACGGGGTCACGCATCTCGTAGAAGTAATCTAATATAGGTTCAGTGTTGTATTCCAACTCCGACTCCTCATTAAGTTTTTTAGGTAAAAGAGTTGTTAGTTTCATTTTGAGTTCTTTCCCATCTTCTTAATACCCTTTGCAGTTTTTGCAACGGCTGACATCAACTTAACACCTTTCGGCTTCCCCTTTGCCGCTTCGGTGTTTCCCATTGTCGCCTTTACATTTGACTTTGCAACTTCTTTATCCGTCTTACCTTCCAACTGTTCTTTCTCTTTTACTTCCTTAGCCTTCTCAGGGTCACCGCTTTTCTCTTGTGATGGAGTTTCATATTCCATCTGCTCGTCACCTTGATTTGGGTTATCTTGAAACAATTGAACGACTTCAAATGCGTAAATCTTTGGTCGTTGTCCATAGACTTGTAAATTGTCTTGAACCGTCTTACGTTTTGCACCGACAAGTTTTCCAACTTCCATAAGTTTGTCAACCATTTCATCACCCTTGTCCATACAATTTGTGTTGTATTCATGGACGAATGCCGTGATTGCCTCAAGGAATTGTTTCTTTTTATCACACACCACTTCTTCGGTGGCTTTACGTTCTTTAGCCAACGTTGGTGGTGTCTCTTTCTTTATTTCTTTAAACTGCTTCTTATCATAATTTGCTAATTCTTCCTTAATCATTGCTCTTATGGCAGTTGTTAAAACTTGTCGGTCATTCATGTTAGTCTCCAAAGTTAAAGGGTATTTAGTAATAAATATCTAAATGAAATTAAAAAACACCCTTTTTAGATTACTTCTTTGACTTTTTATGACGTTTTCCACCCGCTTCATCGATGTAATCTGCACCTGTATGCTTAGGTTTTTTGGGAGTCTTTGTAGGCATTTCCACTACTACAATATCTTCCGTATTGAATGTTCCACCCTCATTTCGCCAATCGTGTGAGTCCATATACTTCTCATATGCGGCTCGCCTACTATCGTCACTTGACGAGCTCTTGATTTCCTCTTCTGTGAATAAATCTTCATTTGGATTTGATTTTCCATCCCTGTCATTCACCAATCGACTCAACTCATATTCAAGTCGTGCTATTTTTTTAACATGAGAGTCCAGTGCCTTATCTACTGCCTCAAACACAGATTCATCTGCCTTGACAAATCTACGGAGACTCATAACAGAATTGACAACATTTGCTAAGATAAGTGCCGTAGCAAACAAGAGTAAATATGCGGATAATACAAAGAGTTCATTCATGGCAGTTCCTTCCAGTTGGTTATTTGTTTTGTGTGTGAGTTGTTTATATTCATTTATTGATTCCGTTATGTAATTTAACATATACAGTTAAGAATGTACCAAGTGCTCCACCGATTGCGTAACACATTACATTCCATATAAAGTCTGGACTTAACACTAAACTGTAAACTACTATACAATTTATAACCGTATTTACAAATGCCAATACACTACTAGATAACGGTTTCTTTTCAGATACTTGTAAATAAAACCACGCGATGATAATGTCTTGGAGGAATCCCACGAGCAAGTAAACTAATAATTCTATCATCGTCCACACCAAGCATCACAAACTGTTCCATCTTCTGACGTAGTTTTTCCGGCACGTGCCACCCATTCAGGCGGACGGATACTGTTCTGTATAAAGAACATACATACTGATTCGATTACTGCTTCATCTGATTGTTGTCGCATCAAATTGTATTGGTGCATATCTACACCGACTAGGTTAAAATATTTACATGTTAGGCAAGTTTTCATTCGTAATCCCTTATTGCTATGACAAATGGAAAACGGGGAATCCCGTCGGGAGTTAAGTTGAAATACTTGATGGTCGCTTCCTTCCCAATCAAATTCTTTCTGTCGTTCCACAACTCTGCCAAGTATTCAAAGTCTCCTTTGATGTTAGAGTTAAACTCTTTACCATCCTCATTTTTGAATACCATACTACCTGCGGTTCCAGTCCGTCCGCCGATACCTTCGATAACTTTAAGAATTGTAAATTCACAATCCATAAAATCCTTCCGCTTCAACAGGAACTTACTACGTTTGTTTTCATAGACACTTTCCATTACTCTAATAATGGAACCTTCATATCCTGCTTCACAGAATGCCGCGTGAAGTTTATCAACATCTTTTTCATTGTGCGCTACCATAGTAGGAACACGTTGAAGATAGTTCTTATCTGCGAACAGAACACTGTTGATAAACAATGAACGTTGGTCAAATGTCATGTTAGGTCGTTCACGGTCGAACATATCATAACAATGATACTGTGCGTATTTCTCCGCCTTTGCCAACGATTCTGGTGTAGTCTTCTGTTTCTTTACGATACTGATAATTTCATTGAAGTCTTTTTTGAACTTGTGATTATACAACTCACCATCGAGAACGACACCCGGATGCTGTAAGAAGAAGTTACTCAGTGAGTTAAAAATATGTGGTGCAGATACAATAGGTTTGCCGTTTCTACTGAACATTCCATCTTGTGTAATAATGCAACGCATACCATCCAACTTAGGTTGCACGAACACTGGGTATTCAAGTTTATCCTTAAGGTCTTTCCATTCTTTAGCAAGCATTGGTTCGAAGAACTTCGCAGTGTTCTTCTTCGTTGAGGAGGTTCCATACCCACTATCCATCTTCTTCGTTGCCTTTGCTTCTGCTTCGGCAAGTGCTTGTTCTTCTGGAGTGGTTTCGTTTGCTCTACCGATGTTCTTACCTTCACAAATTGTCCAAGAACCAACGGTAAGTTGGCCGTTTAATTGGCCAGCAATAGTACGGAACTTGTTGCCCTCAACTTGGATTTCCCAACTCTGAGTCGCATCTTTTTTAGATTGTTTGTAGAGGGTCGCAACCGTTTTTATCATTTTTTTCTCCGTGGAATTAGTTTTTCAATGTCGGGTGGAAATACTTCAATTTCAAGTCCACATTCTACAATTATTACACATCTTACATTAAAACTAACTCTAACAATTGAATGTAATCGTCGGGTTCCATATACCTTGACCTTCATTCCTTTGGTGAATGTGGCATTGTTAAATTCCGTACATGTCATAACCAATCTCCATTTTTTAGTGTATAATAATATACATAAAAAATACATTAAAGTCAAGGCATAAAAAAACCCAATAAATGGTTAGTTTATTGGGCTTTTGTGCTATTTACGAACCAACTTCAACAGGACCAACTTCTGCTGGAGGTTCCACTGCTGGTTGTGGAGGCGGTGGAGGTGGTTGTGGTCGTGGAGGGAATTGTGGTCCCAAAAATCCATCTGGTGGTTGTTCTGCTTCTAATGCCATTCGTTATGTTTCCCTTCTATAAAGTTAAAAGTTATTATGCTAATATGTAAACCGTTCCTGCTGAACAACTAACATACAATGGGTAACATGGCATTGGATTTCCAACTGCAATGTGTGCAAGATTGAGAGCGCCACCACCACTCATACTAACATATCCAACTGAGCCAGTGGTTACCATGATACCCCATACGTTTTTATAATCGTAAGCACGTGTACCAACTGTAGGATTTTCTCCAGAGTTTACACTTCCAGACCAAGACGTTGGCAACTGTATTACTTTTGATATTCTATAATTAGACATTTGTTTCTCCTTGTGAAAATTCTTGTTGTAATTTGTTTAATACCCAATCGTATGGGTCCGCCGTATGTGCTTTCTGTATAGAGTACGGCATCTGTGTTCTGTAGAGATTAAATAACTTATCCCACAATACTTGGTCATCACCTATCTCTTCCGTACCATCAACGATTCTTAAAACAGAATCAAGTTCAGGTGGAGTTAACTTAGTAATGATACCACCAAACCGTAAAGGTTTTTTAGGTTTTGGAGGAGGTGCCTGTACTTGTGGTTGAGCTGGTTTTGGTGCTTGCACATTGGGAGATGGTAATGGATTCTCTCCCATTCCAGGTACATACTCTGCCTCTAAGAATTTACCAAAACTTTCTTTTAATATTCTAATATTCATTGGTGTCCTTATTTCTTCTTCCAATTTTGGTTGTAGACGGGTTTACCTTTTGAATCTTTCTTACCAGTCTCATGGTCTGCCTTGTATGCATCAATTTCTTTTTTTGAGAATTTGCCATTGTCTTTCTTCGGTGCTTTAGTTACCTCACGCATGCTCAACCGTGGGTCACCTGTGTTGGCAATTGCCTGTACTTGGTCAGCGGAAAGTTCACCAGTTGCTGGTTGTGGTTTACCACGTTTGCTTAAAATCTGTCGAAGTTCATTTAACAATGATTCGTTATTCTCTTCATCCAACTCACCGTGGTCGGAGACTCTATCTATCTGCCACCACTCTGCAACAGATTTTGCAACTGCCGTCACTTGTTCTGGTGAAAGTTTTGGAGTGTTTGATACTGTTTCCTCTTGTCCGAACGCCATGTTACCCATTTGTTCTTCAACTCTTGATGCTCTGTTGGCTAAAAAGTTATTGAAGTTCGTTTTAATTTCGTTATACTTGTCCTGGTTCATTGTTTCTCCTTATAGTGATTTCAACATGGCTATCATGTCGGGTTGGGGATGTATGTCATTTTTGTCTGGTCTTACTGAGCAGTGTGTATATACACCAGCGGCCCCCTTCAATGCTCCGACACTAACATCAAATATCGAATCACCGTTATACTTAATAGGAATGCCATGCTCAACATTCCACTTAACTAATAAATCGTGTACAGATTGAATCTGTGCGGGCGTGTACTTTTGATAATGGGTGTATCCTCTGTGTGGAACTTGATATTCCACCACTTCACTGTCAGGGATGATTGTATTTACATACGATACCCACCCTTTATCGGAATGTGTTAGCTGCCCCCAATTACAAATTTCCAAACCAATTGAAATCTTGTCAAGTGATTGGTATGGAACTCCATGTGCTGCGAACACAGCCTGCTTAATTCCTAAGTGATACGCCCAATACTTTGAATCGAATACTTCAAAGATTTCACCGTCAGTATATTTTGAGTTTTTGTCAAGTGGTTTACCTGCAATTACAGCCGATGTTGCAATTTTACCAGCATCTTGTCTCCACCAATCAATCGTGGAGTATGGATTACTCGCTCCTGCGGTGTGGTGTAGATAGATTTGTTTCTTCGGATGCGTCTCTACATAGTATTGGTCTTGATTCAACTTATACTGTGTTACGTTCATTATCGCACACCCTGTTTAAGAAGTCGGTCCATCATCAATGATACCGCTCCCTTAACACTTTCTGGTGCGTCACCATTCTGTAAAGAAAACTGTATCCACTTACTAAGTGCGTTGCTCAATTCAGCCTTCTCCGCGTCCAATTGTGTTTTACTCTGTTGTCCGACGAATGAGTCGAAAGCCTCTTTTAATATTTGTAATTTCATTGTTTTCCTTATTGTTTAGTGTTCTAAGTTATAAACCGCTCTGACATTTACTTCAGACGCGGGTAGGTCACTCTTACCAGTATAAAGTATAACGTGATATTTTGGTGTAGTCTTATCTAATGATGTGTAGTTATCCATGTATTCGTCATGTAATAGAACATCATTGATATTGAGTTTGTATTTCTGTGCAACACGTTCTTTAAGTTTCTGTGCATTCTCTGCGGCGGGTTCTTTAGATGCCCATGCGTTTGTTGAGTCCTTTGCAAAATGCGCTCCCTTACGTGCGAACAAGTCTTTGAATAAGTCATATGGGACGGTGAATGCATGATAGTGTTTACTCATATCACCCATCTTACCAATCTCCGTTGGGTTAGCACCCATTGAGAATCGTGTTAAGAAATTAGATGGGAACTTTGATAGTACTGCATTAGATACTTTGGTATATGCATAGAACCAAATGTTTGGGAACTTCTCTGCAATACGTTTTGCCATACCCAAATAATCCTCTGAGAAGAAGTCACCCGCATCATGCCATCTAACTTGCATTTTGATTACGATTCCCAATTTCTTCTCATCCTTATCAAGTTTAAGACGCATCTTTGCAATATCATCACCCAATCGTTTCTCAAATCCAGCAGGGTCATTCAAATAGAAATTCAATCGTTGTGCACGACTCAGGTATGTGTTAGGAACTCTGATGAAGTTGCCATGTGTACCGTAGCATGCCATAAGACATCCCTCTGTACCACCACCAGCACCTGGACATGTTGTAACGATTGCCCACTTCTGAGCGGACTCATCGAATACCAATGCTCTGATTGCTGGCATGCCTACATTGTAAAACTTAACGAACTCACCACTACCATGTTTCATCTTCTCATTTTGGAGAAGCATGTCATTGGGTCTACGTGTGATGATTGCTTTGAGTTTATCCAAATCCCATGTTTGGTCATTCTCATTTCTAATCTTGTTCATCTGCACAGTGAAGAGTCCTGCCTGTGCGGCTTGCTTCGAAGGTTCTAAGTCTTGTGCTTTTGTAATCTTATCACCAAGTTCATCAGGTTCTAAGTGTTTATATTTAAGACCTTGTGCACCTGCTAAATCCTCACTGACTTCAGTTGGTTCATTCTCACCAGAAAGTTCTTCTGCATGTCCACCGTCTTGACCAGCAATATTCAAATATTGTGTTTTAACTTTGCCAAATAAATTTTCGAGCATTAATGATTTTACGTGGTTATCAAAGTTCTCTTTAAGTAAGTGAAAATTCATCCTTATTCTCCTGTTTGTATAGATGCTTTAAATCGTTTCCATTGTGAGTCTATGTACTTGTAGAACTGTTTCTTCTTCGCAGGGTCAAGTTGTTCAGGATTGGATACTCCATAATACGCAAGTACTGCCTGCATGAACTTCTTATACTTCGAATGTCGCTTGCGGCGTTCGTTGACTATTTTCCTACTTACATTATACAATGACATAGTAATTCCTGTTAATTTATAATACTTTAGTATAAATATTAAAATTTATTTAAAAATCATCTTTTTCGTATCTTTAACGGCGAAATAATGTCAAAAAATTCGGTCAAAGTGTATTTTTTACTGTCTTCTCCAATAATAGTAATCTTGGAGAGGAGTTCTGGGAACTTATCCACTATTCTCATTAGTGCATTCATCCCCTCATCTGGATAAAACATTCCAAAACTCTCCTCTCCAAGTATATTTGAAGAATATTGTGTATCTTGTTGCTTATCACCGTCCATCATTATGTAATACGTCATTACTTAAAGTCTCCGTTCAATCGTTTCAATATAACTGATATTAGGGGATTTCTCACGATGTCAGCGTCATTAAACTCAAAGATACCGATTTGTGGAATGCCTTGTAACTTATGCATCGCCGTGTACAATCCTGTCTCTTCGAACTTAATGTTCGTGTCAATCTGTGAGGTATCACCATTGATAATATATTTACAATTCTCACCAATACGTGTAAGAATCGTTCTTATTTCTTTTCTGTCACAGTTCTGTGCTTCCTCTAAGATGAAGATACAATCATCTAAGTTGATACCGCGTAGGAAACCCATAGCAAGAATTTCGATTTGACCACGTGCAAGCATGCGGTCAGTCTTTTCTTGTCCAAGTATCTTGTTAAAAATGTATTTTGAACTGTATAGGTATGGGTCGAGTTTTGCATTGACATCTCCTGGAATGAATCCAATTGACTTACTGCTTTCGATATTTGGTTTAGAGATGACAATACGTTTGTATTTACTTGGAAACTGTTTCATTAGTTCCAATGCTTTTAATATTGAGACATGCGACTTTCCAGTGCCTGCCGCACCTGAGATAAGTGTAATATCTTTTGAATCTATAAGATTCCACAACTCCTCTTGGGCTTTGGTCTTGAACGTTACGTCAAGATTCTTGATGTGAATTTTTGTCTCTTTTGGTTCCCGCGCCATTTCTTTTAAAAGGGTGCGGTCTTCTTGAGTTGGTTCAATGGGGTTAGTTGAGTTAGCACGTTTTTTTGACAAGCAGATTCTCCGTTTAGTTAATAAAGAAATCATTAGTTACGCTGCCTATAAGTATCAACTAACCCCACAAAAACATTAGACAGGCGTAGTAAAAACGCCGAGCCCGTGAGAATGTGTGAAGTTAAATTTCGCTCCCTGTATCTCATTGAAGAATCGTCCCACGTCATTGGGGAAGGACATTGTATCATGGAAGAGGATGATGCCGCCGGGTCGTACGAATTTAGACCACACTTCAAACACGGACTTAGTAAAGTCATACGAATGGAATCCATCGATGTGTAATATATCAATTGACTTATCCCATGTCTTCGCCACATCAAAGAAGTCACCTTCAATCAATACAACGTTGGTTACTTCATTATCTGCGATGTGTTGCTCCGCTACTTGTTTTGCATTTCTAATTCCTGCGTGGTCATCACCCTTAAACCAGTCGATTCCATACACTGTGCCGATGTTAGGAAGTGCCCACGCGATAGTTGAGAATCCAAAATCAACTCCCAAATCAACGGTGACTTCAGGCTTGATGAATTCTACTAAGGTATATGCATAGTCTTCGTGACCTCTCCATGCGGTTTCGATGTTACCTTTAATTCGTTTTCGTTCCATTGTTATTCCTCTATGATTAATCCACTTGATAGTTCTGTGTGTTGTGTTATTAAATGTTTATCTGAAATTTTTACCTTACGTTCTATTTCTATTTTGATGTTGTCGTATTCGTATTCACCTATCTCATACGTTTCTACTACACCTGCCAAACTTCCAACCAATTCAAACAACGATTTCCAATTACAGTTGGTGGCGTCGATGGTCACTAATGCGTTGTATTCAAAATATGGACCGCTGAAGAAGATATTGAAATAGTTTGTTGTATTGTAAAATCTACGTGATGCGTTCCACCCCTCCATTGATATGTCAAGTAACTGATTTGGTATTGTATCTTCCATTAACTGCGTTGAGTTGATAGCACCATCGTGGAATTGTGAATCCAACCACACTTTAGTAAAGTATGGTTCAAGGTTCTGAATCAATGACCAATCCATCTTATCACAATTCAATATTCTAAGTGATACATCATACTTAGTCAATGGTGTATTGTGACTAAATGTTCCCCATTTACGAATGAACTTACGCATTTCGAATCCGTCAGCCTGTTCCTGTAACTTAACTCTCTCCTGTGCCTGTGTATTATTAGTATCGAACCAATCAGTTCCTCTTGAACTAACACATGTGAAGTGGTACACGTTGGCTTTGAATGTCTGTTTAATCTTAATGCCACTATGCATGAACTTCTGTAAGATGTCACTATCTTCTCTTGACCTGCGGAAGATGGAGTCATGCCCTCCAACTGACTGCCATGTCTTCTTATGATAGGTGAAGGGTGCGAAGAAGTATTCTTCGGTTCTATCACTCTTTACAGTAGTTGCAAATTCCATATACCCATCCCAATCAAACTTGTCTGGTGTGATACCGAAGTCCCGTGTAAAGGTTATGGGTGAGGGTGGATGTAATGGTGGTTCCGTTCTCGTGGCACTCAATATACAATTCTCTTCAAGGTCTTCTAACACATTCAAGTCATAGTCCTTGCTTACAATCATGTCAGACTGTAAGAAACTAACGATGTCATATTTTGCAAGGTCTGTAAGTATATTCACATTCAACTGATAACCTACACATTGATTCGGAAACTTATGCGTGACAATCTTTAAATCAAAGAACTCATGCTTGACACTCTTTAAGTATTGATATGTGCCGTCATTGTCTCTGTCAATGAACACGATTATCTCATGGTGCTTATAATGGAGATTCTCTTGTAATGACTTCAACAACAACTTCGTATAAGGTAATGTGTTAGCACCTGTATTAGTTATAAAACTGATATGATTATCCATTCAACGCCTCATTAATTTTCTTTAAGAATTCTTCTTCTGCGAACTTAGTGTAATTGTATTTTGCTTCTTCACAACACATCTTGAAGAACTCGGGATTACGTTGTAACGTCCACGCCAAATCCTTTGCCTTCTGAACATCATCGACATCCACAGAGAGATTTGGGTGACAGATACGTTGTGTGTCTACCTTCTCATTACCTATACAGGGGATACCGAAGTATGCACAGTTGAGACTGAACGTACCTGCCGCAACCGTGGGCATCATGTGGACTGCATACTTGAAGGATGATAGGGTCTTCATCCAATCCAACCATTCAAGTCGTGGTAAATGTGTAAGTCCTTCTATGTCAAATTCCTCTTGTCTCGCCGCATGAGACGAAGGAACATAGATACGATTCACAAACTCCTGTGCTACGATGTAACTCTGAAAGCCACCATACCACCTACAGAAGTTACCACCAATGATTGTTTTGTCTTCTGTGACAGGAACTATGTCCTTCACTAAGTCTTCAATCATAAGGGTCGGCATGACGTAAGTCTTCTTATCAAACAGACCTGAATAGAAATTCCTATCAGTCTCATTGTGAACGAAGATTCCATCGGAACTTACGATTGCGTTATTGTAATGGAACTGATTGATTATCTCATACTCATTGAAGAACCACGATGGACCTTCTTGTACGAAGAAGACCTTCTTGTTATGTTGTTTTAACTCTCCAACAAAGTCTTCTTGAAATAATGGAAGATACTTGTTAGGAACGTCCACCATCTTAGAACCAACTGCATTCAATGACACATCACCTTTGGGGAAGATGATGAATACAACATCAAAATCCTTGACACCATTGAAGTGTGTAATTGGATAGTGAACTGCATTGAGTGCCGCCATCCATGCAAACTCTGTTCTCATGTTAGTGTGATTCCTATAGACAGGACCACTAAATCCCATCTCTGTTAAGAATGCTATTTTCATTTATCCCTCAACTGATTGTACATTATTTTTAGTCCTTCACCTAATCCTATTAATGGAAGTGTTGGTAGTATGCTCGGGTGTGCCTCTCCGTAATATGACAACTCCACTCCGCCTCTGTCAATCTTAATAGGACATCGATAATCACTCAACTGATTAATCACACCACAAATATCAGTCAATGTTATTTTATCCTTATAGACTGCATTCATTTCCTTTGATAGAAAGAATGGGTCGGAATGCATATAGTAACTTACGACAGTCATTAAATCATCAATGTAGAAGAAGTCCATGATTCTGTCCATATCAACAGTTAATGTGTCGTGGTTGATGTATCGTTGAATGTTTGTTTTGATGAACCGTGCAGTATCTTCATCGTGGGCAAACACATTGAACAATCTAATATTATAGAAATCATCAGTGTCTTCTATGATTCGTGCTATGAGATTTTTACTCATACCATATGGGTCAATTGGAAACGATGTAACAACTTTGTTACTAACATCTATGTTACGCCGCCGGTCCAACTCCGCCCCTGTTCCAAAATTGATAAACCGTTTGTAATATCGTCTATTGGTATAGAGATTGTTAAACATAGTAAGGTTATCTGCCAATACTTGATTAGTGTCTACCTTCGTACGTTTACCACCTGTTATAGCAGTGTGAAGAACCACATCAAATTTACCACTAATCTCAAAGAATTTATCGACATCAAATCCATTAGTCCAATCCAATTGGGAATGTGTCGGTGCGACCATTTCATGCTCACCGAAATATTCTTTAAGATGCCGTGCTATAAATCCATTACCGCCTGTTATGAGTATTTTCATATTATCTCTTTCTAAAGACTGCCAAGTAATTGATTTCATTGGGGTCTAATATCAAATCAACTAATTCAAATGCTTCACTGACTTTCTTATTCATATCGTCATTTAAGAAACTTGAATTAAACTTTCCAGTAAAATGTGTCTGTATTAATTCCTCTCCAACCAATGAGTTGTCATATCTGTACTTACCACGGGATTTGAATGGATTTTGAATATCTTCCATGAAATAATATCCACCACTCTTCACTAAATCGATGGACTGATATAACGTAACCATCATGTGATTCGGCCAGTGGCTTCCATCTTCTACTATGAAATCTAAGTCATGTGGTACACATTCTTTTATGCCCACCCAATCTGAGAATGAACCTTGGTCTGCGTAAATGAAATTCACACCCATTTGATTTAAGAACTCTACATCACCCATCTTATCATCAAGTGTGTTATTCCAAAAGTTGTCTACGGAATATAAATCTAAATCTGAGAAGAATCCTGTCCACATCTTGCAACTTGCATAGGGAAATCTGTTATCACATATACCAATCTCCATCATCTTAACAGGTGCATCCTTGTATTGATTCATATAACGTGCATACGTAGTGGTGTATTCCAAACAGGTATGTGTAGGATATTTCACTCCCCAAGAAGTGAGTGCCGCGGGAAATGTCCCCTTGTCGGATTCGTGTGCATTAGCCAAGTATGTCAAATCTCTCACACCAGCAAGAACGTTGGATTTAGTCTTTTGAAAAAATTTCATGTTATTTCCCTTTTAAATATTTGTTAATTAGTTTTTTCATTCCAAGATGTGTACTCTCATACTCATCGTTTAATGTAATTGTTTCTATACCAGTTACGTGTGTAATGTATTCTTTTATAACAGGTAGTTTCTTACTGATTCCACCAGTCAAAAATATGTGTTCGAATATATCTGTATCAATTCTTCGAATGTATTGTGTAACGTATCCTTTTACAACTGATGCAATCATATTATCTACAGTAAAGTTGTCTTCGTGTATATTCTTAATGAACCCGCCACCGTTATACTCAACAGCCTGTTCAAATACATTCAAGTCAATTTCCAATGTAGAAGTTATAAGGTCGTTCACTGTCAACTTACTACACCTTTCAAAGAAATCTACACCCATCGATTGAAAGAATGAACTGAACATATTCAATGCTCTTCCGCTTGGAATGTAACTTGTGATATTGTCAGTTGATATTACTTGTGAACCCGTTCCCATGTTAATTAACAAGTCCGTCTCCTCTAAGTCAACTGATTCTATAACACAATTGGTATCACCCAATACACTATAGAACTTCACACCGTTGATATAACCAAGAACTTCCAACCCATCTACAATTGAATCTTTTGAATGATGTTTATGTATGTGATATGTCTCCTGCCCCCTAAAGAGTTCAGAGATTAAGCAACCTTTATAATTTGGATTTTGATACAGTGCCTTCCATGAATAATAAATATCATTCTCTGAGTAGGAACCGCCTAAGATTGAACATATCACAACATTTTTTATGCGTGTATATTGTGCCAATACATGTAATAATGACCCAATCACATATCGTTTGGCAACAGAGTATTCCATGTGCAATGGAGATTGAAAACTCTTATAATTTGTTAAACTATCTGTATCGGAATCATACACTATACACTTAATGTATGATGCACCGTAATCAATTAGCAAGTATTGCATTGAGTCTCTCCACTAAGATGTCATCGAGTTTGGTTGGGAAAAAGTTCGTTACTCCTTCGTAACAGTTTACTAATTGTATTACATCACCAGCAACCTTCTTGTCACTTTTCAAATTGGACACAATCCCTACTGTGCTTAACTGTTTTATTTTACACAATGATGTAAACTTTAAACATGCTTCATTGATTACTTCGTTGTTATCAAATAACTTATTGACAAGGAGGATTCCAAGTAATACAGCCTCACCATGTGGTATCTTATACTTTGTCATTGATTCAATCACGTGCCCAAACGAATGACCGTAATTCAGGGACTTTCTCAAATCTTCTTCGAATTCATCCTTCTCAATTACCAATCGTTTGATTTCAAGTGAATGTCTAATCACATCTTCAATTCCCCAATTACTGATGTTATTCAAGTAATAATTACCACCGATGGTAAACAACTTAACAATCTCACCATAACCTGACACCATATCTTCTGCTGTCAAAGTTTTAAGAAACTCTATATCGACTGTAACTTTACTTGGTGCGGAGAACAATGCCAATTGATTCTTATGATTGTCGAAGTTCAATCCAGACTTACCACCAATACAACTGTCACACATCGACAATAGAGTGGTAGGATAGAACTCCCAATTAATTCCACGCTTGAACATTTTGGCTACGAATGCACCAATGTCTTGTGTTATGCCACCACCAATTACTATAAGTCTATTACTCTTAGTGAAACCCCACTCGGACAATTGTCCACACACCATTAGACATGTGTCCATTGACTTATTCTTCTCTAATGCTTTAATCTCAACAATCTTATCACATGATACATTGTAAAGATTCCCAACAGTTTGGTCTACTAATACAACACAATCGTCACCAAATGTTAAGTCCGCTCTACCAATCACAACATCGTAATTCTTTGGAAATGACTTAACAGTGAACTGTTTTTCAAGTTTTTGATTTATACGAAATATCGTGTCTTCAATCTTAAATAAATTGTGCATGTCTTACTCCTTTGAAATGGTCATATCAGTTAATGTTCCAGGAATGATTTTACCATTTGCATCAATTCCTCTGTGAGTTACTTTTGGTTCGTGCTTTTCTGATGGGTTCACGAACACTTCGATTATACATGGTTTGTAGGATGTCATACTCTGCGACAATACACCGTCTACGTCGGCATTACTTTTAATACTGTAATAATCAATCCCAAACGCCTTTGCAATTTTTTCAAAACTTGGGAGTGAGACACCATTATCCTTGCCGCTTGCAAATTCAGCCCCACCGAAGAACGCACCCTGTGTAAGTTTAATGGACACATATCCATCGTTATTGACAATGATGATTTTGATTGGAAGGTTGTTATGTTTGATAGTTTGCAATTCCTGTAAGTTCATCATTATACTTCCATCACCTTCGATACATACTACTCTCATGTTGGATGCTTTACACGCGCCGATTGCTGCGGAGATACCGTATCCCATACTCGCACACCCCACATTGGTGTACAGTCGTTGACCTTTGTTTATGTTATATGTTTGTTGTGTCACTACATGTGCTGACCCATTACTTGTTACAATGGGAAGTTTACCAAAATACTTTGGTGCTCTACTTATGAAATAATAGAAACTTGCAAATTGTTTTGGATGAATGTGTTGTGGATAACAATAAACCTGTTCCTTACGTTTATCCTTGACATATTGTTGCCACTCACCAATTTGCAATGTTTCATTATCCATAGTAATATATGATAAGAACTCTTTCAAATCTGATGGGATTTTCAAATCTATATGAAATTTATGTTTCATAATTTCAAATTCATCAATATCAACAATTATCTTCTTAGCGTTTGGTGCGAAGTCCTTTATATTATATCCAGTCATTTTGAAGTTTAACCGTGACCCTAAGATGATTAACAAATCACACTGTTGAACTATTTCGTTTGAAGTTAGTTGTCCATGAATTCCAATACGTCCTGCATAATATTCATACGTATTGTCAATACAATCCACCGCAGAGTGTGGTCCAGTTACTGCGGGGATGCCTGTCTTCACTAACAAGTCGTTAAGTAAAGTGTAACTGTTTGACAGTCTCACTCCACTACCACACACTATTAACGGTTTCTTTGCATTGAGAAGTAATTTCTTAAATTTAACAATTTCACTTGGAAATGGTTTCATCACTCTAATTACTTCCGTGAATCTATCTAACATCTCTTCATCTACATCTGCTCCTTGAATATCCAATGGAACGTCTATCCATACTGGACCCATTCTATCATGTAGTGCGATTTGATACGCCTTCTCAAGTTCGTACAATATTCTACTCTTGTCTTTTATTGTCACACAATACTTTGTCATTGGAGCCGCCACCTTCACAATATTGAACTCTTGGTCACCGATTTGACGGCAACCAGTTCCTTCTGACAGTTGATTAGTGGACACCTGTCCAGAAATGACCATCGATGGGATACTATCTAACCACATCCCCAATAGACCTGTTAATGCGTTAGTGCCTCCAGGACCAGTTGTGATTACGTTGAGTGCCATCTTACCACTCTGACGGTAATACCCTTCAGATGCCATCAATGCAGTTTGTTCGTGGTGAACACATGTCGTGTCCATCCCCTTTGCAAGTCGTAACGCGTCTATGAGATGAATACATCCACCACCTGAAACTGTGAATGCATGGTCGATTTTCTTCTCTAAGAAAAACTTCATTATTAAGTCTGCTACTCTCATTCTATATCCTGTTTGGTTAGTGGTGAATCTGCCGATTTATCTTTATTAAGTACAAATCCTTCTAAAAAATCTCTTGATGTTAACTGACCGATTTCCGCTTGATATGGTATTGCACTATACAAGTCTATCAACTTCACCGACTCTCCTTTTACCATATCAGCGCGTAAATAGAATCCTCTATATAGATTCTCCAAATATTCAGATTCCTTAACATCAATAATTCTACGTGCCTGTGAAGAATTACCACACATTGTTTGTGCGTATTTGAATGCTTTGAACCATTCATCAATTTGTTCAGGTTGTGAGCAGTAACTACTTACCATCTTCTGCTCACACTCACCCGCTTTGTATCGTATATCTACATGACGTTCCCATGTTCTCGCACCCTTTGCATATGAGATATTCATGGACGTTTGCCAATCATTCTTCTCATGTGTTGAAAATCCTATTACGTGATTGGGATACCGATTCTTTAAGTAATCTATTTGATTCAGTTCTAACTCACTATCCTCACTCGGATACTTGGACACACAATGGTTGATTGCCAAAGGTATGTTTCGGTTTTCAAAGAATGCTACCGCGTCATCAATCTGTTTCTCACTTGCTCCACCTGTAGAGAATATGACAGGTTTCTCTGTTGCCGCGATTGCTTTTAACAATATCCAATCATTTATGTCTGAACTTGCAATTTTGATAATTGGAAGGTCTAAGTCTACACACAATTGAACTGACCGTTCATCAAAGGGTGTAGCCATAGGGATACAACCACACTGCCTAATATAGTCAACCAATTCTTCAATATCCCTGTCAAACAATTTAGTCTTAACAGTCTTTTGAATGTATCTGTCTGAATCTTTAGTAAAGTCAGAATGAACGAATGTTTCCACATCTCTAAATTGTAATTTGATTGCCGCCTTTACATTGTTATATCGAACTACTTGTGCAAATTCTTTGATTATCCGTTTACCACGCTCCAAAGAACCCCAATGATTGTTTGCCATTTCAAGTATAAACAGATTTTCGAATATTTCATGTTCCATATTATTTCCAATCCCGCGTATTCATATTTTTATCATCGATGAATAAATCAAAATATGGTTTGTCAAATTTGAGTTCGTGATACTTGACTCCCCAATTACTTAATTGTTTCTTTGTTAGGTCAGACCAGTCAATTCCAGTCTTCTGTCCTCTTGCCGTCCAATATACAATGTGATGTCCTTTGTCATACAACTTATTAGCCTTTACTATATTCTCATTTATTGGACTACTAATTGTATAATCAGGTGCGTTTGGACTGTGACAAATTGTTTCATCAATATCAATGTATATTGTTTTTAATGTGCTGAGCATGAATAACCTCCATCGATGATGAAGTTTTGTCCATTGATGAAGTCGTTATTATCACATAAGAAGAATACCATATCCGCCACTTCACTTGGTTGCCCCAATCTACCAACGGGAATTTTGCCGATGAGTTCTTCAAGTTGTTCGTCAGTGTTATTCTTATACGTCATATCCGTGTTTATAAATCCAGGTGATACCGTGTTGCATAGAATATTGTGTTTACCATACTCTACAGCGATAGATTTTGTAAGTGCATGAAGTGCATTCTTACTCGCACTATATGCAAATCGATTTTGTTTTGCAAAGTCAATCCATACACTACCCATATTCACTATTCTACCATATTGGTTTAGCATCATATGATTTAAACATTGTTTAATTATTTGTGTGGGTGCATAGAAATTGACATCCATAGTTCTCTGTAAATCAAATCCTGTTGTCGCCATATCATTAAGTATGTTTACACCTGCGTTATTAACAATCACATCGAAATTCGTGTTTGTTAACTGTGGGATAACTGACAAGTTAAGTTCGTCACGGTTAGGAGCGTACACCTCATAACCGTTGGACGAAAACTTCTCTACAATCGCTTCACCGATACCTCTTGAACCACCTGTAACTAATACTTTTTTCATTAATCCACCTTAATAGATTGGTTGATTCGTTCCTGTATCATGTGAATTCGTTTCAAATCTGCATCTGCAAATCCCATATAATGTTCACGTTTAACCATGAGCCATTCATACTCAAACATCTGTCCTTTTGCCAGTGCGGCTGGTAGATTCTTGAGTGCTACAGCTGGGTCATACATGACATAACGTGTTTCGAACTTGTCGAGTAATCGTTTTGAATGGAGACGGGACAAGAACGAATATGATTCCGTTGATACAGCGCCTCCAACACACGCCTTTAATCCCTTTTCTTTTGCAAGAGTAAATACCTTCTCAGCCATATCAAATACAAATGGACTCTCAACAAAATTTCTATCTTCACCCAACGAAGAAACAAGGTCAACTCTTCCCAACGTGATTCCATACAGTGAAAATATGTCATCAATTTCCATTATGTCTGCGATATTTTTAACAGCAGTCATAGTTTCAATATTCACCAATAATTGAAGTGATGATACTGAATCTGGTGAAATATATTTCTTAACGGCACCAATGAACTTCTGAACCCCAAATGGAGATTCAACCATCGGTGCTACCAACCCCTTCACACCGATAATTGCGGAGTCTTGAATATCTCTGATTGCTTCAGGACCACCAATCTTCAACGTTATCTTCGTCTTTGCTTCGTTACAAATCTGTTTAAGACGAACCACTTCGTTGAAGGTTGCACCTTCATCTTCGAAACTTGTCTTGATACCAACCATTCCATGATTTTCAACCAAGTCAGTCAGTAACTCTACACATCTAAATTCTCTTTTGTTCATAACTTTCTACTCCTTTTTAATTTAAAAATTTCAGGGTGTTTGTGGACGATTAATGCTACATCACCAGGATGTACTGAATGTGGTGAATATGGTTCACATGTTTTTGCAAGTTCAGGAAATTGTGAACTAATTCCCAATATTAGATAAAAGTCCAACACTGAACAGACCACCTCTTTTTTATTGAGTGGATTAACTTTTGCTCTCATATCATATCCAAGAAGTTCTCCAGCTCTACGATAAATATACCACGGAAGTTGAAGGAACCCATACTGATGCTCCGCGTACAAATCATACAAATATGACACCAACGGAAGTAGTTGGTCTTGTGACATTCCAATCACTTCATACTCCTCATATTCCGATGTTAAGTCTTCTGTGATATGAGTTTCGGGTCCGATTGAAATTAAAATTTGCGCTTCATAAATTGACGGAATCCCAACGACATCACCTGCACCGATTGCACAATGGGTATAAGGGCATCCAGTAATCCACCGAATCGCCCATGATAAAAATCCACCCTTAGTGGAGTTGACAACTACTATATTTCCTACTTTCATAATTTCTCCTTTACCACACAAATGTGTCTTTGTTATATTCTGTGATGTTCCACAACTCTTCGTCAAACTTAACTTTCGGACTCCATCCAAGTGCTCTCAACTTAGAATCATCGAGTGCATATCGAACGTCTTGCCCTGCCCTAACAACACCAAAGTTAACGTACGGTTCCCATTGGTCAGTTCCCTTCACAAGTTTTATAATCTTCGTAACTGTCTCCAGATTCGATTGTTCAAATCCTCCACAAATGTTATATATTTCATTCACAACACCCTTTTCTACAATCAACAAAACTGCATCTGCAGTATCTTGTGCATGTAACCAATTACGAACAGGTTTACCCATATTGTGAAGTGGAATCGGTTTATCCAACATCAAGTATTTACAAGCCTTTGGAATCAACTTTTCCACATACTGCCCACACCCATAATTGTTTGTGGGACGAACTATCACGTACGGAATGCCATACGTTCTCGCATACGCGGTAATTAACATATCACCAGCGGCTTTGGTTGCAGAGTATGGATTGGATGGGTGGAGAATATCCAATTCCGTGTGTGCTCCAACTGCAATATCACCATACACTTCATCGGTACTGAAATGTAACAGAGTGGGAACCTTACCACTTTCTTGACGATAATTACGAATCAATTCTAACAGATGATGAACTCCACCAATATTTGAGTGGACAAAATCATCACTGTTGGTGATTGAATTTCCTACATGTGTTTCAGCGGCACAGTTAATAACATAGTCACATTCATATAAGAATTTAAGGTCATTAATGTCCTCTTTCATAAATGAGAAATTTGGATATTTACTCATAAACGATTTAATTAATTTTATATCGGCTGCGTAGGTACACTTGTCAACACCCATCACATACCAACCTTCATTGAGTAATGTCTCTGTTACATATGAACCTATGAATCCAAGACATCCTGTTACGTATACTATTTTTTTCATTATTCTCCTTTGTAATTAAAGAACTTCGTTGTCAACATATCTTCTCTTGCTGTATGTGCTGGATTGTAAATGTATGTCCATGCTCTCTCTAAGAAGTATGCCGTGAATGGATGTGTATACCACGGTAACTTGTCTCTTAGATTTTCCCAAAACCACTTAGGTTTGTTGTGAATGTATTCTTTTGGGACTGAGTACTGCGCCCCACAAGGAAATGCCACGCCGATGAAATTGCAATTGACCAATCCTTCCACAAATATCTGCGTGTCTTCACCTGCGGCTATGTAGATTCGTTTATCTGCCAGTGGTTGAAAACCCTTCTCATATCGTTTCTCATTAAGAAACTCAAGTGCCTTCTCATAGTGGTCGAACGGAAAGTCCTGCATGAAAATTGTATACTCTCTCAGTTCATCATAATATGTTGACGTATAATAGATGAAGGAATTATCCGTGACTCCAATATTAGGAATCGTAATACACTTGTATTTGGGATGCTCAGTCCATCTTCCCTTGTTAATGAGAACTATCTCAAGTTCATCATTGTCTATCTTATCTAACCAATCCAAGTCTTTTTGGTATGCGGCTATTACTAATGTTGCTTTTGGTTCCATGCTACTCCTTATAAGAAATTTTTACTCTTTAAGTATTCGTCTACTTTATTCATAAATTGAATTGGTTTACCCTTGCCCTGTGTATGCCCGATGAAGTGTGTGATACGTGACTTCAGTGCGATGTCCCATCCATTAAGTTCACTTGAATGGTTTATCTCCCCAAATGTTGGATGAACACCCCAATTAGGAACTACGTAATAATTTACAGTATCTAAGATGTGAATGGGTTTCTTGGATAATGCGATATTCATTACTCCCATGAATGACTGTTGTTGTGTGTCGATTTTGAATCTATCCACTCCCCATATCTCCTTGCCGTTTTCGTCAAAGATTGTGGAGTAATCAAAGAGACTCAATAACAATTCCATTCCATCCTTTGATAAAAAATCATCATAAAGGCTTAAATCTATTCCTTGAAATCCTGCATTGAATCCGAGCATCTCTGGATTTTGTTGTTTATATACATCAATCAATGGTTGACCGTAAATGTCAGCCAATTTATTAAATAGAACCTTATCACAACTTGAATTCATTGGTTCTGCTATTAAACAGGGTGTACGTGAAAGTAGAACATTGTATACTTCGCTAAAATCGTCATTGATTAAAATGTCATCATCGTATATTAAATAATAATGTTTGAGTAACACCCTACGAAGGTAGTGACCCATGAGAATGAAATAGATTGCTTTCCACTTCTTGAATCGTGTTATGTCAGTTCCTTCATAAAATTCAGAAACATAGTTATCAAAGAAACCAAAATTATATGATGTCAAATTTTGTATTTGTGAATCTATCAATTCAGACCAGTTACCTTCTTCTTGAAGATTACAGTCATTGGTATCGTCCCACAGAATGTGAAATTCTATTCGTTGGTCAGGATTTATTGCATGAATCTTGGATTGAATCTGATGTAGTGCGAAGAAGGATTGTTTATTCTTCGCTCTCATTATGTTAGATATTACGATTGTTTCCATAATTTTCAATGATTTGTTTGTAATAGTTTTCGTATGCCATGTCGTTATTTATATTGTACGTCAATGCTGTCTGTAAATTCTCCTTGATTGCATCCATCATTGAAAAATACTTCTTCTCCGTAAGTTCTGATAATATGGTATCCAATTCTTCTTGTGTCGTAAATGTGATGATTCCGTCTTTGTTAAAGAAATCTCCTACATTTGGACAACCGTAATAAATTGGAACTGTACCTGTTAAGAAACAATCTGTCAATTTTTCAGTAAATGCATTTGTGTCCACCACATTCTCAATCGCCACATTGAACATATAGGGATGGAGTGCATCCAACTTGCTCGGAATCTCCCGTATCCCTCTACCGAATACTTCTACTCTATCATTGATTGAATTAACAAACTTCATCCGTTGAATGTGACCAGGAAGTGTAGTCTTATTTGAAGTTACACATGACACCTTCTTCGTCTTTGGATATAACCGAAATGCCTGCATTGGAAAATCATATGTCTCCATAATATCTGACTTATACGGACGTAAGTTATGCCGTGGTGGGAAGGGTAATGGATTATCAATGATGTTGAACTGCGACACCTCTGTGATATTGCATCTCATTGCATTTGGCAGTTTCAACAGTTCTTCATCATACGTCAAGATTGCGGCAAACTTGTCGTAATTCCGTAAGAGTGCGGCGTGCACTTCCTTACCGTAGTAGTCACGATGTTCTCCGACTCTTGCCACAATAGGAACATTCCGATTGATAACGATGGAACCGTTTAAATATTCCAAAATTCCATTATCTATCAACAGTGTCATATCATACTCACCATCTGACTGGTCGTAACAGAATGTAAACTTGGTAGGTATGTTATGAAACTCCACATATTCATGGAATACATTTATCTGTGGTAACTTCTCACCAGACAATCCTTCTTTGTATGTTTTACGTGTTCTGATTTCCACTTCGTATTTTGCATTATCAGTTGTTTCACGTGCCGCGGTGCGAACTGCACTGGATTTGGATTGGTTGTAGACATACGTGTAAAAGTCACAAACACCAATTTTCTCTTTAGGACACATTTCCATGAGTGGGAACATCTCTATCAAATCCCCAGCATGCCATGCCAACTTATTGTCGATGTGTGAATAATAATCATTATCGTCATATGCATACCACAGAAATCCTCTAAAGGTTCTTAAATGGCTTGCTCTCCACGTATCACGTTTGTAAAATTTGTATTTGTGTACGAAGTCTGGATAAGGAGTATTTTGTGGGAATGGTATGCCAGCACCTTCCAAATCACCCTCACCATCCCAACATACAAATGCACCATACGTCATCCAATAGTTACCTTTATCATAAAAGTCACTAAGTTTCTGCAATACGTTTTCATCATACAACCAATCATCACCATCGATTCGAACCACAATATCATCAAGAAGTATATCAAAATCTTTCATGTGTTGTGTGGAGTTGAACGTGCCGCCCATACGTTCTGTGTTGATAATAATCTTAAATCGTGGGTCATCTCCGACTGCTTGTTTAACTAACTCAGCCGTGTTATCATCGCACAAATCAACCACATACAAGACTTCGTAGTTTGTATATGACTGATTTAAGATACTTGCAATGTTGTATTCTACCCACGATTCGTTATTGTATGAGGTGACTATCAATTTGAATCTATTCATGTATAACCTTTTAGTTTTCGTTGTCGATGTTAATCCATGACGGCGGATACCAATTGCCGTTTATCCATGCTAAGTCGTGATTCTTTTTAAGATAATTTGTAGGACATATAACCTTTTTATTTGGATTTTTGTTTAAGTATGCTCCCCACCAACTGAATGAACTATTTGCAATTACATTGTGGTCACACATACTCATTAATGCCAAATCTGAAAGTTCCGTATCTGTGCTTTGTTGATGTTCATTTCGTGCTTCGATGAAGACTACATTGTCACCTTCAAACAAATCTTTGACATATCCAATATCATTAGAAAACACCACAAATCCAACACCTTTGAATTTGTTGATTGCGTCAACGTAGTAGTCTGTTGATAACTCACAAAATGAATGCCACGGTAATAAATAGTCTCCACGCCTCACATGAATGCTGACTAATTCCTTATCACCAAAATAATTTTTAATATCTTTCAACTTCATTTCCGCTGTTCTACGACTATAAGTTTCGAACTCCATATTAGCCATTTCACAACCAACTACGTCATGCCAATACGTGTAAAGGTCAAATCTGCCAATGTAGTCGTAATTGAGATTTGGGTCAAGGTCTAACACTGTCTTGTCAAATGGAATGGAACCATCAATTGTCTTCTTCGTGAAGTCATTGAAAAATTCATGTGGGAGAATCTCATAATCCAACTTCAACAATTCTCCAACTTTAATGTCACCGTATGAACCTTTAACAAATGGTTGAAGTCCGTCCATCATCCTCTGAGAGAATGCGATACGTCTTCCTGTCTGTCTTGCGATTGATAATAGTGCGGCATAGTTCCCAAGTTGGGAACCCACACCACCTAACGCACCTAAACTGCTTAACGTTATGTATTTCATATTAGTATGCCTTTACAAAATAATCTCGCATGAATCGTTCCACAACAACTTCAATGTAATCCAACTGTTCATCCGTAATTCCAGGATATACCCCGAGGAAGAATGAATCCAACGTTGACTTAGTTGCCACTGGAAATTCTCTTCTTGGATTTACATACTTGCTAGCTTGGTCAACGTACGCTGGATGAAGTAGTGCATTCCCCGTAAAGTACGAACGTGTCTGAACTTTCTTATGTTCGAACCACGACATCAGTTGGTCTTTTGTAAATGGTGATTCATCCTTAATCGTAAGAAGGAATCCAAACCACGACACATCCGCCCCAAACTCCGCCAGTGGCATGTGGAGATACTTCCGATATGGATAGAATATTTCACACAACCTCGCGTGGTTCTTCTTTCTCTTCGCGTGCATTTCATCCAACTTGTCAATTTGTTCCAATCCAATTGCAGTCTGCATTTCAATTGGTTTTAAGTTATATCCGATTTCATCAAACACATAACGATGGTCAAATGTTATATCGTCATGTCCCTTGAACCAACACTTAAACCGATTGCCACATGCAGTCCCATCGATGACATCACCAGGTTTGTTTGTATTACAATGACATGCCCTACCCCAATCACGGAGACTTGACACGACTATCCGTTCCTTCATCGTGTTCACTCCAACGAACCCACCTTCACCCATTGTCATGTGATGTGCTGGGAAGAATGAACAACTTGAAAGATGTCCAAATGACCCCAACACCTGCCCCTTGTACGTAGAACCAAGTGCATCACATGCATCTTCTAAGAATATCAAATTGTATTCTTTGACAATTCTCATAACTCTATCCATGTCAGGAGGATTTCCTAAAACGTGTGCGAATATGATTCCTTTGATTTCTTTGGCAGTATCTAACTTCAAAACTGCTTCCACTTGGTCTAAGTCTAAATTCAAACTTGGAAGTGTGACATCTACGAAGACAGGTTCGAACCCATTCTGAATGATTGGATTGAGTGTTGTAGGGAAGCATAATACAGGTGTGATGAACTTCGAACCAACTGGAAGGTTATACAACCGTTTCGACTTCATTGCGGCGAGCATTAACAAATTTGCAGATGAACCTGAATTGACTACTACACCATCCTTCTTTCCAAGTTTCGGTGCGAACTTCGTTTCAAACTTACGTGCGGTCTCTCCCAAAATCAACCACTCCGATAGGAGAGATGTGATTGCGGCAGTGTATTCCTTCTCATTGAAGAACGGACCAGAATAATGAATCCAATCTTTACCAGCAACCCACTTCTTTGCCTTCTTTGTTTTGATATACGAACTTACAACTTTTAAAATGATTTTATGTTTCAACTTCTGAATTGTGTCATTAAACATTTTTATCTCCACGATATAGGATATTATAAACTTTTTGGATTCCGTTAACAAAGTGCGTGAATTCAAAATTTGGAATAAGATTTACCATTTTATTAATACTTACATCTTTACGGTATTGACCGTCGGGATATGTACTGTCATACCAAATATCCCAATCTTCATGCCCCAATGCCAATAGTGTCATTCGTGCTAATTCATCTATACTGAAATTTTGACCGACAGGGGCGACATTGAAACTTTCAGTAATATCGTACTCAACCATATCTCCCAACACTCTCGCCAAGTCTCCAGCATACATAAATTGACGTAACGGCTTTCCAGTCCCCATTAATTTAATAGTCTTATCTCCATACTCCTCAGCGCGCTGAATCTTTGATAGAAGTGCCGTCACAAAATGTGGTTTGTTAGCATTACGTCCGTAAATTACGTCATACTCACTATAGAGATTGGAAGGTATTACGTAATTGTAGTTAGTTTTGTACTGTTGATTGTATGCGTCTATTTGAACTGCCATACATCGTTTCGCATATCCATAACTGAAATTGGTTTCTGCTGGTGGTCCGAGATGTAAATCCGTTTCCACCATTGGATACTTGTCCATTACATCAGGATAGATGCATGTACTCAGTATACCAGTGAATCGTTCAACATTATATTTATGTGCGTACTTTACCATCAAAGTATTCATTAAAATATTTTGGTCGAAGAAGTCGGCTGGGTGCATCATATTATCCATGATACCACCAACTTTCCCCGCGGCGTGTATAATTCGTTGTGGACGATTTGCAGAAATCATATATTCGACATGGACAGGGTTTGTCAAGTCAAATTCTTCACCGAAATTGTCTTTGGTGACAAAAACGGCAGATGGGAACTGCTCGCGGAGATGTTTTCCCACCATGCCGTTCCCACCTGTTATTAGTAATTCGTTATCAAACATATCAGAACCTATTAGTCTACTTGTATAATAATAATATACGAAATTATTTAGTCAAAGTCAACTCACAACCATTCTTTTAATTCAATAAATTCACATCCCAATTTATCAATGATTTCAAGTTTTCTTCGTTCATCTTTTTCAGATTTACTACGATGTGCTTTTTCATAATATTCAATCACAACATTCTTTTCTTTGTCATATCCATCGACAAAGTATCCAAGTTCTTCAATATAATATTCACCACCATTAAGTGCATGTTGAAAATTATAATTATGTTGTTTCCCATATTCCTCAATCACATCACATGCTTTTTTATTATATCGGGGAGCGATTCCAAGTTTCTTAAATCGTTCTACAGCTGCTCGACGTAAAATACATCTATTTTCTGGATTAATATATCGTAATGACTGTGATTCCGACATTTTTTTCCGAGTTTCTTCTGTGTGCCGACTTCCAAGTAAACGTTCCGATGTTTTCTTACACTGTTCAATTGGTTGTGTTTTCCCAGTATTGGCAATAGATAAATTTTTTCGATGCTCTTCTGAAAATTCCTTTTCTTTTGCTGCACAAGATTTACATCTGCGATTTAATTTTACATATCGATTGAACTGATATAAATTATTACATTTGATTGATTCACCACAACTCGGACAATTACGAAAATACTCTCCAACCCTGTTCAAATTACATATGTTTTGTGCTAATTTATTCTTAACTTTTGATTCTTCTGTAACTTTAGAAGCACGTTGTAATTTATGAGCAATCTTACGTTCATCTTCTGTATGATATAACTTTGGTCTTCCCATAGGTATCTCCATTAATTGAGTATACATATAAGTATCAAGCATTTTGATTTTCCTGCTGATTAATGTATGGTACTATACAGTTGGTTCTGAATAGTCTGTTTTTCGATACTTTTTATGTGATAAATAGCCAATTCCTCATAGTCTGGAAACCGTCCGATGCTCTTTGCACCGTCCAACTTCTCATGGACAGGCTTAACCCACTTAATATTTGGGTCATTCCGATAGATTCTACATTGTGGGTCATGCGGCCAGTTAATCCATCCCTTATCATTCACAATCCATCCCCATTTTGCAATATGTTCATTTGTGATGCCTTCTACGATGTTGATGCGTGGAACCCACATTGCATCAGCCTCATCATTCATGTCAAGAATGTCACGAAGGTTATCTAACAAATTAACGTTGGGAAGTTCATCTGCATCAATGTTGAAAATCCATTTCTGCGTACAGCAACTATTCATAAAATTCTTTAACGCCGAAAAATCGTTTTTGAATAGGAAACTAAAACTTTTAACGTTATTATTCCCTGCCAAATACGCCGTAATATCTTTGTCAGCACAGGATGCGTCTTGAACGATAATGATTTCATCGTCTTCCCTCTTATATTGTGAAAGTCTTTCGACTAAGGCTGTTAATTCCTTAAGTTCGTCCTTGACTGTAATTGCATAACTAATCATATTATACCTCTTTATTTAATAGAGTTGTAAAAAGCGGAACCTGTAATCATTGTGTTGTTTATATTAATGAAATCCTTCTTCCATTCCCAATTGTCCATCACGCATGATTGGAACTCTTGGCGGTCGAGTTCTGCCACTCTGTCTAAACTGAAATCCAACATTGAAATTGCTGTGTCATAATCTTCCAAGTAACTGATTGGTTTTGTGACCATCACCCACTGTAAATTAATAGATGGGTCTTTTTCGAAGTTGGTAGATTCTTCTAAAATTCTGGCGACAAGTTTTTCATATTTTGCTTTTTCATCCTGCAAACGTTCTTGTATTTTATTAATAACAACAACCTTGTAGGCTTCTACTGCTTCGTTGTATGCAGTTTCGTGTGATGCTCGATTCTCACGTACCTTATCCATTAACCTACGTTTGTCAATTCGTACACAATCCATTGTTACATAATTTTCTTGCTGTTCCATAATCACTCTCCGATTTTTAATAATTTAAATGCTTCTTTCAACTCAGTTGACTTGAAAGTCTTTTTTCTGTATTCGTCTGGTTTTTCTTTTTTGCCAGGATTCTTACGTTTCTCATCGTCAGTCAAATCTATGTACGGCATGTATACCCACTCCAGTTTTGCCGTTGTTCCTTGTGGATACAACACTCCGATTTTTGGAATGTCGAAGGAAATGGGAAACCAATACAACCCAGTATCACAATCCTTCCACACCATATCCTTAGTCCTCATATCCATATTCACGATTGTAGGTTGAAACTCCAACCGTTTTGCTGTCCAATCGGAACGTGACCTATATCCACAAGTCTCACAAAAATATGCGGTGATGCCATTAGTGACATCTTCCAAACATCCTTCTGTATTACACTTTGGGCACTGCATCCGTATACCTCCACTTATAACCATATGCACTATTTTGTTGTTGTCTGCAGCACCCACCGATATTACCTTTGGTAATTGGAATTTTTCCAATATCAACACATGCAGCAGAAATACTTTTATGAGTTTTAATAAAATTACCATTTATGTCATATTGATTTACTGCGCGCGGTTCTCTACCAAGTCGTTTACGTTTATCTTCTTCTGACATGCGGCGATTCTTATTTGGTATGTATATTCCAAGTTCTGTGAGATAATTTTTAACAGTAGAATAACTACTATTTAAAAATATACACAATTCTTTAAGTGTCATTGTATCATACAAAGTTATAATTTCGTCCCTACGTGGACTCAATTTTCTAACACCCACATTAGACGCTGATGCAAGTTTAAAATTATCTATGCTAATATTTACTCGTTCACCAGAGTTATAACTATCGGACATTAATTTTTTGGATTTGGCTGAATGTTTTAAACCAGATACTCCCTCACCACCATTTGTTAAATTACAAAGAATTCCAGTTTTATTATCCCTTCTTCCATATTTTAAAATTTCAAATGTTTCCAATTGCAATGCACTTTCTTCTGATAATCCATCTTGTATTTTTTCATATTTAATTTCACCACATTCACGTAATACTTTCGTTATCTTATTAAAAAGTAATTTATTACCATGTGGTACACTTCCACGAATCGTATCTTCTTCATGTCGATACATTCTTGATTCGTGCAATCCTTTTCCAATATAAAATGGAATATCAGTTTTTGGATGCTTTAAACAATATACATAATAATCATTCATGTCAATAAATATAAACCAATTTAAGTAAAACTTCAATTTATATGGATTTTGATAAATTAATCCTCTTTAAAGTGGGTAATTTCAACTTAACGTCCGCTGGAAATTCAGGAACATATTTGTCGAATACCTGTTTGAAGATTTCATGCATGTGCTCTAAACTGAAATTCTGTTTTGCATAATCTTTCTGTCGTGTACACATTGCCTTCGCACCCTTATAGTCCTTGTAGACATTATACATTGCGTTAGCGGCTTGATTGTGGTCAATGTAGAACCATTGGCTCTCCTGTAAGATTACCTTATCCCATGCGGCTGATGGGTCTACGTTTTGTAACTTACCACCGATTAACATATTGTAATCTTTGTGTAAGAAGTCAACATGTCCACTCCAATTTGAAGCGATGATTGGCTTACCACTTAAACTTGCTTCAAGTAATGGTCTGCCGAATCCTTCTCCCTTGGTAAATGACACATGTGCCTTCACCTTGCCGTGGTTGTAGAGTCCGTTCATTTCTTCTGCGGTTAAGTCACCGTGGAGAAGATAGATGTTCGGGAGTGATACCTTGTCCTGTGGTGTGACACTCTCACCAATCTGACGAATCTTACTAAGAATTTCTTCTCTATCCATCACACTGAATGTTGCTCCACTTGTCTTTAAGATTAATGCTGGAGGATGAGTTTCACGTTTGAATGTCTCCAAGAATACTTTAACTAACATGCCAACATCTTTACGGTCTGCACCAGCATTACCCTTCAACCAGTGACCTACGAACAGATAACAGAAGTCTTCCTTTATCTCATTCAATTCAAAACGGATTGATGGTGGTACATGTGATGTCTCATTGTAGATATTCAGGTCAGCACCTTCAAAGATAACTTCGATAGGCACGTTGGTTCTCAACTCACCAGTCTTAGTCTTTGTTTGGTCGTTCATAATATCATAATGTGTTGAATCGAATACATCCTTTGAGAACTTTGAAGGAACGATGACCATATTCATTCGGTTCATACCTTCAATCCATTCAGGTGCGCACGCCGTAGTTTCAATACCAGCAGTGATTCCAATGTTGTACTTACCAACAGGTTGAAACTCATTGGGAACGGTTATTTGAACCCAAACTTCTGGTTGTCGTGGTATCTGATTGTTGTTTGGAAGAATGCGTTTAATCATCTCTTGATGGATAGGGATGTTGGGGTCAAGTGCATTTCTACTGCAATTTCCCCACGGCTGACTGATTATCTTAATGTCGAATTTATCCATCTTCAACAGAGATGCGAAAATATCTCTCGCATGTTCCCCATATCCTGAGCGTGTGGCTACAGGTGCCGATAGGATTAATAGCGGTTTACTCATATACATAACCTCTTTTGTTTGTGTGTTATTTCGTCAACTCATTCCACTCGTTCAATTCTTTGAGCGAGAGAGTTTTATCGAAAATGTTTTTTGCGTAGTTTGAAAGTATATCTATTTTGCCAGCATTACGTAATGCCTTGAAGACTAAATTCTCCGTTGAGTATTCACCAGCCCTGTCAAGACCAGATTGTCTCATTACCTTTAATTTTGCCTTAATCTTATCAAGTGCCTGTTCATCTCCCTTAGCCTGTTCTATTCTACTTGAAATATCTTTAACCTTAGTTAATACAGTCTCCATATCAATCTTTGGATGTGTTGGGTCTGGTTTCTTAATCCAATCACCTGTCATTAATGAATAGACTGCCGCACTTGCATTTGTTTCATCCAATCCTTGAACATAACATTCTACTTCTTGTCCGTGGATTTTAATATCGTGCTCATCATTCCAAATGAACTTCTTTGCATCGACATATTCTTTTACGAATTCTCTATCATCACCAATCTTCGTAAAGTCCATGATGATATGTAAGTCGATGTCACTGAATTGTGTGTAATTGTAGTTTGCTGCACTTCCGACTAAAACAACATCGGAAGGTGCAACATCTACCTTTAAGAATTTTACGAACTCTACGGCGATTTTCATTAATGCCTGTTTGACTTCTGCATTGAGAGTATCACCGTCCCATAAGTTAGGATTGAGTTCACTGTGGAATTGTAGTTTTAATTTTTTCATATCTATAAATATCAGATTACGCCGTAAAAAGTCCAAATTTCTTCCGTGGCTTCCAAGTTTCTAAGCAACTATCAATGTCGTGCATCAACCGTCTACTCATTTCACTTGCGGACATTCCGATTTCGGGATTTGTCACGAACTCACGTCCAGCCAAACCTCTACGTTCACGTTCCTCTTTACCCAAATCATATACTGCTTTGAGTTGGAGTGCGGCTTCCTTATAGTCTGGTCTGTCATCAAATATGTAAGGAGTTGGGGGTGAACCTTGTAAGGAACGATTGCTCGGCCAGACAGGGAATGCCCACTCACCCCAAGTCAATCTGTCGTTGTTCTTCCACAAGTCACGGTCATGCAAAGTTTGAATTTCAAGATAATCCTTAGCCGTCAAGAATTTACCATCCAACTGAAATCCACATTGGTCTTGCAATCCACCAGTGACATTGACAATAGTTGGTGTTCCAGCCATAAGACCTTCACAAGTTCCAAGACCGAATCCTTCATTACTTGCCAAGTTGATTGAAACGTCTGCTATGTTATGAATGAGATTCATAAAATTCGGTTCCAATCGATTTGCAGAAAACACTACCTTGTAAGGACAGAGTTCTTTAACAACTGCGATAAGGTCTGTTCCATTCTCATCGATGGGTTGTGTGTGCATTACTAACGCACATCTGTCTGCTTCTTCTTTGGAAAGCATATCACAGAACGTCTTAAATGCCAATACCACATCGCCAGGCAACTTACGTCTGATATTCCTGTTAACAAACAAGACGGAGAAGTCGAACTCTGCACCACCGTAGAAGTCACGTTTCAGTTCCGTCACAAGTTCAGAATCTTTCTTAACGACTTCGACTTCAACATCCTTGCCTTCGGCGTCTTTTGTTATCTGTTTCAATTTATGCTCAATGTCTGTAACACGAATGGGATAGAATATCGTTTCGTTTATTCCATGTGGTACGTATGTAACCGTTACAGGAGCTGGTGTGTAATTTTTTTTCATTTCATAACCCTTTTTAATTGTTGATAACTTCTGAACCTGCGTCTGTCAACACATGTGAATGTATTCCATATGATTGCTTTGAAATTGACATTATCAAATCACATGATGCGTAGAAAGGTGCATTCCACCGTGGATACGGCAAATCATCCCAAAGTGCCAAATATGTGATTGGTGCTATTTGACGGAGTTCATGTTCCATTTGATACAACCATCCCCAGAAACGCGGGTCGGTGAAGTGCATGATAACGTCAGGTTTTTCAGCGTCCATCAGCATTCGAATTATGTTTTCATCTCCGTATCCACTGCAAGGATAGAGAATGACACTTGGGTCCGTAACCTTTAATTCTTCTTCGATTGCTTGATTCAAGTCTAACTTCTTACCTGCTTCGGGATGGTTGATTGCGGCACCCAATTGCACAAAGTTGAAGTGATGGCATGTGCCTAACACCAATTCTCTGCTCATCGTTCCTATACCCGATGGGGTACGAAGGTCGTCGCTTAGCAATAATATTTTCTTACGTTTTGCTTTTGGTAACCACGGATAACCGTTTCTAATTGTTGTTGAATCCATAACCTTTTCCTTTAATTAAATTGAACCGCTAACTGCAACACTTTGAAGTGTAACGGACAAGTTTGACAATTTTTGATATGTTGTGAGATATTCTTCCAACATTTCTACCAACGTATTTGCACCTGGTGCTTTGTTAATCTTTGATAGGGAAAGTTGCGACAATGCCAAATCATTTGCAACCTTACGTTCATCGATAAATGTCTGCAATAAATCTTTTTCTGCTTGTGTCATGTTTTCTCCTTATGCTATACTACCACTATAACTTGAACTGAACTGTAGTAAATATGTGTTTATTAAATCTGACCTACTTTTGACACCTTTCCTCGGAATTCGATTAAAAAAAGTAATCAAATGAGTATCGATACTTACTGCTATTGTTGTTTTTTTCTTATCCATAACCTCTCCTTGTATTTGTTCCATACCTATATAAGTATATGGAAGCAGGAGAAAAAACGCCATATTATGAAAATATTTTCAAATTTTTCATTTCTTCTTTTTTGGCTTTTTGGATAATTAAGTAGACGGCATCCGTCTTTTCGACACTTCTTGATACGAATCCAAATATACCGCGGCAGTATTTGATAACACTGTCGTTTCTTACGTGAAACCACTTTGGATTGAAAGGTTGGTTGAATTTATACTCATTAGAGTCATGTGCATCTAAGTTAAAATGTTCATCAAAACGGAGAATATCTGTATGATAGATTCCCTGTTCCTTAACGAACTTTTTAATATCATCGTGCATATAGTTGTCGGTGATTTGGCATATTTCTAAGGCATCACCTAATTTTTGTTTTGCTTCAAAAATGGTATTCTTGATTAATGTCAAATTTGCATAATCTTTAGATACCACGATTGCTACAGGATATTCTTTCATAACTCACCGTTTGTTGTTTTTGCTCATTTGAAGTTGCTGTTTTGCCATCGAATAGAAATTTAGAAATGCCCGCATTATCGACTGTTCGTTCACTTCTTTAATTTCATGGACGGCTCGATTTATACATGCGGTTTTACAATCGTCGGGTGTCAATATAAGAAACCAACTATTTTTGGTATTGTAATCATGTTTCTTGTGAATTTTTATAAATTGTTCATAGTCTTTGAAATTTGCCATGAACTTTTTAACTTGCGATTCTGTGGTTGTTCCATTGTAATAAAAATGGTATTCAATGTTATCTGTGCCGTCTTCTTTAGCATCGTCACACTGATATTGAATCAATTCTATCACGTTCTTCTCATAGGGTTTACCTAAAATATTACACAAGTTAGAACCACACGTTAATGTCTTTAATTGCCTCATAATACTTTCTTTGACGGTTTATTTTTGTCACACAAGGCTTTGTCTTTGGCGAACTCACAATACTTGCATGCTTTTGGTGAAGGTAATTTAGTATATTCTTTGAGAATGTAATTTCCATCACCATCAAAACAATCATCCATGAATGCTTGGAAATTCTGCGTAATCTTTTTAACTGTTACTTTACCTGACGCTGGTTCTACTCGCTGAAATCGTTTCTGTGGGAAGTCACTATACTCCATCAATTTACGTTTAAGGATAATGAACTCAACGTGAATTTGGTCGATTGGTATGTTATACTGTTGTGCGTAAAATTTCTTGTAAAGAATCAACTGTGCTGTTTTTGCTTCATCCTTCTTAACAGTATCTCTCCACCCCATAGTAGAAGTCTTGAAGTCGTAGATGTAAATGTCTCCACTTAAATCATCCTTGATAACAACGTCAAGATAACCCACGAAGTTCATTGTCTCTCCCAACTTAATGTCAATGGGAACTTCAACTCCTACCAATGAGTAACCCTTCTTAGAGAAGTAATCTCCTCTGTGACGTTTGAAGTAGTTTATGATTTCAAGTCCATCGTTATAGAACTCCAACATTTGCTCCTTACTCGTATATTCGATGAAGTTATCTGATTTCTTACTCTCCAAGTACAACTCACCCATCTTCTTACGAAGCATCTCGGGCATGTCCAATGCATCTGCGGCTACTGCCGTATCTGCATACATAACCGTTAGATATTCCTGTAAAATGTGATGGACTGCCGTTCCAAACAGCATGTGAATACTTTCCGTGAATACCTTCAAATCATCAATGTATGACAACTTCCATTTATGCGGACATGTAGCCCACATTGCGTACTGACTATAACTGACTCTACCCATTATATTGTAACCTCTGTAATTTGTTCCGTGACGGTAATTAATGATGTTGGATAAGGTAAGATTGGATGCTTCAACGAATTTAATATCGCTTTCTTTTCTTTCTTATCTCCCAACAGGTAAATGTATCGGTGTTTACGTTCTTCAAGTTTTAAATAGAATGTTTTACCGATTTGTTTCTTTAATATGTCAATGCTATTTGAACCGTACATTGAGAAGACTGTGCGTGAATGAATCCACAATTTATCGTCAAGATTATATTTCAGTGCGTAACTGTCCACTAACCTCATGGAGTCTCCTTGATACAACCAGTTTGTGCCTTTGTATATTCCGCCGATATGTCCCGCTTGTGGGTCTGCGTATGAAATTAAAACTTTGATGGACTTATCATTCTCTCTTAACCATTTGAATGATTGTCCGATTGCATATGATTCAATATTACTTCCATAACCATCGTGTATAAATAGTCGAGTCAATTCCAAAACTTCATTTTGTTTAACTAAATCTGATACGGAATCTGCCGCAAGTCTTCCTACAGGATAACCGTACGTCATACAACCAATGAGAGTTTCGGATTCACCTTCGAAGAAGGAATCTTCCTTTTCTTCTGTATAGAAAATTCCCAAGGCATACCGTGTTGAAGATGCCTTGTGAGAATAGTGATTTGTCTCAATCATATCCTTCGCGGCATCTTTTGAAATCAATCGAACGTTAATATTCTGTGTGATAACATACTGCTTGTTCTGTTCTTTTGGCATTTGGTATTAGATTTGGAAATTCTGATTTAAGTTTCTGCCACGCGGTATTTACTTCACGCATTTCTTCCCGCGTTAAGAATCTTTTATTTTTTGAGATGTCTTCTGATAAGTGGTAAGTATGTGAAGACACATGATGGATTCGTGCTCTATCTGATGGTTTGTCAGTTATCGCCAAATGCCGTTCTACTTCACGGTATGCTGAGAGTAGTTGACAAACCCTTTCAAGTTGAACGTCGAGTTTTTGATGCTTTAATTCCATAAATTTCGTTTTCTATGATTTTATATTCCTTTTCCTGAAGTCCATACTTCCGCACGATTTCTAACAACGCTTCTTTGGATTCAGATGATTTCATATAAATATCATAATACTCTTTGATTTGCGCCTCTCCCAACTCAAAATGGCGTTTTAATATATCTAATACTTGCTGATTATATTTTTTTTCAGTCGAAGGTTTGACATATTTCAAGAATATTTTCCGTTTTGGTATAATTTCATCATACACCTTATGCGTCCCACCCTGTTTCAACTGTTGAGAATACTTCTGCATCTCATTGACAGTCTCAATCCACAGTGGATTCATAGACAGAAAACGATGTATCATAAACACACTATATGTCTTCTTATCATCATCTGATAATGACTCATAATAGTTTGGGTCTGATACAGTCGTTATCTGTCCTATGTGGTCGAATAATGTTTTACGTTTCACTTCGGTCCCCAAGTTGAAATTACCATCAATATAACAAGTATCACACAAGTAATTGCCGCTATCCTATCTTGATTGCGATTCACGAACTGTTTGACTATCATTTTTCCCCCATGTTGTTAGTTATCCATTCACGAACTTCTGCGATTCGTGTTTCGACATCTTGCATTTCATCTTCCAATCTCACTGCGTTGTTAAATTCGGCAGGGAAGTCTGGATGATAGTTTGTGATACCAAATCGTTTAATCTTCATCAACACTTGAATAACTTCTGCACATTCTTCTGCAAGACAGTCAAACGGGTCACCTATGTGTTTATATAGTTTGTTACTCATTTCGTCTCCGTTGAAGGTTTAGAGTATCCGTCGGGAGCCCACCCTTGACCTTTAAGATAAAAGTTAGAATGTGGAAACTTCCGCGTCATTAATTTTCTACATGAAGGACACAACACCTGCTCATCCTTGTCTTTGACTAAGCAGGTGTCTTCTTCGTGTCCACACGTATCGCATTTGTAGTCGAATAGTGGCATATTAGAGTATGATTAAGTTGCTTTTCAGTGGGGGAACATCTTCATCGGTCAGGTCTGGTGCATCTTCACCTACCAATTCTTCCACCTGTGCGGGATGTTCTTCGTCTTCAAATGGAAATTCAGGTTCTACTTCGGGGTCAGGTGCTACAAATTCATCCGTTGCCAAGTCTTCATCACGAACGTCTGCGATGAAATCAAGATTGTCACCAGGGGAAGGAAGAAGTGTTCCACACGCTACACAGGTAAAAATCTGAATAGGTGCCATTGTCTCTTTACCCGATGGTGATATAAGTGCCGACACACGTTTAATAACGAACGATGAATTGAAGGTGAAGTTGTTACATGCGATACAACGCATTGTAGGTAACTGTGCGGCGTTCATCTTTGGTGCCGCCTGTGGTGCGTGATTGTGGTTCATTTTTCCGTTGCTCATTGTTATCCTCTTTTTATTTCGTTAAGTATTTTAATTATCATTGCCATTACGTGAATTTCTTTGTCGATTGCAAATGTGTCTGTCGCCTGATGCTCAGCGATGAGTAACATCGTCTGTGCGATATGTCCCTTTGCAAAATTGTCTACTTCATCATATAAAAATCTATACAAATCAGTGTAATCTCTTACTTCATAATCTGTCAGTAGTTGACGGATTGCTTTGAATGCGTCTGCCTTCGAACCATCCTTCAAATGTTCTAACAACTGTAACTTGTAATCTTGATTGATTATAGCCTGTTTATCAAGTTTTAATTGACCGCCGATTACCTGTTGCTGTGCGTAATTGATACACTTACGAATGTCGGGATATGTTGAAGTAACGATTGTTGCTACATCCTCTTTTGTATATGTGACATCCTCCGCCACAAGAATATTTGCAAGTCTTACTGCAATATCTCTCTTAGAGGGTGGCTTCACATTGAACACTTGACATCGACTCTGTATGGGTTCGATGATTCGTTCTACGAAGTTACACGTTAAGATAAACCGTGTAGTCTTGGAATATGTTTCCATGATATTTCTGAGTGCCGACTGTCCAGCAGGAGTTAATCCATCCGATTCATCCAAGATAACCAGTTTGAATGTCTTGAAGGATACAGAACTTGCAAACTCCTTAACAGTATCTCTAATGAAGTCAATCCCATTGGTGTCAGACGCGTTGATATACAGATAGTCACAATCGGTATTGTTGCCGATGATTTTGGCAAGACTTGTCTTACCTGTTCCAGCAGACCCAAATAGAAGGATATGTGGAATATCATTTGCATCGATACACCGTTGCATCTTCTCTTTTATATCATCGTTTCCTATGAAGTCTTTCAACGTCTTAGGACGATACTTCTCTACCCATATTTGATGTTCGTTATTGTCCATCTTCTATTAATCCTAATTTAGTTGCGGTGTTTTTAATTTTAAGTATACAGGTTTTGTATGCTTCCATGTCAGGAACACATTGCGTTGCCCAATAAATTTCAATTGGTGTCGGTAACCCGATGCTATTATTCATATTAGCATCAAATTGCAGTCGAGTATCATATCCCGATTGCCAAGAATCTGCACATTGTTTATGCCAAGAAGAATTAAATCCTGTCTTATGATACCAACGTATCGGTCGTTTACATCCTTCACATGTTATCATTATGCGTTCACGTCCTGTTTAGATACCAAGAAATAGGTTGCTTTAAAATCGTCAACGTTGAATGTAATTCTCATTAGACCCTTCGAACTGACTTCAATCTTACCAATCTTCGCATCTTTACTTGCGACAAGAACTTCCTTAAGATGTGCGGCTGAAAAATACGTAACAGCCATCTCATTGAATGTCTTAACGTCAATGTTGATTGCAACTTTGGTGGTATTGATATTGGAATGACCAATGACGAAATTGACTTTATCTTTTTTGGCGACAACTGCAAATTCCTTAACATCACTCAAAGCATTGGTTGCTTTGACGAAGTTATCAATGAACTTTTCGTCTACCGATAAAACCAAGTCCCATACAGGAAGGGTTTTGAGGTTTGGAACTTTTGCTATGATTGACATGTCCGACAATACATAGTTTACATCTACGTTTGAATCGGAAATCTGCAACATCACTGCCGCATCATCTTTCAGCCTAACATCGATGTCGATTGTTTCTCCAACAACGTTCAACAGTGAACGGAGTTTTGATGTTTGATTCACACCAAATTCACTCTCGGGGAAATTAGACTTCTCACAAGACACATCACCAATGATACTTTTTGTATCATCAACGAACTTGACAGAGAGGACATCATCCTTACAATGCCACACAACTGATTCGGCACTTCCGTTCAAAAAGTATTTAGAAATGAATCTGTTTAATTTAGTTTTTTCCATCTTGTATCTCCTTTGTTGTAACTGATTGTTGTTGTCTTAATAATGTAAAATGTGCGATTGCTTTGTCTATCACTTGTTCCAATGATGGAGCGCTGACGCGTTGTGGTTTCCATTCTCCAGTGCACGGTAACAACCCGTCCTTCATATGGTAGTATCGTGCCTGTTCCGTATGAAATGTCATTCTCCATACCATATCCCAATTTTCACTTGCTCTTCCCCACGGTTCAAATTCACACATACAATCTATAGTATATAATACCGAATCGTGATGTGAGGGTCCGATTAATGAGGAGTAACCACCTAACAAGTTGAGAAGTTCCTCTAACTTTTTTGTTACATCTGAAGTATATCTTATGATTTGCATATTAGTCTCCAAAGAATTGATTCATAACCTCTTCATTCGGTGAAGGAAGTGTCCACTGCATTGCATCATACAATGCGTCTAACTTCTTCTCAAATACCGCGTCAAACATTTTCTCATAATTGATATGCGTGCCAATGAAGTCCATAATTTCGTTGGGGTCTTCATAACCTTTGAATGCGATTGCTTCGATTCCAAACGGATTTTCCGTCAAGTATACCCATCGAACCTTCTCAGCGTTTTCAATCGGTTTGTGTGTTCGTGTCAAGTTATAATACGTGATTAAGTTGTTATACATGATTGCCGATTTAACTGCGGCAGGTGCTCCCTTTGTATAATTCTTGAATCCATCACTGTTTGACGAAAAGTGTTTCTGATTTTTTGACTTCAACGTATACTTCTTTACGTTGTTTACAGACGTAGGCTTTGCTACTTGTGACAGAGATAATATACGAATATTTCTCTTAAAAGTCAAGATTTTATTGTCTATTTCTTTTTTATCTAAGCCCGCCAAGATGTCTGTCAACAATTCCTTCAAAAACGTGCGGAATGCGGGGGGGAAGTCAGAACGAACCGTGTCGATTCCTGTCACTTCCATCTTATCTACCGTCAAACCGTTGTCGTTAATGGTCTGCATTGCATATCGTTTCTTCGTAAGCCACAATGCCGATTTCCCAACCTTCTCTTGTTTAGTGTAGAAGTGATGCACCGTTACATTTAAGAATTTCTCACTAAACTTGTTAAGAGAATCATTAATGAACTTCTGAACGTCTGTTGCCACTTCAATAACATACTGTGCCATCTTCTCTTCGTCTTTGACGTTGAACGATGGATACCGTGACTTAATGATTGGAAGTGCGGACAGAAACTCAGAGTCAGTATCACAATAAATGACATAATCTTCGTCTGTTCCAAGTTCCTTATTATAATAGTAATTTGCAACCTTCTCAGCGTATTTGATAACAGCCTGACCAGTCAACGTAGTTGCCATTGCATTGTCAAGGTCGTAAAATCTAAATACAGGCAAACCCAACACTCCATACAGTGAGTTAAGAAGAATCTTCTGAACATGCTGTCGTGACTTGAAATAGTTATACAATTTCTTGTCACCTGCGTCACCATACTTTTTCATCATCTTACGATACTCAACACGTTCGTCAAACCACGTTTCAAGGATTGCGGGAATGATTCCTTTAACCTTCGTGTTATATAAGATACCATTTGAACTAATTGAGAATTTACCTTCGTCTAACAAGGTTTTCAGTTGTGCATTGTCAATCTTTGACGTTTTGTTTCCAACGTGAAGTGTGTGCGTCTTCTCAACATTCTTTACGTAATCTTCACCACTCCACCCATCGATTTTACCGACTTTCGTCTCAGGAGAAACATTCAACGTACGGATGATGGACGGATAAAGACTCTGAAAGTCCAAATCGTATACCCACTCATACCGTCCAGGAATTGGTTCCTTAACGTATGCACCTTCAAACTTTTCTTCCTTTTCATCGTGTTCACCAGCGATTTTAGTTGGTGCAACCATATTCAACTTCTTCATGTAAACCAACATCGCACCTTCTAAGAATCGTGACGAATAGAAAATATCTTCGTATGGAACATGACCCTTGTGACATGTACCCATTGCGATTTCAATAATCTTCATCTTATCATCAATCTCTTTGACAAGTTCAACGTCATTGATGTTATACTTTAAGAATTTGTGAATGTCTGTCTTATACAAGGTATCCAATGTTCCATCATATTCAATTTTGCCGTGACCCAATTCTTTGGTAGAGATTGCATCTAAGTTATAAGTAGGTTCACGTGAAAATGTAAACTTCTTATAAAGTGCCAAATAATCAAGACACGACACACCAGCCAACCTATACCGTTCTCTGTAAGGCATCCACTTCACTACACCAATAGGACTAAGAAGGCATGCCGCATCGTTGCCAAGAACTCGTCTGAGTCGATGGAACAGATATGGAATATCGAAATAGTCAATATTCCAACCAGTAAGAACCGTTGGGGATATTTTACTATACATGGTAATGAATTTTGACAAGAGTGCTTCTTCCGTTTTAATAGGAATGATTTCAATCTTCCCATCATTACTCGGAGATAATGCACCCATTCTGTCAAGGATTAATGCGGTGTATTTGTCTTCTGCGGAGTTGTGAAACGAAATAGCGGTGATTTCGTTCAATGCTTCTTTAACGTCAGGCAGACCTTCAACCATCGACACCTCAATGTCGATTATCATAACTTTATGATTGGTTGATACTTCATCACTGTCAAGGTAGTTGTCTACCAACACTCTTGTTTCAGGATTTATGTCTGCTTCGTGTACTTTTCCATCTTCTTCATCTTCTTTTGACCAACGCCCAGTTTTCTTGCACTTCTTGCCCTTTAAGGACATGAATGTGCCACTATCATCATTGATGTAGGCATATCGTTTGAACGGAAACAAGGAATACCCTGCTTCATCATCCCAAAGATGAACTTCATGCTTTTCACTATCGTAATAAATATTTTGATACAAATTATCTACCCACCTGTTCTATGTATTTTGCTTTAGCGTCTTTCCATGACATACCAATTAAATCGTCATAGAATAATGTTTCGTTTGTGAGTTTACCTTCTGCATGTAGTTTTTCGTATCGTTTGATTGCCTTAACTCTCCACCAATCTAACATACCATCAACGTCTTTGGTGTAGCGTTCAGTCAGTTTGAGGTCTTCATAACCGATTTTGTTTTGGAGATATTCTTTTGTGTTTTCGTAGATTGAACAGAAATATACACCACGCTGATACCCATGTTCGAAGTGTGATTTAATTAGTCCCACCTCCTTAAAAATCATACCAAGTATCCGTTGTTTTACGCCACTCGCGACTCCGACAGCGTTGTCAGCGTGGTATATGTTTTTATATTCGTCTGCGTACTTTATCTTTACATAATCTAACCAATATCTGTAAACCTTATCGTCGGGTTTCACACTGATTTTACCAGCGCTGTTACCACAGTCCTTCCAATATGGAATACTGTTATACATACTATATCCGCCATAAAGACTTGTCGTTGTAAATCCTACGATTTTATCTTCATATCGGTTTTCCCACTCGTCTCTTACCGCCTTACTCGTAACCAAACATGCCATTAACTTACCACCTAAGAAGTTGTAACCGAATGGTTGTGTTGCTACGATACAACTACCAATTGCGGTGTTGTTAATCTTCTTTGCACCGATTTTCTGTTCCTTATTCCATCCAATGTATGCGTCTCGCACTTTGATACTCATAACATCACTTGCGACATTAAGAATACCGAGATATGCACCTGTTGGTTCATCAACTACCAAAAATTTTAGATTACGTCCGATGTTTTGGTCGAACACACCTGTTGAGATGAATTGACGTAATGCATTCCAATCTTCAAGGAGCGGTCCATCATCGACAAATACAACTTTTGGTTTCAATGCTTGAATCTGTGCGACAGTGCGTTCCTTGTCCATCAAATCAAATGGTTTCCAAATTTTATTCTTTACAAGACGGAGATTTGCAAGTTCTTTGGTGTAATTGAAATTTACATCTTCCCACTTCTTATATAACGTGTGTTCCTCCACGGACATAGATTTAAGCAAGTTCATATTATCTACGAACTCCTTAACTCTAATGTCATGGTCATCTTCTACATCGAAAAATGTTTCTAAATTTGTCATAACCTTTTGTCTTTTAGTGTATAATAATATACGAAATTATTTGATTAAAGTCAAGTTATTTCCAATAAGAATGGTCGTTTAAGAAAAACTTATAATTCCAAGTGTTTATAATAGTTTTTACAAATAATTTTATCATTCCAAATGTTCCCATTTTCTGTAATCTCCTATCTGATGTATATATTGCACTATCGTGCATATAAAATTTTCTCCGTGGAATTTTCTTCGAAAGGAAGTAATCTTCTGCATATATCACATTCTCATCAAATCCATCAAACGTATCTTTTCTTACCATCATGTACATTCCAGTTGCGTACGGATACCACAAATATTTTGACAATGATTGTAGTTTACTTGATACCCAATATATCAATTGTGACATCTTGGATGTAGAATCACAGTATGTATTTGTTGTAGCCATCCAATATTTCCCGCATATGATATGTGTTAAAGTATCGAATATTAATCTATGGTCCCTCAACCTAATATCAGAATCCATAAACAATATATATGGAGTTTTTGCTTCTCTCGCCCCATTATTTCTCCCAACAGACGGCAATCCACCCTCGATTACTCTTATATTGAGATTATACATGCGTTTCATTTGCTCGATGACGGACAGTGTAGTATCCGTGGAGGATGCATCCGCAATTAATATTTCAACATCTTGTATATCAGATTGTCTATGAATGTCATGTAATATCAATGCTATATTAACTTCTTCATTTTTACACGGTATAACGATAGTCAAAAATTCATTCATTTAAGTTCCTGTAATGTTAGGTTTCCATTAGAATCTATTTCAATATACGTTTTTAATCCATTTATCCACGCCCCGCTATTTGCATATGGAATATTTGCTTCAGGTAAATGTGAGTGACCACAGATAATCCAATCGTATTTAGTAAATTTAACCATTGCCAATGCATACGTTTTTGTATTATCTTTAAAAAATTTATCAAGTAAACTTGGGATTATGCCATTTTTATCTATTTGTTCTATTCCCTTATAAACCCATTTAAAAAATGTTTCTATCGCAACATTCATCTTATAAAATGGATTCAATGTATGCCCATGTGTTACTAAAAATGATACACCGTTTTCAGTAACAATATACTTGTCCATAACTGGGATACCAGTTAAATGCGACAACACGTTTAATGTTTCTGTGTCGTGATTTCCACAAATCCACACGATTTCAAGGTCATTGGATTTCCCTCTAAGGAATGAGACAAGTTCCCACTGTTCCTTTGGAAGACGGTTAAAGTTCAAATCATCGAACACATCACCGTTTAAGATGATGCGTCCGTAATTTTTCCAATTCAAATTAAGAAAGTCTGCAAGTTGTTTGGCATGCGACCTCACGGACCCCAAATGTATATCACTAACAATTAATGTTTTCATAATATTCTCCGATTATATTACTGCACAGGCGTCACCAGCACATGCGGCTTCACCTTGCAAGTCAGTGTTGTCCTCTTCTTCTACAATTTTTGTCAAATCTACATCTTTGAGGACTTTCATCATTTCATCGTACTTCTCCTTCGTAATCTCTTCAAAAGGTGCTTGTACGTAACTTCCACCATCATAATCTAAGACAGAAATACCATTGTAAAAGTCTTTATTCTCCCACATCCACTCACCGACTTTATCCCATTCATCCTTCTTAATTGACACGGTTACGGAAACATTGTTTGTATTTGCCCCCTTAACGTGCCCACAACGCACCCAATCGATGTTAAATCTCTTAGCCCTCTCTAACAGTGTCAAAGGACTTTCATCCCTGTATTTTGCGCCTTTCGGCGATTCTTGGGGAACGCTGATGATTGCTTGGATATGTGGCTTAAAGTAGTCATCTTCGACTAATTCGGGGTGTTTCTTAGCCAAAAACTTGTAGATTGCTTCATTCTTACCGACTCTAACTCGTCTGATATAATAGGGTGCGTGGTATGCGTGGACACCACTTGCAGTGCCCAATACGATACTTGAAGTTCCCGACGGTTTGATGGTCGTTGACCGTGCGGCGGTATTAATTCCAATTATCTTTGCGACACGTTTGTTTTCATCTGTTACGATTTTTGCGGCGTTCTTTAGATTCACATCGTCAAGTTTACCACTTCCAATGCCAGTGATTCCGACACCGATAAGTGCTTCCTTCTCCGTAGTCTCTTTCCATATCTCTCGGAGGTAATGGAAGTCCGTGAATCCCGCTTGAAGTGTTGCGAGGAATGTTGCGGCTTTAACTCTTGAACTGAAATCTGCTTCATCTTCAATATCACCTGCATTGACTTCTACTAAATTGCAAAATTGATTTGCACGTAAGGAAATCTCACAACATGGATTGACACCATACTCTTTGTCATTACTAAAGAGGATTCCTGGTTCACCACTGTTTGAGTTTTCAATCTTCTTCCACAACTCAAAGAAGTCTTCCTTCTTAACTTTGTGACGTAGCATAACAACACTGTTGTTCGCACGTGCTCTTTGTGGATTGAGTTCCCACCAATGATTGAATTTTGATGCGAGCATGTCATCATCGTCATAACTGAACAGACTAATGAGTGCGGCACGTCTAATTCCACCTGACAGAACTGCGTCTGCGATGAAACATTGCATGTCGTGAACTTGAATAGGTTTCAACTTCTCACCGACTGGCACGGAGTCCAAAATCTTCTTTAAGTCGTGAAGGCAGTCCATAAGAGGTTGAGGTCCTGGTGCCTTACCACCACTTGTAATTAACAATGAACCTTTTGGACGAATATCACTGAAATCAAATCGTGGAAGAAATTCTCCAAACATATATGCTTTGACTAATACTTTAACAGCGTCCGCCCATCCTTCGATACTATCACCCACTAAATATCGTTTTGCCTTTCCAGGTTTCTTAATTTCTGGAAGTTTCTTAACGTGATGCTTTTGTACACTGAATCCGACGCCACATCCAGTTAACAAAAGAAACATCGTCTCAGGAAATGCTTCCCAACTATCCGCTGGCATGAATGCACAATTACCAGTTACCAGTCCACCACTTAATATAAATGATTTATCATCTTCCACTTCCAAGCACCATACATCCGATTTTTCTACATCATATTTTATATCAGTTACTACCCATGAGGTGTTTATATAATTTCCTATATTAGAACTCAATGAATACGATTTTGAATTTGGATTACGTTTTACATTTGAACCCAAATTTGAAGATAAGTTGGTTATTGGTTTCTTGTTAATCACATACTGCCCAACCATTTCAAATAATTTTTCTGCAACTTCTTGATGATATAAATCGGAAATGTAGATAGATTTATATTTTGAAGAATTTGTAGATGAATCATATTCTGAATTTTTATATGCATCTGCACAACAATATCCATCTACAAATGCATGAATCAATTCTATAGAATCAACTGATGGGTCTGGATATTTTTTGGTATATTTCCCAGTATATGCCATGACATCACCACTTAATGATAGTGAGGTAGATGTCTTAAATCCCATTTCTTCAAATCTATACAAAAATTTATTTTTATCATTTCCACACAATCTTACCATTGAATATGCAGTTTCCCCATTAGAATTTTTAACATTAGTCCCATCTCCAAAAACATAACCATAGCACCAATACAACCGTTCAAATGGAGATGCAGAATCGTAATCAAAGTGTTTTAAACTTGGTGCTTTGCATAATTTATCCCCAATCTTCAATGAGGTAGTTTCAGACCAATCATGTAATATCCATCTATGATTTGATGTCGCTTTAATTTTTTTAACACTTCTTCCTCTGCGAAACGTTATTTCATTTAAGGAATCTTTACCATAATTTTTAACCACAGCAGGTTTCCAATTTCCAAGATGTGTCAATACTGAAATTTCATCACCATCCGAAAACTCTTGAAATGATTTAACTCCATCACTTGTTACGAACGCAGTATCACTACTAAAGCAGTTGTATATACGTGCTGGATTTATTAAAACTGGTTTACCTGCAAATTGCATGCTTCTCATTGATGGTAATATCTTACGGTCATAAACAAACTGATAGGTATCTTCTATTTCTTGTGCTAACATGGGGTATTTTACTTTGTGCATCTCTTTATTTCTTGTTACAATTTCGAACCAACTTTCTCTGCGTTTCTTATGTGGAACAAACTTTGCATATTTCATATAAGTCACGATATTGCTTAAAATTTTATTAGATATAGTCATCGCCATAGATTTCTCCGATATGTTGCGTTTTGAATGTGTATTGACTTGTAAGTGTGGGGGATGTAACCCTTTAGTGTGTATAAATATCATTTACAAATCAATTATCATTCAAAACCTTCTGTTGTTCCTTCAAGTTCATCAAATTTTCTTTTTAATAATTGTCTTACCACTTCGTTGCCATCTTTCATCTTATGTGTAGTTTCTTTACCAGCCATACTCTCTTCTTCGTAGATTTCGATTTGTCCTGTTGCGGCATTGAACTTCGAAGGGAACGTCACACCGTCTTTTCCCATTCTATTCTTGATAATGTGCCATCTTGCGGTTCCACTCACTTTATCGTTGATTTTACGTGATAAAGAGACAATGAAGTCTCCAATCATAATCTTCGAATATGCTTCGGAAACCTGCGCGCCGTCAATAACGTCCATTTCTGTTGCGGCTCTGTGTGCTTGTGATGCAGTCCATAACGGAATCTGAAATTCTCCCGCTACACCACGTAAATCTTCATAAATATTTTCCAAAACGAATCTTTTTTCTGTTCCGATACCTGTTAACAAGTCGGCATAGTCAACGAATACGATGTCGGGACCGAAACCCTTTATCATCTTCATCTTTTCGATGTAACTTCTCAACGTCTGAACACTTGCTGACTTTGTTGGATAATACTTGATATGTAACGTTCCCGTAATCTCTGAAAGTCTACGTTCAACGTCTTCTTTATGGAATTTTAAGTTTTGTGATGGAATACATGTCAAATGACTATCGAACCGAAGTCCTACATAATCTTGACTTAACTCCATTGTGAAATACAATACGTTTAATCCATTCTTCATTGCGGATGCCGCCATTGACACCAATCCCCAACTCTTACCTATACCTGCTGGGGCAACAACGATACCCATTTCACCAGGTCCAAGCCCACCATCGACAATATTGTCGATAATCTGCCAACCAGTTGAAACGGTCTTCCGTGCGGTTTCACTAATACGATGTTCAAACATCTCTAAGTAGTCGTGACCCAAATCGGAGTCGATTCCTACCTTAAGTGCTTCATCGATAATTTTACGAACCTCTAAGTGCTTGCCAGCGGTGAACAAATCCACAGAACTGTAAATTGCCTGTTTCAGTGCTTCATTCTTGCAGAAGTCAACAGTCTTGTCCTTAATGAACTCAAGACCTGTCATATCCTTAAAGGTATCTTTGATTGCACTCTTTACTGTTTCACGGAGTGCAGCGTTTTCAATTTCTTTTACAGCAATAGCCAACGCCTCCATTGATGGAGGTGTTTTGTATTTTATATAATGTGCTTTAATTGTGTCTACACACCAAGCGAATGATTCATTTGCGAAATACTTTGTATTGAGAGGTTCTATGACCTGTTCTAAAAATTTCACATCCGATAAGAGTGAGTAAATCAACTTGACTTGGAATGTATGTCCGAAGTCTGAAATGTTATCAATATTACTTTGCATAATTGGTCGCGTATGAATTTAATTGTTCGAAGCAGGTCTTTAACCAATACTCCAATTGTGGGAATGCCCCATTTATAAAATCTTCCAGCACCATCTTTTTGAAATCCCATTGACTCAACTTTGGAATCTCCCCTCTAATTTTTTCTGTGATTCGGAGTTTTGATGCTCCCGAAATATCAACATCCTCCAATTGCATGAGTTTGTAATTTCGTTCTAAGATGTCTTTTGCATTACACAGATTTACATATACTTTTTCTTCTTTACCATTGGAATAATCTAACAAGTCCTTAACAGTGACCGTTGTTGATTCTGCCAGCATTGGTAATCTCTTTATAATAGTTTTTAATCCCATTCCCTTAACACCATCGATGTTATCAGATACGTCACCATCCATAATTCGATACATAACGAAGTTATTTGATGTTATTCCGTATTCTTCAAGGATTGCCACTGAGTCATATAATTTCTTTTTAGTTGGTGACCAGACATTGACCTTCTCATTAACCAACTGATAAAAGTCTTTATCCGATGACATAATATAGTAAAAATTATCCTCATTGTCAATAGGATTGCGTGTAATGTATGCGATGGTATCGTCTGCTTCGATATTATCAATAGAAATGATGGTTACTGGCAAGCAAGACAGATATTGTAGTAATCTTCCGATTTGCATCTGCATGCTCGCAGATTCATCTTCTTGACTTGAGATATTTATGTTTCTATTGTATCGAACATTGACGTGTCGTTTCGCTTTGTATTCGGGATAGAGTTTACGTCTCTTTTGACTTCCACCCTTGCCGTCAAACACGACTATGATTCGTGTAGGATTGAGTGTCTTGATGGCAAACCCAATGGATTTCAAAAATCCAGTGATTCCTCCAACGTGAACACCATTTTCGTTTGTAGATGGGTCGGCACAGAAGGAACGGACAAATGTGTTATGTCCGTCCACAATCAACGTGCGACTATTAGTAGAAAGAGCACGAGTCGCCTCGTGCTCCCTTTTCACTTCTTCCAATAAACTAAGATAGTTAGTCTGCATCCAATTCGCCTTCTTGTAGTTCAAATTCATCGACATTGATTTCTCCTGCCGACTTGTATTTCATTACACATGCTTCTGCGATTAAATCATAGACATGCGCCTTAAATTCCGCGTCAGCCATCAACATATTGTACCAATCTTTCGCTTGGAACTTAATGTCATTGCCTGCCTGGTCTTTCATCGTATACCATGCTCCCGCTTGGTCAACAATCCCGTGGAGTTTCATAACACCCAACCATCCACCGTAATTATCAATACCTGACGAAAAGTGCATGTCATACTCTGCTTGACGCATGCTCGGACCCATCCTGTTTTTTACCACAAGTGCTTTACACTTCATACCAGACACTTCATCACCCTTCTTCAACTGTCCAACACCTTTAAGGCGTAATCGAACAGATGCGTGGAATGCCAATGCCTTACCACCACTTGTTGTCCATTGGTCACCAAAGGATACGCCAAGTTTCTGACGTAATTGATTTGTGAATACGACTGCGATGCGCTGGCGACCAATCATGTCTGTAATCTTACGAAGTCCTTTACCCATGATGATTGCTTTTGCTGTTGCCCAGCCGTCCTTGTCATAGTCTGCTTCAAGTTCAACCTTAGTGGTTGCTGCCGCAACACTGTCTGCGACAATACACACCAATTTGTTCTTGTTTGCGGCTCTTACCTTTGTAATGATATTTTCAATTGCAGTAAAAACGTCTTCAATCAATTGTAGTTGAACATACACAAGTGTATTGATGTCTACACCGATTGCCGTTAAAAATTCTTTACTTACTGCATTTTCTGTATCAATAAGAACTGCGACTCCACCTTTTCGTTGTGTTTCTGCCAAAAGATGTGCCGCTAATAGACTCTTACCACTTGCTTCAAGACCTGTTATTTCGGAAATTCTTCCAACAGGTATTCCACCGTCTTTACGGTTACTGATTGCAAGGTCAAGGATTCCAGCCCCTGTCGAAATCCATTCATTTACATTGGTTGGTGCGTCAGGGTCAGTTAAGAAGTATGCGACTTTATAATCTGTAAATTCTTTGTTAAGACTTGAATGAATCATTGCCGATAAATCGTCATTGATATTTCCACTGTCTTCTGTTACCTTCTTTTTAGCCATACTATTCTCCGTTATAAAAAGGGAGGGATTGCTCCCTCCCGTTTTGATTATTTTTTGTTAAAAATGTCATCGAATGCTGTATCACCACTAGCGATAGCGGCTTTACCATTTTCTACGACAACTGACGCTGAAGGTGACTTCAGTGCTTCCGCAGACGGTGTGTTGCTTGACTGGTCTGTGGTTCCGTCACTTGGATTGAGGTATTCCTGAAGAATCCCCTTAAGTTCATCGTATGTGTATCGTTGATACAATGCGTTGATGTCAGGTTGAGTTTCAAGATACTTCTGAACAAGTGCGGTGTCTTTTGATAACGGAGTTACACTTGGTTTAACACGGATATTCGTCTTACCGAATCCGTTGCCTGCTTCTTCCTTCGTGATGCTTTCAACAACAATATCACGCCCTGTAAGCGGGTCAGCGATGTTCCCATAATCGGGGTCAATCATAAACGACATAATCTCGTTTGCGACTGTCTTTCCAAATCCCCAAATCTTCACACCGTCTGCTTCAGGTTCGCCATCCTTTGCACGAACGATGATTGGTGCGAAGACACGAAGTTTCGGTCGGAGTTTCTTTGCCAACAGAATACTTTCGTTATCTCCCGACTTAGCGAGTTTGTTAGCGAACTCAACGATTGGGTCGGGTTCACCATAACTGATAGGTGAGAGAATCGGTTTCTTCTTATCGATGTTGAAGTGGAAGTACAATTCAACAAAAGGAATATCCTTGTTGAGTTTATATTCCACCATTCGAATCTGTGTCTTACCCGTCGGTGGTTTCCAGATGAATGAAGATTTCTGCATCGATGACTGTTGGAACTGTTCCAACTTCGCTTTAATTTTTGCCATGTCCATTATTTGTTTCTCCTTTGTATGAAATTAATTAACTTAACTTATATCCCTTGTGAATACAAGTGGTACAATATACAAATAATTTTTACCAAAGTCAAGTTAAATCGTAACTATATTTAATAATTTTGTGTTTATTTTTTTGATACCGTCTTCATTCGTGACAAGAATAGTATTCCTGTACAAATTCCAATCGATTTTGTATGAGTTGTCCTTATTTCCATCATTCATTAAAAGAACGATAGAATTAACGGCATTTATGGTGTAGAGTGTGTTGGTAGCCTTATTTCTATGAACAGAAATAGTGTTTTTGAGGAACGAAACCTTATTAACTTCAATGGTATCCACGTTGTAGGTACAATAGACATCTGCACCAATGTCGGTGTTTTGTAATACAAATACAGTCTTAACGGATGCGTATGCTTCCGTTATGAGTGATAATGTATCATCGACATATTTTTTCTTCGTAAAAGTACAAAGTAACTGTGAATTTTCCATATTGAATATAAATATGAAACTAAAACTGGAAAACTCATATTTCTGTCATTTCATTGTAATTTTTGCCATATTTTGTTTTAACAGGAAACTGTCCGTTAATCTCCATTATCTTCTTCACCGTATGCAAATAACTTTCCGTTTCTCCTTCTTCTACATCAAATAATATGGAATCGTACGTATATAAGACAGGAACAGACTTAAATGCTTGCGTATCTATCAATATCTTGCGCATTACCATCAAATTCTGCTCTGTTTCATAATTCTGTATAATGTAATTGAATAACTTCGTATCACTGTCTGCAATAATCGGTTTTTGTGATATTACCGATGGAATATACCCATTTGTGCGATAGTCAGCCCACAACTCTGCGATGAGCGCAGGTATCTGTCTGAAATAGGTAATATGTGCATATTCATCCAACAGTCCGCCATACAACATACGAAATGTAATCTTTTTTGATTCATCATACATTTCTTCCGTAACATGGTCAACATTGAAATACTGTTTGGCGAAATGTGCATGCACCGATTCAGGCGGCAGGTCATAACCCATCAATTTTGCGATTAAGCGCACATGGTATCCATCATAATCAAGTAAGAATAACGTTCCATTCTCAAATCTTGATATGAATGGAGTTCTACTTCCATTTTCTTTGTTAAGTGCGTTGTAATTCACGTTTCCGTATCTGTTAGACGGTCTGCCTGTTGTCGTTAAGTGATTGTATTGACTATAGACGTAACCGTTCTGAATTAATTCCTTTTTATCGAAATTATCATCGACACGTAATCCATATCGCTCGATTTGTGCTAACGTAGGAAGGGTAATTTGGTTTATGAATTTGCAGGGTTTATCGTCTTCACCGCTGAAGGCAAGGCAATCCTTTGAAAATTGCTCTAAGTCTTCGGTGATTGCATCGATTATTTTATAAATGGGGGTAATCTCCCAATCGCGCCTACGTTTGAAGATTTCGACTTCACATTCCATATTCTGTACATAATAGATTGATTCAATGTCTACTGAACCTTCGATATTAAAGTATTTTTTGTTATATACGAATGGTTTGTCAAAAAGTCCGCTCATAAGTGATGGGAGATTACCGCCGATGCTCATACATTCAGAATGACTGATGCTAAATACGAACAGTTCATCTAACTTGAGTGGTTTGGCGAATATGACGATGGGAAGAGAATTCACGGGATGTGAGTTCTCATTAAATAGAGGGAATACCAAAAATCTTTCAGTCTTTGCTAATTCCTGTAGTCGGAGTGTGTCCGTTGCATATTCTATGATTGTAATTTTCATAGTATAAATATACAAATAAAAATGGTCAAAGTCAACTTATTTATTAACTTGTTACCAAATCTGGTGTTTTAGTGGTAATTTTCGGTGTTTCTGATATGTGTGCGAATTGTGTTAGGTCTGATAATTTCTGTTCGATTCCCTTCATCACTGAACGTGCTTTTTTCACGACTCGTAAATTCGTATCGAACACTCCATAAATAAGTGCGTTCCCATTTTGCATGTCGTGCATGGGTCCATTTAGTTTCCACGTAAGTTTTAATATGTCATACAATTCAGATGGATATGAACTACCATTGGCAAGACCATCGTACGTTCCTTTGTCTATCTCAAGAATATAATTGGATATTTTGCTTTTGGCAAAATATCGTTCTTTAAAACCGACACTATAATCTGCGTCTAAAATTACAGGGTAACGTTCTTTAACAGGTATTCTATTTAACATAGAAGTATATTTGTTATTTATCTCAGATGAAATTATCATAATTCCCTAATCGTAATGGATATTTTCTTGCCAGATGAAAATGCGTTATTTAATGCCGCGAATAAATCTTCAAATACTGCATTAGTATCATTCACTCTGCCAATTGTTATATTTCTATCCTTGCCCACAATTAAACATCCCTTTGTACTTCGTGCTGTTGCTCCCCAATGAATTCGTATTCCCGTAAAATTAGGAACGTTCTGAATTTCTGGTAAATATCTACCAAATACACCAGAGTAATTAATATCTACATTGTATGCTCCGTGGGGGATGGCGGTTTCACCATAAACTTTTGCTTGATTGTACCTTACTGTATCTTCTACCGTATCACAATAATATACATCGTTAATATACAGTTTTCCCATTGTGAATGTTGATGTATGAATATCTCTATCTACTCTCAAGGATACTTTATCACCACCAATTGCAATAGTAGATGTCGTTGCTCGATTTGCTATAGATGCCGCGCTTCCTGCGGTCACATTGTCAAGTGCTTTTTTAATTCTTGCACCGTTGAATGGTATTAGGCATCCAGAGACTTTAGTGGTCCACCCATCAATAGCAACACTGTGAATGATGTTTATTATTCTAAAACATACATTTTTTTGTAAAAACAATGGAACGTAATCCACGTTGAATAGATTGCCGTAATAAAATCCACCAAGTCCATCTAACTCCATAGAAAGAGTTATTCCAACTGGGAATCCAATGTAACTGACATCTGACCCTCTCGTGTATACTTTCAAAATGCTGTTAAATTGATTTTGATAATTTATTGCACTTGTATCGGAGAGGGATTTTCCTAACACCACATCCCAACCCTTTTCCTTATCACTTAGAAATGAAGTGGTTCCAAGTAGTGTACCTCTTGGTGCAGGGTCTTTTGCAATTGAATGTCTATCATCGTATTGAATGCCATCAGCGTATTGTGGATAATATCCTGCGTCAGGATTTTTCTCTTCAGTTATATTTGCATTGCCATCATAAAATCCATTACTTGCGGCTTTGAATGCCACTTGTGTTTTGGCATCACGTTGATTTGGATTCACATTTGTGTTTCCAACGTATGCGGCAGTTTGGAACTGTGATGGAAGGTTTCCATCCAATTGAATATTGCGTATGACCGTACTTATATTGTATGAAGTAAACGTTGTTACTAAAGCATCGGCAGATGTAAGATTTTCATCGGTGATTTTAATCGACAGTAAATCATCATCGACATCCTTTATCAAATTAAATATTCCACCAGTGGATGAATTTATTATTGATAATATTTCATCTATAAATTCATTGAATTGCTTTTTCGCATTCATTGCACGGATGACTGCATTTATATTAATAAATATACGCTTGATGTGCCCAAGACGAAAATCACTACTATCTTCAGGAACTTTATATGGTACATCACCAATATTGTTAGGTAAAGCAGTGAACTCCAATAAATCTTTTCTATATTTCACCGCACCATTTTGCATACGATACATTAATCCCTTATCCGCTGGTGTTACGTATTTTTCTGCGGTGGAATTAAATATTAAGACATCTTTGGGATTGAATGACCGCAAATATATATGATTCTTGCAGTATGCGCTGTTGTTAGCCAAATCCATAAAACTGACTAATTTGTTTGCTATATAAAACTCACTACGAGGACGATTTTTTGTTAAATCTTCCATGAATGTCGATGGGTCACCATATAAGAATGCGTTATTTATTAATGTAAATAAATGACCAAGAGAAATATAGTACTTATCTTCAGGTAAGATATTTCCTTCACTAATGACTTCATCTGGTAATGCAATATATTGATAATATTCCGTTCCTTCGTTAAGAAAGAATTTTTCAATCTGTGGTTGTTTTGTATATTTTTCCGCATTCAATCTCAACGTTGCCAGTGGGTCATTACTCAAAGTTTGAGATGCTCTACTCGCCGCAAGTTCATTGGCACGAGCATCAGTTTGACCAGGAATTGGACCAGTAGAACCTGCAATTACTATACGTGGACGTTTCTCAACCTGTTGTGTTGGTTGTGATTGTCTATCTTTTGTAGTGGCGGGTGTAGCATCCGTTACACCAGTCATCCATCGGAAGAAATTATTACTTCTAATGTCAGGAGAATCCGTCATAAAACTATATACGAATGATGCAGGTGAGATAATTGTCGTTGTGCAGTCAAACCCACCATTTGCATTAACTTTCCATGTAAATGTAGAACATATACCAATGAGTGCATCGTAATTACCATTATTTCGTATAATAGTCTCTCTGATACTTCCCGTAGTATTTCCACGTAACAACAATTGTACTTTGTCTTTACTATTTCCGTTTGTATTGTTGAATAAACTATCTGTATAAACTGGTGATGCTGCACTTGTAAATCCCCACTGTAAATATAAATAAATTCCAGGGTTCATATACAATACTTGTAAATTGCCTAAATCCTCCAGCGTCCAACATTGGAAATTTACTGTTGCTCTTCTAATTGACCCAAGTGGTGTTTCATTATTAACTGCAATAGATGTGATTCCTGGTGGTGGTCGATGTCCAATATCATAATCTTTATACGTGTCCAATGTAACTCTACTCAATTTTGTAACACCATTGGAATTTTGCTTTATGAATTCATCTGAACCACCGTAGAGAACTGTCGAACGTGCCAATGAACTATCACCACCTTCACTGACGGCATTAGATTCTAAGATGATGTATGGTATGCGTGCAGAATGAACAAATCCCATTGCAGATGGATTTGCTATTTCAGTCTGTCGCCTGTTTATTTCATCAACAACAAATTGCTCTATTTTCGAACCAAAAATTGCCATAATTATAAGTTTAAATTAATATAGTTTCTTACTATTTCAAGATGATTTGATGGAATACGAATCGTAGTTCCAGGTTTAATCTCAACTGACCCCTTACCAAGACCGTTTGATATTGCGATAATCCAATACAGTGTTTGGTCACCATAATATTGTTGTGCGATTAGGTCTAACCTATCGGAGTCTCTTGATATTATTATAGTGTCATTGTCGTTTGGTTGTATAACTGGAAATCGTACAGTTTTTAGTTTTCCATTTATTCTCGGTATGCCATTATATCGTTCCATTATTTATTCCTTTTAACAATATCATCAATAGTAGTTTGTACTGTCGGTTTCTTGATTGAAGAACCACCATGACCAGTATTTGCACCAGTACCACCTACAGCAGTAGATGTTTTATCTGTCGATACTGTAGAGGGTGTGATGCCTGTCGTTGCTGTCCCATTCCATATTTTTTCTTTTGGTACTTCGATTGGTGGACGTGATATAACTTTATTTTCGACTCTGTACGTCACATTGTTTAAATAATATGCAACAGGAATACCTTCTGGTACTACGTCAATATTCAATGCCACACTTACTACTAATGGAAATTCTGCGGCGTTTCCAGTAGCACTTACCCAAGGGGTTGTTGAATCAACTGTATATGTTAACGTAGAAATTACACCGACAACTCTATTGATAAATGTACCAAATTTAAATATCATATATGGTGTTGCAATCCTGTGCGTATTTTTAACTTGCGCAGGATATGTATAACTTGAAATTTGATTTAACTTTGACTTTACTACACCCAATTCAGATTGAAAGTATATAGGAACCTTAAATGATACACTTATTGTTCTTCGTGTATTTTGATAAATTGGATATGTAATTGGATTACCGACATAATTTACGGTTGCATACGATGGACTCCACGCATCTGAATAGGTATCCATAATCGCCCTAAATGATATTGTTGGGTCTGCCGAATCGTATGGAGAAAAATTCAATGTTACTATATCCCACCCACTCGTTGCTTCTCCGTTGTCAGATTTAACTGGGTCTAACTTTGGTATAATAACTGATTGGTCTGTTCTCTGTAATAAACTTTCAATTGCAGAATTTGTTTCAAGTGTGGTTATATATTTTTTACTATTATTGTTTGCTTCCAAAATATCAGTATAATCTTGATGCGTCTTAAATTTATATGGAGTTTTATTCACACCAGTAGTAATATCGGTAGTAATGTTAGGTCCAGGTACACGATACGTTCGTATGTTCTTGGGAATATCAAAACCCTCTTTAAAAATATACGGATTTGTTAATTGAATTCCTAACATGCTATATTGTGCAATTTGTACGCCAGGTCGCATAGGTGTACTAAAGAACAACAGATTCTTTTCGGCATCTATATTTGCACGAAGAGTTCTATCTCTAAGAACTATCAATCTGTTAGTGTCACCTTCCCACTTGGTAGCCTCTGTAGTTGTTTCGTAATGGTCATTGCTAAATAATCCAAATAAACTATGTCGTTGTGGATGATACCCAACCATCGCTCCACCAACCGCTCCAAATATACTCAATGGATTATAGATTCGTGTCTCAGAACGTGGATTCATTAACTGCATGCCAACTTGCTTTGCTACAAACGAAATTCCTTTTAGTGTAGACATGAATTTAGTAAGACGAGTGGCATCTGTACTAACTATATCTAACATGGTTGATATTCCCGCTCGATATGGAGATAATGCTCCATCTATTATATTTATGACACTTTGTTGATTGTTAAATCCAAATCGAGTTCCAATATCCCTCATAATGAATGGTTGTGAACTACCATCACGTATTGATAAGGGGTCATTTATAAACGATGACCGTTTGTAGTACATATCCAATGTAGTTTCATTTGGAAATGTTCTGAATTGTAATGTATCAGCGGTTCCATCATATTTCAGTTGTGTTGATAATGAAAAATTGGAAACATCCCACGATGAAGGTGCCAATGCAAAATTAGCAAGAGATGCATAATTAATATCTCTGTATTTTACAAGAAATTTACTGTCATCCTTACTATTGAAATTCTGAGTGAATCCTTCAGGTGGAGCACTTTTTGTAATGCCAGCCATTCCAGTGAAATAATCCACTACTCCCAACTTAGAAAATATAGATTTCTTTTTTATTAATTTTGAGAAGTCTTCTGCCATAATATCCTTATGCTCTTGCTACTTTTTGTGATGTGATTTCTTTTACTAATCTACCAAATTCTCTACCATCAATTATTAATGCAGTTTTCATGTTACGAACATCAACTTGCAAATCTTGGATTGCCTTTATAACACCAGACATGTCTACATTGTTTGAACTGCCACCGTTTACTTTACCACCCAACGATGTTCCAGCAATTACGGAATCGTTCTTATCTAATTGGTATGTTCCCTTTGCGCCAGATACAACCAAACCACCGTCAGGAGCAATTTGAGCATCCTGCACTTTATTATTAGCACTTAACATATAGTACGCGGCTCCACCAGCAGCAAGTGCGATACCTGCTGCGATACCAAGGGTCATTGCGGATGCACCAGTTACTGCTGCAACGGCTGCGGAAATCTGTGCGGCTGCGGCAGCCCAAAGTAATCCGACTTGTGTAACCAAATGTCCAGAAGTAATAGCATTCCACAATGCAATTCCTTTTGATGCGACAAATATTGCACCAAATCCAACCGCAATTGATGATACTATTTTTTCCCATACTGTAAATTGTTGTGTTCCACCTGTTAATACATCTACAAGTTTTACAATGGGTCCAAGTATACCATTTACAACTACACCAGCAACTTGAATAATTTTACCAAGTATAGGACTAAGAATTTCTGCGATATTTGCAAACATATCAACCAATGGTTCCAATGGAGTTAATAGATTGGTAACCATACTTACGAATTTTTCCTGTAATACATTTAACTTTTCTTGTGCTGCAACCTTTTTTGCTGCAGTGTATGCCGCCTTATCGTCCGTGACTCCCAACATGAATTTCTTCTGTTGCTCAGTATCCATGCCCTTTAATTTTTCTTCCATCTGAGCACGCGCTACACTACCAAGTTTATTTAAATTTTCTTGAATCATCAAACTTCCAGCAAGTTCATCTCTATTCATTCCAACAGATTTTGCAATTGCTTCCTGTTGTATACGATTCATCCGTGTAAAATCTCCAGCACTTCCAACCTGTGAGAGAATTTGTTTTGTTGCACCTGCTATATCATTTTGTAACGCCAATTCTCTTGCAAGTTCGAAGTTTAAATTCTTGCCCGTGAGAACGCTTGCTTCAAATTGTGCTACAAGTGATGATTCGATATTCAAAAGACCGTCTGCTATACCATTCATCTTGTCAAGTGACACACCAAGTTGTTTTGCGTATACAACCGCGTCTGCCAATGCTTTTGGATTCTTAGATAATGAAAGAAATGTTGCGGCACTCATTTTTGAAATGTCTGCCATTATACCTTTGAGTGAGAACGTCACTCCAAGACGCATTTTGGATTCAATGTTCGATTTTGCCGCCATCTCTCCCATTGTCTTTTCACTCATACCGATGAATTGCATCTGCGTTCCAAGTCGCGCCGCCTCTGCATTTGCCATTCCCAATTCTTTGGTTAAGGCAATTTGGTCTTTGACTAATTCAAGGGATTTGCCTTGGCTAAAATCAACTGATGCCCCAAATGCTTCTGAGAGTTGATTTGATGCTTCTATCATATTTTTAACTGTTTGGAATGTCGAGCCTATACCATTAGAAGTTCTTTCTATATCAACAAACGTGTTTCGTATTTCACGTGCTTCATTTCCAGATAACATTAAAGTTTTTTGCATCTCTGAAACTTGTTCGTTTTGCTCAAACAATATTCCAGAGATTTTATCAAATGCACCCGTTAACAAAGATATAGTTTGTATCAATCCTCCAGCACCAATGGAATCCCTGACAAGTTTAACAGCACCAGTCATTCCATTAATTTGTGTTATATTTTTTCCAAATAAAATACTCATTGAAGTAAGCGCATCCTGATGCTTATTGTACATAGCCAACTGTGCTTCTAATGTCAAGGTTAATTGTTTTTCTAAATCAACCATCTCACCAGTTACACCAAGACCAGACTCCATATTTTTAGTATTATCAAGTTGGACTTTGTATAATTTTTCCGCAGTTTTAAGTATGTTATTCTCAGATATATAATTTTCTTTTAATTCTTTTGTTTTATCTGAATATATCTTTTTTAATAGTCCTTGATTTTTTTGCATTTTTTCTTCCAATATCCGTGTCTTATCTTGGAATTGGTTAATCAGCATTACTTCATCTTTTATCGCATCATATAATTCTAATAGGCGCTGTAAGTCCTCTACCATTTCTTTTGGCACATCCTTCATTTTTCCCATTGCGGTATTTAAGTCATCTATTTGTTTTTTGACTTCTTCAGGTGTTTGTGGTGCTGCCATATTTATTCTCTATAATGAGTTGATGTTATATAGTATAAATATCAAAAAAACATAAATTTATGTCTTTTTTTGAGAAAGGGGATGGACTAATTGCTTTTGCTGTGGTGGAGGGGCGTCACTATTCTTCTCTTTTTGAATGATTTCTTCCAATTGACGTAAATAAAAATTGCGAAGGTAAATGGGCATGGAATAGACTTCACTATGTGTGAATCCTCCACGCCCATATAAACAGAGAGCAAATACGTCTTGATGTATTTGGGGTTTATTCTCTGCCCGAAGGCCAAAAAAAGTCGGTGGTTAAAGGTACTTGGATTGTACTTGATTTATTACATTCAGGACATTCAAGGTCATATGACATATCAACGTCAGGTGTTGAATGAAATAATGCTTTTCTAAGTGCTAATGAATCTTGTGCTAACATCTCTTCATTAACAAACTTATTTATTATATCTTGTTTGGTTTCGCCGTCGATTGATGTAATGATATTTCTAAAACGAATTGTCATCTCACTATCTCTACCAGTCTGTGCAGAGATTTTCTTCATTGCTTTTGCTTCTGCATCGATGTTTCGTTCATCTGCGTGTGTTGCAAGTTTAAGAATAAGATTCTTCTTAGAAATAGGAAGTTGGAATGCAAACTGTTTGGAACCTTTTGTAAATATGGATAGGTCTACTTCTTTATTTTCAAACGAAGAAATATCCACCGTGTGTTGGCTGGATTCTCCGCATTTTGGACATACAATATTTACTTCATAATCTTTACCATATGCCAAAATTCTTGATGCTACTAAAATGGCGTTTTTATCACCGATTAACAATTCACTGTAATTGATTGGAGTTACGATAAGACTCTGAAGTAACGTATCAATAACCACACCCTTTTGAATTAGATTTCTTGAAGTTAAGATGTCTTCTTCTCTTGCGGTCATATACTTAATTTCAATAGTACCGCTTGAAAGAGGATTTGTTGCTTCGTAAAAGTAACCCTGTGATGGTAATTCAATTGTTTCTGCGGGGAATTTGCTTTCTGTTGCCATGTGTAGCTCCTTTTGTATGTTAGTAACTGTATTTAATATAAATATCTACAAAATAAAAAAAGGGAGCATTTCTGCTCCCTTTTCATTGTCGATTTTTAGTTAAATTTACTTCTTTTTACCTTCTAAACGGTCAATCATACTTTTGAGTTTACCATGTTCACCTTTACTCTTCATTTTTTTGGCAATTTCTCTTAACATGTTTGCTTCACTGATTGTCACTTTTTTCTTTTTTGAGCCAATTCCTGCAGGTACACTTTTCTGTGTCTTCTGCATCGGAGATTTTGCATGCTGACCACCATCTTTTGGAGGACACATACACCCATCCCATTCACCACATCCAGGGCATCTGTTAATTTCGCCCGCCTCTGCAACTTGTCCATATTTCTGCATCAATGAGTCCATTGCTTCTTCAAGTGATAATCCTGTTTCCATCAATTGTGAGAATTCGGGTGTACCTTGAATCTTCTGTTCGATTTCTGATATGCGACTGTTTTCATCCATATCATTAATACCCTGACGCATCCAATCGAGGTTTTCTCCGCCGCGTTCACCACGTTGGTTGAATGTGTCCTTATACCCACGTTTAAAACCACGACCTGCCTTGATTGAACGTCTGCCACCAGATGCAACAAGTTCTCCTTCATCATTCCAAGTATTACCTTCTTCATCGGTCCACTCTTCAGATTCTGCGATTGTTGCTGTATTCGATGTGCCAGCCATTTTCTTCTTTGAAATTGTGTTCTTGATTTGTTTTTCCTTTGCTGATAAGTAGTCTACTTCTTTTCTCGCAACATCCTTATCAATGGAATCTTCGTTTATAGTCTCTTCATGCTCTTCTGCTTCTTCTTCAGGTGTTTCCTCTTCCTCATGCTCAATGGATTCGGGTTGACCTTCACCAAAAAATTCCTCAACATGGTTAAGAAGTTCTTTTGCGGCTAAGATATGCGACTTAACCCACGCTTCGACATCTTCATCGTCAGCATGTTTTGATGCATTGAGAGCCTGTTGTGCGATAGTCTCAAGGTCAGTCTTCATTTCACTCTGACTACCATCAACTTCCACATTATCATCTGACTCTCCGCCCATCATCTTGCCGAACTCTTCTTTTATGATACGTTCTAAGTCCATCTTTGTGATTTTTTGCATTTATATCTCCATGTTAAGAAATTTAAAAATATATACACAATTAGAACTGCAAGATTGCGTAGTCAAAACGTAAGGTCATGTCGATTGTCATTGGGTCACCAACTGACCAATCAAGCGTTTGAAAGTTTGCTTCTTTAATGTATGCACCTTTCAATGTCCATTCTTCAACTTTATCACCCACGGGACCAATCATGTTAATTGTAACGTCTTTCTTATAGAAGTCACTATAACCTTCACGTCCTGTAACTGACTCATGTGATAAACGAACCCATTCCATAACCGCCTGTGCTCCCGAAGGAACGATTGGGTCATACAGTGTGCATTTCACATCATTCCACGTTACTCTACCTTTCAATTTGCGTTTAACGTTGATATGGTCTAATGTAATATCATCAGAAGTCCAAGTAGGTCTATCGACCGCTTTCACCATGAATGAAGGGATTCCTTCGATATACATGATGAAACGATTTTTTACTTTTGGTTCAAACGGTGAAAACATAATTTCCGAGGGGTCAAGTATAGCGGCCATTTTTAATCTCCTTAAATTGTTAATCTTATAAAAGTACAGTTCAATAAATTTTCAATCTCTTGCTGTCTTTTAAGGTCTTTTTCTTTATGTGACAGATGACGTTTCTCATCAACTTCTATCACAACATTTTTTTCTCTGTCATATCCGTCAACCCAGTATCCCAATTTTTCTATATGATACTCTCCGCCATTTTCAGCATGTTGAAAGTTATAACCATACTGCTTCCCACACTCTTCAATCAGAAGACATGCCTTTGGATTGTAATTCGGTGCCATACTATTCTGTCGCATCCATTCACTTACCGCCAGTCGTTTCTTTCTTTTTGTTTCATCCGAATCTTTTTTACCTAATTTGATTTCTCTCATTTTAAGTTTAGATTCTTCTGTATGTGGTTTTCTAATCTGTTTAATTCTTGCTTCGCATAATTTCTTATGAGCTTCTTCGGAAATTTTACGGTCTACATTTATTTCACGCAATATCCGTTTTGTTTCCTCAGTATGATGCTTACCTAACATACCTTGATGATTTTTTATATTATTTCTAACTTCATCAGTTTGATGTTTTCCGTAAAATGGATTATTTTCACCCAAGTTAGCACATACTTTGCATCTTGTGTTGTTCTGTGTGGCTCGAGCCAATACATATTTATCTCTATATACTTGCTCTACGCCACACTCTGGACAATTCTTTTTATATTCTATCATCTTATAACCTTTTATAAATATCATCCAACTAAAAATTATGCAGGAAACGACGCCCCTGTCGGCAATACCACGAAGTCAAGAATAATGAATTCTGCGGTTCGTGTAGGTTGGAGATAAATCTGTCCAACCAATTGATTTCTGTCAATTACTTCTGCCGTATTATTCGTCTCGTCCATAACTACCTTGAAGGTTGTCAATCCACTCTTTGCTTGGATGTTCTCCAAGTATGGATTTACGATATTCAAGAAGCGTGCGCGTGTTGCCGCTGTATTCTGTTCGAATACTAAGTAACGTGCCGATGAAGCGATGAATTTCTTCACACGAATTAACAATCTGCGAACATTGATACGGTCAAGTGCGCTTGGTTTTGCCTGAAGTGTCTTCTGACCCCATGCGGCTACGCCTGTTCCAGGGAATGTAGCGATTGGGTTGATACGACCTCCATACAAATCATCACGTTCTGCGTGTGTTAAGCGTGTGTAGGTTTCGATAACTTCCGTTAAACCACCTCTGTTAAGACCTGCAACTGCTGTCCACTCTGCACCAACTCTGTCGTTGAATGCGAACGCACCTGCCATAACAACTGATGGGGAAACCCAAACAGGACGATTTAAGTTATCATCGTTAATCTTAACCCAAGGATAGTACGTACCTGAGTAGTTAGTATCCAACGATGCCACTGTTGCATTTGCTGACAAGATTGAATCATCTATGTCAAATCCATCCATCACATAAAATACATCACCACGTTCCTCACAGATTGTCATCGCGTATGATGTTACTGCGCTATGCTGACTGTGTTGAATTCCAGGAATAACCAGCATGTTAATGTCGATTTCGTCTGGGTTGGCGATTGTGTCAAGTGCTGCCTTGTATGTCTTTGTACCTGCAGTTCCTGCCGTGCTAATATCAAAACCAAACACGTTGGTTGATGTAATATCTTTTCCAGTTGCCTTGATGACGTGAGGTTTCATACCATCAAATCCACCTTGGAATGGAACTGTGAATTTCAATTCTTTAATGCTTGTTGCAATCGTCACTACCGTTAACGCTGAACTCGTGCATGTTGACATTAAGAATGTGTTATTTGTCATTGATACGAAGTCACTGTCAGTTACAGAATTAACCACGACAGGATTTACAAACTGCAAGTTACTGATTTTTGAGAAATCAAAACCGAAGTAAAGTCGTGTATTCTGTGAACTATCACTTCCACTCAAATTCGATACGAAAGTTACAGGAGGAACGTTGTTGTTAAATGGTTTGTATAAGTTGTTAAAACCAAATGGATACTGTGTTGCGCTATATTGGTCATCTACGTCAAACATTTCAACATATACATAATTTGAAAGATTTGCATAATTTCCATTCGTAACAATCTTACCAGCATCAGTGAATAACAAATATCTATCACCAATTGCACGTGCGATATAATTTTTGCTATCTTTGTTTAAGTTAACACCTGTGAATGATTCAAGTACATTCAACTTCAAGTCTGTATCATCAAATGAACGAATTGCAACATCGAACGATGCGAAGTTTGTTCCCATTCCAGCATCACCAGCTGCGATGTCACTCTGTTTCACGTTCAATATAGATGCTTTGAATTTTGCGTTTGCATCTGTACCATCTGAGAAGGTATGAAATCTGAAAAGTTTATTTCCACTTTGGTCTGTAATCCAAGGGGTCAATGCTTCTGTGAATCCGTACTTACCAAATGCAGAACCACTTACCGTATATGCGGAACCACTTGATACAGAGGCAGTGGTTGTGCTATAAATTGCACTTGTGTTTGTTTGGAAATTCAATGCGACATAAACGGGTTTCTTTCCGTTTGGTGAAGTTCCAAATACCTTCGTAATATAATCTGCCGCGGTTGGAGTCAATGAACATGAGAATGTTTGAGCTGGAACAGCTACACCAGACACCGTAAGTGCGAAACTTGTTCCACCAGTAAGTGTTCCGCTTGTTGACGTTGTTGAAAAGTCAAACGTTGACAGTGCTGAACACGATACCGTAGGTAACAACACTGCTGCCAATGTAGAAGTAACTGAACTACCACTGAGTGATAATGCAATTGGAGTAGTGAACGTGAACCCGCCGTTACCAAGTGTTCTCACAATCGTTGCCGAAGGTGCTCCACCACGTTCCAAATACGACTTCACCGTATAGGCGGTGTAATTGGTTGGGTCTTGAGTACCGAACTTACTTTCAAATTCAGAATACGAAGTCACTTGCGTAGGAACCATTGCAGGTCCAGTTACAGTTGGACCAACGACTGCTGCACCCAACTGTGCGATACCTGCAGGTAAAAATGATAAATCTTTTTCGCGGGTAAAAACCGCTGGACTTACAATGCGTTCTGCCATTTATTTTCTCCAATTAAGTTGTGTTATTATATTTGCTGTTACCAATAAATATAATATTAAAGTTATAAAATACATCTTATTACTCAGAAACTTGAACTTCTGGTGTGAATATTCCAGTAAAGGGGTTCAACTTTCCTTGACCATATTTGGTGGTCATTTCATCTGTAAATGCCTTTTCTTTTACTTGTAAATCCAAAATTTCATTCTTAACTTTCGCGTTAAGATTCTGTAACTGCGACTGTCGTTGTTCGATTGCTAACTTCTCTAATTCCATCCGCCCAAGTTCCACAATTTTGTTTTGATAATCTTGTTGGATTTTTTGGATTACTTCCATTTCTTCGGGTGAAAATTTGATTGGTTCTGACATAATGTGTTTCCTTTATCGTAAATGATTGTTTGTAGTATTTCGTATATAAATATACATTAAATTTGGAAAAATGATTAAAATATCGTATATTTTACGATTAATCAATAATAGTCGTTCCAAAAATGACTTGTTTTGGACTGAACTGCTTCTCTACACTTCCAGCCGCAAGTGCAAGGGTTTTGTTTATAGTAGCGGGAACCAAATAACCACTTATTTCTAAGTTAAATGTAGTTTTTACGGTTCTCTGTGTATCTGCAACTGAATCGATGCTTGTGTTATAACTTTGAATCTTGGTTCTAAACTTGAATCGTTCTTTATCACCCCAATAACTACCTTCACTGTAAAGGATAGCTTCAACAATTTTGTTCATTTGGTCTACTGCTTCTGTCAATACTAAGAAGTCGTATGTCATAGTCACGTAGTCAGGAATTACAACATTGAAAAGTTCCTCTGTGGGTTTTGTATTCACACTTATTGAAAAATTATCATATCGATTATTCGCTGACCATTTTTTCTTAAATGAATAGAACTGCAGTGGATTGTTGGCATCCATTTTGTCAATCGCATAGTTATCATCTTTTGAAACTGTGTTACGTTTGAATGCAATGATTGGAAGGATGATTTTATCTTTTTCATCTTTAAAGAATCCATCTCTCTGAACACTTTTCCATCGTTCGGGATTGGCATAGATTACGGGAACGTCTACTGTCATACCATTTTCTTCTACTTTTGGTTTGATTACGTTCACTACATAATAACGAACTGCTGCATCGATGTCACGTAAAGTAACTGTAAAGTCCTTTACTGTATCACTGGCACGACTCGTCATGGTTCCACGATTTAATGGAAGTTCTTCCTGTCCTGTAGAAATTTCTACTTGTGTTTTTGGAAGTTGTGGGTCTACGCTCATTGTGCATCTCCTGCTCTAAATTCCTGAATCTGAATCTTGCTCTTACGTGTCATATGAGCATTACATACAATAGTATAATTCCAATTTTGGTCTTGCTGACCTGCCGCTAAAGTATTTTCATTATAGTTATGAATTTCATAATACTGCCCATTCCACAATACAATGTCTCCAATTTCAGGATATACATTCTGCGCGCGCAGGATTTCTCTTTGAAAATTCAGTACGATATTTTGATTAACATCGATACCCATTTCACCATATTCTGCAATTTCAGGGTCATGCGCAATTAATGCATACAGTGTGACTGGTGCGAAATAAATTTTATTAAGCATATCACCATATAAATCGTCATCACCCATTGAGGACACGGCAAGTTTATACAATTGGATGGGAGTTTCGATAATAGTTTCCACCAATGTATGTGCTATGGTATTAAATAAATCTAAATCTCGTTGTCTTAAAAATAGTTGCATGTATTTCCTTCTTATCCAATGTAAATGAGTAATGGTACATATGATAACTTACCATGTAAATAGTCTGCCTCATTTTTTTCTTTTTCAAGTTGTGCGTCTCTTGACACTTTCTCAAGATTCTCACGAAGTTGTGCAATTAATTTATCTTTGTCTGCTTGTCCTTCTGTTCGAAGTGTTGCACCATCCAATGTAAGTTCTGAACCAGGAATTGGAACAGTGGAGTATTTTGAACGAATGTTGCCAAGTAATTCTTTTGATAAAGCCAATGTATATTGACGAATCCATTGTCTACCAACATCGTTGATAAATTGATATGTTGGATTGTCAAATTGTGCATTAGAATAGTCCGATGTAACGCCTGTTGGTGATGCAAAAGAACCACTACCAAGTGCATTATTTCTATCACCAGTTACCATGTAATCAAAATACAATGGATAATCGTATGTAGGAATTGGACTAAGTTTTACCTTGTTATTATACATTCTAAATGAGAATGCACTTCTTCGAATCATATCATTAAATTCAATCGACTGCATACGAAGTAAATCTGCGTAAAGGGGCATCAACATAAATGATACACCTGTTGAATATCCAGTAAATCCAAATTCCTGTAACATTGAATATGTTCCAAGACCTGTTCCCGCGAATGGGTCAAAGTAACGTGCGATAGCAGGAACATTTTGATGATACATTGCACGAATTTCAATTGTTTTTCCACTTTCACTTACTTCTGCCCATGCATTCAAATCATATTCAGTTTGATTACGTCTTACTTGAATCATGCCTTTTTTAATATCATAGTTTGGACTTACATTTGCTTCTGCTCCATACTGTTGAGAAATTGTAATAGTTCTTCCCATGTTAGGAATAAGTAAACGATTTGTCAAATTCGATGAAGTTGGTGAACCTTGAATGTTCAACATATTTTCTCTTATAAGAAACTGATTTATCTGCGCACCATACTCCGTGATTGCTTCTTCAAAACAAGTGAAGAAAGAACCACTCTGTAATTCGATTTCAACAATCGGATAACCAAGTTTTCGCGCACAGAAATCTGCGACCCGCGGTGCTTCAAACACATACAATGGGTCATCTTCGTAAAGCATGAACGGCGTCATTCCAGATGCAGTAAGATACGTTGCACTGCCGTCCCAAATAGGGGTTGTTGCCATGTGTTATCCTTATGGTTTGTATTTTGTTATTTTTCCCAAAATTGTAAAATTTGATTTAGCACCTGTTTGGGTGGTATTGGTCATTTTGGGTGTGAATCCACGTTCAAATTTATCAGAAAAAAAGTTTGTTATTGATAATTTTGCGAACGGTGATGAGGTTTTCTTGAATATGTCAAGTAATGCCATGATTTTCTCCTGTGATGGTTATTTAGATATAAATATCGGATTGTAGTTAAAAAGTGTTGCTTTATTTAAATTTATAACTAAAATTTAATATTTATAGACAATGGTAACGTACCTACACAAACACAACTAACAAAGGAGAAATATAAATGAAAAAGATTTTAATCGCAATATTACTTGCGTTAACGGTTCTCACATCGACTGCACATGCTGGTAAGTGGTTTACTACTTACTACGCGGTGTGGTCTTATCAAGCAGTTGGAACTGCACCAAATTCATGCCCACCGTGGGAAATTGATTGGAATGGACTAACACACATGGTGTTGTTTGACAATGGAAATGTAACACAGAATCCACCGTATTGGGCGTACATGTTTGCTGGAACTGGAAAACCAAAAAACGGAAATATACAAGCAGGTAGACCAACTGACACAGAATCGGACTCTACAGAAATTCATTATGCGGGAATTTCAAATCCAGGAAATGGAACGTGGCCTAAGTATTTGGACAGTCTTGTCACAATTGGTCACAGAAACAACGTAAGAATGTTTATTACCATTCAAGGAGTAAATCCAACCAATCTAAATGCAATCGCAAATGACTCTGCAAAAGCACAGGTATTAGTAAATACACTTGTTGCATGGGCTGAACGAAAAAAGTTTGATGGAGTTGAACTTGATTGGGAAGGGTGGGCTGTTCCACTTCCTCCAACTCCAATCGTAAGTAGATTTGTCCGTCTGTTGTATAGACGATTACAAACAATGAAAACAGGTCTTGGTGGAAGAGCGCAGTTGCTTGTTGCTGGCGGAAGCAATTATTGGGATAAGTATGACCCAGAACAAGATTATATGGTTGACCAATACAATTTAATGATGTATGACTACACATTTGCATGGGATGATGCCGCTGCAAGAAATGGAGTATGGCATATCTCTCCATTATATCATGGATATAAAGGTTCTTCGTACATGGGACTCAAGTGGGATTTCCCAAGTTGGCAAGGTGGTTCGTATGAAGACCGTGGACCTTTACAGTGGGCACAGAAAGGACATGATATTAAAAAGATGGGAATTGGTATACCGACATATGCAGATGTATACATCGGCACTAAAACCTTTAGAAGTGGATTCAGTCAAATCATGTCTAATGGTCCATATAAAGTTTATGAAGGACTAAAGTCAATTGGTGGTACAAAGGTTTGGGATGATGCTCAGAAGGTTGAACATACTTATGGAAGAACAACTGCGGCATATCCTTGGTGGTGGTATCAATCGATTCCTGCCAACACAGACTATTATGCAGTATCAGAAACTCCAGCATCAATCGCAATGAAATACGAATGGATAGTTAAGATTGGCGCAGGTGGGGTAATGACATACGATTATTGCAATGACATGAATGGTGCATATCCGAAGGGTGACAAACGTAGGCATCCGTTAAATAGAGCAGTAGGTGATGCTATTTTAGGATTGCCACCAACACCAGTTGACAGTTCGATTATTGCTCCTCCAGATACAACGGCAGTTCCACAACCTCCAGTGGATGGTGGAATGGATGTTACAAGTGATTCTATCTTCGTTGGTAAACAACTTATTACACCGTGGAATTCTGACCGTTCTTGGGCAATCGGTGTTAATTGGAATGGAGATTCGGCAGTAGTAAATTATTCCGCATGGGGTGGATTACAATTGGCAGTTGGTGGTTGGGATAGATATGTTATCGTTGATACTGTTAAATATGACTCAATTAGATTTAACGTAAAGACTGTGGCAGGGAAGAATATTAACATGTTCAGTGGATTCCAAAGTTCAATAGATTCTGGATACATGCGCATTGATGTGAAATCATTCCCAGTGTCAGATAAATGGGCAACACAAACATTACACATTCCATTCCCTTGGTATATGTTCTATGTACAAGTATCTGATGGGTCTGTGCAAACAGTTTACTTCGACAACTTTATATTGATTCCAAAAGTTGGTGTGACGCCTCCAGATACAATAAAACCGATACCACCGGCGTGTGATACGGTATTTGTGACGGACACGGTTATAGTTGCTCCACCACTTAAAACACCAACTGCAAGTATTTCATCTATTCCAGGCACGACATTCTTAATATGGAATTCATGTGGAGCAGATGCAGTTAAGATTGATAAGTATGGACCAGTGGCAACGACAGGACATAAGAATGTACTACTTACAAAGACTACTACGTTCGTATTAACAGCAACGAATAAGGCAGGAAGTGTAAGTGTATCGACAACGATGTTGAAGTAATAAAAAGGGAGTGCTCTTGGTAGGGCACTCCCATTTTTATGCTTATTTTATAACTGTAAGTTTCTTCGTTTCTGAAAATTTATCTACGGTAAGACGATATACATACATACCGCTTGTCAAATCTGATGCAAGCAACACTCTTGAATAATTTCCTGCTGTAAGCGTCTCTGCAACAAGTGTCTTTACTTCTCTACCAGTAATATCAAATACTGTTAATCGTGCAAATCCACTTATTGGAAGTGTAAACGAAATTGTGGTAGAAGGATTGAACGGATTTGGGTAGTTTTGATTCAATAAGAATACAGAAGGTGCCAATATATTCACTTCAATTTCATCGGAATATGTGAACGCACCATCTCTATCAATCTGCTTCAATCGATACTGAACAGTTCCATTTGCAGTTTTATCAGTAAATGAATAATCCTTTGGTGAACTTGACGTTCCTGCCCCTGTAACAAATCCAACCTTTGTCCACACACCATCCCTACGTTCGATGTCAAACCCGAAATTATTAGTCTCTGTGGCGGTATTCCAATTAAGTGTTACGACAGTTCCCTTTGCCTGTGCGGTGAATGATGTAAGTTCAACAGGAAGTGCATCAAATAAAAAGTAATGACTTTGCTCTGAGGAATACCCAATCGCTTTTGCAGTTATTCTAAAACCATTGTGATATACGGTTGATGCGTTTACCTTTATATCTGTGAATTTTGCAACTCCACTTACGGTAGTTTTCGAAAGTGTTCCCGACAATGTACCTTCACCGTGAGTTAAACTAAGTGTGACAAGTGCTTCACTATCACCAGAATGCCACTTGTGAATTGCAACGATTGGCTGTTTTGATAAGAGAACGTTTGCACTATCTCCGTTAGGTTGCTGGCTAAATTTAAGACTTGAACTGAAAGTAAAAGTCGTAACCATAAGTAACATTGTTAAAAGTTGTATAAGTTTCTTCATATGTTTATCCTTTATATAGTTTTATGATAAGATTGTCTTATCACTTATATAAATATACAAAGAATAAACTTCTGTAAATAGTTAGAACTTTCTAATGAACATTAGAAGTTTCTAATATTTCCCCTTACTCAAATTCTCTTTCCACGGTAACATTGTCAAATTACTGTATTTTGCTATCTCTTTTGGAGGTATTCCATTGTCAAATCCACAACGAACTCCTACAATATGGTCTATTTGATATGCACCCTCTACACCGCAACGTCCACGTTTATCAAAATTTTCAAGAATTGGATTCTCACGTAATGACTTATATGTCTCTTTCCATACGTCTGCTTTATATCGTTTCCAAATTGGAAATTTCTCTTCATACTCTTCCCATGAGGAGAAGCCTGCTTTGACGGCGCGCATTTGTTTTATACCATCCTCTGTTATGACATCGTTCCAAGTCTTTTTATATTTGTAATTTGCACATCCGTCACAAATTGCGTTTATTTTATCCGCACGTTTTCTATTATCATCCCTCGCATAATACAGCACTTTGCCACAGTCAGGACAGTTTCTTGTAAATTTAGCTGGTTCACTTTTCTTTCGTCGTGCCGTTTGGTCATGATTCGGTTTACGTCCTTTCAATGCCTTGGACAGTTGACTGCGTTGCTTCTTCGAAATAACTTTGCAATTAAGATTTGCCTTGCCACCGCATGTGCGACCATTTCTAATTGCTCCATCTCTATTACTTTTAGTTGAGTGATAAACAGTACCACCACATTTAGGACATTCTCTCGACCATTCTGTAATTTCCATAATTTTTTCCTTTTATAGTTGTATTATAATATAAGGAATATTTTGGTTAAAGTCAAGGCATAAAAAAGGAGAGCGTTTCCGCTCTCCTTTTCAAATCTACAACAATTACCACCAGATTAAAGCGTCTGCAATTTGCAGATGACCTTCCCGTAAAACTCAGGGCGAACCATCTTCTTTGCATATCTTGTGAGCACGCCTTTTCTTGGTGTGAAATTTGACGGGTCATAAACCAACGGTGTCATAACAAGTGGCACGTATGGTGCATAAACCGCACCTGTCTCAAGGAACTGCTGTCCACGGAATCCAACGAGGATTGTGTTTTCCAACATGTAAGGATTCTTATAGACGGTGAAGCGGTTGTTGATTGCTCCGACCTTCTGAACACCCATTGCATATTGCTGTTTGTCGCCATTCGTATCGGCCGAATATCCAGGAATTGACTCAAGGATTGTTGACACTTCTGGTGAACAGACAAGGAAGTTTGCACCCCCTCTCATTGTACGCTGATGAATCTTGTTGCTTACCTTCTGAACCTTGGTAATCAACGTCTGATACCAGGTCTGCTGTGTGTATGCAGATGCTGCATTAACACTTGAATCCATTTGGAATGTACTCGTACCTGCATCAAAATATTCACCAGTTCTCGCTGACCAATATTCCGTGGTCAATGCGTTTTGAATCAACATGTCAAGGATTTCCAAATCGATTTCCATCGAGATGTATTCCGACAACATGCTTGTTAATTCTGCTTCCGCGTCGATTGAATGGAATGCATTCAAGTCTTGCGCGAATTCAGGTGTCCACACTGCTTTCAACTTACGTGTTTTTGCCACGATAGGAATCGAGCGCATCTCAATGTTGATTTCAGGGATAGCAAGTGTGTCAAGAATTCCTGAACCCACTGTATCTTCGAAGTCACCACGAGTTGTCTGTGTTGGTTGAACTTGGTACTGAACGTTAATGTCACCACCCGTTGCTGAACCACCCGAACCTGCAAGTGTACCAGAAACGATAAACTGAACCAATGTATCATTCGATACAAGTTTCGTGTATGCTGGGTAGAATGTTACAACTCTGGTTGCACTTGAACCACTGATGGTCCATGCACGAACACCATTCATGTCAGCGTTAGCCGATGTGAACGTCGATGCTGCCATCGTGACCTTCTGTAAACCAAATGATGGCTGTAATATAGAAGCCGAAAGGTTCATGTCATAATTCACATCTGCCCATGATGCTGAGGTAATTGTGAGTGACGATGACGCGAATGCAACACTCGTATCATTGATTGAATAACCAAAACGACCTGCACCATAAAGACCATTATTGCTAAGTGTCTCAAATGCTGAACCGCTTGTGTTACCGTACAACGATGTCTGCGAGTTGAAACCAGGCTGGTTGTTGTTATACTTAAAGTCTAAGTAGAACACAAGACCAGATGGAAGACTCATTGGTTGAACCGAAACGAATTCCTTCGAAGCGATTTCACCGAACACTTTACGAACCAATGGAAGTGCAACACCAGTCCATGCTTCCTGACCTGTGTTACCACCGATTGTTCCTGTGCCCGTTGCGTTTGCTTCTGAAATCAACTGTTTCGCTTGATTTTCAAGAAGCGTGCTCATTCCGTGCTTATCAAAGTCGGAACCCACACCTTCTAAAAGACCAGACTTTTCCCACTTGTCAACAAGCTGTTTGGTCTCGTTAATCTGCTTGCGGTACATACCCTCTGTATTCACAAGTTTTTCTATGCCAGATAATGCGCTCATATAATTTATTTCTCCTTCTTATGTTTGATTGTTATTTTGTAATTCCAGCCAATTTTTGGAAACGTGCTGCTAACTCTGTTCCTTCGTTAATAACTGACTTTTGGACAGTTGCTACACTTGGACGTGTTGAACCTACTGTGCGTGATGCCATTGACTCAACAATCTTATGTGCCGAATTTGACTTAGGTGCTGCCTGTTTCATGCCTGTGAATGCTTCTTCTAACGTCGAATAAATGAGTTTGCACTCTTTCAACGTAATAGCGCGGTCAAGCGTTTCAATCACACGTAACTTCTGTGATTCATTCATTGAATGATTCTTGAAAAGTTTGTTTGTGAATAAAAGTTTAGCGTTCAAAAGGTTTACTTCGTTAAGTTTGCTACGTAAAAACACGATAACATTGCGGTGTTCTTTGAGGCTCTTCTTAACTTCATTTAATTCATTTGATGAAGGTGATGCTTCGTATTCATTCTTGAGTTCTTTGATAAGTTCTTCAAGATTGACTTCCTCTTCCATCTCTGCTTCATCACCTTCCTGTGCGATTTCTTCCTTTACTGCTGTGTAGGTAAGACCTGTCTTCTTCTTTGCGAATTGACTTCCAGCCTTCTCAACACCCTTAACTGCATTTTTTTCTGCCTTGTTAGCACCAGTTGTATTCGAAGTTGTTAAATAATCTGCGGCTTCCGAAAGTGATGCTTCTTCTTCAAGTGCACGGACGATTGAATCAAGTGAGAATTCATCAAGTTCTTCAGGCTCTTCTTCACCTTCTGCACCAAACTCATCACCACCATCTTCAGCTGGTTCTTCTTCGAAATCCATATCATCACCAACACCACCTTCTGCTGCTGCAGGAGTAAGTGTTACTGTACCACTGATATTGAATTGCTCTTCACCGCCACCCATTTCCTCTTCGCCGAACTCTTCACCTTCTGGTGCGCCAAACTCTTCTTCACCAGCTGTATCTGCGCCAAACTCTTCTCCGCCTTCTTCACCACCACCAAACTCATCTTCTTCTTCGCCATCAACTTCATTTTGAAGAGTTGCGTTGAGCATTGATTGTAATTTAGGTGCGAATGCTTCTTCAAGAGCGGCTTTTGCGTTTGCCATTGCGGTCTCACGGACGGCTTTAGCATCTGCGATAGCCTCTCGTAAAAGGTCATCTTTCATATTGTTTCTCCTTTAATATTGTATTTAGGGAATCTTAACTTATTGAGAAGTTAAATAGAAGTGTAATATTTTTTTGCAAACCCCATATATGGTAGGCATGGGGTATTTAATATAAGTATAAACAAATTTCGGAAACGAGCAATTTATTTAAAAATATTTTGCCTGTTTCCGAAATTATGTTAATTAGTATTTCTCTTTTGCTTTTGCCTCTGCCGTTTCATATTCATTACGTCTGATTGATGAAATGTGTTTACGTCTCTTTTTTGCCGAAGGTTTTTCAAATTCACGATGAAGTTCAAATTCTTCTAATACCTTAAAGTTCTTCATCTTACGTTTGAAATCTTTAAGTGCGAATTCTAAATTACCATTCTTAACTGCGACTACGATGTTTGTTGCCATAACTATTTACCCTTTATGTTGTGTGTTTAATATTCTTTTTTAACAGATGGTTTAGGTGCCTGTTGCATCTTTCCCTTCTTTGCTTGATTTACTGCCGCGGCCGCTTCTTCATGTGACATTCCTTGCTTCGTTCGTAATTCATAATACTTTGAACCTGCATGTGTATTCAATGGTTCACGTGCTTCATTCAAATCATCTTCGGTGTTTGTAACTTCCGCCTGTTTGTGTTTACGATAGTATGCTTCCTCTTCTATCCCAACGGGACTTTCGTCCATTCCCATCGCTTCCATCTGTTCATCTGGAACATCGAAGTAACGATTTAAGATAACACCCATATCCTCATAGAGAGTTAACATTCTCTGTTGGAGTGCCTGTGCTTCACCAGCGACTTTGGCAAACTCTTTAGCATATGTTTTAAGTTCTTTTGTATTACGTTTGATGGTAATATTATCGAACCATGTATCACTCTTTGATACTAAATAGTGTTCAGCGTTCTGCGCAAGGGAGTCAAAATATTGTGCAATCTGCTTGTATTTACCTAAGTTATATAGTATTTTGCCAAGAGATTTAAACTTCGTAATCTGCTTGTCAAAATTACCTTTAACCTGCTCAATATTAACTTGTGGCTGGTCTTGCTTGTCCTTTATTTGTTCGTACATTTCTTTAAGTTTCACGTTATTCTCCCATTATGTGTTTTATGGATTGCTGAACCGCTTCTCTAATTTCTTGATTTGTTACTTTTGGTGATGGTCTTGTTGGTAAAATCGACTGCTTTGGTTCTGCATTTACTTCAGGTTCTGCACCGAAATCTTCTTCACCTTCGGGTGCTCCTTCGTCATTACCGATGATTTCCAACGTTACGGAACGATTTAAGAATGCACCACCTGTTAAATGCTTTAAGTCCACTCTTGAAATAGATGAACCTTTAACACCAAATTTCAGATATGACATTCTATGACCACTTGATACATCAACTAATGAGACTTTAATCGAATCTTGAATAAGATGAAAATCACCTTCTGCAAGTTTCAATCCTTGATTCTTTGCTAACACATTTGTAATATAATTTGTTGTTTCTTCATCGAAGTTGAAGTTCAATACCACCCGTGGTTGATTGTCTTCTATTTCAACTTCAATTTCACCAAATGTGATTTTTGCTTCTCTTGGTGCATCACCCTGTTCTGACAAGAGTTGTGCATCTTCTGTTAAGTTGTATCGTTCGAAAAATTCGACCAATTGACCAGCAAGTTCAATACGTTCATTCTTAGGGAACATTTCATTCCATAAATATTTGCGAACTGTCATTTCCGCTATGTATTTCTTCGCTGCGAACTCAACAATCGACATAATATTATTCTTTGCTCCTCTGTTAGAGTAGTTTTCCTTCATAACTTGTGAGCGTAAATGTTTGAATGACGGAACCACCTTCTGATTGAATGTCTGCCAATCCTTAAAGATATACTCTTTTAAGGTTTGAATGCCAATCTTATCTTCGGCTGGAATCTCTTTTCGTTCATTTAAGATGTCAGTAAGTTTCATTATTTATTCCTTTTTATTAAAATCCGCTTTTAAGTTGTGACGCGTACGAACGTGCTTCCGCATAACTATTATTGGTATCTATTTCTCTCCGTTTTCCACCATTTGTATTACTATCTCTCCATCGTTCAAACTCTTCAAGTGGTTTGGCATATGGTGAATTTGATGGGAATAATACGGCTGTTTTAACTGTATCTCCGTCTACCATGATTACCTCATATTTATAATCACCATCTACTTCATTAACTGTATTCTTTTTAAGATATGCACGATTTATTTTTGCCGCTGGCAACGTTGACTGTCGCTGTAATGTTTTTTTGATTTCCATTGCATGTTGGAGATTGTCTGCGAAATCAATTTCACGTTCTTCACCTTCTGGTGCCGCCTTCTTCCAATTAAGGAACTCAAAATATGGTTTACCATAAGCACCGTCTGATGGATACAATATAGCCAACTTAGACAGCATTCCATTATATGATATAGCCCTAAACATTCGTTGTGGTTTTCCTGCTTCTTGAACAGGTGCAGTTTTCATCTGTTGTAAAATTGCTTTTGCTTCATTATAGTCTTTTGCAAACAAAAGTTTACGTCCTTGACCACCGTTCTTCTGTGACCAATTTATATAATTTGCATATGGAAATCCACCAGCACCTTCGTATCCTTCTGGATATGCTACTAAAACTTCAGTATCACCAACTTTTCCTTTTGATGCAACATACTTGGTGTTGTATTGGTCATTTACTGATGGAGTGTATTCCTCTGTAAATTTATCAAAATTTTCTCTAAGTAAATGAAAGTTCACATTATTCTCCCGTTAAAATTTCTGTAATAATCTTGTTAATGCGTGCATACTTGCCAAGTTGTTTATCCATTACCAAATCCACACCTTCATTCATACGATTACTTGGATGCATGAATGCTCCTTGAGTAGAAGGATTTGATACAAAATCAAATGCGATAAGTTCAAAGTCATCTTGAACGATGTTGTTATTTGATTCGTCCATTTTAACTGAGCCTAATCCTCTTGAACTGATACCTAACTTAATTCCTGCTCTGAATAATTCTTTTAAAATGTTTCCAGAAGGTGTTCCAAGAACTTCAATCTCACCCATTAAGTTGTTAGAGTCCCACCAAATTCTACGAACATTGTGACTTGCATTATTCAAGTTTACAATGGAACTGTCGGGATGGTCTAACTCACCAAGTGCTCTACGTTCTTTAACTTGAATTTCGGAATATTTCTTAGATTCACGCATAAGAACTTCTGCAGGATATACTCTTCCATTTTGGTTCTTTGCTTCCGCGCGCTGAAGAACTCCACCGACTATTAACGGTTTATTCTGTGAGATGCTTTCGTTTACTAATTCGGTTGATACATCGAACAAAATGGTATTTATAAGTAATTGTCTGCCGTCCATTATTTCATCCTTTTCTTAATCACCTGTTTAGGTGCTGCTGGTTGAATTGCGAATTTATCGGAAAGTTTATCCAAATAATTCATCATCTTTACTAATTCCTGTGCTAACCCTCTATCACCACCACGTGCGTACTTTGTCGCCAACTCTTTTGTTGTTGCACGAAGTGCTTCAAGTTCTTCCAATTTGCTTTCTTCGGGTTTAATATCTTCGTAAATTTCACGAATCATATGTGAAAGTTCCGCAATTTCTTCAGGTTTTGGTGGAGCCTCCTCCTCACCCTCTGGAGGTAATTCCTCGCCTTCTGCCCCCGTTGGTGCACCTTCTGCCCCTGGTTCTGCGGGCGGGAGTGGTTGTCCGTCAGGTCCGACTTCTCCACCTTCTGGTGGCATTTCTTCGCCCGTTGGAGGCATCGTCATTCCGCCTCCCCCGCCGCCACCCGTCGAACCTCCACTACCCCCTCCAACATCACCCATATCTCCACTTGGTGCGGGAGGTGCGGCACCTGCCTCAGCACCGCCATCAATGTTGTCATTTGGTTGACCACTCATTGGGTCTTCAATTTTTGCTAAGTTATAATAGACAACATCCAAAATATCTTTACGTAAGAAATATTCGTCCGCTTTCATATTCACACCAGTTTCCTTCGTGAAGTCACGTGCGGCTCGTTGGATGAAATCTTGATATACTTTGAATGCATCTTCCTTCGTAAAGGTTCCGTCTGCCTGCATTCTGTCAAACAATTCTTTAATATCTTTCATGTCTTCTTTGTAACGTTCACTTCCCATCACAAAGTCCATCAATTCTTTTGCTTGGTCAGACATTTTAATATCAAAGTCTACTTTGTTAATAACATCCTCAAATAGTTTACGACGAGTTTCGGAAATTGCACCTTTACGTTTCGGAGGTGCAAGTTTCATACCTAACACTGTTCCAATTTTCTTACGTCTTGCCTCACCCTTGGAAGTGCCACCAGTAAATGCGTTTGGAGTTTGAATAATGTCCGTCCCAGTTCCAATTGTACCAGATGACGCAGTAGAATTCATCTCTTGCATTATAGCAGTTCTAATAAGTTTACGGAGTTCGTGAAGTTTAGCCATTTTTCATTCCTTTAAATTCTTTGATAAGTTCGTAATACCGTAAAAGTGAAAGAACATGCTCATCTTTTACAAATTTAATTGTGTCAAATTTATTGAGCATCGAAACTGTTTCTTGTAATTTGATACGTGTGACGGTATCATCCACTTTACCAAGAAATTGCTTTAACTGTTTCTTGATTCCAGGAATTTGTTGTTTCATGTACTCCAATAATTTTGAATTATTTGATGAGTTGTAGATGTATTCTTTTAATACTTTCCTTTGATTCTCATCAAGTTGTGAACTGTATTTACGATTGAATTTATCAACGAGCAGTCGATAGGTAATCAATCTAATGTCAGTATTCTCTTTCTCATACTGTTCAAGAATTGTTTCCGTATCTTTCTTTGTTTCTTTGTTAGCAACGATATGCTCTATGATTGTAAATCTTTCACGTATGATTTGTTCAGGTGTTGCGGTAATATCATTCTCAAATAACTTATAGATACTCGCATATAACTTGTAATTATCAAGTTTGGTATCAAAGAATTTTTCAATATCATAAGATTCTTTAATTTTTTTGATGACTTCGTACTTTTCTTTTCTAAGTTGTTTTTCACTGATGGTACTACGTGAACGGAGAACTTCTTCCAATAATGCATTTGCCTTCATCTCAGTAGAGAATCGATTACGAATCAAAATTTGATATAATTCCTGCTCTTTACCGAGAGCGGTCTTCTTATTAAAGAATTCCTTAATAATAGAAAGTGACGGTGAATTTTCATTCCCGTTGACTGTATCACTTGTTAGTTTTCGTAACAAGATTTCAAAGACTATCGCTGGATTTTTTATCTTGCTGTGTTTAATCATATTATTCATATTGTTAGTCTAATAAATTTACAATTAAGAAAATTCTCAATTTCTGTTTGTCTACGTATATCACACTCACGTAATTTTCCACAAGAATCAAAATGATGTGATTCATCTATTTCAATCACAACATTTTTTTCTTTATCATATCCATCAACCCAATAACAAAGTTCTTTAATATGATGTTCACCACCATTGAGTGCATGCTGAAAATTATATCCATTTTCTTTTCCATATTGTTCTATCAATTTACATGCGTTTGGATTAAAATTTGGAAAAACTACAATATCTTCACCATGCTCAGAATAAAGTTTTTTAATTCTACCGATTGTTGCTAATCGTAAATTTTTTCTCCATTCATCCGTCCGAATAATACCTTTTCTTGATTTTCCAATATTATTTTCACTAATAGCACAACTATTACATTTTTTGTTATCTCTTATAGAATATACAAGAGAATATTTATCTTTATATTCCATAATAGAATTACAGGTTGGACACACTTTTTCAAATGGTGAAGTTATATTGGAATATTTAGTTGGCCCCTTAATACGAGAATCGTCCAATTTTGTTAATCCTTTATTCCATGCCACCTGTTGCCCAATAACATTTTTATTCCACGGAATATTACCTTTTTTAACTGCCATTATTTTTACCTTTATAATATTATTTCATACATAAATATAAGAATATTATTAATAATACACAGTTTTTAGATGATTAAGTTGCTTTCATCCAGCATTCTTGGTTCTTTTTTCTCTTCTACCACATGTTCTGTGTTTAAACTTTCGGTAATCATTTCCTTAGTCTTTCTATTCTTCATTTCGTTAATCCACTTATTAGCCGATTCCATTGGGAAAGGACTTCTATTAGTTTTATTAGGTCTACTTGGATTCAAATCAGTGTTTCTAACTGTATTGAAATATCCAGTTGAACCAAGTGGGTCACGACCTCGTGGATGGTTGTCTTGTCCATATCCCATCGCAAGTTTATTGAACGAACCCTTCTCATTTCTACGGACATTGGTGGTTCCGAAGTCAATTTCTTCACCGTCCTGACCAACAGGTTTTACCATCTTTTCATTATTTGTAACCGCAAATTCACGTCCATCAATGTTCAATGATGCTAAATCATGCGGTGTACCGAATGAACGTCCCGTCTTCTCAGGGTCATTTCCTTCTTCTTCAATCTGTTTCATACGGAAACGTCTACGTGCATCATCCGCTGTTTCTTCACGTTGGGTATCCATATCATCGTCACTCATATCAAACACATTCTTGTATATCCACGTTGTTGATAAGGTGTTAAGTTCACTTAAGTCCTTAACGAGATTGATTTTCGTCTGTAATAACGCCAACTTTTCCTGCTCATAAATCGTTGACGGATTTGTCAACTGCAATGAAAAGTCTACCAAGTCTTTATCTTCAAATCCTTGTGAATACAAGTGAACTACCGCCATCTTGTACAATTCACTCTCTACAATACGTTGAATACGTTCGATTGTTCTTGCAAATCTAACGTCTTCTGCTGCAAGTGTTGCTTTTCCGCCCAATTTTTCATCAAATCCTAAGAAGGCTTTTGGAATTTTGAGTGCGGCGAACAATTTATTCTTTAAATATTCAATATCGTCTATAGCATTGAACTCAAGTCCAGGAAGGTTTTCAATTGTTGTAGTGTTATCCCCACCACGAACTGGAAGATAGAAGTCTTCCGTGATGTTCATCATGTTATATTTTAAGTTATAATCACCATTTGCAGGATTCACATATGGTGCCTTCTTCATCGTATCCATAATACGTTGCATGTATTCATCAACTTGTGGAGGAGGTATATTTCCAATGTCGATTTTGAAGACGCGCTTCTCAGGTGCCCTCATAATACGATGGATTAACATAGCATCTTCCATAAGGATTAACTGTTTCCAAAGTTTACGCGCAGGCTCCAACGTTGAGCGACCATAAGGTAAGAAGTTTGAATCTCCGAGTAAACGGAAGTGAGCAACTTCATAATTTTGATAGATTGGTGCGTTTGTTCCAACTCGCGATTGGATGTATGCGGCGTTTTGAACTCTAAACTGAACACTATTTGGATTCATTGGGTCAAATCCTTCTTCTCTCAAGATTTCAAATGTTGAGATTGGGTGAACGTTGACGATACCAAACTTGTCAGATATATCTAACTTCAAGAAGAAGTCACCATACTTACACATACCACGAATCCATCCCCAAAGGTTGAATTCAATGTTAAGAATGTCATAGAAAAGATTTTTGAGAACGCTCAATACACGTTCATTGTCAGTCTTGATGGTTAAGCAGTATCCATACTCACTTCGAACAGTCGTTTCATCTGCGAAGATGTCAAGTGCTGCTGCAATGATTGGGTCCGTATCCATCGAATCATAGTCTGACAATAGTTCCATACGTGATGCCAAGTAAGGACCAGCAATACCACGACCAAAACCACTTCCGCCATATCCATTCTGACCACCCAATGGTTTGTTCGCGGAGTGTATCTTAGTGAAACGGTCAATCAAAAAGTTTGTTTCAAGTCCACCCATCGATTGAAGATGGTTGGTATCGGAAACTTTTAGTTTCTTTCCACCCAAATTTCTAACGATAACGTCACTTGAAAAAAGTTTTTGTAATCTAGTGAATAGTTTAGTGTCCATACTTAGTTACTCCAATATTTCTATAAATTCACAATTTAAAAAATTAGTAATTTCCAATTTTCGTTTTTTATCACACTCTTCTTTTCTTTTGTGGTGTTTTTCGTAATATTCAATAACCACATTCTTTTCTTTGTCATATCCATCTACAAAATATCCAAGTTCTTTGATATGATATTCTCCACCGTTAAGTGCATGCTGAAAGTTATAACCATGTTCTTTACCATATTGCTCTATAATTTCACATGCTTTTGGATTGAAATTTGGAAATTTAACATTATATTTTTCGGCGTGTGCAATTGATGCCAATCTTAATTTTTTCCGTGTTTCATCTGATGGAACATTGCCTATGTGCGATATACTCAAATTTTTCTTATGTTCATCAGAAAAAGTTGTTCCAAGTTGAGAAATACTTATCTTATGTTTAGTTTCTTCCGAACAAGTATGAAAATGTTTTCCAGTCTGAGATATACTCATTTTTTTCTTAGATTCTTCAGTATGTACCTTTCCATACATCGGGGCATCAATACCTTTATATTTTCCAAATTTAGATTTTGATATTTTGTCTATAGTTTCTTGTGGCATTCCATTTTCAAATTGTTTTTTAGATGCTTCTCTGATTTTTTCCTTAGTTTCTTCTGACCGATGTTTTCCAAAATGTGGATGATTTTCTTTATTCATAAAACGTATTTTAGCTGAACAAGATTTACAATTAAAATTATTTGCAATGGATTGGTCACGTATTTCCATTGATTTATATATTATTGGTTTTCCACACGTAGGACAAAGTTTTTCAAACATTTTTACCTCATTTAGTGTATAGATATAAATATTAGATTAACCAAATTAAATCTTCTTTTTTCCCACCAACTTGCCAATCCCACGCATTATTTGATAATGCTTTTGGTACGAATACTGGTTGCACCTTTGTAATGTGTGATAATGCCACTTTTTGTAACTCAATTCCTTCGGTTCTTAAACGAAGTGCCGTATCTCTAACCCACAATCCAATTGCATATGACATTACTAAGTCATCATTATAACCAGCAATTGCTTCTGCTTTTGCACCGTTAAAGATATAAGTAAAGAGTTCATCAATTAATCGCTTACTTCTAATAGTTACACTATAATCTCTCATATATGAATCCATTTTAGAGATGATAAGTGGTTTGGTTCGTTGTGTTGTAGAGAAACCTGCGGTTAATTGTGATTTCTCTTTTAAATCGATTCGTTTATCAAGATTTACTGCGGTATCTACCAATGCCAAATCTTTTGATGCGTAAAATAAGTTTTGATAATTTCTATCCAATACTTCTTGAATAACTGCCCATCCGATATTTGCATTTTCTATAACAAGAAGTGCGTTGTTGTATTCGGTTGCGACCGTTACACACATGCCGCCGAATTCTTTAGTGCCAATCTTTCCTTTATATTCTGCAACTTGCTCAAGAGTTTCCGCGTCAATTACTTGAATAGCGGAGTAGTCATTTCCATCACCTCTCGCCACGTCAGCACTTACCATGTATGTGCGTGAATAGTCGGGATACTGCCAAATCCAATATGCACTTTCTATTCCACGTTTTTCCATTGGTTCTTTAACCATTGTATCCATGTATACCTTGAGTACTTCTGGGGGAACGATACTATTACCAGACGAAATAAAGTCCGCATCACATTCCTGCGCCGCAAGTTTTGCTCCAAGTTTTACAGTCTGCTTATCTCGCCATGATTGGTCACGCTCGGGATGTACTGTCCAATCCATACGTATTGTGTGGAAGTTATTGACTCCCGACTCAGCCTCTACCCATGTTCTGTGGAAGAAGTTACCAACACCATTTGGCGTGGAAAGAACAATAACATCTCCACCCGTTGATAATGCAGGTTGTGCACCAGTCCAAATATCATCAATCTCATCAATGAACGCCGCTTCGTCAATAATAAGTAATGACAATGCTTCTGAACGACCTGCGTCTGGTGAACTTGAAACGGCTTTGATTTGTGAACCATTTGTAAAACGGATTGAGAGTTTGTTCTGCTCTACCGTCTGATTCTTTAACCAACTTGGAAGGTTTGATTGCATGACTTGAACCTTTGTGACAAGGTTCTTTGCGGTATCCTGCTTCGTTGCGATAACAAGAATATTTTTGTCTGCGTTGAAGGTCATCAACCATAATGCGTACGCGGCAACAAGTGTTGAGATACCCAACTGACGTGACTTTAACACGATATTATAGTTGTTATCTCGTAGTTCGTACAACGCATTCTTTTGGAATGGGTATAGAACGAATGGAATCTTACCTCTAACTGGATGCTGAATGAAGCAATATTTTGACATGAAGTGGACTGGGTCTGCCACGCACTTCACATATTCTTCATGGATTAGTTGCTTTACTGTTTTTTGTGCTGGTGTGTCTGCCATAAATGCCTTAGAATACTATACGGTAATAACCAATACTCACTTGATTATTCCATGTATTAGGAATATCTTTGAATGCATTCAATTTGTAATTGACGATAAAGATGTTCTTATCATAAAAGTTGAGGAGAACTCCAACTTTAAATTCGTTAGCACCAAGTTCTCCACCCAATCCAAGATTCATAAATGGTATATCTTTGGATTTTTCTGGTGCGACTGCGGCTTGGAAATCATACACCTTGAACATATCCAATGTTTGATTTAACGTATCGGTGAATTTTAATCTCGCAGAGTAAAATCCATTTTCTAATTTGCTTCCAATTGCCGTAATTTTAAATTCATCCATCAACACATTTAATCTACGTGTTGTTGAATCTACATAATGAAACTCACCTGAGACAGCGTATGGACGTAAGTATCCCTTGAAGTATGCCACTGAGTCTTTCACTTCTGTTGTGGTATTGACGTAAACCGTGTCAGGTTTAACTCTTGCCATAAGTAACAACGTAATAATTTCATTCTTCTTCTTAACGTCTTTCGCCATTCCCTCATTTTCTTGCTTAAGTTTATTGAATATTTCCTTCTGTGAGGTATATTCATATGCAAGTTTTGTATAGGAACTATCTTTCTCTTTTACAGCGGAGTCCATCATTACGATTCTATTACGTAATTCTAACTTTTCCTTTTCTATTTGTGACATTCTGTAGTCTGAATAGAAAAATTGACCTATGATTAATACACAGAGTCCGATGATAACCTTCATTTCTAACTTCATACGTATACCTTTTTATTGTTGAAATATTTTTGGAAATTTATATCCAAATGCTTTCACGAGTTGACCTGCTACTGCGTTTGCTTCATCTTCTATCTCGCCGCCAATATCTTGAACTGGTCCTTTTATCTTGTCATTGTCAAGTTGTTGTTTATGAACTAACTCATGTGCAAGACTACGTGCGATGTCGGCGGTATTTCTATTTGAACCATACACAACACAATGTGAAGTAGATGGGTCAAATGCCGCCATTGTCTTGAGAGCATAGGAACCTCTATCATTTGTGACTGTGACCCTAACAGGAGTTGTTATTCCTAAATTCTTTAACGCATACTCTGTGAACTTACGGAGCATACTGAACTTAGTCTTTGCAACATCACCATCATCAGTCTCTAAAAGATAAGAACATTTACCCTTAACTTCACCAATTGCTGCAGCGGGAGCATCTCCAAGTGATGCATTAACGTGCGCTTCAGCCGACCCGCCTTGAACAAATGGCATGCGATACCCACTGTTATGTTTCCTAACAATGGGTGGGTGCATGTGTTTCTTTTTCTTTACTTCAGTCAACAATGTCTTTAGTTTCATTATGGTTCCTTTGGTGCTTCCGCAGGAGGAAGCTGATTCGTTGTATCATTGATTGGTTCTTTTCCTTTTTGCCATACCTTGCCAGCAAAACTGATACCATTTGCAAGTGCATATAAGAACAATGTTCCTTGTGCTATGTCAGGCATTATACCATCCTTAAGCGTAACATAGATGAACATCGACCATACAGAAATATTCGACATAACAACTGTAGTCACAAAAGAAAATCTTGTTGCCGACCAGGAGGTGGCATCTGACACTTCTTGTAACATCGATGACATTTTATTGAATAACGTTTGAATCCACCGTTGCATGATACTTCTCCCCGAAGGACTTCTCAAAATCTTCATACATCTGTTTGAGAACATTGTCCATTCGTTCTTTGTAGTGATTCACATCACCCTGTCCTAACTTCCACGTTTCATACTGTATTGATGCAAGTTGCTCATTTACGACATCAACATTGGTTGTGCCTTCTTCAAGTCGAATTTTTTCTTCTTTGACCTGTTGTTCACAATCTCTGATAAACGAACGAATATTTTCTTTCACTTTATTCTTTTCATATTCTTCGTACTTACCAGCAATACGTAATTGAGTTTCCATTTCAATGACACAATCGAAACACATATTATGTAACCAATACATCTTATTGTCTAACTTTTTATTCATTACATGCTTACATTTTGGACACCATAAGGGCATTCGTGCAAATTCCATGAATGATTCTTTCGGTGCTTCTTTTGCTTTCGGACCATCCAACTCAGGAGTCCAACCAAATTGTAATGTGTTTGTATACTTTGTCAAAAATCCATCGATTTTCGCTTTAACTCTATCTTGTTCTGTACCTTTACCAGCCATGTATAACCTCTTCTTTTTAGTTTGTATCGTATTGTGCAAGTTCTTGTGGAATTGCAAATGGTGTTGTTTTCACCGTCTTCACATATTCTTTAAAAATTGCGTCTCTTAATTTTGGAAATTTAAATTGTGGACTCATCATCTTTGTAAACATCGTTTCAAATGTGCTGACATCTGCATAAGAAATCGGGTCTTTGAATAAATAACGTAACATCTTCTCAGGGTCCGTTTCGATTGTCTTAACATCCAATTTAACACGTTTACCCTTTGCGTCCATTGTATAAGTTACCAATTGTAATCCATTTTTGAAATCCAATTGATACTTCTGCTTAATTGCAGGGTCTTTTGTATTCATGTTAATAACTGCAAAGGCTGATGTTAATAAGTAGTTACGATGTGCTGCTTTCAGCCCTGCTCTTGTACCTTGTGCACCACTCATTACCTTTTCCATCCAAGGGACGTTACCAATCATAAAGTCAATCTGAATTGATTCTCCCATGAACTTGTTATGGTCATCTACTACAGGTGCCTTAAATGATATTTGAATCAATCCAGTATTAATAACCCACACAATGGATGGGTCACTACTTTCCGTAGGTGTCCTGCGTTTGTATTCTTTCAATCCTAACTTATTCATATACTTTCTAAGTGCATCGAAGAATGTATCCTTGTCAAATGGTTCTTTAAGCCCGATATACTTTGCCATTGCATTAATATCAACTGCAATATCAACGTCATTCATTTCAGGTTTCAAATAATTTCCGATGTGTCTGTATTGTAACCCATGCATCTTAATTGAATCGATACAATTTTGAATAGTAGCATCTCTGTATTGGACAGGCATGTTAGGAAGAGGTCCAAATGATGTACCACCTTCAGTCAATCGTTTCTTTTGAATCTGCTCCATGAGGTTTTTTAATTTCATGTTCTTCCTTTCAGCAATTTGTTTTTTAATATACTTGTCCGCCACAGATTCTGGACTTTCGTTCTTTAATAGTTCCAATGCCTTTCCAAGTTTTGTAGATACTAATTGAAAATATTTAATTGTATCTTCCTTCTTCTTAGGAATCTGAATGTACTTGTCCGCATTTTGGTCAAAGTCTATTTTGATTTTCTGTAAACCATCACTCAACTGAATAAGCAAATCTCTAATTTGAGAAGGGTTCTGTTTAATCTGTTTACTGATTGAACGGTCTAACATACTAATCTGTTCCATGTAATGCCAATTCAAATTCTTTCGTTTAAGGAATTGACTCTTGTCGATAACCTTAACCATAGAACCATCGGGTGCTTTGAATACGACACCTTCAATTTCATCACCGAAGTGCGACTTGTAAGTTTGAAGTGCTTTAAGCATTTCATCCTTATTAGACATTGCGATAGTTTTCACAACATTGAGAATCTTTGTCTTTAATTCTTTTGTTTTTGGTGTTGTTCTGCTGTTAATAATCGTGTCATACTTCTGAATGATTTTTGCCAACTTCTCAACGTGCTTAAATTTAACTGCACCAACCCCAACTTTAGGAGTTGCTGTAAACTTTGTTTCTCCCTGAGAGGAAAGATTTGCTGCGAATTTTTCGACTTGTGCACGGTCTAATCCTTTTCCATCTGCGATAACATGGATGATAATGAATACACCTTTACCAATCTTCTCTTGACTGTATAATGTTACGTTGGAATCGTATGATGCAATTCCTTCACCCTTAACAGATACAGTGTTAACTTTATGTCCAACTGCGTTACCAACGGCACCCAATATATTGATATTTTGTAGTCGTTCGTGGAATAAACGGAAATCATCGAACATGAAATTTTCTGCATAATCGGTTGATTGACGTGCTTTTGTATTTCGTGATGAAGTATAGAATCCTTCTTCATCTACACCAAATTCCATATCCTTCCCATCAACCTTTTCCGTTACTTCAAATCCTTGATTATTTTCGTTCCATGCTTTTAAGAAGTTGAGTAATTCCGCGGGAGAAAGGTCTTCAAAGTGCATCAACCCTCCTCTGCGTTCTTCTTTTAATGGTTCTTCCGAAGGATTTAATTTATTTCCTAATTCATCCACTGATACGGATTCATCATTATATTTCAAGTCCAACGATTCACGTAAATTTTTAGTCAACATATCAAACAACTTTTTAACGGTTGTTGGGTCTACGTTTGGATAATTTGTTGCAAAGTGTTTGTAATCTTTATTTACGATGTCTTTACGTAAAATTGTCGCACTAATTGGTTGACCACTCAATCCATCGGTTCTACGTCCGTAGACGATTGGTTGTGGCACAGGAAGAAGGATTGCCGTAATACCTTGTGGAGTATGTTTTCCATCACGAGTACCAACAGTCTTATATTTACCATTTATAGTTGTAACAAACTCATTACTTCTCTTTTGGTCATTCTCTTTATCACTTGCACCAAGAGCAATCTTCCCAACCATATCTTGTGGAAGTGCTAACACATGCTCATATGCCGTTTGCACAGGTGATTCATATGCAGATGCCATAACTTTGATTTTTGGATTAAGTTTCAATGTCTTCAAAACCATCAAACTTTGTTTCTGCGTAACACCTTCACGTTCTTTTGGACTTACAAATACTAAGACCTGTGAAACTTCAGGATGTGCCGCATATTGATTTGCAATATGTAAGTGACCACCATGCGGAGGTTTATATCCGCCGGGAAGCAATACTGTAATATCTCCTTGTTGCTCAAAGAGGAATGGTGCTACCATTTTCCGTGTAAGTTGTTCTATATTCATATGTATAAATATTAAGATTAATTGGATTTAATGTCGATTTTTACATTTAATACTCATTTATTACCATGTCGTTAATGCTGTTCTTACCCATGCGTTACTTCCTGTGCAGACATAAATATAATTTGCAGTATATCTTATTTCACCAAGTGTACCCGAAGATGATATACTTGCTGGTTCTGTTTGAAGTGCTGAGACACGATACCCACTTGTTGTTGTCACTGAACCAGTTGTAATTAAACTCTGTGAAATATGAACGTTTCCATTTGGGTATGCTATCAACGATGCGCCATTGTATAGACCAGTAGAACTTGGAATATTACCACCAATTGCAACAGTTCCATCATATTTGATTTTTACTTGAACATTAAGTCCACCGTTTGGTAATGTATTTCCAGCCGTGCCGTTTGTAAAAAATCTAAACTGTCCTTCGTCACCTTGAAAATAGAATAACCCACCTGCACCATTTGCTCTGTATTTAAACACACCACCGTTGTAATATATATTATCCGCCATCCACACATTATTAAATGCAAATGGTTGAAATTCCAAAGACCCCATTTTAAGTGACGAATCAGATGAATTGTATGCCCCAATTACAGATTGACTTGCAATCGTTACCATACCTGTTGAATCGGCGACCAATGTTGAACCAGAAAAATTTGAGGTAGTTGAGTTAATAGTTCCACCAAGAGCAACTGTTCCATTGGCATTGATTTTAAGTTGAACTGCCAATCCATTTGTGACGGCTCCTCCAGCTGCACCTGCTGGGAAAAATCTAAACTGTCCTTCTGTTCCCTGAAAATAAAACAATCCACCCGCACCAGCTGCCCTATATCTAAATGCCCCATTGTAATATATATTTTCAGATAACCACCCATTGTTTAATGCATATGGTTGAAATTCTAACGACCCAATTTTTACGGTGGACTCAGTTGTGTTAAATGATGCAATTGATGCTGACCCATTTAGTTTAAGATACCCATTTATTGTTTCATTCCCGATGAATGTATTGGACCCAGTTGTTGCAAAGGTAGACGCATTAAGTGATGACACATGTGATGCCGTTACAGCATAGGATGCGGTTCCTTGGAGTGGACCGTTAAATGTGCCAAGTGCTGTAATGTTAGATGCGGTTATATTTCCAGTTAATGAAAGACTTCCACCATACGTTGAGTATGATACAGATGATGGTTGTGCTATCAAGTCTCTAACTCGTGAATCTGTTAAACCAGAACCAGTAGTAGACCAAGTTATACCATTGTCAGTAGACTTTATAACTCCACCTGGATTACATGCCAAATATAATGTTCCATTAATTGATGTCATTGATGTATATGCCGTTGATAACGGCGTCGTCCCACACATACCCCACGACACACTATCAGAAGAACTATAGATACCTACACCATAATGTGATATATAAAGTTTTCCATTGTGAACTACCATTGCAACCGACTCTGCACTCGATGCTGTTACAAATCTATCCCATGACACACCCGCATTTGAAGTTCTGAACAATCCATAATTTGTTGACGTATATAGATATGACGCAGACTCCACGAACGAATACATTGTCGGTGCTGATGGTATTCCAGTTCCCCTACCTACCCACGAACCACCGTCTGGTGTACGTGCTATTAAAGCGGTATTATTTCCAGTTATGGCGACAAACGTATAACCTCGATGGCAATACACCAAATATCCACGATTGAATGTGTTATATGCGGCCGCTGGAACCCACGATGCCCCATTAGTTGAAGAAGAGTACAATTGTGGAATTGTCGATGCCCCTCCTCCATCATTTGCAACAAAAAGTGTTGAACCAGAAACTGCAACGTCCAATGGTATGGAAGGAGGAGTTCCTCCTGCGGCTGCCCACGTTTGTCCACTATTTGCAGACACGTACATACCGTTATTGGTTGCAGCGAACAGGTGTGTACCACTTGTGGAAAATGCCAACGATTTGACATCAGTAGACCCTGGTAAACCGCTACTCGATGCTACCCATGAGGCGCCAGTATTCGCCGATTTATACATTCCAGTTGCCTGCATACCTGCATATAAAAATATACTACCATGTGTAGTATCAGTCTTTGAACGTATAGCCACGTCACCACCGTTAATCGTTTCATAACCGTTAAATGTGTTAGATGCGGTGGTTGCAAGTGCGGTTACATCGATAGTCTGTGAAACTGGTGACCAACTTGCTGACACTGCCATATACGAATTTTCTGCTTGAAGTGCATAACTACTACTCAACACGGTCATTGAACTTGTTTGCGTAATTAACACAAATGAACTTGTATCAATCGTCGTACTACTTCCAGCGTTGAGTGCATATGATGATGTAAGTGCATAACTACTACTTAAAACAGTCATGCTTGCAGTTTGATTGGTTAGTACGAAGGAAGATGTGTCAGTAATCCCTCCTCCTCCGCCATTGATTGCATACGATGCTGTTAATGCATATGAGGAGGTACCAAATAAACTTGATGTTATACTTGATACAGTTAATGAGCTACTAACTGTCAACGAATTTGTATTTAAATTACCTTTAAGTTTCATATTTTTCCAATAATATTATGCTTCGACAAAATAACCAACTACATTACTCTGTAATGAGCCAGTCCATTTAAATGAATCAATTGTTGTTGTATAAAATGTACTTCCGACTCCACACCAAACGTATGGAAAGTGTGTTTTTACGAATCCAGGTGCTGCACTTGCAGGTAATCCAGTATTAACTGCTACCCACGTTGCCACGCCGACACTTGAGGTTGCCATTCCTCCACCATTAGTTGTTGTTATTACTGTACTGCCAGTTACCGCCATTTTCATGGAATATATATTTGGCAATCCATTTGTAGTATTTGATATTGACCAAGTACTTCCACTGTCATTTGAACGATAGATTCCGTTGTTGCCACCCATATAAATATATGAACCAGCATCAACACCACCGAGAAAATAATATCCTCCACCAGTTAATTGAACCCAAACCGCTGAACCAGTTAAACTTGTTCTATAAATACCGTTGAGTGTTGCCGCAAATAACCACGATTCGCCATATTGAACAATATGGTATGTGTTCTTTAATCCGTTTCCTGCACCAGTACCAAGACCAACACTTGCAGCACCCCATGTTACTCCATTATTTGATGATGAGAATATTCCACCATCAGTTCCCACCCACAATTTAGCATATGTAATTGTTGGAAAATAATGAATTGAACGAATTCCAGAAGTTATTCCACTTGTCGTAGATACCCATGACAACTTACTACCAGTTAAAGAGGTTCGATACACACCACCATCTGTACCAGCCCAAAGAAATGTATTTGGTTGTGCGGCTAACCACTGAACATATAGATTACCAAGACCAGTGATGTACAGTGTCGGTGACCATGTAGTTCCGTTATTAGAGGATGTATAGACACCACCAGATGCACCATACGAACCACCATATAATTTAGTTGGTATTGCTGGAACTTCAGTATATACAATATCTACTTGTCCTTGAAACATTGCAAATGGAAAATTTATCATAAACCCTCTTAGAAATTCTGTGCTGACGCACCATATGTAAGTGAACCAACACATATAAATGTGTAAATATCTGTTTTACTTGTCGTAGCTGACGCTGTTGTTTGTGTTGGAACCGTGCCGCCCTTCCAAGTAATCGTTGCAGGCCACGATGCTGTAAATGCACTTGCCGAATTTGTCAGTATCACATTTAATGTTTGACCACTTGATGTGTTGCTAAATGTAAGTGTAGAATGTTGCGTAAGTTTTCGTGTAAACGTATTCCCAAGTGACCAATCGACATCAACGGCTGACATAGATACGGTTGACCCTATGACAGATTTTGATATAATTAAACTACCAGCGATTGCTTGATTACCACTAAATGCATTAGAAGTTAACGTAGCAAACGAACCAGTTTGGTCACTCTTAACAAAGAATGACGCACTTACTACACTTAGTGGATTACCAAGTGAACCATCTCCAGATAAAGTCGCATCCGTGACAACTGCTGATAGATAATTTCCAGCACTAACCGTTGTCTGACTGTATCTACTTCCAAGTAATTTATCAGTTTGAATTACACTCCAGTCATTTGCTCCAGTTTCCCGTATAATCACTCTCGCAACAAATACAAATTCTGGTATCATCGTGGATATTGCCGTAGTATTCAAACTTGATGGAGTCAATGCTTGAATTGTCGATAGTGTAGTACTTTGTGTTTGCCCGTGGAACCATACATATCTGTATTTTTGTGACTCGGTATCAGATGTAACGGGAACTGCAACTAACCATATCGTAGCATATGCGTTGTTTGGTAATGTCGTTCTTTGCCATACCGTGCCAGTATATTGATTGTACGTTGCACTAATTCCACTAACAGGTACGAATTCTGCCGATTCGGTCTGGAATGAACCAGTTCCATTTACACCACTTCCAGTCAAATAGAATAACGTATAAGAGCCAGATAATGCAGTTAGATTGGTTGCAAGGTCTTCATCTTTGATGGTGGCGATTGACATGGTTGGTCTACGAAGTGAAGGTGTAACGGAATTAAGCGTTAAACCACTCACATCTGCACCAGAACTTAGATACGTTCCAACTGTAGTATGAATTGCTTCATGTACTTGCCATTGCATTAAACCATGAACTTCACGTAGTGCAAACTTATCAGTTGAAGAATAACGTACCACTGCTATTTGTAATTTATCAAACGTCCACGGAGTTTGTGACCATGTATATGAAGCACCATCATATGATAAGAACCACGTTCCTTCTGTTGTATCATGTATAGATGATGTCCATCCACTAACCAATTCCTGTATAACTTGACCTTGCCAGTATGCTACTACCGTTCCAGTCAATACTATCTGACGTGAACCACTATATGTGACTATTATTGATGTAGGATTAACAAATCCAGTTGGGTCTTTGGTTACTTCGTTCATTGTATAGTATGATGCACTTTGTGCCATAATTGCATATGATGAAGTACCAAGTAACGACCCAGTTATTCCCGCCGCAACATTTAATGAACCAGTAACCTGTACTATGTCTCCATAAACACGCATCGGATAACTAAATACTCCCGCAGTTGCTACACCAAACCTCATAAATCCATTATTATCTACACCATTCCTAAACGTACCAATAGAACCAATAAAATTTTCTGTTGAACCACTCTGTAACGTAAATGTCATACTGGAACCGAACCCGTTTACCATTGTATTGTTGGTATGTGCTCTTAATGTTAAAGTTCCTGTTTCACTGTTACCAGCCGTGTTGGCACGTTGTACCCTCAAAGGTGGGAACGTATCACTAACAAAGTATCCCTTGCCAGCCACATTCAAAGAACCACTGATAATTTCATTCCCAACAAATATGTTAGAACCAGTTGTTGCGAATACACTTGTGTCGATTGTGGGTGCCCAACTTGCAGATACTGCATATGATGCACTTTCTGCCAATCCCAACAATATGCTTGCGGTTGCAGCATATGATGCAGATACTACTAAGCCCGCACCAGTTGAAACTACAATCTCACCAGTAAATCTTCCATCGGGAATTTCAGATACTAAAATATCTACCGTAGTTGGACTTGTCTGCCGAATAGTATCTACACCAACTTGCTCATAATATCCACTGCTACTGTCCCACAACGATATTAATAATTCTTTTGAATTTAAATTATGTACAAATGATTGAGTGTAATATGGTGATGCCAATCCCCACGACGAAGATAAAAATGTTGCTGTATACGATGACCCAGGAAATCCTGCTCCACCACTTCCACCGTTAAGTGCATATGATGCTGTAAGTGCATACGATGCTGAAATAGATGAACCACCAGGTGCCCACGATGCGCTTAACGCATATGATGAACTCAATACCAACATAGAACTTGTTGATACTGCTGATAAAAATCCCGTATGACCTGAACTTGCATAATCTAAATTAGTCAAGTCACTATGTGCAGTTACTCCAGTTGCTGAAAAATGAATATCAAATGCACTATCAACTTGTATTGCAGTTGATACACCTTCTTGGACAATTATACGTCCTACCAATATTCCCATAGATGCTATTCCAGGAGGAATAGAAGATGGTGGTTGTGCTGCCTGTGCATCTGATAGTTTATTGGCGTTCAATGTTCCTAATAAAACACATGCATTGTTATAAATAGAACTAGTGGGTCCACTTTGAATGTGGCGATATACCCAATGAGTATTATAATTATTATTACTTAACGATGCCGTAGTTATACCATTGTCATATGATGATGAATTGAACGTACTTCCAGTAACATGCGTCCAAGCACTTGCGGAATGATAATATGTGTAAATTTTCTCTGTGTTAGGTAATATTTCTAATAATGTATGACGAACAACACCCAACCACACTTTACCTTCTGTAACTGTAACATATGAACCAGTAGTCGATACTATTAATCCACTCTCTCTCGCGTATCGTTGAGTCTTAACTAACCGTTGATGAAGTTTATTTGGAAGTCCTCTTCCCAATGAATCCCAATCCACCCAGTAAAGTGTAAGATTGTCTCTAAATATAGTATATACTGGAAATATATCACTCTCAGTAATTTCTTCTACATCCGTAGTTACTCTGTATATTGGATTACCACTATTATAATCTACTATGACGTAATTTGTAGCAGAATTAGTAAGAGATAAGGTGGTAATTGGTGGCATTGTATAACGTTGCATAAACCCACTATGATTTTTATTGGTATACAATCTTGAAGAACCACTTACCACAGTAATTGTACCATTCCCATTATCAATTATAGAAGAAGTTGTAGTTATACCAGCTGCCGCAGTTACTGTTTTTTGAAATGTTAATACTGACCCGAGCGGTATTCCAGAATCACTCAATCCACTATTATTTAAAAGCATGCCGCCAGTAACGTATAAAGAACCAGTCAAAATAATAGAACCAGTTGAAATGACGGACCCACTTATAACTTGCGTTCCTCTAAATATGTTAGATGAAGTTACTGCGAATGAAGATGACAACATTCCATTAAATAAATATGAAGTAGAAGATGTTGCCGCAAATGATGCAGACACCACGGAAAATGCAAACGATGCTGTAGATACAAATGATGCCGTGCCAAGTAAACTACCTGTTACACCACCATTTATTCTAAGACTTCCTGTTATGACTTGGTTACCACGGAATGTATTACTTCCAGTCGTTGCATACGATGCTGTATATGATGACAAGATTGCACTGCTTGTCACTGCTGCATTCCATTGAATGGAATTTCCAGTTTCTCCTTCACCACCAGCGACACCAGCATATACAACTCTATCAACATATAAGTTTCCACCAGTATCTGATGCAGAACTTGATATGGTGAGAAATGCACGAACGCTACGCGCGTCAGTAATTGGTGCTGTAAGTGTTGTACCATAATCATCAGAATACAACATACCTTGTTCACCACCATAAAATAATCTAGAACCTATATGAGATACACATACACCGTAATTTACATATCCTGCAGTGGCGCAGTTCGTCCACGTTGCACCATTGTCGGTGGAACGATACAATGCACGGGTATAATCCTGCCCGGTGGCGATGAAAATATAACCATCAAATTCATCAAATCCCCCGACTGTTGGATAACCACTGAAATGTGAATACAATCCAGTATTTGATGCCGCCCATGATGCTCCACCATTATCGGAAACAAATACACCGGCGGAAGGATATACCGCACCAGCAAACAATCTTGTTGAGTTTGCGTAAACTGACTGGATGTTTGTATTAGTTAATCCATTATTCGCCACAGCCCACGTTATACCATAATCACTTGAAATATACACACCAACAGAGGTTCCCGCAAGTAATGTTGCGCCGTCGGGTGTCGAACAAATGGCATTGATTTGTGATGCTGCCATTCCATTTCTGGATTGTGTAAATATTAACTGTGTTGGTATATTGGTGATGGATGATGAATACATTCCAAGTGAATACGTACCTACAAATAATTTTGACCCAAGTGCTTTTAAAGCACGAACCTCAACATTTGGAAGTCCGGCTGTGGATGATGTCCAATGTAATCCAAAGTCAGTTGATACAGCTACTCCAGTATTTATCGCACCAGGACCAGATCCACCTGCGTAAAGTGTAGAACCGTTACGACCCAATGCCGCAATATATGATGATGTAATTGCAGTCGTTCCACTTCCTGTGGCAACTTGAAGTGATACACCATTATCTATAGATGAATAAAGTTGGGACATGTTGGTAAGTGGGTTTACACCCATAAACAAGTAGGACGCCGCGGAGGTTGTGGTATCCGATGTTTTATACACGTACGCATTACCATATACGTTGATAGCCGCTCCTGCACTTCCAGCGGTTGTCGTAGTTGTCGTAGTTGTAATTGGTGGGAACGATGTAATATTAGTTATATTACGATTGTTAAGACCATTTATCTGCTGTGTCCAAGAGGCTCCACCGTTTACGCTATAAAATACACCTTGGTTTTCCGTTCCAACATATAAATTATTATCAGACGTGACATTAAGTGTTGTTATAGTATAGTCAGTCAATCCGTTATTACATGCCGTCCAGGTGGCACCCATATCAGTTGATTTGTAAACTCCACCATTTACATTATAGATACCTGCATATACTGTTGTACCAACAAATTTAAGACAACTAATATTTAGTGTTGTGGGTGGCATACCATTATTTGCCGCTCCCCACGAACGTCCGCCATTTGAGGATGTATAAATACCGTCACCAAGCGTGCCAGCAAATAAAGTCGGACCACTGTATGCAAGACTTCGTACACCACTAAACAAAAATCCACTTGTGACTTCATGGAAGGTTGACCCATTATTTGAAGATGTTACCACACCACCGCTACTAAATCCATTTGCAATAAAGATGACAGAAGATGAAATCATCATATCATAATTATACACATTGGAAATTCCTAATTGGAATCCATTCCATGTTTTTCCACCATCTGTTGACTTGTAATATGCAGTTGGATTTGCAAGTGGTGGAATTCTAACACCGAGATAAATATCTGGACCATTCGTTACTAAGTTAGTAAGGATAATCGATGACAGTGTTGGAAAGTCTGGTGAGAGTTTCCAAGTGTTTCCATAATCAGATGAAGTATAATATACGTTGTTTGTTGTTCCTGCGAATAACCATGAGCCAGATGCACCAAGAATACCATTTACCCACGGTGCCATTGGTGTGTTGGTTACAGCCCAGTTTGCACCACCGTCAAATGAACGATACAATCCAGCATGAGTTCCTGCGAATAATGGTATGTCAGTTGTAGTTACAGAACTTGTGGTAGATGAAATATTTCCACCGTAAAATGTTTGTGTCTTATCCCAAATATTTGAAGTATGTAAGATACCCCAATCAACAGTATCACTAATCGTGCCGTACTTTATAATACCACCAGTCATTAAGATATTGCTACCAGTTATATCACCATTACTCTTAACATTGAATCTTGAAGTTGATATAAACATGTTTGCTGGACTTGGATAACCTGCCCATGCCTCTGAAGGGCTACCGCTTATAAAAAGTTGACCCGACCATAATGACGAAGAACCGATATGGAATCCACCAATGTTTCCACCAAGTGCATTAATGATACCATTGTAATATGCATCTCCACTTGAAGAAAGGAAGAAGTTGCTACTACTAATTTCTATTTTACCGTCAGCACCACTAATGTATTGGCTTCCAAGGTCACCTACAAAGAATGACTGTGCTACAACTTCAAATATTGACGCTGTACCATCTGCTCTGAATCGCATGCGCCCATAATTTAGACCAGCGTTAAGTTCCAATCCAATTGCGTTGTAATTGTCAGAAGAACTTAATCTATTTGTTAATGTTGGTGAACCACTATATATTAAAAATCCAGGTGCAGTATTTCCTGCGGTTGCACTTGTATATCCTGAATATGGAAGTGAACGAAGATACCCGCCCCAAGGACCACCAGCCAATTCTACACCATATCGATAGTCAGTGCCGGGAGTTAATCCATATGGTAAATTCTCTGTAATCGATGAACCACCAATTACTAAACTTCCATCGTGAATGAAGTTGTCATCACCTTCGATTACTACGTTGTTACTTAACGTATAAAGACTCTTTATGCTCGATAACCACGTTGACGAAAATGAATTTGCGGGATTTAAAAATTCAATCTTGAATTCTAATGTATCACTTCGTTTACTACTTGGATTTGGGACAATCAACGTGTATTCGGCTGGAGAAAATCCTTTTAATGGCATAGATGTAACAGTGATGTTATTCACAATCCAATCTGCCATATCCTGTATTACAAATACAAGATTTCCAGTTCCGTCAAAGTCTGGAGTAAATTTATATGTAAGTGTGCTGAAATCTTTTTCGTATACACCGTTTAAACCAACCGCCAAATTAATTAATGTTTGGTCACCGTTTGGTTCAGTATAATATCCTGCAGGAGTAACCGTTACTTTACCAGTCTTATCTTTTTTAGATTGTGCGGCTCTCCATACCAATGCCGATGGAGCTGGATAAAGTTTTTTGGATATTAACTCCTTACCAAAAATATTATCTGTATTCTTTCCAAGTGTACTAAACGAATGCTGTAAACCTTCTGCGTTGTTACCTTCCAAAAATCCCGACCCACTCATGTATACTTCAAAGATTGGTTGACCACTTGTTTCAAATCGTTGACCAATCAAATCTATTGATATTTGATACTCTGTCCCCTTATAAAACGTCATTTGCTTCTTATGAGTAATCTTGTAAAAAACAAAATCATTTGATAATACTGAGCCAGATGCATTAAATTTAACTGAGTTGAATGAGACATCCGAACTGAGTTGAATATTCAAGTCATTTACTGCCGTAGGAAGAACTGTATCTGAAAGTGTTGTATAACTTCCAGTAGAAAATATAGTCATAGTATCAGAGATGGAACTTGGAAATCTTCCAACGTCAATACCTTTATTATCCACTAATAAGTTTTGATTTGTAATGTTGCGTTCCGCCAATGATGTGAATTCACCATTTGTGCCAGCACTTCTATACGATACTCTCACTTTTGAAACTTGTCCACCAAGTGTCTTTAGATTACTCAAATCAAAGTTAAGATATGACACAGTTTTTAAATGTGGAATGCGCACTTCTGGGTGATAATAACTCATTGACACATGTGAGTTTTCAAATGTGTAGAACTTCAAATCAAATGGTTTTTCATCCGAATTAATGTAATGCTTAACATATGGAGTTATAACTGCGGTAGATGAATTAACTACGCGTGTTACGATTCCTCTGTAAGTAAACAACGTTGGATATTTATCTGGAAATCGTGTTAACACATTTACAGAATCAGTCATAATTCCGGGAGTTGCAATTTCCATAGTGTTTAATGACATCACACCGAAATTATTATTATCGTTGATATTGACTGGTTCTTGCACGACAACAGAAGCACCCACGAAGTTAGAATCAAAGGTGAATCCACTTGCATGTAAATAATAGATATTTGGTTCAAGTGTGTAAGCCGTTCCAGCGTACTCATTCTGTCCAACGGATTGTGCATTTGATGTTAATGATACGAAGTTGGTAGATGCAGAATTAACAAATATTCCACTTGGAAATACAGCATCCACACCCTTATAACTTGCCGTAAATTCCGTTATAACCGAAACGGGCGATTTGTAAAATACAATCGGTGCCGCATTGATGGAGTTCCCCAACGTATTGATTCGGATTTTTGTTGACCATCTAACATTGTATACACCTGTCCAATCTGTGGGGATGTTAACGGTAGCACCATTATAATAACGAATTGCTTCACCAACAAGTGTCAATGTCGCCATACCAGATGGAATGTCTTCGTATATAATAACTTGAACATCTCTGCCTGTCGTGGTGTTTACCGAATAACCATCGGATGATACGTTTTCTGTAAATTGTATATTGCCTGGTGTATAATCAATAATATCTTCCATCGTTTTTGGGAACACGATTGGAATACTAACAATATTACCATTGAAATCTGGTTCATCCATGACCAATTCTGCCTTAATCTGTGAAGTTAGTTTTAACAGATTTGGGTCTGGATTTACGATAAATGAATATTTTCCATTGGACATTTCACTAAATATCGGTGAAACGTGGAAATAGTCAGACATCGGTGAAGTATCTTCGATGAGAATGGGGATTGTTGCCAATCCAAGATAGTCTGCGTGAAGGTTGCGTCCTTCTTCGGGATATTTTAATAGTCTTTTGTCATACATAGTGCTTATAAATATAATTGTTTTGAGTTAATCCTCTATTTATTATAAGGAATTATAATCAATCTAATATAAATATCATGCACAACAAAAACTATAAGCCAATACAGATACCTCTTGAGTCGTTTGAGCAACTCAAGAAGTATTGTAATGAGAATGGTTATAAGATGGGTAAGTTCTTAGAGGTTTTAATAGCAAGAAATTGCAAACTTGAAGAGCAACGTCCTAAATTGCCTGTTACTCGTGAACAATTTTAGAGAAATGACTATTTATATATAATATGAATACTACAAAACAAAAAATATATTGTTCAAATTGCAAAATAGAGATAACTGGAAGAGGAAAACACGGTAAATGTAAAAAATGTGTATTTCTCGGTGAAAATAATCCAAATTATGGAAATCCATCTGAACGAAAAAGTCCATATAAAGGTACAGTTGGAATTTTACACGCCAACACAATTTTTCCATCAAAATCTGGAAAAAATAATCCAATGTATGGTGTAACGAGAACTGGAAAATTGTCTGGATTTTTTGGAAAACGACATACAGAAGAAACTAAAAAGAAAAAACGAATTGCAATGATTGAATATATTAAAAAGAAAAAAGGTGGAATATCACCAAATTACAATATAAATTCAATTAAAATAATAGAACAATATGGTAAAGAACATGGATATAATTTTCAGCATGCGGAAAATGGTGGAGAATTTTATATTAAAGAACTTGGATATTGGGTAGATGGATATGATAAAGAAAAGAATGTCATAATTGAATATTATGAACCTTACCATAAATCAAAAAAAGAAAGAGATGAAATTCGTAAAAACGAAATAACATCTCTTCTTAATTGTACATTCATTGAATTAAAATCTTGGGAATTATTACAAGAAAGTGATACTTGAAAACTCCTCTGAATTTTTAACAATTTCAAGATTAGAATCTACGGAATCTTTTATAGAATCCAAATGTGACACAATGAGAACAAAGTCAAATTTCTGCCTCAAATAATCAAACAAGTAACCGAGACTATTCATATTGTCAGAGTCCATCACCCCAAATCCTTCGTCAATTGCCAAGAATGTGGGTCGTGACAGGTTTGAAATATTGAGTAATGCGCTTCTAATTGCCAAAGACGCAATAAACTTTTCCATTCCACTAACTAACTCAATCGGCCAGAAACGCGAATCATCATATGCGATTACGGCATTGATGTTCTTACCGTCAAGATTGAAGATGATATTGAAGTCTACCAATGATGATAGAATGTCATTGACTTCTTCTTGTAAGGTAGGAATGGTATTTGCAATAAGTTCATAGGGAACACCGTCTCTACTGATTGCTTGGGCATACAATTCATATGCTCTAAACTTTTCTTCAATATCACGTGCGTTCTTCATTAACTCATGGATTTTATTCATTTCATTCTTTGATACTTCTGCCTTTGAGATTGCTTCTCTAAGGTCGCGTTCAGTATCCTTCTTGTTACTTAGAACAACGTCCAACTGTTTACGAATTTCGGTAATCTTTTTGTCAATTAATCGATTCATTTCGATAATTTGTTTGTTCTGTTCGTATGCATTCATCTGAGAATCGATAAAATTAACTTCCAATTTTAGAAATTCAATTTTCTGCTCCATCGCACTTTTTGCGGCTTCATTCTTAAAAACAAGTAACTTCTGTTCGTCCATCTCACGCGTTTTACGAAGTAAATCGGAATGTGCTTTCTCGCTCGATGCGATTGTATCTCTGACGTGTGCGATGTCAACCAATTCCTGTTCAAGTTCCGCAAACTGTTTCAGGTCTTCGACTATCTCTTTCTTTGTTTTGATAGCATTCTTGACGAAGATATTATCCATACAGAAACTACAATTTGGGTCATATTTGTGCTGTTCCAAATCTGCAAGAGTTTTTTTCTTCTGTTCAAGTTTTATCTTTTCTTTTTCATATGTTGCATATACTCTCACATATTTGGATACACATGTTTGGAATTCACTATACAATTCTTCTACACCGTTATCCTTCAATGACTTCACTTCACCATACAGTTCAACGGCACATGCTTTTTGTTGAACGATTTTTTGTTTTAATACTTCTAACTCAGGAAGTAATTTATGTAACTGTATTTCACACTGAGTATATTTAACTTGCAATTCGGCTATATCAATAGAGTCATCAACTGATTGAATTCTATTTCCAGTTTCGGTAATAATCTGTTCGTTAAGTTTGCGGTCTAATGCGTCTAACTTATCCTTCTCAATTGTATATTTATCGATTCGTTCTGAGTGTTCTTCAACTTCAGTTTCAAGTGTAGACAGTTTTCTACTGAAATCTTGTTTACGATATTCCGTCAGTAATGTATTAATCTCTTTTGTCTTTTCGTTTGCCTCGTCGTAGAGAATATCGAAAATATCGATGTCAAGAAATTTTGCTAAGAAGTCCTTACGTTCTGTCTGTGACTTATTAATGAACGAATCATTGTTACCTTGAAATGACATGGCAGTTGTAACGAAGTCTTCGTACGTTCCGACATATCCTCTAATTAATGAGTTCGTTTCATCTCTACTATCACCATTGAGAGAGATGATGTTATCATCGTCACCGATTGTCCAAAAGTCTACGTCAACTTTTACTGCACCATTCCGTTGTTTGTATCCCTTCCGTTCAATGTAGTAATCAACATCATTAATTTCGAAATTAAACTTGCAATTGAACGTCAATTTACGACTGTTGAGCACACTTGCTCCCTTGAAGGCACGCGAGGATTTATCAAAGATACAGAACATAAGTGCATCAATCAATGAGGATTTACCACTTGCATTAGGTGCGAACAATCCAATGATTCCACCAAGTTTTGCGAAGTCAACTACGTTATCTTCACCATACGCAAACATATTACTGAACTCAAATCTCTTTGGTTTCCACACGATGTTACGTGAGGTTTCATTCGCCATTAAATTTTTATTTGTATCTCTGTTGATTGAATATATCTTGTCCATAATCTCTGGTTCGATGTTACCATAACGTGTGTCAAGGTAACTTCTAATGAGATTATTTTGTGTTTCTACATTTCTAACATCCAACGTATTCTGCCGATTAGTTGCTTGAACTCTTGTCGTTGCTCTGTCAACATTGCTGATTATTATTTCTTGAACGTCATACTGTTTACGTAAATCTGTTTGAATTCGTTGTAAATCAGTTGCCACTGTATCAGATACTTTCAATCGAATGCGTGGCTTCTTACTCATTAATGGTGGCACTGTATACTGTCCAGCCGTCAATTCGATTGTAAAATATCCGTAATCGTTGGGGATGCTTATAAATTGTGGTGTGCGTGTTGGTATATCCCATAACAAGTATCCTTTGGGTAGATGCTCACCGTAATTATTCTGTACGATGGCACCTGCATACCAAATTTCTGGCTTGTGTAGTAACGCATTATATTCTTGAAGTCGTTGATGCCCGTGGATGTCTCCAAGAAGAACCATATCATATCCGTCAAATTCACTACAAGACATTTCACCATTCTTTGCCTTAAATCCACCAAAGTCTGCACCTGTAACTACACCATGATAGAGTGCGATGTTTGTCTTATCGTCCATCTTAACTAACGATGGATAATCTGCTTTTTCAGAAAATACGGACAAATGCGTAATTCGAATATTGTCTATTTCAAGTGTTTCTGTATTCTTTGAATAGATTATATTCTTATTTTTGATGTTAGCGATGATAGGTGAGAGCGTATCCAACCGTGAAGAATTGTTTAAGTTACAGTCGTGATTGCCAGGAATGATAACTACTTTTGCAATTTTAGCAAGGTTTACGAAGAACTTTGATACAACATCAATAAGTTCAGGTGAAATCTCCGTCTTACTATGAACGATGTCACCTGTAAGAATAATGAGAGAATCTTCTGCATTTTGTTTTATCTGTTTGTATATCGTATTAAATACTTGCGTGTACTCACTGTGGCGTTTTAACAATCTAATGTGAATATCAGAAATGTGATGAATTTTATTTATCATTCAAATAACCTTGTATAAATGAGAGATTTAAAATTGAATTTTGGTGTCTCCTTTAAGAGATTTACCATACCTCTGAATCCAATTTCGGATGGGTCTTTCTGTTCCAATCTGACAAGATAAACATTCGTGTCAGGATTTATGGACAACAGTTCTTCTGCGATTTTAACCGCATCAGTACGTGCATCATTGTCAAGACATACATAAATATCTTTGACTTTCTTGATTTCCAATCGATTTTTCAATTGTGGTTGAACAAATTTTCCGAGTAACGGTATGGCGTTTCGTTTAATTGCCATTGCATCAAACACACCTTCACATAGTACGATTGGCTGGTCATAACTGATTAAATTCTCAAATGCTACTATGTCTTTTGATACCTTCGGATTCTTATATTTAAGATTTGAATCGAAGAATGAACGTCCTACGAAGTAGTTCAGTTCACCAAACATATCATATGAAGGGACGATGATTCGTTCACCATATTCACCATCTTCACAGAATCCGATATTATACTTCTTAATATCTTGTGGTGTGAGTCCTCGTTTGCTGAGATAGACTTTTGCATGTTTATACTCAACACTCTTCCATTCCTGTTGCATTGATTTGAATTCTTTTGGAAGTCGAAGAATGGTTTTTTGTACGTCTGACTTCTGCGACAGATGTGTGTTGGTGTATTCCTTTATCTTCTCTAACTGTATGTCAGATACATTTGACAGTTCTCTAAAGAGAAAGAAAAAGTTACGTCCACCACGTTTCGGAGTGCATGTCCAACAATGATAGTTGAACGTCTCTAAATTGATTTCAAGTTTACGTTTATAATGCTTGCAGTGCGGACAGAAGAACGCATAATTGTCAGGACCAGTTTGTCTGTATTTACCTAACACGTTTTCTGCGATAGTTAGAATCTCAAGTTTTCCCATAGAACCTTATTTTTAGTGTAATTAAATATACGAAAAAATAAGGTTAAAATCAAGTTTTTTCTTTAGATAATGTCAAAACGGTCTGTTTTACCTGTTCTAACTGAATTAATAATTTCTGAGCAGACGTTGCGTTGATTAAAACGTCTTCTTTAGGATAGATTAACTTAAATAGATTATCGAGGGTCAGAATGACTCTCTCTGGTTCGTTATTTGATTTAAATACGAGAACGGGTATGAGAGTGCCCCCCTCAGTATACTCTTCAGACTGTCTAATTGCATCCTTCATCTGAGAACTGACCAATGCTTCCACGTTCTTGCACTCAATACAAAGAGGGATTATACTTTGTGCCGCTGGAGACAATACAACATCTGCCCCAGCTTGACCCATTGGTTGCGATTTTATATCCTTATCCGAAAGAATCCCATGAAAGGATTCTCTAAATTTTAACGTAACCGTTTTCTGCAGCCTCGCACCTTTTGCTTTTCTTGCTCTGGTATTCATAACCATTCCTTTTACATATCGAAACGTATTTTAAAATATAAATTTACATCTTTAATTGATTTAATCGGTGCTCTTAGTTTTGCGGTTGCAAGTAAATTATCATCATCGTCATACAATCCAATTCCTGTAATGTATGGGACGAATACACCCGCGTTGAATGATGAAGTCATGTTATCTGCAAGAATTGACGTGTTGCCTTTACGTAGACTTGGATTCATTGTTAAATTGAATTCACCGATACCCGCCATAACAGATACTTCATTCTCCGTCAGCTCCGTCACGGAACGATATTGAAGGTTGAATACTCCACCTAACAAATGAGATGGTGTATTCATAGCAATAATTCCTTTTTCGTAGAATATACTTCCGACTATATTTGTATTGATTGACGATGAATGTAAATTTGTCACTGATATTGGAGTATCATATATTCTAAGTTCATCGATAGACCCAGATAAATATGTGGTGGTTGATGGTGTTCCTCCGATGAAGAATTTGGAAGCATTCCTTGTTTCATATCGTGACGTATAATCAGATACAGAAGAATTTCCGACGCCATCAATATACATCGTTAGAAGTGTTCCATTCTTAACAAATGCGACATGATGATATGCACCATCATTTAAGGTTACAGATGATTTAAGAAGAATTGTCTGTAACAAGGTTGAATCCAACGTACCTTGACGAGTTATTAATAATTTTCCTTCATCTACACTTGTTGAGTTATAAATACGAACTTCAAATGGATACACATCTTTGGTGGTATCTCTTGTTGTTAAAATAATGTTTGTAGTTTCTGTAAGTATCGACTGTGTAGGTGGAACGTTTAACCAAAAACCAATCGTAAAATTGGATGTATTGAAATCGTTAAAATCTTTGTCAGGGATGCTCGCATAACTGTTTCCATGCAAATCATACTTATACCCACTTCCACCAACACCAACAGAAAATTTTGGATTTACTGTGTCAAGAGTATTTAAGTGAACTGAGTTATCTCTCAATATATGCGTAGTCTTATATGGAAATTGTTTGGTAACATACCCATCATCAAATGAGAACCATGCTTTTAAGTTAGTAGTTGGAACAAGACTTGATGTTACTACAGTTGTGTCAATTAGGTTTCCAAATCCGTCATCTACAATCTGAGTTCCATCGTTAATTACTACACTACCCTGTAAAATTCGTTTGCCAAACTTACGAAGTGGTATAGAGATTAAACTAGCACTCTCTTGTAATATGTGATTATTTTGTGCATAATATTTTGACTTGTAACTGAAAAATCCTGGATTATTATACACCGAATAGAAGTTGTGTTTTAAGAAATTAAAGTTGTATGAATGAGAGTTTTCTGTATCTGGAATAGAATCTGATGCAGGTGCAATACTATTCTGTATTGTTATTCCGTCAGCGGCAATCGTAGAATCGGTATAAGTAAATAACTTATACAAATCATGCGTTGAGACAGTGTGATATTCGACTTTTTTCTTGATAAACATGGGCATCCTCTATTATTATGTAACTATAAATATCAACGTAATAGATTTAATGGCAAAAAAATTCCCACCGAAAAGTGGGAATTTATTGGTTTTATTAGAAATCCAATCGTATCTTTACAAGTGCCTCAGTGCCTGGTTCCTTGAAGAGTGGTTTGCTTAACTTTGCGGTTGCAAGTAAGTTACCAGCGTCATCATACAAACCAATTCCTGTCACATACGTGAATGGAACTCCACGTTTTGTGATTGTGTCAATGATACGTCCAACTGAACCAGAAACATACGTTGGATTGTTGCTTAAGTTGTATTCTTTGCTCTTCATACGAATGAAGTAGTATTGTGAATTCAGCGTCTCTTCATTACGTGCCTTGAATGATGCACCAGTTTTAATTAAGTTGTGCATACGTTCGTTGTTGTTTGGAACTGGAGTTGTAATACTTGCACTTAAATATGATGAGTTTGCAAGAGACATACTAACATTGATTGCATCTGCATTTAAAATCATCAATCCCAATTCCTGATATAACAAACCGTACACTCCCCGACTACCACTTGGACCTGTTGCGATTGTTCCTTCAACGATATTGTAATACTTCTTGCCAGATGGTGAAACACCAGAAACCTGACCAGTTCCAAGACTTTGAAGACTGTCGTCAGTTAATGTAACGGTACGTGTACCATTAGATAACTTAAGTTCCCAATTGCCTGGGTCAATATTTTCTTTGAAGCGTGAACGTTTGAGATTCAACACAACAATGCTGTCCGAATCTACACCACCAGCGAATGTAAAACGTGTATCACCTGGTTCCAAGAGTAAGTTTCTATATTGTGAATAGATTGCCTTTGTCGGTTTTGAGTCATTTGTGTTTGCTGACCCCGACCCAAGTGCATTTCCATACGATATAGAAAATTGTACTTCAGAAGTTGCATCTGTAGTTACTGCATTGTATGCGCTGATTACATACTCACCATTTGTGGTAACTTGTGTTGATGATGTAAATATCGTCGTGATTTCACCGACTCCATTAGTAAATAATCCTGCCGCAATTTTTGCACTACGTTCTCCAGTATCATCCCCCGAAATGAGTGGTGTATAAATTTTATAAGCCATTTGTTTTCTCCATTATATAATATTAAAATTATGATGCGATGTATACTGTTCCTGCTATCGTAAGTAAAAATCCGAAAGTTGCACCACTCTGATTTCCAACTACCGTGATAGGAAGAATCACACTTGCGTCAACGGTTGCAACATTACTTGTAATCTGCAATGCCGTTCCTTGACGAACAATACTTGAAAAATCACCAGATGGGTCATAAGGATTTCCTGTACTGAATTGCGACATGTCAGTAATCATACCCTTTGATTCGTTGATAATATCTGCCGATGATTTGTTAATAATAAATGTGTACGATGTGTCAAGTGTCTGTGTTACATTACCCTTAATCTTTGTTGCTGGGTAGAATGTAACTGACGCTGGTTGGTCACTATTCTGTGCTAAAGTAATTGAACTGCCGTAAGGAACCGTTCCGTTAAGACTATTAACTGTAAGATACGGAATGTTCACTGTAGTTGCCGTTGTAAGGGCTGTATCATCACTGATAAGTTTGAATCTCATTGCCTGTGTTTCATCGACAAGAGCCTCAAGAACAGGCATGTTTTCAATTACTTTACCATAGTAATCACTACCACTTGGATGAAGGGGATTCCACAATGAATAATCGATTTCATCATCTGAGAGTGCAAACCGCGTAATCTTGAATGCCACTCCATTTTTTGATAAAATTTCTCTACCTTTTTTGGTCAATACCGCGTCTACAGTAATTGATGAATTATCTAAATATGCCATTTGAATCTCCTTGTTGTGATACTTGTTATTTTATATAAATATAAGAAAAAAATAAATTATACACGTTTTTTACAAATCTAAGTCAACACCATCAACTTTAAGACGTGGTTTATCAATATCTTGCGTATTTACTGTTGCAATATTTGGTGAAATGAACGTTACTTCTATTACTTGGTCACCATTCAATGTAGTTGCACCATTTGGATTTTCTGGTCCTTGGGTGGTTGTTCCATTGTAATACGCCATTTGACCTGCGCTTCTATAAATATAATGTTTAATGTGATTAGGTTCGTAATGTATGCTTGCAGTCAAGATTTGTCCTGTACTTGACGTAATATACAACGGTTCCATTGCCGAATTTCGTTTGATGTACCATCCGATACTTCCCGTATATTCTCTTGTTTCTTTGAAATCACTAATTGGCAATATAATTGACATTGTACCATATTCATACAACGGTGCCGTAGTTGCAAAAGTCGTGTAAAATGACACCGTATCCAAATTTGCATTACTTGAGGTAGCCTGTTGAACGATTCTTGGTTTGATTCCTTGTTCAAGGAATCTGTGTGATGCAATACCTTCACCTTTAAATTCGTTATCACCAAATATTATATTATCGGTAACATTGACAAATGTCGTATAGTCGGTAAAACTTCCGATTGGGTCGGAAGGCATAACGTCAATCAGTGAAGTAAATAATATATACTCTGATTTAAGTGTATCTGGTGCTACATTCACACTTGATGTAAAGTAAATGTATTCTGGATAGAGTGTTGGAACCATACCTACAATAGATGAGGTATATGTCACATTCTCAATCTTTACAGACTTCACCATTACAATATTTGTTCTCTCTAAGATGTTTGGTTCAATAGAGATTCCAGCGTTTAGTATCGTTCGTTCAGAATTAAACTGATGTATATTTCTAAACAATGTTTTTGATAATTGATATGCATTATCTACATAATTTTGAAGTGGAACTGCTGGATTGTATGTTCTGTAATACTTGTAAATATTCTCCAAGTCAGTGTATGCCCCAACCTCATCAATCATAAATTTAGGGTCTGCAATATAATCCGTCACGTCAGGATTTAAGAACATTATGATTTGTTTGTTCTCTATATTGGTTGGTGAAAAGATGAAATCTGCTTTGTTTAAATCTTTTCCATACTTTGTAAGTGAACTTGGTTCGATGCTTTCATGCCGTGATAAGTACACCTTACCATCGGAATGTGTTACGTAGTTATTTGCAATTCTAATTTTGTTAGATGTTGGTCTACCACTAAATGCGGTTGTATTGAGTCTAACAATATTTTTCTCATATCGCTGTTCAAATGTGTTACCAACAAATCCACTCGCAGTTCCATGATTTTTACCAAACGATGATACGTTAGCATCATAAATTGAACTTGTCAATGCTAAATTCTTATTTTCATCAAACCGAATATGCGTCACCAATGATTGTGCTGACGATGTAACATCATTTCCAATTAAGTAGATTTGTGATAATGAATGTCGTTGGAAAATATCATCACGTAAAACTTCCGTAAATAATTTAAGGTCTGTTACATTACCAACCAATGAGCCAGAACCAACATTTAATATAGATGAGGATATATATGCACCGTTAATTAACGATGAACTCGTTATCAATGATGCACTTACATAAAAGTTAATAGTATCTGAGTTGATAGTATTGGTCTTCAATGTATACGTCTGCGATGCAGTTGGATTGCTTGTTGATATGGAACGTTGGAACATTACATTCCAAAATGCACCGTTGAATACAGGAATCTCTTCTGTAGATACAGTATTTCCGTTGATGGTAAACTGTAGCATTCCAGTAGTAGACTTCCAACCAGTCTTTACCGCCTTAATTGCAAACCCATCCGTAGTAAGTAGTGATTGTGTTACAGGAAGACCGTTATTTAATTTAAACTTAAATACAATTGAATCTGGTGTCTTTGAATTATAGGTCTTCCATAACAAGTTTACATTCTGACTTCCATCGAAACGAAGTGAGTATACCAAATTTGTGTAATCTACTGCTGTCTCAGGAACTACAGTCACGTCCATCTGTCGTGCTGTTACGTCTGGTCCACCATATTCACGAATTTCATAATAATCTCTGTCGATGCCGAGCATATTTGCAAATGCGTGAAGTAATTGATAACTTCCCTTTGATTTTAAGAAGAATACAATGTTACTGAAAAATCGTTTTAATAATACGTTCTTCTTAACGGCGGTTGGAAGGGTACGAATAGACGTATCATCACCTGCATTGTTAAGAAGGAATGTACCCAAATCATCCGTATCAATATCTGTGATAAGTTCACTACCAAACTGTTCTATAAATTTTGTAATAAGACCATTGGATATTCCTGTATTTTCTTTTAATCCATGAATATCCTTGCTCGTAATATGTTGAATATACAAATGAAGTTCATCAAAATATTCTGCAACCATATTAATAAACACCATGTAGTCCGTATTTTGTTCATCCTCTTGAATGAATGTAGGGACAGTGTTTGTTAACAGTGATATGTTTTGACGGTCGTATAGACTTGCAGATGCATACTGTCCATCATACCAATCCTGTGCAGTTGAAGATGACACAGAATACAATATATATGGTTTTGCAGAAGTTAACTTTGGCCACGAAGAATTGAACGTTTCACCTAAACTACTTGACACATATGATGAACTTTCATAATACAAATATTTTTCATATGGAGTGAATGTAGAAATAACATCACTTATCAATTGATTTGTCTTCGTCAATGATTGTGATACTGCGACTGTTGGGTTACCACTAATTATTAACAAACCAATTGAACTTGAATATTGTGCGGCATCCGCTGAATAATTTTGAATGTTTGTTAATTTATTCTTAAAGTTTTCAAGACGTTTTACCGCCGATGAATAATATACAAAATTGTTATAATCGAAGTATTCAACATTAAGAGAATCAATACTTGATGAAAAGTTAGAAAGAATTTCTGACGTGTTGGTCATACCTGTTAAGGTATCAAGACTCTTATATAAGTTATCGTCCGATAATTTAGAATGTGCGACTTTAATCGTGAAATTTGGTTTCAACTTTATCGAATTGTCAAGTTCCGTTGATTTCTCACCAAAAATTTCTGTAGAAAATATGTTACTGTTTATCTTCTTTGAACAAATATAGCAAAACTGTTTAACATCAACAATTGTTGGTAATGAGTCATAGAATCGTGCAATAAGTGAATCCGAAGATTCTACTAAAATATTGGTCACGGTGAATAGATTGTCATTTCCAAAGTTTACAAACACGTTCTGACCAAATGACAAATCTGTACTGCTCTGCTTTCCACTTGTTAGTATAGAGTTAGTAGACAGTGATGGCATATTTTTGAAATTGACTTTGCCATCATTTAACGTGTATTTGATTCGTGCTTCATTCCGTGAAGGAGATATATCAAAGGTAATAAGTTCATTGTATGCGTCAGTAGATACTTCCGCTTTTATGAAGTTAAATGTTAACTTAACTTTACCTGAGAAGAATGGCTGAAAGTCTGCGAAGAACTTTTCTGAGTTAAATGACAATGCTCCACCTCTATCAGTGGAAAAATAGTCATACATTGCATGTCCGCGGCTCTCAACGTATTTCCTTAGATTTGGAAAAGAGAATAACTGCGTAAAGGTTTCATCGTCAGCATATACATGTAATTCAACGATGTCGTTATTGACATCACCAATATTCTTAGAATCCTTCGTTATCTGTAATAATTTTACATCAGTCGCAGATATAGTTTCCGCTTCAATCACAGGAACAAGTGACGTTTTTATTTCATCTATATTTTTATAATCAAGTATTGACATAATTTTTATATTGGTAATACTAATCCAGGTCCTACAGGTGTGACCACTGGTTGTGCTAATAAATATTGAACTTGTGCCGCTGAGGCAATTCCATTTTGAACTTTATTTGCAATTTCTATGATACACGCGTCACCTTGTGACAACTTAATAAACTCATTTTGAATTGTTTGTGCCGCGTAATTCTGTGCGGCTAAAATCAATCCTCTACCAAATGCACCAAAAAGTGCGGCTACTGCAGGTGCAGGAATATCAAATGCTTTCAAGAATGACAAGTCAGGGACTTGTGGTAACTGTGGAGCACCTGGAATTTGTGGTAAATTATTGTTATTTTGATTCAATACAGGGCATCTATTTGTCTTTAACCGTGCATTAACACTTGCCGCGTTCTTTAATCCATCTAAAGGGTCACCATCCCCATTCAACACATCGTCAAATGATATTGGAAGTAACGTATCAAGTGGATTTTCGGGGGCAACGTAACTTGCACTTGCCTGTAAATAAGTATCAAATGTCGATAAAAGATTTCCAGTATTAGTGGAAGGATATATACAATATGTTGTTAGTGTCATTATCTATATCTCATATTAACAGAAACTGCGGTGAATTTAAAGTTAATTGAACTTCCAGGTGCAATACTAAATAACTGTATCATTCCTGTGAATGTGTTTCCTGCCGTCAATCCTCTTTCTTTTTCTGGAAATGTACCATCGCCAGTATCATAATTTGTAAACGGTGACGTTATTGTCGTTGTTCCAAAATTCTTTTCATAAATATTTGGAGTTGGTGTACTTCCTTCACCAAAAACACGTCCTGGTTCTGTTTCATACCATGAACCGTTCACTGTTGGTGTTACAGCGTCTCTAAGATAAACAGGTGTAAATATATCCGCCATTACTTGTGTATTGAATTTACTTACTTCCCATCCAAATGGAGGAATGTAAATCCAAGTATTCGCGTGAATGTACGATATACCATTTTTAGCACTGTTCTGTCCATGTCCATAATAGAATATGGTTGGATGTAAAAAATATCCTGAACCATCTACTGGAGGCGTGTATCCTTTTTGTTTGCTTGACGGCCAATTGAGTTTATCAAGTTTTGCAATATTCTCAAAAATTGGAAGTGCCGTTCCATTGGTAACAAGTGTTGGCAAAGATACACCATTAGAGTACCACTTGTACGTGTCCATCACCGTAATATAATCTGATACTCCTGTCTGTACAGGCGCGTTTACTTTTGCCAATGCTTCTATGATAAGACTGATATTGGTAAAGTATTGCACCATTAGATTTGTTGCCTTATGCATGACGGTCAATACTTTTTCAGAATAAGAAGTACCGTTGAACACACGTTTTTCATTTGTCACAACTTGTGTGATATATACGGACTGTGTTGATAAACTTGCATCAATCATGTTAAACAAATCAGTGAATCCCTGTAATATAAACTTCATATCGTTGGATTTACTTATCAAATATTCAAGTGGAAATACTTTTAACTCTGGTCTTGCTTGTTTGTCTGCCATATCAGAAAATATCTTAGGAAACTTATTTATTGCAAAGTCAAATGCAAGAACCATATTGTAATTTATATCTTTTGAATCTATGGTATCTACCGTTCCTAACAAAACAGACAACAAATTTTTAACTTTTGTTGAAGTTTTATTGTTTAATATTTTCTCACTGAAATCAAACAACGAACACCAAGGTAACTGCGGAGGATTTTGTGGTTTAGGCCACTTACCTTCCGATGGGTTCTGCATATGAAAATCATTGAAAATAGTTTGATAATATTTAGTTGTTGTCCTATCTGACCAATTTTTGTTCAATTCCCAATTTGTATATGGAACTGATGTTATTCGTAACGATTCTTGAAAATTTGTCTGTGGTATTGATATTAAAATCATATTCAGAACTTGAATGTAATTTATATAAAAATTGGCATAGATGTTTTCCAATGCAGATGTTGATAAATTTGACAAATTGAATTGTGTTATCAACGTTACCCAATTTACCTCTGTTTGGTATTTGGTTAAAAGTAAATTACTTTCAATCAATCCTTTAAGAGAGTTATTGTATGTGTCTGCGTTATACCCATAAAAATTATCTAATGTTTTCTCTAATCCCATTAAAAAGTTTAACTGCTTACTCATTTGAATGCTCAGCGTGTTAATGTTCGCATTTAATTTAGAATTCATGTCCGTCAATTGAGTGTTTATATCAGACAATACAGATGGGTCACTGTAATCAAGTCGTGGATTTTCATAAATAAATCGCAACTCATGTGAATTTTCATCCTCTGTACCACCACTTCTAAACGGTGACTGTGGTATTCCATCTACAACAGTTCCCTTTAATGAATTCATATAATGATAACTACCATTGTATGGTTGTCCATCAAGTGTGAATATTGAACTGTTTGACGTTAGATTACTGTAATCCTTGTCACCCTTCAATATTAAGTTAACATACACAATTTCATTCTTCTTAATTATTTCTTTATTTAGTGTTGTAACCTCATTTTTATTATTAATCAATTCGGTATATGAATCTCCAACAGTTATTTTTGGAGTATTTTGCTTTATCATTGCCGACACATCAACATATTGTATATATGGTTTTGATACGGTTGGCGCAGAATTTTGTGTGATAACAGTTGTTCCGCCACCGACCACATCACCAATAACAGTTGATACTGTAGTGAATGTCCACCACGTTGACGGATACTTACCCATTGATAAATAATTTCCAAGTCCATCATCTAATAGATAATCTACTTTACCTCTCCACTTATACACCTTATCCTTGACAAGAGTTGCTGTCACCGATGGAAATTTAAGAAGAGTGTATGATTTTATATCATTTGGTGAACCATCTGGATATATTTCAATTGTATATTGCTTTACAACTTTTTTGGATTGACCGTCTGGTGCATTATACATCAACAATGTATGTTGTCCAGAATCAACCTGTATCTGTGTATCGTATGGAGAATTTGGTGTTAACACTGGTGCTTCATCGATTGGCGTGGTTGTTCCATCACCATCTTCTCTACCAAGTACTACATCTGTTCCACCAGTACCAGTCTTTGCATTTAAAGACAAATCTGTAGTTGTAAAATTACGTATAATACTCCACGCACCTGCTCCAGCGTTATTCGATGCTCTTACTCTCCAATAATATTTAGTAGCATTCTGTAATCCCTGTGCAGTAACTGCGGTAGTTGCTATACCATTAACATTCATTGGAAGTACATTTGCTTCAAATGTATTCGTCTTGGAAACTTGAACTTGATATGCAAGTGCAGAAGGTGCTGCGTTCCATGACAATCCACCAGTTGCAGGGATATTCTTGCTATCATTCAATGGTAATTTCAATGTAGGAGCAGATGGTATTCCACTTGGTGTTGGTGGGGGAGGCAATACCTTATTACCCGTTGTAGTGAACTGTGCTCTTGCCCATTCACTTGCCACACCAGATGCACCAATTGCACGAACTTCCCACCAATAATCGGCACCGTCTTCTAAATCAAATATACTTGAAAATCCGACTATGCCAGTCTTACCAGCGTAACCACCGCCGTAACTCGCGTCTGCATATATTCTAACTTCATAACTCGTTGCCGCAGGTGAACCGTTCCACTTGAATAATATTCCCTTAGAATTCACGTTAGTCAGTAATGTCGGTCCAACTATTTCTGGCATAGGTGGAGGAGGATTTACTGGTGCAGGCGGTAATTCAACTGAAGTTGCAACCGAAGGTGTGTTAAAAAATATAACTGGAGTTGACGGTTGACTTGCTACGCCCATTGAGTTTACCGCTGTAATAGTTGCTTCATACTGACTTCCCAATACCAAGTCTACGATGTCTGCCGTTGTTGACATTGCCCCATAAAATGGATATTCACTCCACTGTGGGGAACTACCAAATCTCAATTTAAGTATATACGATGCCGCATCCAATACTGAATTCCATTGGAATGAAGATACCAATTTACCAGAAGGAGATGTTGAAAATCTCACCGTTGGATTGAGTGATGGAGTTATAGGTACACCCGGCTCAGTTGGTGGAGGTGTTGTCGTTGTCATGGATGGTGTATGAAACTGCGTCCACGTTGGTCCAAATGACCCATAGCCATAAATATTACCAGACTGAACGTTATATTCATATGCCGTGTCGGGCGTTAATGTATAATTTGTCGCAGTGGTTGCCATTGCACCAATAGTGGTGATATATGTTACTGGCTGGTCGGAATTTGCTCTGTGATATTGTAAGTTATACTTGTCCGCACCAGGTTGCATGCTCCACTCAAATACGGTCTGAACTTTACCATCAACAATAGTTGTTTGTGGTACTTTTTTGACAGGTGGAAGTGGCACAGTTGCCGTTGGTGTAGGTGGTGGTTGTGTTACAGTTCCATTAGATGTTGTAAATGTATTAACTACCCAATCACTTTTTACTCCAGTACCACCAACAGAACGAACTCTCCAATATATCAATCGATTTGGGTCAAAACCCGTATCTGATTGATTTACAACAGTTGATGTATTTACAGTTGTTATGAATACAGTGTCTCCATCAAAATACGGATTCAAATCAAGTTCAACCTCATATGTCGTAGCACCTTGTGCTGGAATCCATGCAAGAGAAATAGTTGTACTTCCTACCACCTGCCCGTTGATAGGGGAATTGAGTGTTGGCGGTAACAATGGTGGTAATGGTGGAACATCCACCAATGCCTGTGCAGTGTTTCCCGTAGTAAATGAATATACATCTGACCAAGGGCTTCCTGTTCCACTTGCCGTAGTACTTCCCTCCGACATAACTCTCCAGTAATATGTCGTGTTTGGTTTCAATCCTCTATATGTTTTATTTGGTGTAGAACTATCCACCACAAATTGCGTTCCAATTTCTCTAAACGGGTCTATCGGGACTTCGAAAAATTTCGATGTTCCGTTTGTTTGCATATACCAACCTGTTGACGTATACACAAAATATGGGTCTGTAAATAATTGAACGTAATAACGTGCGGCTTGTACTGGTTGCCATTCAACAGTATAACCACCCGTTGACGGATTCGTAGAAACATTAGTAGCACCATTTGATGGTGACAATAATATAGGAGTGGTAGCCTCACCAACTTTGGTTGTTCTGAAATGATATACATCCGAACGTGGACTTTGCCCATGCTCATTTTCTGCCCACACCTGCCAATAGTAATCAAGAAATTCACCTAACCCATAAGTATATTTAGACTTTGGCAAGGTGTTGTAGTCGTACACTACACTATTTTGCATGTCGGGCGTGGTGGACACCAACGTGTAATATGCGGCGGCACCAGGTGATTCTGTCATAATAAATTGCACATTGGATACAGTCGTTAAATCATTTTCTGCTGGATACACAATGGTTGGAGTAATTGGAATAGCCATTTATTTTTCCTTTATTTACGATGTTGGTGTTACGTTACTATTTTATGTATCGATTGCTCTTCCACCACCAGGAGGAGGTGCCGTTGGAATATAAGTTGGTGTAGCGTTAAACGTCTTTAAGTCTATCTTTTGATTTTCGACTAAGAATGCGTTAATTCCTTCTTGCACTATATCATTATTAAATGACTCATAATTTCCAATGAATGCTTGTAATGCTGGACTGTATTTTGTTATATTATCACCACTCATCATAAAGTCTGTTAACGATTTTGTCATTCCACCCAACACACCACCGAAGGAATTGATGATTGTGACGGATGCGTTAAGTTGTTCGTTCAACTGTATAATTCTATTTCGTAATGTGTCATTTTGAAGTAATAATGCTTCTATTTCGTTTGGAGAATATTGTGCACTATCACCAGTTAAATAATTTACACTGTTTGCTACTAAGTATGCGTGTGTTTTATATGTGGTATTATTCGCGTCAACAGGCACTCCTGTCGGCGGCACTTTGTTTATCTTGCCAGGGTCAATACTGTCTTTTAGTTTATCATACAATCTAAACAGCGTATCAATCTCATCTTCACCTGCCAACTCAAATATAGTGTCATCAATGATATTTTCTTCATTGATATTTGGTGGAGGTGGATTATACAATTCACTTTTAAATGGTGTGTCTGCCATATTATCTTCCTACTTTAAAGTAAAATTTATCATCTAAAATAATTGTATTTGCCGTATTCTCTACCTTCAATACAAACTTATAATACCGTTCAGGTTGAAGACCACTCATATCAAAATTGAAATAATTAATTGTTCCATCACAACTTAACTTCGTAGAATTTACGTCGAATGGAATCAACACTTCTTCTGTATGTGCATCCATTACGGAGTAGTAAGAAGTTTGTGGAAGTGCCTGTCCAATTAAATAACGTGAACTTGTAACGAACGCTCTTGCTGGGTATCTTCCTCTTGCAAACACATCTACTCTTGCAACTTCAGATGTCTTATATTCCGCTTTCAGTTGATTCATTGAAATCAATGTGTGGTTAATATCCGCCAATGCCAAACTACCTGTAGCATATGAAGAATCATCCCACTTTACTTGAAGTAATGGTGGGTAGATTGTATGTGTATCTCTTGAAAAGAAATTAAGAGAACCGTATTCATTTCCATCTGCTTCGAATGCGGCAGGAAATTTTAAAATAAATCCGTAATTAGGTGTGCTTCCGCTTATCCAAGCATTTACTATCTGCGTTACATCCATTAGAATGTCAGATGTTTCATATGAGAATGCCTGCGATGCTGATGGTGATGCTGCCCACGTTCCACCCTGTAATGTCGTATCTACGGGTAGTCCACCAACCCACGGAGTAACACCATCCGTGAAATTCCAACTCACACCATCTATGATGATTGGATTTGCAAATCTATTTCCCATTCCCATTTGCCAATCTTGCGATACAGGATGTGCTTCAAGATTATACTTGATTTTCATTCTGTCCGCATGGGTTGTACTAAGTTTTAAATAAAATGCAGGATTGGTAATTCTACCTGATGCAACTGAGCTTGAAATGTCCGTGATGTCGAATTTAATTAATGGACGAGCAATCGATGCGGATACTGCGGTAGTCTCAGTCAACGTCCCTACATTAATTTTAAGAAAACTTTTACGGATTTCTAAAATCTCATCAAGACCTGTATTTAATGTCGGAATGTCATTATATATCGTAGCATCTGATTCTACGAAAGTACTTTTAATCATTGGTTACTCCTTAGTAATTTACTACACGACCAGTTATGTCTTGATTTGGGAACTTTATTTCAAATATACTTGCGTCCGCCGCTGGATAAATAATTCCACCATCTGGTGAGAATGCCGCGGTGATACCACCTTCATATGATGCATTTGAATAATTACCACCGACTTTATTTGTAACTTTGACCGATGGAACCGACTGTACACCGTTGACTAATGAAATCAAATTATAAATTTCCGACATGATAATCGGTTTGTTGATTTGCATATTGTCATTGTTAAAGTAATCTTTTAATGCTAAAATACAACGAAGTAATACTTCATTTTGATTGTAATTCTTCAACACAACGATGGAGAAGTCTACTCCAATGTTGATTATGTATGCGTCCATCAAATTCAATGAATCACCGAGCATCCGATAGAATCCCAAGTATTGTGTTAAATTATATTTGGTTGCCGCGTTTACTTTCACAAAGTTCTTTGCACTGTCATATGCCAAACAATACAAGTTAATTGCCATTGGATTGTCTGTAGACGGTGGAGTTGGAAGTACCGCCGTTGTAGGTGTGCTGTTTCCAATCTCAGTATCAATTGCTCTTCCACCGCCAGCGGGTGGTTGAGTTGGAGTATACGTATTGACAATTGGTGTGGATGAATGAATTTGGTCATCTCTAATCGCAAATACTTTTGCAATACTTCCAAGTTTTTGTGGAAGTGCCAATGTACGAATCATGTAATCTTGAGCAGTTACACATCGATTCTGTGCGTTGAAATACGCCATTGCGTTCTGTCGAATCTCTTCATCCGATTCTGCCTCTCTACCGCCCTGTGCAGGTTCTTCATTCGTTGCGGTGATACTATTTTGAACAAATGTAAGAATTCCACTATTTAATCCAGTTGAATTCATCTCACCAAGTTGGATGGATTGTAACTCCGTTATACTTCCTGCACTCACGTTTGACTGAAATCCTCCACCAGCATAATAACGAACCGTCAATGTAACATCAGAGGGAACTTCACCATTTGCCTTCATATAAAGAAAGTTAGTAGGGTCCAATGCTCTGTTGTTTACGGCGGTTGTTTCGAATCCACTGTTAATTGTTTCTTGATTTGCAAACAATATTGAGTCTGCATCAATAGCAACACCCGAACCAAACATCAATTCGGTTGTATTATCCACGTTAACTTTCTTAACAAACTTTTTATTGGTTAAGATGTAATTTAACAAATATGGTGTTTCACGTTCGAATGCAGAAAATACATTATACATACTTGCGTTATTTTCATTGAGTTGTAATATAGTCTGTTGTGCAAGGTATGGAACTTCATACCACACATAACCACGACTATCTACCACGTCCATAATTTCAATAACATCCGTTCTATTAATTTTTATAGATGGATTTGGTTGTGTGTTCTGTGGAAAGTAAAATGTTTCCGTAATCAACGACCCCGCAGACGCCATTACTTTTTGTTTTAATAACCAATATGGGTCTTGATATAAATCTGCGGATGCACCTAACGAAGAAGTCATTGCAAAATTAACATCTGTAAGAGTTCTAAACGTTACTCCACCAGAAGTTCCTATCAACGAATTTGCCTTAATGGTCATAGCGTAATCTAAGTCTGGATATGCACCACTTCCTGTGCCTGGTACCAACTGATACAAACTTAACTGCGTTGCCGCGGGTGTAATATTCTTATGAGTATAACCCAACATGTTTGCAATCTGAATAATATTTTCACGTTCCGTCGCCGTCTGAATGTATGTCTCTTGAATCTGCTTATCAATATAGAATGAAAGTAAGTCACCAACATACGCCGTCATTTCAATAAACATCGTTCCAGGTGAAGCAGGTGAAAAATCATTTCCTGTCGTTGGGAAATATGTCTTGGCATAATTAAACAAATCTTCTCTAATCTTTGAGAAATCTTTGTTGTAATAATTTATTCGGGTGTTGTTGTTTGGAGTTGCCATTGTTATCCTAAATTAGTATTAAGTGTGAGACTCACAGTTTGTTGTGGTGCGGCACCGAACAACGTGTTGCTTGAGTTTTTCAATCTAAAAGTTACATCAATGTCAATTCGATAGTTGTTGTTATCGGGAAATGTTACATCGATTAAAAGTACGTCAACATATGGAAAATACAAATCCATCAAATTTTGAATATTGGAAATGATTGTTGCAGTAACATCTTGCTCCGAAGTTATCTGCTCAAATAACAATCGATGTAGTTGTGAACCAAAACCAACGTTCATCCTACGTTCACCAACCATTGTAAGAAGTAAATTCTTTATGTTAGAATATGCTTGGTCAATCGTTGAAAAGTTTTGATTAAAATATCCCAAGTTACCTCTTGTCAAGGGAAGTTTCAAACCAACTGCTATTTTATTATTAGTTGCCATTATATTTTCTTCTTGTCTTTAAGTGTTTTCATTACAGCGGAATAGTCACGAGTAATTGCTTGTTCCACTACGGGGTCAAGTTGTGTGACGGGTCTACCCTCAATGTCTACTTGTGGAATTCTTGTTTCGGGAACCGCAGAACGTCCCATCCTCATTGACGATGCATCACCGTATCCAAACATCGCTGGATTGATTCCTCTTCCTTGAAAATTCTGAGCATCCTTTGAAGTGAACTGCATCACACCAGCCTCTTCCATCATCTCTTCCTTTGTCTCATTGAGAATATCCATGAGGGATGGCTTTGCTGGAAGTGGTTTCCGTGGTTGTCGAACTTGTTCTTGTAATTTTGCAACATGTACCATGTCTTGCTTAAATGACGTTTGTTGTGTAGGTTGTACTGATTCCTTTAGTAAATTTCTAACTGCGAAAGTTACTTCCTCACGAATCATCTTACGTAGTTCTTTTAAAAATGTTTTATCGTCCATAATACTCCTTCGTTTCTATATAAATATAAGGATACTTATAAAGTAAACGTTGTTTTACTTGAAAATACCGTTGAATTGTCTTTCTTTGATAATAGTGATTTTAACTGTCTTAACTGCGTGTCTGTGCCTGGTATGAGTGTACCATAATTGTCGTATTTCAGTGACAATATTGCATCAATCATTGATTTTAGAAAATTCATCATATCGTATCCCTTTACCACAGGTTGACCAGATGCTTTTGCACGTTCACCCAAATTGATAACACTTCCATGAACTTCTAACGTATTTTGGGTTTTAAAATATATGTTTTTGTTGGATAACCCTATCAAATTATTGTAACTTGACAATACAATGTCAGATGCCTTTGAATTGAAAATCAATCTATCCGAATTTAATATAATTAAATTATCATTATATTCCGATGGTAACTTTACATCAGATGGAATGTTATTTTTTATCGCAGACAGCAAGAATGGTAAAGTTATACCATTTGGACCACCTTGTGATATTAATATAGTAGATGGGTCATGTTGAATATCTTCTATTGTATAAAACTGTGAAATGTTTGATTTGCCTGCACCAATGACAATGTATGGATTACCACCTACCGTATCTGACTTGGAGTATATCCACTTAGAGTTTGGGATTAGTTGTGAATAGTTTGGGTTGCCGAAAGTAATCTTCTTTGGAATTGCACTACCAAACCGAATCGACTGTCCAGATCGTCCCTCATAAATCAAATCTCCTTCAAACATCACAGAACGTTTGTCGGACTCTTGTTTATATTCAAAATATTTACCAACGTAAAATACTTTTGAATTTATACTCGATGGTATTCCTTTTATTTTTTCAATGTCTATCCCATGTTTCCGTAAATCTTCCACCGATGCCACAATTAAGTCGGCAAATCCTTGGTCATTCATATGAACCGAATAATTCCAACTAAGTGGTTCATAAAAACTACTAAAAAGTGGTGTGGGGTTTCCAGCAACCGTAACAGGATTTTTCAATAATCGGTGATTTCGGAATGTAACAATTTCACCTGGTAAAGGATTACTACGAAGGTTCATGTTCGAAGGCATCGCCTCAACTATAACCTTACTAAATAATCCATACGCACGAATTTTGTCAACACTTCCACTAAATTCAGTATCAAGCACGATGGCTGGTTCTATCTCGTAGAAGTAATTCATTTTCTCTACAATGGATGAACCAACTTCATATCCAGATGGATTGACGATGTTTGAATTTTGAGATGTAGTTTCGGTGTATGCCATTATGCGCTAGTCCCAATTTGTCCACTATCTTGCATTACCTTATCGTAGTAATTTTCCGCTTCCTTAATCAACTGTCTCTTCTCTTCTTCAGTGATGAGTGTTTCGTCTCCACCCTTTGACGTTGCCGCGGCCGCAAGGCGCTGGACGATTACGGCAAGTTTAATGAGATGTTCATCATTCTTGACGGAAACGTCCATGTATTCTTTGATAATGGGGACAAGCATTGCGGCATCACCAATATTCTTGATGAAAGGGCGTAGGTCTTCGATTAGACTGTGAATACGTTCACGTTTGTCTACCGAATTAGTGTATATCTCTTTGAAGAGGTCAGCAAGAGTCTTGCCCGAAAAAACTTCAATTTCATTAATATCCATATAGTTCTCCTTATATGAATAAATATTAAAATTAAAGTTTTTTCAGGCGCTTTTTACTCATATATGAAGAAGTTTTCCGATTGAATATCACCTGTATTTTGGAACTCATAATGTGCTTTAACATATGATGACTTAAGAGTGTTGATAACTTTGGTTATCTGTTGGGTTTTGGCTCCCGTCATCTCCCTTAGTTGTAGATACAATGCCTTCTTATTGAAGTTTTCAATTGAATCTATACTCCTAAACAACTGTAACACACAGTCGGCAATTGTGATGTCCCTTTTATGTTTAAATATGAATGGAAGTCTTCCTTCCAAATAGGGAACCATCCTTTGGATAAGTTCCTTGTTGTATAAACCTGTATCTGTTTCGGTTTCCTCCGTTGCGAAATCTCGTTCAGCATCAATGACATCAAGTGTATTGTGAATCTTAAGTTTCTTGTAGTTATTGTTATTATGAAGTATCAAATAGTTCTTTGCTACGATACTAAAATAAGAGAAAGCCTTACCCTTGTCTTGGTTATACTTTTCAATATTGATTAACATAAATGCGACAACTTCATGCTTCAAGTCGGTGAAGGACATATCGAAGTATTGAAACTTAAACGTGTTTATAATATTTTCTGCCAATTTGTCGAACGCGTATTCAATACCTTCTTTATATATCTGATTCTTTTTTATTTTATCTTTTTCTTTTACGTACTCTACAATAGCATTTTCTGTATCCTGCGTAAAATAATTTTTACTCTTCTTTTTTATCAACATAATTCACATTAAAAACTTGCAATTGAGAAATGACCAATTTAATTGTTTTGAATGCGAAACCGACTTCATCGTCAGCCGCAAACACGCCTCGGTTATCAATTTCGGTCAACTGTGAATCTATTGTAGAAAGACTGTTCGAAAATTCGCCGATAAAATTTTGTAATAGGAGAACTCTTTCTTCCAACTTTTCATTTTTTTTCAGCATGTTAATGCAACCAAATACGGCGGCACCTAATAATATTAAAAGTAACACGATAATAAACCATTCCATAACGACTCCTTATTTTCTGAACAAGTCTTCAAATATTTGCTGACCGTTCGTTGTTCCAGTCTTGTTTACGATTTGTGAAATCTTTTCAAGATTTTGTTTCTTGTGCATGACAACAGGTTCATCTTTACCTTTTTGAACCATTCCAATAAGTGATTTGGATGTAGCCCATCGTTCATATTCCAAACGAGTTGCCGTCATGTCAGCGTGATGTAAAATGTGAACGATGTTAGTCTTGACGATTTGCTCAGGATAACTTGTCTTGAGATATTTGCCATTCTCTTCATCGTACATTCCATCGGTACACTTGATACCAATAAATTCTGTCTCAGTATACTTGATACCAAAATATTGAAGTATGAAGAATGTTCTATCGGCAGTAGACATGTTAATGATTTTGGGATTGTACGAATACATCTTCCCTTGATGCTCTCTGTGCCACTGCGAATCATTTGGAATGTAAAACTCTTCATCGACACTTCCAAGTTTACCTAAATCGTGATGCATAGCACAAAAAATCAGTGTCTCTTTAGTGAAATTAAAGACGGCACCGTTTCGTTCCCACACATCAAACAACTGTAAACTTAAATCGATAACACGTAAAACATGGTCAATGTATCCACCAGGAAATGCATTATGATAATGTTCGATACTTGAAGCAGGTGCCATTACGGCTCTTTCCTCAAAGTGTTCGTACATTTTGTTTAACAAATCACGTTTTTCACCAGTGAATGTTGTATTGATTATTTCTTTTAACTTTTCCCAATTTTCTACAAGTTTCGTGTCTGATAACATAACCATTTCTCCTTTTACTGATTGATATATCTCTTGTAAACTACTCTTGCATATTTATTAAACTGTCTTTTGTGTTTGTTGAAACTACCCTCACCTGTATTGTATGCTGTAAGGGTTGCCATCCAAATAGAATCTTGTGATGTATACTCCTGTGAATACTTGTCATACAATAATTTTATAAATTTGGTCGCAGTCGCAACGTTGAATTGAATGTCGTACTTTAACTTTTTTCCCGTAACGGCGATTGAAGAATCTTTCCACAACGACTTTGCGGTATTCAATTTTATCTGTCCAACACCGTATGAAGTTCCACCGTCACCAACAACATTCGCACTGTATGAGGTATCACCCAACTGCCATCGGCTCTCTTCATAAAAAACCGATTCCATAATTCCGCGTGGGACTTGATACATCACCGAATATATTCCAGTCCAATAATTAACGCTATCGGCGTGTGTAACCAAAACAACGGCTGGTGCGGGCATGGGCACGGCAGCAGGATTGTTTAACTTTTTTACACCATAAACTGCAACACTTCCCAAAAATAATATAACAATTGCTCTGATTAAAAGGCTTCTCATACAACTTCCCCCATTTATTGAATAAAGATTTCCGTTGATAAATCCAACGGAATATATGTTTCATCGTCCTCATCTGTGGACTCAATAGATGATAATTCGATGTCACTGATTATTTCATTTAGAAGTTGTAGACTTTCTTCCAAATATTCGTGATTGTACTCGGAGAGCACCACTTGAATTAAGTTTTCTACTTTATATAATATGTCTAAGTTATTTTCCATAATATATAAGTATTATAAATTATTTAATTTCATTTAGTTTCTCCTGAAACTCGCGAACTTTGTCATTCACTCGCTTTATTATGTTTTTGTTATATTCCAATTTTTTCCCATCAGATGTTTGTTGATTCTTGTTGAATACTTCGTAAAACACCGCATCAATTTCTTGTCTAAACTGCTCACGGTCAACACCAATCCCCGAGAGATACTGTTCATAGACAAACATCGATGCCATTACATAATTTAATGTGTTGGTTGTAATGTTCATCAACTTGGTATATTCAGTATCTCTCAGTTCCAATGTGTGAAGACGGTTATTCAATTCGTCAATTACTTTTGCTATGCCTACAATGTCTTCATCCACTTCATCTGCTCTTGTTACCTTTTTCTTTGCCATTTACTTCTCCGATTGAGATTCATCTCTCTTGTTAATATCGTCAACCGAGATGTTCATTCTTGTCAACAAATCACGCAACGGCTTTTGAACATCGTCTTGTATATAAATAGTCTTATCTTTTTCTACAACGTCCAAATTTACCAAATACTGAACAACAAAATCATAATGGTCTAATGTCTGTAGAAACTCTTCCGCTGAATAATTCTTCTGTTGTAACTCAACTGACCTCTTCAGAGTCTTGAAGACTTCGACTAAGATAATTACTGCCCAACCATCTATTGTATAATGTTTATTATTGTCTATCATGTGGTTTCCTTATTCGAAAAATTGTTCAACGTGCTCAGCGCGCGCGTCTTCTTGTGCTTTCTTTTCTTTCTTCTTCTTCACTTTGTCCTTCTTATCCATCTTCTTCTCATACTTCGCAGCAAGTTTCTTTTCCTTTGCAATACGAGCCTGCTCCTTGTGATACTTTGAGATTTTAGGTTTGGCAGTAATAACGGTGGCATCCAACGTTCCCTTCAAGGATTCGTCTTCCACACCACTTATATAAACTCGTCCATCCGTATGGACAAATTGTTTGTACAATTTCCATCCACGCGGGAATCCAGAAGATTCTTTCACTGCCTTAACAGTTACCTTCCCACCATAATGTGAGCAACATGTTGAACAAATCACACCAACCGATTCACTGTCAACATTTTTTACTGTCTTGCCGCATTGCGAACAATTCAATTTCTTGATGCTGTGTATAGTAAGTGTAAATTTCTTTTTCATGTTAGGCTCCTGTGCTTCCAAAACCATCCGCACCACGGGTTGTTTCAGATAATGAAGTAACGATTTCCACGTTGATTGGTTCAAGTGTTGCGGCGACAATTTGTAACAGTCGCGTTCCACCTTTTATAAAATATTCTTCGTCTGAATTATTAAACAACTTCCCCATAATTTCTCCACGATACATCGAATCAATGATGCCAGGACTGTTTGCCATAAGCAACGGAGTCTTTGTCATGGAACTTCGTGGGACTAAAAAGTACGAATTGAAGTTGGAGTGATATACGCGGGTAAAACTGTCCTGCACGACTTCTTTCATTTCACATGCGATGTCGTGATGAATAGTTGTAACTTGTCGTGGTGAACAGATTGTATCATTCTGCACGATTAAGTCAAATCCTGCGTCACCGTGATGAACACCACCCAAAGTTGTATATGGATAATTCACCAATGATGAATCGAGAAGATATTTCACGTAGAGTGTTTTCATTAACGAGGGCTCCTGTGTTTGAATTGCTGATAGAAGAATCGTTTGCAATCGACAGTAAGATACAATGTCTCTTTGCCGTTCGTCATTTCAGCAGGTGTAAGATTATAGGTAGGTGTATTAGACAAGTCGGCGAATTTCGCTTCAATCCATCGTCTAAGTGTTTTTGCTTTTTTCAAGTTCATAGGTATTCCTTTCTATTATGTGTATATAATATAAGGAAAAAATCTATTAAAGTCAAGTATTAAAAACTTGACGTTTGACTTGGCATAGGATGATATGGTTCTTCGTACTTCTGCTCCAACGCTTTTGCTACTTCAGTCTTTTCGACTTTTGGAGTCTCTATGATAGGTTCCAAAGGTGTGTCAATTATCTCCGACATGACATTTTTCGGTCTTTCAGGTGCCGAATCCTTCCAAAACTTGGTCAGAACCCCATCCCCCGTGGTTTGCACCGCAGGAACGGGCTCTAATTGCGTCTCAGGCGTGAAATTGGCAAAGATTTGACCTCTTTCTTCCCTGTCGGAAGTCATTGTAATCTTGTTAAATGCGATAATTAACGCAAGTGCAAGGGGGTCAAACACGATAATAAAGAGAATAATCAAATACTGAACTGCGGTTGTAACGGTGATGTCAAATGCTCGTGCTACGAAGATAATTGGACCGACATCTGAACCTGTATCAATCATTTTGACTTTTGCATCGGAAATTCCTTGTGAAAGATTTCCAATTTTTTGATTGTTAACAGTTATCTGCTTATCTTTGTCAGAAATTAATGCTTGATAACGTTTCTGTACGCCTGCTCTACGTTGAACATCGGAATACCGTGTCTCTTCTTTTATAACAAGACCATTTAATTCTTGTGCTAAATTGCTCTGATAGTCCTTCTTCTCTAATTTAAGAGTTTCATTATCACTTTTAATTCGTGTAATTTCATCTTCTTGAAGGGTAAGCGTTGCAATTTCCTTTTCCAATCCTAATGTAGAACCTTGAAAGGCGTTACTTAAAAAGCCGTAGATACCAATACTTGTAATTAACATTAAGATAAGTAAAGCCGAAACCATATAAGACTTGAAGAGTAAACCTAAATCTTTCCAATATCGATACACATATGACGCAGTAATAACCTTTGCGAACTCAAGACTTGATGCCATGATTCCAACATAAATTGCCGCTCCTGCGAACAACTTTGTAAGTCCATATACACTAAAAAAGGTTGCACAAATTTCTACTATTGCAGCAGACGTTAATAACAATATTGGAAAGTATTTAGTTTTGATATGAACCATTAAACGTTGTCACTTTCCAATTCCATTCGTTCAAGAATAAACTCAAGTGTCTTACCGATGTTTGCAGTAAGTTGAGCAAGTTCCTGTTGTGTTGCGGGCTTGTTGCCGAGCAATACTTGATGGACTGTTTCCGTGAGATTCAATGCGGCTTCTAATCGTGATACATATTCCTGTTTGTATTTCATAATACTGTTCCTTTTAGTTTGTTATTACCATTCTGGATGTGTTATATGGTTCCAGTACCATTGCCAAGTTCTGTCTTTTCTAAATGCAAAACTGTAATAAAACGTGAAAGTGAAACCTTCAACTGCGTACAAGAATACGTAGGACAATAAACCATATCCCCACTCCCTCGGTAAAATTAATGCCGCCATAACTGCAGTTGTTACTGTTGCACTTATACATAACGTCCACATCCATTTACACCAATGCCAAAAATCACACTTGAAAGGATTTCCTGGTGGGAATTTGTAGTTACCACCTATGAACCATTTTTCTGCTGGAGAGTATACACTGCTTTCCATTGTATAATCGGTCATTGTTAATTTGTTCGTCCAAAATTTGGATTGCTCAGGTGCGTCTTTTCTAACAGTCTGTGCTCCATCAAACATTCCAAATAAGTGAGTCAATAATATTGGAAGAAGTACTACAAGTAAATTTGTGATGAAGTTGTAATCTACATATACACCAAAATACAATGTTAAAAACGTTTGGAATGTAGACAGTATAATTATTAAACATAATGCCAATGTGACAATAAATTTATATCTATAAACAGTGTTTAACATATGTCTCCTAATTAATTGTAGTCTTTGTACCGTACATAAAATCGTAAATTGTATTTATCTGAGCCAACAACAATGGAAAATATTGTGGGTCATTTGATAATAGATTTTCAACTGTTAATGCAAACACATCGTTCACGTTTTTATTTGTAATATTTGTATGTGTTATTTGTGGTATTGAATTATTCTTTTCCCATGTAAACGCGATGGTAGCATCGATATTGTCTTTTTTGATTTTTTTCATATCATTTTATGAATCTAAGTGGAAACCAAAAACAACGATTGTTTGGTATTATATGAATCTTATATACAATTCTATGTTGTAAAAACCAAATTGAAAATAAATACGTCTTGAAATTTGGTATATTCTTTATCTTTGCATAACTAAATGCAGGTAAAAGATACACATTGTATTCACAGGAATTATATTCAATCTTTTCCATTACATATTTTATCACCATTATATGTTTTAATCTTCTCACTCATACTACCTCATCTATGTGCTACATTTTTGGGATAATTGTTTCGATGACTTCTTGTGCTTCTGGTATTTTATAACAAAAATGATACACTACATCATTCTTCACCACAATATCATAATCATACTCTTTTCTAATAGCAATGCTATCTTCTTCCGTAATGATATTTGTAGGGCGAGAATATGCTACATAATACTTCTCACCATTCAAATCAATAAACTGCATATATCCTCCAAATAAAAAGGGAGAAGCAGTGATGCGTTCTCCCTTATAAATATAACGAATTGTTTGTTTTATGCGTCAAAAACATTGTCTAACCAGTCATAATTAACTTTTTTTGGCGAATTAATATAATAAGCCATTACAAGTACTATGACGATTGGACATATGATTGTGGCGATAACTATTGCCGATATTTTTTTCATAAGTTGCCTCGGTGGACTAGGAGGGGTTCGAACCCTCGTGTTGAACAAACACCAATTAAAAGACTACATGCTTAGTTTGATTCTGCGGAACGTCATAAACTTGTAAGAATCTAACAAGATACAAGAAAATCTATTCTGCTTTTGAATGGTACAGATAAACCATTTGTATCTACAACGTCTTATTTTTTGTTCTGACTAAGGTAAATAAGAACCTTAGGCTGCGTACGCGTATTCGGCGTTCACTGCTTCACCCATGATGAACGCCATAGCATCATCAAATGTGAATGAAGATTTCTCTTCTGCGTTTATTTGTTTTGCACCTTTTAAAGAGTTTATTGCTCCCTCTGCATGCCTTCTAATCTATACTTATCCAGTCGATTCCATATCTAGCCCAAACCGCTGTTAGACGATTTCTTCACCAATAAGTGTTGCTGTAAGACCTGTTGCTGCAGTTAAGACGGTTGGTAATACAATGTCTTTAACCTTGATTTCAAGTGCAACTGAATACACTGTTGACTGTCCATCAGCCTTTGAACCAATTCTAACTAATACAGATGCCAACGTTGCATCAAACAATACAATATTGTCTGCAACATCTTTTAACATATCATCAAATACAACTGAATACGTTACACCACCATCAATTGACTGTTCAAGAACCTGTGTATCATTTCCACCAGGAATCCATGCAATATTAAACTTTTTCATCAACATAATAATTATCCTCCACAATAATCTAATTAAGTAATATAAGAATTTTATAACTGTTTTCATGTCTATAAATATCAACTTAAAATTATTTAATGGCTTCGCACAGCAAAGAACGCTGTGTTTATTTTTCAATTATTTAATAACTCTTTACAGCCTAAAAGCCATTCTTCACCCTTGAAGGGAATAATTTTGATTGTGCCTTATCAACGTAAGGGGTTTCGACCGTTGAGTTTACATCAAATCTTTCGGTAGACAACGATAACTTATCTTATATACTAAGACTACAAACCGTTTGTGGCGTCACAGTTACGAATAACTTCTACCTCTTCACAATGCCTTCGCATTCACCTTACGGTGCCTCCATTTTTACGCTCTTGGTGCGTTCACTGTGTGCTCTGTATTACGATTGTGGGTGGTCTTTATACCAATCTGCTTCTGACTTTTCAAACCATTCTTGTGCCATTCTGTCAAATTCTTCCCTAGAAATCGGAGGAGAGTTTTCTCCATCCAACGATTCAATTAAAATTTGTTCAATCTCTTCTTTTGTAAAATGTGGTCTATCTTTCCATTCAATTGTATGTACCTTCATTCTCATCTTGACCATCCCATTGCTTTTGCAATATCGGGAAACTGTTCATTGAATATAACCATTATTTGTTTTGCGATTTCTGTATGTTCAAGTTGTGTGCCGTGTTCCATTCTCAAATCAAGATAGTGTATCCAACTCCGTGCGCTTCCCGTCATATACATCGTTGTGGCTAAGTTCGTGGGTAAAAGGAATCTCGCACATTCTTTTGCGATACCCTTATCAAGTGCATTTTGATACTTGTCAAATGCTACATTCCAAACTGTTTCCTGTGCATCTAAGAACCATTGTTTAGTAGCATCATCCAAATCATCGACACTATTCTGTCGATTCTTTTCATCTTGTCGCCTTGCTTGTTGTGGGAGATAGTTAGTCATTTTTGCATAACGACCAGAAAATTTTTGGAAGGTAAAGGAGCGGTGACGGAGCATCTGCTCTGCGATAGGCATCGTTGTGGTAATTTCCACCGTCATAAATGCGTGTTCAAAGATTGACCAATGATTGTGTTGAATACAATAACGGAGCAACCCCGAGACAGTATCAAAATTCATTTGATTACTTGGATTACTTACTCTTGCTACAAAGCCAGTAACTTCTTGGGCACTCTTATTAATCAAATCTCCAGCCCCTTGTGTGATACTAACTAATTTAGTAGTTGGTTGCTCTGTCATACGCCTCCGTCCAATCTTTATCTTCAACAAAATAGTTATCTAACAAGTACGAACAGAGTAAAAGTAAATCCTCTGGTTTTTCTGGAAGAATTAACCAACCAGCACACCATTCGTCTGCTGAGTATTCACGGTATGCGAATTGTATATCAAGGTCATCCACTACCGCATTGAGTTCATTAAATCCTACACGGAATCGCTCAACATCATCGGGATAGTCAATCATTGTAGGAGTATTTTTTAATCTATATTTCTTAATTAATCCCATAAGTTATCCCACACATCAATGATTCGTTTCATTCGTTTCTTAATATTGTTATGGATAACAAGTTCATCATCCCAAAACTTTTTGTATACGTCACGGGGAAGTTTGTATTTAGGATTGTTCAAATAATCAGTAAACTTTCCCAACTCACCACTTGCGACTTCTTGCCACGTAGGAATATTGTGTTGTTTATGTAGTACATCCAATCGAGCGTGAGAATTATCATCGTAATTCTTATAATCATCAAATGCCTTAATGATTTCATCCAACTCAGTCTGCCATTCCTGTAAGGAATTAAACTGACATGGATGCCCCATTGGATTACTGCGCAATTTCGTAACAGAACCGATTATAACGTCTGTCAAATAACTGTTCAATCCCCAAACATCATTGTCTGCGAAACCATATTTGATACGTTGATAGGGATACTTGAAATGGCACCGCACCCAATAATGGATGTTGTGATAGTTGTCTTTGAAATATTTAGAAATGATACCAAAACCTTTTGGTTCCACATAACGATGAATCTCTTTGTCTATCAATTGAAGTTCTTCATCAGACCATTCGACAGGTTTCTCAAACAATTCAAGTTGTTCACCCATGATAATAACCTTTATAAAATTGGAGCGAGCCGAAGGAATTGAACCTCCATCCTCATGCTGGATTTAGCATGCCATCTTAACATTAGACGAAGCCCGCATATGTAACTGTAATAATATACAAAATAAATCAATCAATGTCAAGTCGTTTTTTTAATTCAAGAACTTGTTCTTCCAACCAAACAGTGTAGTCGTAGATATACCAAAAATCATATCCGTCCGTTTCAATTATATTTGAAAATCCTTCATGGACACGATTACCAAATAATTTACGATTGACATGTGTTAATCCTTCTTCACGTAACCGTTCAACATCAGTCATCATCTTCATCACCGTCACCGTTGATTCCCTGTACACCAATGGAGTAAAATTCACCGTTGTTTACATCAAACACGACACCACCTGCATTAGCACCCTTACCGAAATTTTTCCGTACATAATTTTCGAAGGACGCCCATGCCTCATTTGCAATCTTCATAGCGTCTTCACTGTTAAGGTCAAAATATTTGGAGAATGTTTCGGATTTGTAAAGGGAAATGAGAAGTAATCCCTTTGGGGTCAGTGTATACTTTGGTTCTTCTGCGGGTTCACCGTCTGTCGGTTCCACATAATCATCATCTAAGTTCATCGTAACTCCTTTTGTTTGTAAATGGTATCCCGAATAGGATTTGAACCTACATTCTCCAATTATGCACCTATCGTTTAGGAAACGCGGCCAATATCGGGACATTTTATTAAATGTACTGTCTTTCTGATTCGAAAATTAAAATTCATTATACTTATATTAAAGGAGAATATTATGAAAATTAATTGTGCATATTGTGGTAAAGAAACTGATAAACGCCCATGTAGAGCAAAGGTTGAAAATAATTGTTGCTCTATTCAATGTAAACATTTATTAATGACAACTAAATTGTTAGTTCATTGCTTACATTGTAATTTTGAATTTTATAAAAAACAATCCGAAATAAAAAAATCTAATAAACATTTCTGTAGTAAATCGTGTGCTGCAAGTTATAACAATACACACAAAACCAAAGGAAATCGAAGGTCTAAACTTGAGTCATGGATTCAATCTAAATTAACTGAAATATATCCAAATTTAGAAATCCACTACAATCGAACTGACACAATTGATGCTGAACTTGACATCTATATTCCATCATTAAAACTTGCATTTGAATTAAATGGAATTTTTCATTATGAACCAATTTACAGTCAATCTAAATTAGAACGAACCAAAATGAATGATTCCAAGAAATTCGTAGCATGTCATCAGCATGACATTGGATTTTGTGTAATAGATACATCAAAACAAAAATATTTTAAAGAACAAACTTCATTGCAATATCTGAAAATAATTACAGATATAATCAGTAGGCACGGAGAGACTCGAACTCTCATGGTTTTACCCGCAACGGTCTAAACGTTGTGCGTCTATGTCCAATTTCGCCACGCGCCCATACATTACTTATAATCGAACGGAATCCTGAGACTTCTAATTCCAGCATCATCGAAGGTGTGTTGCATACTTTGCGCTCCGACGGGATTAAAACTGTGAATGATGATTCTCTTAGGGAGTTTATCAGCAGGCAACGTAGTGATGAATTTAGCAACTTCGTGTCCACTCACCTCATCACTTGGGCAATACACATTCCCACCTAAGTCATGGTCAAGAGAAACCAAATCGAACGGAGAATGCTCAGTTAACACTTTTATTGCATCTTCCGCTGTCTCCGCTTCAAACCATTCACAACCAATAAAATTTGGTTTTGCCTTTTTAAGACGAATTTTATCATCGTCCAAGAAAAATACTTTCATTGTTTATTATTTCTCCTATTCCGCCTAACAAGATAGTCGATACCTAAAAATATACAAATAGTTCCAACAAACAATAAAACCGTCATATAACCTCCTCAACGTTCTTTATTCAAAATGTATTTTGCTTTGTAACAATTCCGTGGTGTTAAACCACTAAATCCATCCACATGAATGAAGTTGTATTGTTGCCAAAGTAACATATCCGAATCATCATCAAAAATTACATACGTGTCAAATTCAGAGTCTCTTTTACCAAGTAATGCAAAATTATCTTGAATCCATACACGTATTTCGTTTCCACGAACTGTTCCACGTCCAAGAAAAGGTGTGTAGTCAATTATCTCACCCACAAATCCAGCCTCTGCAAACAACTCACACAATCTGTCAATTGCAGTGCTTCGTCTCCACGATGAACTAATTACAATCTTACAATCCGTATCTTTTACAAGTTCATTGAGTAATTTAATACACCGTGGGTCTAAAGGATACCGTGTATTATCACTCTTTGGATTGGTTTGGCTGAACAGTTCACTATTAAGAACACCGTCAATATCTAAGAATACAATTTTCATAGTAACCCTTTTTTGTTTGTAGCGTTCGTGGGATTCGAACCCACACGTAAGTAATTTTTGAGACTACATCCTCTGCCAGTTGGGATAGAACGCCATAAATTCTTCCATATACTAATGTGTTGCTCCGCACCGATTTCTACCCGACGAACGGCGAGACTCCTATAGAATACACCGTGAGACAGCAGGTGTTGACAGCCAAGCTCTCTGTCTTTATTGTCGTGTTTCGTTAGTATATGGAAGAATAAAATCACCTCTATGTGAACTCACTCATTTCAGAGATTTCTGATTCACTTTCAATCTTTTACTTTCGCAGTCAGATTAGAGGTTAGTAGGGATGGTCGGGGTCGAACCGACACGGTTGTTTAGACCTCCAGATTTTAAGTCTGGTGCGTGCTACCAATTTCGCCACACCCCCATAAAAAGTTGATAATTTAAATTTAAGGTTGAAACCCAACTGCGTCCGCGCTCGAAGTCATTCACAGTGGTCAATATCCGCCCGCTCTATTTACTTTTTTCCAGAGTCAGTCTCGCGGGTTGGCTGAAATTATCACACTTTTGTACACTTATCGGGATTTGAACCCGATTTGCCTTCTTGAGAGGAAGGTATCCTAACTCATATAGATGATAAGTGCATGGTTATATACACCATACGTATGGTAAATTGTCTGGAACATCTGTAAATTTACTTGAATAAAAACTATAATCCTTACGCAACAGATTTGATTGATGTGAACGATGAAAATCTTCTCTACCTAACCACTTTGGACGTTCGATTTCACTAAATATCCTATCTCCGAGTTCTGCCAAAAAGAAGTCACGTTGAGTATCTTTGTAACCTCTCATTCTCCATTCTGTGCACATTTCGAATCCGTACAACAACAACGCATCTTCATAACCTTTCCACATTTTAACCGCAGGGTGATTCTTCCATCCGTATTCATCCTTAGTCAATGCGAAGTAAATCTGCTTTGCTTCCACTCGTTGCTTACCCAGTCTACGATAATCCAAAGACTTTGCAGATTGTGCGAAGTTTGGAAAAGGTAAGAAGGTTTGCATATTAAATATCTCCCTTTTCAGATTTGCCGTATTTAATAAAACAAACAATGCCGACGATTACTGCAATGGATGTTATCGTACCCAAAAATGATTTCCATAGTATAACCTTTTATTGTATAGTATTCTCAGTTGGAATCGAACCAACATTAGAGGTTTAGAAGACCGCTGTCCTATCCGTTGAACGATGAGAACATATTATTTCAGTAGGCGTGGTAGGAGTCGAACCCACCTAACAAGGAGATATAAGCTCCTTTCCTGCAACCACGCTTGATTCACGCCCGATTTAACATATATAAATATACGAAATTTTAATTTAATAATCAAGTGATTTTAACAATTCTTTTAACTTGTTTTTATCGAGTAAAATCTCATCAAAATCACCGAATTTACATCTATAACCGAAGATATACTTCAATCCGTACCATATCCGTTCAAAGAATGGGCGCGGCGTCAGGTGAATTTCAACATCAATTTCATCCTCATACCCGTCCACTACTTGGAATATTACAATATGTTCCGTAGAGTTACATTCACATACCATCAATTTTCGCGTAACCATGATTATCTCCAAATATTCTGTTTAATATTTTATAGTGTTCATACAACATTGCATTTTCATTTGACCACCACATATACTGCTTGCCTATTCGTATATAGATATTTTTATTAGTCGCCCTATACACTTCGGATATGGTATCCTCAATTACGACACGTTCGTCACTTTCTGGATTGTGCCCTCCCAACAGTATAACAATGTCACCATTTTTGAATTTGTGGTTCATATGATACTCAAATATTTGCAATACATTGTGTCAGATGATAAATACATTTCTGCTAACTTTCGATTTATGTCACCCATAAATATACTGTAGTTCTTAATTTCATTTGATACTACATCATCATCCCATGCACCATCTACAAGATACGCCATATTCATATTATAATAGAACAACTCATTAAAATTACGTTCTGTGACCCACGTGCTAAGTGTTCTACCATCCGAAACAAACACGGCTTTACCACATGCCATGCCTTCATATGCAGACCGCCCAATCCCAATTACAAAGTCAGATAAATGAATCATATCTCTAATTTCACGTTGTCCAAAGTCATTGCCAACAAATTGTAATTCAATATCATTTTGCTTAAAAGAATTTATCAGTTGCTCTGTAAAATGTGTAGAATATCGTGATAGAACCAATCCTCTTTTTAATTTCACTGCGGAACAACCCATGTAATCAAACAAATCCAAATCTATTCCATTTGGTATACTGTAATTTGCATTAATCAAATCATACAAATATTGACTTACTGCGATAACTTTTCCATTGAAATTATAATCATATAAACCTTCACACATTGCTTTGCCATGTGCCACAAATATTTTCTTAGCGGTAACGGTATTAAATTCTTCTAAATGAAAAAGATAATTTAAAAATATTACATCGAACTTATTATAGTTAGCAGATTCGTCAGGAAGGATAATAGAAATATTCGCGGATTTGCAGTAATCAAAAAACTTCGGCTTGCTTACATCATAATAAGGACGAAACTTTTCAGGAATAATCTTAAAAGATACAAAATGCCCATCATCAATAAAGTGTTTAGCAAGCGTGTAAGCCCACGTATTTACTCCTGTGAACCGATTATGTTGTAACACAAGTAGAATTTTCATTGTAGACCTTATATTGTTAGTACCCTAGTGCGGAATCGAACCGCCGTCTCAGCTTTGTAAGAGCCACGCCTTATACCACTAGACCACAAGGGCATTTGTTGTTGAGAACGAAATGGGAATTGAACCCATCTAAATGGTTTTGCGGACCATCACCTCAGCCTCTCGGTCATTCGTTCATGTTTTATTGAGCCCCTTACCCGCATCGAACGGGTGACTTAACTTTACGAGAGTCACATTTTACCAACTAAACTAAAAGGGCGTTTCTTGCAGTCCTAAATGGTGTTGAACCACTGTTTTTCGGTTCAGAGCCGAATGTAATACCGTTATACTATAGGACTATTTGCAGAGGCAGCAGGGCTCGAACCTACACTTGTACGCCTTCAAAGGGCGTTGCCATACCATTAGGCGATACCTCTAAACCTTTTATTACTTGAACAACTGAGAAGAAATTATAAAATTTGCAGTTGCACGATTACACGCTGTTGGAACATCATACAGAACTGCAAGTCTAAGTAATGCCTTAACGTCTGGGTCATGTGGATGTGCGTTCATCGGGTCCCAAAAAAATATTAATGCATCGACTTGTTTATTTGCAATCATTGCACCTATTTCTTGGTCGCCACCGAGCGGTCCAGATTTTTTACGTTCAACCACCAAATCAGTTGCATCGGTGATTAATCCACCCGTAGTTCCTGTAGCGACTAATGTGTGTTTACTTAAAGTTAATTTATTGAAGACTGCCCATTCCAATAAATCTTTCTTTTTTTCATCATGTGCAATTAGTGCTATATTCATTCAGTCACTTCCTTAGATTTTAACCACTTAAAATACATTTCCAACCAATCTCCAGACGTATGTTCATCTTTCCACGATGTTTCATCCATAAATTGGCTGATGAGGTTTTCCATGTGACATTGAAATTCGACCATTCCCATTTCTTCGTTAGTCTGCTCCATGACCTGCCATTTTCTTTTCCTTACCACGGCAAACATGGTCACTTGCATAACTTGCTGCAGGCGAGTCAGGCTTTGCGTATGCATCGAAACCCATACTCTGAATATATCCCATAGCCTGCTTGTGGATAACATTGCTTTCGAAGTTTTCATTTGGGTTTACATCCAAGTGAACTTCAAATGCGGTGATTTTCTTATTATCAAACAAATCAGAATCAGTTAAAATGGACGCAATATCAACTACTCTGTAAACTTCATCCCAAAGACGATTCTTTAACCTATCTCCCTTTGCCTTACCGTAAATCTTAACATTGTTATCACGCGAAAAGACAACGTGTGCACCACGACCAACCTTGTAGATACAAACAACTGTTACATATGTTGCGGCGTCAAAACGACGGGGCTGACTGTCACATCCTACGTAAATTTTAAATTCAGAAGTAAGTTCATCCTTACGAATGTATTCTTTAATATACTCCGCGATGTTTGGAATCTTCGTTCCCTCTACCGTTTCCCATTTGAATTCTCGCATAACCTTACTCCTTTGTTTTGTTAGTTGTCGGAGTGACAGGATTCGAACCTGCGACCTCATGGTCCCAAACCACGCGCTCTACCAAACTGAGACTACACTCCGATATATTTACCTTTTAGTGCATTAAAACTTTCTAAATACAATGGTCCTTTACAATTGGGACATCCATGAGAATAATATAATAGATACCAATTCTCATACAAACTGTCAACGAATCGAAATCTATGCTCATGGTTTATAAATGCTTTGCAATTGTAACACCTTATCAGTGGAGCATTTCCAGCATTTATAATTCTAACACAACGTTCTCTAAATTCTTTATATGATAGAGTCATAATCATTTTGTTTATTGTCGGGATAGAGAGACTTGAACTCTCACGATACCTTCGCCCCAAACGAAGTGGCTTGCCAATTAGCCCACATCCCGTATTAAAATGCCCTTACAAACTTGTCACCACGTTCATCTTTAGCACATTCTAAATACTTTTGTGAATTACATCTAACACATTTACGAATATAGTTATAATTATATAACATATGGAAATCTCCACCAACCTTTATCCACGTTCCACAATAATAACACTTTAATATTGGTATGTGACGTGCTTTTCTAATTCGGTCAATTCTATCACAAAATTCTTCATAAGATAGTGTCATCTTGGTTTTCCCGCAGTAAAACTTTTTAAATATAATTGAGAACCACACCGTTTGCATCCACGTTCATATCGAATATATCCACCAGCATTTTCATGTTGAATACATTTATAACAGAATAACAGTGGTGCATGCTGTGCAAGACGTATTCTATTAATCCTGTCGTAATATTCATTAAAAGAAAGCATCATAACATTTATCAATTTTAAAGGTAATCGACATTAGTATGTAACAACATAACTCGTGTAGTTAGAGGTTTGTCAGGATACTACTCCACAATTACCAATTGTACACACAGAAGGACTCGAACCTTCATTTTCAACCATTACCTATAGTCCCGCGTATCAGACGGGCTGGATATGTGTGCATTGTTGCTCATTAGGTAGGATTCGAACCTACAGGGGCGTTAGCCGTCCGCTTAACAGGCGGGGGAGTTTACCAGTTCCTCTACTAATGAATATAAATTTTTTGTGCATTCGGAAGGAGTCGAACCCTCGTTGGATTTCTCCACCGCTTAAGAGGCGGGTGCATAATGCCGTTCTGCCACGAATGCTTGTTTTGTACACCCAGTAGGAGTCGAACCCACCTAATACAATTTAAAAGATTGTTACCTAAACCGCTCGGTCACGGGTGCGTGTTGTGCACCCACAGGGAATCGAACCCTGGTCAATTGATTAAAAGTCAACTGCTTTGCCACTAAGCTATGGATGCGTTTATTAACGTCACACCCACTACTTAGTGAATGCGACCTACCGTTTAGTCATCTTCTTTTTCATTGTGTATATCTCCTTAATTGTCTTTCGCCCCGCTACCATAAGCAATATGCTTAATTTCTTGTTGAGCCCCAGATGGGAGTTGAACCCATGTCTCATCCTTACCAAAGACGCGTTCTACCGTTAGTACTACAAGGGCAAATCTGTTAAAAATTTTGTGAGTTTCGGTGTCCTACGAAGTGCTCTGTTATTTTTCTTTTTATTAAAAACTGCACGTTCATTGGAATCTGCATACTTATTTGTTGCCTTTGTAACAATCTTTTTATACAGTGCTTTTTGCATAAAAATCCTTTTTTGTTTGAGCCCACTATCGGAGTCGAGCCGATGTCACAACTTTACAAGAGTCGCGTTTTACCGTTAAACTAAGCAGGCATGCTGTGTTACTTGTAGTGCGTACGGGATTCGAACCCGTGATACCTACCTTGAAAGGGTAGTGACTTAAGCCAGCTTGTCGAACGCACCATATAATATTTTATAATAGGATTTTCACCTATACGGTCTACCTCTCTCCTAGCTGACCCACTTGGAATTTTACTTCCGTGCCCGACTCGAACGGGGATGGGTGTGACCTCGATTCAGCTCTAGCGTCTAAATATTTCGCCATATAAAATATTGCGGAAGAAAAGAGAATTGAACTCTTAGGACACTTTCATGCCCGACTGTTTAGCAAACAGGTCCGACTAACCAATATTCGGCTTTCTTCCATGTTGTACGGTATTTTGGTTCCGACCCAAATCAACAAGTTTATGATACTCGTTTCGTCTCCTGACGTATACCGCGTTAAAACTAATTTGGTAGCGGGGCTGGGAACCGCCCCCAGGTAATCTCGGTTATGAGCCGGACTGGCACTCTGCTCCCCGCAATATATTCTTTTGTAGCGCGAACGGGATTCGAACCCGTGGTCTGAAGGTTATGAGCCTACTGAGATGACCTCTTCTCTATCGCGCAGTAATTTCTTTGAGCACCGTATCGGTGTCGAACCGATGACCGTAGTTTGGAAGACTACTATTTTACCGTTAAACTAACAGTGCGTTATTTCTGACACTTATAATATACAACTAATTTTCATCAATGTCAAGTTTTTCTTTTCTACGTATTCTTTTTTTACATCGTTCGTATGGAATACCATCTTCCACCTTATAATCTGTTTCTATTACATTTTCACAATCCCAACATTCGTGACCCCAATGTCCACCTGCGTTAAACCAATTCCAACAAACATAGATAGATTTACAGTACGGACATTTACGAAATCGATTTTTCATATTATCCCTTGTAGAATTTGTTGAGAATTTCTTCTATCTCACCACTTGCCAACATTGTTCCACATTCACAAATGGCTTGAATGTCATATTGATGGTCAATTCCTCCATCTGGATTCCACAATGGAGTTTCTTTAATACGTAACTTCCATGTGTGTACATGTTTTTCTTTTTTATCATGTCCCATAATAGAACCCTTTATAAATATAAAAGAATAAAAAATACCCACGATTCTGTATAACGGATACCATTTCTCTATTGGCCGCAACCCGCTCTCATCAATAACAGGAAATGAGTATCTCAAGCTGTTTGCGTTGCACGCTCTCTTGTAGTTAAACGATTTTCATCAATTCATCGTCTCCGATGGTTGAGATAATCTCCTACTCTTCCTGTTGCGTGTCGTGAGGTTCCTCACATCCTTTTACAAGGGTAGTGCGGTATCCTATTTTATTCTTGTTGCTCGACAGGCTTCGAACCTGTAGTCTCTCGGGTCGCAGCCGAGCATTTTACCAATTAAACTACAAGCCAATTTTCATTCCACCAGCCATAATAACTTGTAATGCCATTTGGTGATGTTCTGGTTTTATTTTTGAAAAATCAAATACCGCGTCTACTTCTGCACCATTTCCAAAATCAACATATCCTTTTACCATGACTTTTGGTTCTGTCATTACTATACAAATATTATCAATGTCTGCCGTAATCATAATATAACCTTTATGTTGTTCTGCGGAAAAGAGAGGATTCGAACCCCCAACCCAGCTTTCGCCAAGAACTGTTTTCGAGACAGTAGCGGTCATCCAGTTACGCTTTACTCTTCCATTTTCGTTCCCATACAGAAACCAATATTGCAAGTGGAAATGCAAACGGTAACAAAAATAATGCTTCTCTACTTGTATATGGTGAACATAAATATTTTATGTTATTCCAAAAATTTCTAAATCCCATGATATAACCTTTTTGTTGTTCTGCGGAAAGTGAGGGGCTCGAACCCGTCAACTGATTTTTCAACCAGCATCTGATTTCCAATCAGACTCCTTGCCAATTCGGTTACTTTCCATTATTTTTTACTATCCCACAATGCCCAAATCAATCCAACTAATACGATAGCGGGTATTGTCCACCAAGGGTCTTCTTTGTTAATCTTAATCTTATTCCAAAATTCTTTTAACAGTTCATTCATTGAAAACCTTTGTTTGTGTATTGCGGAAGATATAGGAGTCGAACCTATACATCCTTTCGGACGGCAGTTTTCAAGACTGCTGCAATAGCCATTATGCGAATCTTCCATTTAACAATTTGTTTTATACTTTCTCACACGACCTTTCCATCTTCGAATACAAATCAAACATGCTTTACTTTCTTTTATCATTTTGCGTATTTTTAACTTCTTGTAGACAGAAGAATTTGTCGTATTTTTCAAAGTATCAGTCATAGTATATTCAGTTATGCGATAGTGAACAGTAATTAAACCTTTACCTCCATAACTCGTTTTGAGTGAGTCAGCGCTCTGATTTGAACAGGCGATTCGTAGCGTGCAAGGCTCGCGAGGTTTCTCATATTTTGTAGACTTGATAGGATTTGAACCTACATTTTCAGCTCCAGTTACGATTAAATGTTTCGAAGACATACTCGGCTACAAGTCCATATAAAATTAAACCCAATTGATGCCGTATTCATCTCTGCGGGGTTGCAATGCCTTACGTAAAGAATGTCTGATAGCACCATCGCCTTTACTACCAAACTGCTCTCGGCTACTGAACTATAAAACCGTCAACCTACACATTAAAGTGCCCAGCCTCCCGATAACGATTATGTGATGACCAGGAATCGTTAGTTCATTTACATCTCTTGGGTATTGAGCATCGTATCGGTTACGCTCCGATTTTTGTAACTTGGCAAGTTACCATTCTACTATTAAATTAACGATGCATTTGTGATTCGAAAATTAAAATTCATTATACTTATACATATAAGGAGAATACTATGAAAATACCAATTATATGTGATTATTGTGGAAATCCGTCAACAAAATTAAAATATAGCATTACACGATATAAAAATCATTTCTGCTCCAATACCTGTGCTTCCATGTTTCATAGGAATAAAATTGAAGTAGAATGTAAATTTTGTGGAAATAAATTTCTAAAATTTGCAAATCAACTAAAAAAACATCCAAACAGTTTTTGTAATAAATCATGTGCTGCTAAATACAACAACACACATAAAACACATGGGTCATCTCGTTCTAAACTTGAAGTGTGGTTGGAAAACGAACTTATTACATTATATCCAACTTTGGATTTTCATTTCAATCGTAAAGATGCCATCAATTCTGAACTCGACATTTATATTCCATCGTTAAAACTTGCATTTGAACTAAATGGAATCTTTCATTTTGAACCAATTTTTAGTGAATCTGGGTTAAAGCGAACCAAAGAAAACGATTCAAAAAAATTTAAATTATGCCATGACAATGGAATCAGTTTATGTGTAATCGACACTTCAAAACAAAAATATTTTAAAGAACAAACTTCATTACAATATCTAAAAATAATTACAGATATTATTAATATGAAAGTTTAAATATTTGCGGTGTGTTGTCATTTACACTATTAATTCCGATTTCGAAATTAAATTGAATTTGAGCCAATATCTCCGCATTTACAACTAAATTGTGTCCGTATGCTATCCAGTACATCACGATTTTCAATCTATCATTTAGGTGCTCATGCATTAGCACAGTAATGGATTTCACGTTGTTCTGAAAATCGAGAGGAATCGAACCTCTTCAACGGACTGTTATTAATATACAAAATCTTTTTATCAATGTCAACAACTTATTCTGTGATTAAATTGGAGTCGAAATTTAATTTCCAGATACTTGTGCGACAGACTTGAGTTGAACAAGTTCCTGTGGTTTTTCAGACCACCGTGCATACCACCTACACCACTCTCGCATAAAAACGTAGGAATCACGGGTTGTACATGCACGGGTATTTCACTCCCCACTATTTCCCGTTGCCCAGTTTAATTGCAACCTATTATATTCACTGTTCGTATACTCTTCTTGCCGCTAAGCAAGTACCCTCTACTTTAAAATGTATTCGTGAATATCCACTTTACCATACATTGGGATTTTCGTGTTTTAATAGGTATACAGTATATCTATAAAATCTCTACTACCTTTCCATACACACTGCGTGTCCATCCATTTATACCACCTCTGTTATTTCCAATCAAACAACCTTTGTGTAAGTCCGTTGCTTTAACTAAGTGCGTATAATAATTTCCATGAACTTTGCAATATACAATGTCTCCAGTCTTAACTTCTAAGAATGTTACAGGAGCGAGTTTATGCTCTTGACCAGACTTAATTAGTGGAACCATTGAATTACCTTTTTCACTGGTGATAAACGTCTCACCATTTTGTAACTTCTCTAATTTGTAGTTTCTCATAGTGCAGTTACAGAGACTCGAACTCTGACGGATTACTCCACGGGCTTCTTAGACCCGCATGTTTACCAATTACATCATAACTGCGTTTTGTTGTGTATCGCCAGGGAATCGAACCCCGCGTGTCCTTCCGAACGGGTGGGTTACAGCCACCTGCCACACCTTGTAGCCTGCGATACATATTATTACTTGACATCCAGAGAGCCTTGAACTCTCATTCCCCACTGAAATGTGAGTTCTTAGTCCGTTTAGAAGATAGATGTTCCGTGTTATTCACCTGCCCGATGAGGTAACACATTCTTAGAATCTTGAAGTATATCTCATTGTTTCTGTTTCGATAGCCTTCTTAATCCATTTCATAAAATAAATTGCTTTTTCATCACGAAGGAGAACACCAGTTCCAACTTCTTCAATTGGAATAGGAAATTCATACATATCATTCTCAACCGAAATTGAGTAATACACTTTTCCTTCTTGATAAAAGGAAAATTGTGCCGTGTTGTTTTCTATAATTTGTTTAATTGTATGCATTGTTTTTCTTTCTGTTTGTAGGAAGAGATGGATTCGAACCATCAGTCTCCGAGTCAATGATTCCCCGGCGTTTTGCGCTTATTAAACTATCTGCCTATGTTGCGCGTCCTACAGGAGTCGAACCCGTGTGAGGAGATTTGGAGTTTCCCATGTTTCCGTTACATCAAGGACGCATTTTTACGTGACGTATTTTATGACAATTTGCACAAATTAAATCACATTTTTCAATTTCAGTGTTAAAATATGTTTTACCACTATGAATTGCACCAGACACGGACGATAATTTTTTAGACGGCTCTCTGTGATGGAACTCTGCAATTTCTGGATGCTCATTAAATGATACATTACAGTCCATACAAAATTGTGTTTTTTTCCATTCTATTAATTCTTCTTTTTTCTTTCGTCTGACATCTAACTGCGAATCAATTTGATGTTTTTTATTGCGGTAATACCAATCTCTACGGTATTGTCGCATTTTATCTATATTTTCTTCTTTCCATTCTAATGTCGCCATGATATTCTCCATTTGTTTAACCACTATATATAAATAGTAGTATCCAAATGGAAAGTTGTGTTTGGAGACATTATTTGTTAATAAATTTTGGATGCTGTTTTACCATTGCCACTACAAAAAGTCGTTAGACAATCTGGTGGGAGTCGAACCCACAACTTCATCCTTGTTAAATCCTGCCATATGTCCTATCCGTTAGACGATGTTACCCCGAAGGGCACCACTGGGATTCGAACCCAGATTTTCCAGCCTGTTAAACACGTAGAGTGCTCTGACCACTGAGCTACCGTGCCGTCTTTTGAACGAACACAGGTGGGATTCGAACCCACGACCTCTCTACTCCTTTTCTTAAATGGGGTGACGAGTGGAATTTGAATCCACGATAGGGTATTATCCCAACGAGGGCCACAACCTCGCGCAATTGACCGCTCTGCCATCGTCACAGCGGTCTGTACGGAGAATGATTCCGTCTGTTTCTCTTCATTGACAGTGAAGCGTCCACACCAAGCAGACCCACAGACCATATTTATTTCTTATTCAATGTATTTATAAAGTGGTAAAAATTTCACGAACTTTGGAAAATTTTCTCTTGGTAAAAGAACACACGCTACTTCTTGATTACCAAGAGAACTTTCCGTAATTATAACAGACCGTTCAAGATTTTTACATTGTTCAAATGCTTCGTTAGAAACTTTACATACGACTTTTTTGAACGAATTCTGCATCCATTCGATGACTTCTGCATCTTCTTTATTCTTGTGGTATGCCGACAATGCCGCATGCGCGCATACAACAGGAACATAATTTGAAGGAACGTCATCTCTAACTACAATATACATTTTAGACATTATTGTTTCTTTCGTTTACCAATATCTTTAACAACCGCTTTCGTATGGAACTTCCTAATGTCAACATCTTGATGACCCTTGAGAAATTCTACAATCCCTTTTAATACACCTACCAACGATTGAACGTCTGCGATTGCCGAATGCCAATTATCAACATTGACTTCAAGTGCGGTTGATAATTGACCAAGATTAGAATTAATTCTACCGTTTCTTGTCAATGCTCCCAACATTTTTGTTATACCTTCATCACCAGACTTTTCTAATGACTGTAATGCCGGGGCGAAATACAACTGTGCAATTTTCAAAGAATCAAGAACTCTAAATCGGTTCATTCGTATTCCATAGTGTTGCCCACGTTGGTTGATATATTTCATATCAAATGATGCGTTGTGAGCGATTAATAATGGATTCTCAAATGTTCCTAACCAACCATTAAACTCTTGTAAAACTTGTTGTTCACCTTTGAATTTTGCGTGACGTTCACCATACTTCGTCATCTTCATAATGTCACGCATCTTCATCGAACCTTTTTTCGGAGGTTCTGTATCTTGAACCTTCATCTTTGCCTGTGCGTCTTTTCTAAGACTTACTTTTTCATGGAAGATACCAACTTGTTCAAAGGTAGTTCCATCAAATGCGATTGCGGCAACTTCTGTTACTTGTGTATCAAGATTTTGCGGTTTCAATCCAAGTGTTTCTGTGTCAAAGAATATTAACGTCTGTCCTTCGAACGCCAAAAACTTTTCTAATACTTCCTTGATTGATAGTCCGTATATCTTTTTTTCCTGTAATTTCATTTGATTCTCCCATTAGTGTATATATAAATATGAGTGAATCAAAGTAAAACTATTATAAACGGAGCCGATGGGCGGGAATTTTAGTGTCCCGAACATACCGATGTAACATATCCCATCAAAAGGGATATTGCATGCGGATTCTTGTGCCTCATCGGCAAATTGAGGTTCTTTGTAAATTTTCGATTTCTGGTTCATGCACCTAAGTGAAATGTACGATTTACAAGAAACTTGTGGAAGATAAGGGATTTGAACCCTTCTGAAATCCTCATTGCAAGTGAGGTGTCCACCCCGAGCAGACCCATCCCCCAAGTTTATTTCTATTTTAAAGTAATTGGATTTTTGCGACATCAGAGTTATCGTCGCCCCACTTTTTACAACACCAACTACTTTTTTGCTTTGGTGTTACGCCAGTGGGGCTTGATAAAATTCAGGTGTATTACCGTTCGCAAACATGACTCCACTATCAGCAATGGATGCCGACTGCCATGAGCGTTTTGATTCGGTATGTAAATTCGTCTTTTTCACGATAATCACCTTGAATGAATTTGTTGTTTGTGTATATAATATAAGTATAAAGAAAAAAAATAAAACGTCAATTATTTTACAACTTCCTTGACTTTTTTAATGTCACGAACTGTCACCTTCCAGTCCCGCTTGGGAACGTAGATGTGCGTCTTGTCGAGTGTGACGCGGTGTTCTGCGGTATAATCCGAAACCTTAGTGATTTCGTTTGTTTCAATGGATTTAATGCACTTCATAATTGAATCTCCGTGATTAATGGTTGACAACTTTTTGAGATGAATAGAATTAACAACTTGTAAACTACTTGTAAACAATATAGGTATTGCTCCTATCAAGTGCTCATTGCAATTGTTTATAAAAAATTAAAAGGTTGAGAGATTACACCTTCTACGCATTTCCTTTTCGTAGATTATAGTGACCTTGCGGGTCAGTTTCCTACTTTCTCCACCAGCGTTCAGCTCGAGTAGAAATGCATGACTTCCGTTGTTTTTAACGGTGACGGTACCGATATGTATGAGCCTACTCAATCCTTGTCAATTCTCCCTGCCTTGCGAGCAGTTAATCCTTGCGGGGAATAGATGCAGACTTGAATTAAATTCCTACGCCTTGCGGGTTTCAGAACTCTCCATTCCTTTCGGTGGAGATTTAAGCCATTTTTGTTCTCATACATGACCACGACTTTGCTGTTTTTAATTGTCTTGGGATTTGAACCCAATCTTTAGTTCCATATACTAACGCTCAACCATTTGAGCTAAGACTGTGCAACTCACAAAAGACGTGCGTGGTCAGTGGTTCCATTCTCTTTTGGAAAACGATATGCCACACGCCCTGTATCTTTCGTCTGCTCGACTACTCAACGGATTTTCAAGATTTTGGTGCTTATGGAACAACCACACCAACACCAACCTCTTTCAATCTAAATAGAAGCCCTTATTTTGCATCACTCGGACAACTACTCTCCCCTTCATTTCTCGTTCATCGTCTCGTTTGGTATCTGCTTACTCGGCACCACCCGCTAGTCCAGTCCTACGGAGTTACCCTCGGTCTGTTCGCAGCGAAACTTCTGACATACTTCCAGCAGGATTAGTGGCTGAAAGACTCCGAAACTCGGTTTGCATAAGTGACCAATTGAGATTGGCGACGCCCTGTGAGCGGGTTAAGTCTTTTACCATATTACTACGGCTTATCTTCTCCCTTGCGGGAATGGATGTCATACCACCCATTTTAAACTTTATAATTCAAAGAACAATTTTGTTTCAACTTGATGTATTAAATATACAAAACTTTTATTACAATGTCAAGCCTTATTTCAAAATTCTTTTATTTCTTTTTCGTTACGACTTGTTTCAACTTGATGTATTAAATATACAAACTTTTTATTACAATGTCAACGCCTTATTTGCTTTTTTATATAATGCGTTAAAAAGAATCATGTCCCACCCATTTATACTCTGCGCCGAGACCCCATTCACCTGACCAGCAATATGAATAGAATTCGTTTCATTCAACATCCATTGCTCACTTGCTAAATTAAAGAATGCAAACTCTCGCATACTCTCATAAATAGGATTTGAACATTTTAGCAGAAATTCCGTTGTAACAGTTATATTGAACGTTGTGGTTTTGTTATTTTTTAGTAAATAAAACAAGTCCACAGTTTTCTCATATGCTGATTTCATATAATATAACCTTTATTTATTGGAAAGTCAACGCCTAAATAAAAATAAATTCAAGGCGACCCGCTTACGGATTGGCTTACTCTATCGTCAGATTTTTCGGAGTCTGACCGAGCCTTGAACTTTATGTATTAAATATAGTAACTTTTTAGGCAAATGTCAACGCCTAAAATTAACTTGTTGCTTCACCAAAATGAAGACAGAATGGGTGACCGTAATCCTGTGTTTCACAAGGAGGAACTCTACCAAAAATAAGACACCAAATATGTTCTGGGTCAGTTGGCAGTGGGTCATATGATACAGTATTTCCATCTGCAACATACATACCACTTCCAGTAGGTTCCCATCCATAACTCAAATTCTCACCCCACCATATACGTGTTTTTGGATTTGGGTTGACCATAGTGATAGTGTGTTTAAGTCTTCCATATGCACCAGGGCTTGTAGACCGCACATAAGTAACTACATCTGGAATACGTTGTTTAGTTATATTAAAATTATTATATGCAAAACATTGTCCATGATTTTGGCTTGTAATCATCGTGTTTACGAGAACATCCTCATCACCAAATAATGGGAGTGTAACTTTAACAGTCCATGTTTTTGAAGTAGTACACCAATCATCCGAAGATAAGAGTTGATACGATGCACCGTTATTCGCAGCAATTGCCAGCGTGTACGGTTCATTGTCAATTCCATATCCAGAATTAGTAATGTCAAATGAATATATGTTTTCAATCATACCAGTATATTGACCAGTCTGAGTTGTAACACTTGACTGTAAAGTACGGTTAAAAACAGGAATCACATGTGTTGGTTCTGGTGGAGGTGGTGGAGTAAACAATGGATATTGAACGCCAACAAGCGTACATCCAACTACATACCAATTACCATAAATCACCACATATATCTGGCACGAACCTGGGGATGCATTTGCCGTCAACGCTCTCCACGAATGTGTAGATGGATTACATCGTTGTGAGTAATAATTGTAAGTTCCACCCACTCCACCTGTTCCCTCTATGGCTTCGGGTCCATACGGCCAGAACACATCCGAATTGGCAATCGGAATATTTGGGAATGTGACATCGTACACTTCCGCTGTGAAATCAATTCTATATGATGTGTTTGTGTTTGTTACTGTTTGTACATACCGAACCCAATACTCCGCTTCACCCACGGGTGTACCACCTACCGCAACTGCTACTGCTTCTGTCATTTATTTCTCCTATGTTTAAGTTTTTAAATATGAAAACCGTTTAACGTCTATAAATATCTGTATTTTTTTTAAACTGTATGATATTTATAGACAAAGGTTCACAACACACTTATTTCGACTTTAAATAATTAACATTCTCACTAGTCGATGGGAATTAAACTAAATAAGGAGACATATCATGTACAAGAATAAATTCCTCGCTATAATCAAAAAAGACGGTAAACCAGTTAGAGAACTTGCTGGAGCATATATCGGACTTCCATTTAATACCGAATACACAATTGAACTTAGAAATGACAATTATCAACGTGCTTTAGCCAAAATCTACATTGATGGCATGGAAGCGGTGATGGGTGGTATCGTAGTTGATGCCAAAAGTGCAGTTACATTAGAAAGATTTGTATTAGATGGAAATATGACTGAAGGGAAACGATTTAAATTTGTAGAACTTACCGATGCAACTGGGATGGACCCACAAGACATGAAAAATGGTATAGTGGAAATTATATTTACTTTAGAAAAGGCTGTGGCAAGACCAAGACCTGAACCCTTCCCCTCAACAACATGGTACCATTCTAGTTCAATATATAACGAAGGAAGATATGGTTATAACGGCACTACTTTCAATCGTTCCGTATATGAACCATCGGTCACATGTACAAGTAATACACTACATTCAAATACAAGTAAAACATTATTGTTCGATTCACAGGTAAACTATTCGGCTCATCCCGTTCAAAAGCAAGGAGTCACCGCGGAAGGGAGTGTAAGTCATCAACAGTTTACAGAAACTACGATGGGAGAATTGGAAAAAGATTCCACAACAATTACTTTCTTCTTAAAGGGTGTTGATAATACTGTAACAATTAAAATTTACTGTACAAAGTGTGGTAAAAAGACTAAATCTGACCACACATTCTGTCCTCATTGTGGTGCGAGGATAGAACTTGAATAAATTACATAATCCTCCCGTAAAACGGAGGATTTTTGTTTATAAAATGATATTTATAACTACATTACAGTAATATCATCAAATGGAGAAAACAATGGCAGACTATGTAGTTTATACGGACAAAGAAGGTTTATTTGAATGCAGTGTTGACGTAAAAGGTGCGTCTACTAAGAATGCAATCGCACGTCTAATCTTTGAAAATACTAAGATGAACGTTATGTTCAACGGAGAAATCAAAGATAACAAATGCACGATTCCTCTTACTAAATTTAAAGACATTTTAGATGAAAATTCTAAAGGTGAAGTTAGATTAGAAATCATTGTCGAAGATACATACTTCACACCGTGGAAATCACAATATTTGGTAGATGTAGCCAAGACTGTTACGGCAGAAGTTAAGCCATCAATCACTGAATCTAAGAAAGTATCAGTTACAGTGGTTACTCCAAAGGTGGCACCTATTAAAGTTGAGATTAATCATTCCACTGTATTAAAGGAACAGATTGTTGGTAAAGGAATCAACAAGAAAAACATCAAGACGCATGTCACGAAATTAAAACAAATTGTTGAATCATATTTCAATGACAAGTATCCAACTGTTGATGCACAGGAAAAGAAGAACATCATTCGTGACACATTACTTTTAATCAAAAAGAGCTAATACATGCCAACCTATCCACAATATGATTTAACAGTACAATATATCTCCGAGAGTTATCCGAGAGTATTACAGACGATAGGTGCAGGACAGGTATTGGATGGTGTTGGTAATACTGTTTTTAACACAAATGATTTTGTAGTAAGTTCGCAGACATCTTCTATTTTAGTTGTCTCAGCATCGTACTCACTTACTGCATCGTATGCACTTAACAGTGGTGCTACAATTGATTCAAGTTCGTTCATTACCAATTCACAAACAGCATCACTACATGTGTTAAGTAGTAGTTATGCAGTATCTGCATCATGGGCACCTGCGGCAAATGTCGATTTTAGTTTGTATGTGTTAACATCACAAACAAGTTCAATGTCAGTTGCAACTGCATCATACGCCCTCAACGGTGGAACTGGCGGTTCTCCATTAGATACAGGTTCTCTTCAAGATGTTACCGCAACAGATTTTATTAAGACACGAAGCGGAACAATAACAAGAGATGTAAATGGACGCATTCAGTCCATAAACAAAATTGGCGGTAGGACAATCACACTAAGTCGTGATGGTAATAACAATATCACATCTGCAACGGACGGGAAATATACATACTCATACGTAAGAGATATAAATAATAAAATAATTTCATGGGCGGTAATATAATATGGCAACATACACTGTCACATCAAGTGCAAATATAGATATTTATGGAACCAAATCTGGTTCAGACACATACAATATTAATGCTGGTTACTTAACAGTTGACCAAGATTATAGGTATGGTCTTAATGGAGTATTGACATCGTGTTTTGGAAATATTACACTTTCAGATACCCTCGGTGGTACTATATTATTTGATAGTACGGGTATTAGATTATTTCCATATATTTCAGGGGCTGGAAATGTTCCAGTCGGAAATACGTTAATCACCCAAGGGACTGCGACAGGTAAGTTGATTGGTGCGTATCCAACATTAACAGCACGCCCACAGGTAGCAGGTACAGTAATTTCAAGTTCTGGATACCTAAAAGTCAAACAATGGAATGGTGTTCCGTTTGGAACTGGTTCATTAACTGGTGCTCCCATATCATGTTCCACTGCAGACGTTGCTGGATGGATGGAAATTCCTGCAATGGAAGCTCTTACTGCAACAGTTAATAGATTAAATACATTTGTTGTCAGGGGTGCATGGTATAACTTAGGAACTACCGACGGGGATAGGAATACACCATATCAAATTCCTACAAATGGTTCAGTTGTAAATTATTTTCCTGGTGTTTGGGTAGAAAAAACTACTGGGTCTTTAAAAACAGATGACGATTATGAATTTTATCCATGTGCAGGAACCGTTGCAGCACTGTCTGCATCAATTGCAACTGACGCAATGAGAGGTAAAGTGTGTTGGATAACCTCATCAACTGCACAAGTTAGATTTGGAAGTAATGGTCTTGTTTCTACTGGTGGATACATTCCAGATGCTGGATTAAATGTAAGAATACCAAATATATTTTTCGTAAATGTTACACCAGTTTCAAACAACACTGGTCAGAATGTTCTACCAAATGCGACATTAGCAACACGTTATGACTTCACTACGACAAATGCTGGAGTTATTGATATTGATAAGTGTAGTATGAGTTGGTATCCAAGTTTTACTCAGCCATTCTCCGTACGTATTTCAAGTTCAGCATTTATGACACAGTTGTTTGTTCAAGAAATCGCATCACCAATTAACTGGTATCAAGTTGGTGTAGGACAGGAGGCGGCGAATGGTCAACTTGGATTGTCGATGGCAACATGTTTTGCTGGTGGTAAAATGGATAAGTGTACGTGGACGGCAGCTTCCCTTGGTGCATCTGGACGATATGTAACTTCATTAACGGACTTGTCAGGATTTACAGTTACGAATGAACGATGTGTCACCCTTGCAAATAAACTTAATTCGGCAGCTGGTGTAGGAACATTCACAAGAGTCGCAAATAGTTCATGGACTAATACTTTAATTGGTGGTGGTAGAATATTATTAACAACATGCACGGATGTTTCATTCATATCCTCATCGTATTATGATGCACCATCACTTAACACGTTGTCTGTAAACCCAATGTACATGTTCGATTTGACAACGAACTGTCTTAGAATCACAATGGACAATATAAATTTTGGTGGATTGGTGATGAATCAACCCTACAACGGTTTATTAAACGTTGGTTCTGCGGGATGTACTGATATTAAATTACGAAATATTGGAACGTATGAGAATCAACTTGAACTTGGTTCACCAAGAATAAAAGACGCACCGTGGACTCGTGTAACAACAACTGCAACCGTTACATCTCCAAATCACGGACTACTACCTGGTAATATTATTTATGTGATTATATCAAATGACCCTTCCGCAATTGCGGTTGGTCTTAAAACAATTGTGGGAATACCCACCGTAAATACATTTACGTTTGCGGCGACTGCAGCGTCTACGGCAGGTGGTACGTTGTCATATTACGGTGTGATGTCTGCGTATGTTTTTGCATTGGCTAGCAGTGCCGCGGCGAATACAGTAAAAATTCAGAGAGTATATACAGACCACTCTCGCACCAATATATGTATTACGGACAACTCAAGTAAAAATATCCTCATCGAAAATACATTTGGTGACCCAGTGGATGCACCAGTTTCTGCACAATTAAACGGTACTCATAGAGGTCTCGGTGCAACGCACGCACTTACTGGACAGACATCATGTTATGGTACACATTGGATTGATAATTACATCGCACATCCTACACTTAGTACATCTAGTATGAGATGGACAAGGAATGTTGCAATTATTTCCGCGTCTGCCGTTGACCATAGATTACGTACGGGTATTCCTATAACTGTAATCTCATCAAGTGATATATATGCAGTAAATCTTGGATACAAAACTATAAACGCTGTGACAGAAAACACATTCTCATTTATTGGTGTTAATGTTAGTGGTTCATCTGGAACAATATCATATCAAGTACACAATGGTAGAATTGGATTATTGATGAATGAATCTACATCCGATACAATTGACCAATATACTATTGATTCTGGTTCCACCGCGTTCACATCAGTTGGTGGTCTTTTCATGCCATCGGTAGGTGACCAAATTACATTTACTACACCATATTATATTCTTGGTCATCGTGCATTTCCAATTTCCGATGTAACCATTGCTGGTGGTCTATTCCCAAATTATGATATTACATATGCAATGGATAAGGGTACTGGTGTCTTCGGTGACTTCCATAATTTATCATATATCAGAACTGGTTCGTCAGGGGTCTCAGGGTCATTGACATTTAATGTGTCTGGTGCTGCAGGCGTTCAGATTGGTGATTACATCTCAGGTTCAGGAATTAGATGTACGTCAATAGTGACGAACGTGTCTGGAAATACCATAACAACAAATCTTCCAACATACTCAGTTGTGTCTGGAAGTATTAGATTCAATCACATACCAACGGAAGAAATAAATCCTGCAGTTGGTGTTAAGTTAAAGATACGAATTAAGACAATGGTGCCAAACACGACAGCAATTACATCATTGTTTACACCTACAACAAGTGATGCCGACAGTAGAGCATATCAATACGTATTAGAATCAAATACTGCATTACTTAAATTGACTGGATTGATAAGTGGTTCAGAAATCAGAGTATTCCCATCGGGGTCAAGGAACGCATTGGCATCTGTGGAAGATTCTGGAACAGAATTTACATATTCATACACTTGGGCAGGTACAGACATCCCCGTTGACATCGTAATACATAACGTAAGTTACGAATATATACGATATTCAAATACGTTGTTAGGCACAAGTGGATTGACGATACCTATTCAGCAAAGATTTGATAGGAATTTCTCCAATGTGTAAGGATTCGTACACTTAATTACTTTTACTTTATATTTATTAATAATACTAACGATACATTATTCGGAGAACCCCGTGGGAAAAATTACAGACCCAGATTTACTCATTAGAAACACACATTTAATATTTGATACGGGAAGCCTTCGTATTCAACTTTCTGCCAGCGGTGTATTAACCGCCTCTGAGGGTGTTACATTACAGGCAGTCTATTCGAAATGTAAAGAATTATGGAAATCACAAGATGACCTTATCAAATTCACATTCCCATTGACCGCTATTACGGAACAGAAATTTGACGTAGTTGGTGGATGGGATTGGGCAGATACAGCAACCAAAACTTACATTAGAGATGGTGGATGGGCTGTAAAAAATGCAAGTAATGTGTCTACGGAAGAGTGGATGGGATTCAAGACTCTTGGTACCATAGGTGATACAGACCAAGTTTATATTCAACAGACTGGTTCGATTACATCATCAAATACAGTCTTCCAAGGACAAGTCAATGAGGCGGTAAAAATTTATACATCTGGTTCAAACGACTATAGAAATTATTTTAAGTGTTTCGTTAGAGAACAAGGAAAAGTGTATGACCAATCACAGTTATCTGCAATTGGTATCGGTGCAGTTACTTATCAGGTATACGCATTCCCTCTTGCAAACGCAACCGACACTAAAATTACTGCTACCGATGCGACAATAACAGGTAGTCAACCGTTTGTGTCTATGTCGATTACATATTATACTGGTTCCGTGTTACGTGCGGTCGGTGGTAACAGTTATCACTTCAATACTATCATCGATGGTAACAGTGGAACCAAAACACAAATCTATGAGGGTATACAATACAGACTTAGAACTTCGGCTGATATTGATTCTGGTTCAGGTGTTGTTATTGGAAAGACCGCCGACTCATTGTTAAAGTTTGTTGGTGATACACTTGTTGGTAGTCCCGGAGTATTCATAGATAACTATCTTCCAGCCGACATTAACAGTTTAGAATTCTACGACACGGGAAGTAATAAACGTGTATTCCCATTCGTTGCAGCAGGAACAATTACATTCAACGATAACATGGTTGCAGATTCTAATGCAATTTACAAAATGTATTTTACATCAGTTCCACTTGGAGCGTTTGGTTCAAGTTCCGCAGTCATCGTAAATAACAATGCTGGTTCACCAATAACAGGTAGTGTTAGTGGTAGTACAAGTGTATCATTTACATTTGATTATGACTTTAATAGCCAAGGTGGACGTACCTCTGGTTCAGATGCCGCAGTTACAATCGTGGCAATTGGATTAGATACGGCACAATATGTAAAAACAACTGGAACAATCGTACGTTCAAACGCAAACGCATTCTCTCTTGTGTCTTCACTTGAAAGAAACTATAGTAATATTTAATAATAAGGAACTTAAATAATGTCCAATTCATATATACAAGTGCCACCAGATGGTTCTGGAAAAAAGGTTTATTCAGAACAACATGTGATAAGTGGTTCGACGGTACAGGCACAGATAATACATATCGCAGACCATCTCAATCCAACATATTTACAACATGTAAATGTAAAGGGAGCGGCATCAGTTACCTATGCCGAAGGTGAACCATCAATGGATGCATTTGGAAACTTAAGAGTAGGTCATGCAAATGCAATAGCAACATATGACCACACTACAGATGCAATGGATGATTTATATACAACAGTTCTAACAAACGGAGGAACTTCTGTACATGACACAAATATGTCATCCATTGTAGTAGCGGTTACAAATGGAAGTGGGTCAAAAGTCACTAGAACAACTGACCGATACCACTACTACCAACCGGGAGTTGGGGTATTGGTTATTCAGACGATGGGAATGGGAGATTCCGGAAAAAATGGTAACATTCGTAAGTGGGGATTATATGACGATAATGATGGACTGTATTGGGAATTAAGTGGGTCAACTTTATGTGTGGAAATTCGTTCATCTACAAGTGGAGTAGTCGATTCATCAAACGTTCCACGTTCTTCATGGAATGGTGATAAATTAGATGGCACGGGTATTTCTGGAATGGTATTAGACTTGACAAAAGAAAACTTTTATTGGATTGACTTTGCATGGTTGGGAGTTGGAGTAGTTAGATTTGGAGTGTTGGCACCAGATGGTTCGCGTGCAGTGTGTCATACATTCCAAAATCCAAATGCCAATACAGGTCCATACATGCGCACCGCCACACTACCGATTCGATATGAGAATTACAACAAGAGTGGAACCGCGGGCATTACGCAGATGAGAGCAGTTTGTGCGGCAATTTACGCAGAATCACAGACAGATTATACATATTGGAGATTCTCTGATATTGAATCGTTAAATAAGACAGTCACTACAAACACTCCAATACTGTCAGTTCGTAGTACAGGAAGTTTCAATGGTATAGTAAATAGAGTTACTGTTTACCCTGACACATTATCAGTATATGTTTCTGGTAGTGATGTTAAATTGGACATATACGATGGTGTAACAACATTTACAGGAGAAACTTTTACGGCTGGATATTCTACATTAGAATCTGACGTATCTGCAAGTGCAATTGGGGACGGATATAAGTTCGTCACACAATATATACCACAAGGTTCACATAACATAGATTTAAAATCATACTTTGAATTGAATGATGCTGGTATTGCAACATCGGCTGGTACATCACAAGGGTCAGCACTTAGTTTTCTTGGAACTTCATTAAACGGTATACCCTCTAAAGTAACAATGACACTAACATACAGAGAGTTAAGATAAATGTTGGCATGGATTGCATATGGTGACCAGTGGAATCTCAATCATAAAGTAACATTTGATGGGGAGGCTAAGTTAATAACTGTATCACCTACGATTTCAGAAATTGATGTTAAAAATGACGTATACTCTTCTTGGAAAGAGTGGAGTTTACTTTATGATAACTTAAAGTTCGCGTCTGCAATGCGTGTTATCGGTGGTGACCCCATCGGTGGTGGTCAATATGCAGGTGACCTGTACTTTATGATTAATGGGTGGAGACTTAAAATAGACCACACATTCAACATTACAGGAGTTATATTTAGTGATGATTATGCAAGTCCATTCTATTCAGATGGAACTACAAGTCTCGTAACTAACAAAGTGTCAAGTCTTGTTCTAACACAAGGAATCACAACAGCAAGTGGGTCTACTTCTCCAACTGCCGATGAAATCGCTACCGCAGTATGGAATCGTGTATTATCTACAGTAACCGCAGGTCAACTATTACAAAATGTTGCACAGACAGTTGATGACAATCAAGCACTTATTATAGCACAATAATTATGGCAGTCATAAAAACGACATGGACAGGCACAGATACATTGTGGTCTGAAACTCATTATACTTGGGGAGAGATTGCTACTGCCGAAGAGGTTGCCAAAATTATCACCAATCAATATGGTGGAGGGGGAGTAAAGAGTCATCCACAGGCTATTCAGCAGTGGCAGATGCAGAACCCTGAGAAGAAAAAGAAGTTAATCCAATTGTATTGTAAAGTAATGGGTCAAAAGTATGAAGCCTCCAAATATAAGAAGGACTTCACACTCTCAACCCATCAAGTAAAACTTGTTATTAATGAAGTGTTACATAAGAAGAAAATCACCGTTGATGTGATTGTTAACTAATCAGTTCCTCAAAGGTTTTTGGAGTATAATTAAGATGCTCCACACAACAGTTGATTGCTTTTGGAAACTGTTTAGTGAGTATCTTTTCGTGAACATGCCCATGTAAAAGATACTTACATTCTTCATGTCTCTCTGTGAGAGTAGCACTTCCATCCATTTCATTTAAGATGTAAATACTCATTGGGTCATGGATGATTAACACTTCATCTTTGTAAATGTAATTCACGACTTTATCAAAACCTAATCTAAGCATGTAATCTTTACCGCCATCGTGATTCCCATTTACCAATATCTTATAACCATTCAACATTTCTAAGATACCCTTTGCTCTCTCAAAATTGCAGAGAGCAAAGTCACCAATATGTATAACGGTATCCTCTGGAGTAACCACCTTATTCCAATTCTCAATCATGGTTGCGTCCATTGTAAGAGCATCTTCAAATGGTCTATTACAATATTTGATGATATTCTTATGTCCAAAATGTGTGTCTGCTATGTAAAATGTTTTCATATTATCACCAATGGTCGGATTCTACTGTTTCTCTACCGAATCCAAATCCCTTTCCTTTACCTGTTAATTTTTTAATACTATTTGCGTCTGCATATTTGTACGCTTCACTTAGATTCTTTGCAAATATATCCTTCACTTCTTTAATGAGTGGGATGTCAATCTCCCGCCCTGACGATGCCGCAAAACTCATACTTGCAAGTGACAACTCCTTAATCTGTGCACCTGTCATACCAGTGACAACAGGTTTAAGGTCAATCTCATTCACTTTAACATCAAAGAAATCTGAGAAGTACAACTCTGCACACTTAATTGCCCAATCACCTTCAAGTGCTTCGAATCTGTAGATTTTATCAATACGTCCTGGACGTGTTAAGATACGTGCTTCAATCTTGTCGGGGAAGTTCGTTGACATCATAATAAGACTTCCCATTGGATTGAAAGGTGTGTCCACTCCATCTAAGAAGTTTAATACACCTGAGTTACCCTGTGAATTGCCAAGTGTTGCATCGGCATCTTCAATGAAAATCAGTGTGCTCACGTTATGTTTTGCACAACTTGCCATATGTTCCGCAGCGGCGGAAATATCCGTACAGAATACAATACTCTTTTCCTTCGCATATTCTTTTGCAATCTTGTAAAACAAACTACTCTTACCAGTGCCAGGTTCACTAATCAACATGAACTTTCTAACACCATTTTGTTTATAACGTGTGAACAAATCAACATTATTGTAATAATATCGGATGTCACCCAAAATTTCATCTACCTTCGGATGAATTACAGGTGATTCGGGTAGATTATCAATTGGATAATATTCCAATCCAATCAGCCCCATTGCCGCACGCATGATTCCAACTTTTGGTTTACGATTTGCTTTCGCCTGAACGTCAAATGCCTTCAAGTATGCGGAGTAAGAAGAATACTCTCCAATGACAAGTGTGTTGATGGACATATTCTTACCAAATCCTTCAAGCCACCGTCCGACAAGCAACACACTTCCATCGGAGAATGTCATCTTGAATAGACCTGTCTTATTACGTGACACCAACTTTTTATACGTACCATCGGAAGTCTTGTTGCCGTTGATGTACGGTGCAATGTGATACGGAACAATGAACTTAAATTCAATCTGCTCATATGCGGTAGGGAAGGGCTTCTTTGACTTACTCTTTTTATAACGATGAATAAGTCCTTGAATCGCCCTATCCTCAAATTCAGATTCACTTGATGGGGAGAAAACATTGACGAACTTTGTCGTTTTTGTAATATCCCTGTAAACTTGGATGATGTCAAAGCATATTCTATCCATTTGTTTCATGTAGTAACCCTTTAGGAAGTGTAAGAAGTGTGTTATTGATGTATATAATATAAGAAAATTCCCCTTAAAAGTCAAGGGGAATGTTTTTTAAAGCGTCATTTGCTCAAACGTGTCTTTAGTTTGGTCAAATTTGAGAAATTGACCACGATGGATTGCATCGATGTTATAATTTCCACCATCGGTAAATTCAATTTCACCTTTGAGGTGTGTATGCCCGAACACCTGACGTAATCCTTCAACGGGAATGAACTCTTGATTCCAATCATTCCAAAAAATACCACCATAAGGATACGGTCCACCACGTGCTCTACCACAATAATACAGTGGGCTTTCATCTGCATACAGTCCATCAAACGACACAAGTTTCTCTTCAAGAGTTTCAAGCGTGATTCCGTGCGGTTCTGCGAATCGTGCACTAAGTCCCGCGTGAGTGATAAGAAGATTTGCGTCCTTAATGTAAACATACGACTTGAAGAGGTCTTCCATGTCTCGTCTGCGTCCGTCTTGCATGAGGAGCATGTTCGTGATAGGATTCCAACCAGTACATACCATCATGGGACGAAGATAACTGATTTCGTGATTGCCTTTGATAATAATCGCACGATTCTCTTGAGCAAGTCGAATTGCAAAATCGATACATTTGATTTGGTCATAAGGGTCGTATTCAAAACTGTCAAGGAAGTCACCTACAAATATCATCAACTCATCGTTCTCTTTTGCAAGATGTGCGATTTGCTGCATTCGTGTAATATCCCCGTGGATGTCTCCGATAATATACATAACCTTTATTCCTTATTTACGTCTGTGTGATTTTACAGTAGAACTTTTAACAATGACACTTCGTTTAGTGCCTGTTCTTTTGTTTGTTATAGTCTTATATGTAGATTTACGTTTGTGACCTTTTACAGATGCCATAACCGTTTTCCTTATAAACTATTTGTAGTTTTTACCACCTGTTTAGTTGATATTTGTAAATTCTTCGCGTCTTCCATTGCCTCACTACCAATGAAATCTCTTTTTTTATTATTTTCTTCAACAAAAAATTCAGTTAAATGCGATGTAAACTTTCCAAGATTGTCATAAATTGGTGAAAGTTTATTTTTAATGGAATTCAAATTTGAACGAACATATTGAAGTGTTCGTTCTGTATCCAATGACAGTGTGGCGAACGGTGCTTCTCCAGCACCAAATCCCTTACTTCCCCATCGAAGAACAAATTGTGCGTTATTAGTACCACCAGAATTTCTAAACAATCTGTCGAATGTTTCCATATCAACATCATATTTATAAAAATTCAATGTAGTATCATCATCCGCCCGCCCAATCATAATATACGTTACAACACCATTATATGATGGGTCTTTCAACGAACGTTCCAATCCATGTTTACTTCCCTTAACAATGAGGTATTTACCACCACCAGTATATGATAATAATTTTGCACTATACGCTCTGCCACCAGCCTCAAAGTCAACAATACTAACGTTACTTTCCTTTGCTTCCGAAAGTAAGTTAACAGTTAAATCGTCCTGACCTTCTGCGATTTTCAATTGCTTACCACCTGTGATTGCCGCGAGCAATGCTTCCCATATAAATCCCGCACCACTATATGAAAAACCTTTTATAATTCTTGTAACAGTCTGAATGCTGAGAAGTGTTCTGAATACTTCGGAAATATCACTCTTTGAAGTATTTCTTGCCACGTTCCGATTAATTGAATTTATAAAATTTTCAATCTTTAATTCGGGTGTAGACCCATGACAGTACTTGCCAATAATTGACTGTAACTGCATTCTATCCCTTTCCTCTGGTGTTCCCCAATTTTCACTAATAGTTAACGATGGAAGATTGTTGAGTAAGGTTTCCAACTTCGTTCGTGTCTTCACTGACATTTCTTCACCTGCGACTGGACCACGTTCATCAATCTCTCCATTGGCAAATGAGTTAAAATTTTTACGATATTTCGATATATCTTCTGATGCGTATCTCATTGTATCTCCTTATTGTTATATGATATAAATATCAATTTCATAACAATTATGCACTCTCAACCTTCTTTTTTATGCGTTTTAATTTAGTAATTAACGCACCAATCTTGTTTTTGGTGTAACCTGTAACGACAATAAACCATCTCGTCTGTGTCTCCGCTTCCTCAACCTTCCAAACACCTAAGAAGAACGGGATTCCGTACTTAATTATCTGTCCCTTTGCAGGGTCACACAAGTAAACAAATTCTGCATCAAATCCAACAAACACCATATAGTGACCACATCCATCTTCAACAACAAGATGGACGATTGGTAGACAGTCTTTAAGTAACCATGCCTTAAGTTTATTCAACGTTCCTTTATCAACCTGCTTCACCTTAAATCCAAGAGTTTTTAGTCCTAATTCAAAGTTCAATTCATCCGTTCCATTTGCATCAATCCCCGACACCAAACAAATTTCTCTGTCCGTTAAATCGATTCCATAATCGTGATACAAGACCGTACGAATCGCACTCGGACCGCAGGACCACGGGAGTTGCTGTTCAAATGGTTTGACATCGATGATATATTTTTCTTCCGATTTCTCTTCATCTGACATATAATCTCCTTAGACGGCAAGTGCTTGCAAATATTCCATTGCTTCTCTTTCATTATCAAACACAATGTCGGACGCTTCCAACACAAATGCGTGCTGGTGAATATTTTCCTTTTCCATAACCGTTACGGTGTGTTTACCCAACTGATGTGCCCACGCCAATTCCATACACGTTCCAATCGATACTCTGTCTACTTTTAATAGATTTGCAAAAATAACATCTGCGTTACTGACCATCCAACGGTCGCGTTCAATGATTGCATGATTTGTGGTGATTGGATTACCTTCTATACCATGCGCCTTCAATGAAATTTCTGTACGCAGGTTAGTCTTCCCAACCATTGGACTGAAAACATCATATCCCATATTTTCACAGTACTGTTTATAATCAGTATAATAATCTATAACCTCTTGGCCCGTGCATCCACTGATAGGACGAGCCAAGTATATTTTTAATTTTTTCATTTAATCCTCTTTTGTGATTCTTGAAAATTCATCAACGTAAATGAACAACACACCATCGTCACTGACAGAAATTGTACAATAATCACCATTATATTTAAAATAATTCGGGTTGTAAACCTTTCCATGTGCTGACGTGGCTTGGTCAATTCCAATCTCTTTCAATTCTTCGTTTACAGCGAAGCCACCAGACCACTGAATGGTGAGTGATTCGTTGACATTGTAAGTAGACAATATCACCTTACAATTTTTCTTAAATGTTATGTATGCACCGCTGGTGTTTGGTAACGATAAAATGTTCATTTTGTTCTCCCTAAATAATCTTCAACTGTTTCCGTATTAAACGGTTCTTTCTTTACATTGGGTCCGAATGCTTCCTCAATTTCTTTCTCATACTGTTCCATCTCTTCTGGAGTTGCCACCTTCCATTTATACGTATCCCAATTCTGATTTTCCATATCATCGTCCACGGGTTCTTGTAACGCATTAACATTAATTCGTTTTTTACTTCCCTGTACATATCCAAGTCCAAAGAAACATCCAGCAAACACGGTGAGTAATATCAACAATTCCCAATCTATCATTCTATCCAATCCTCCGTTCCAGCCTCCGCGGCTTCTTTAGATGTCCATTTTACACCACTACTTCGGTAATGTTTTAATTCAGACTCAAGACACCGTACCTTATAAAGCAGTGCTCGACATTCATTTGCATAATCTACTCTAAGTTGAAATTCTTCATTTAAGATTCGATATTTTTCTTGCAATTCTTCAAGTTCTGTCATTAATAGACACTCCCTTCTTGTCCCGTGGAGTTACTGTTGGTGCATTCATATAAATGATTAGAAGCATGTGGGCATCGTTTATTTCCACAAATCGGACATACAATGAATATCAGTCCAACTACCTTTGGGTTACACATTTTGCATGTACATGCACCGTTTCTACCGTAATTCTCAATTAGAAGTCGGTGTTCCTCGTGAAATCTGCGGGACTGTTCTTCCAATTCAGATTTCTTGAGTTCTGCATTTAATATACCTTGCAGTTGTTCCTTTAACGCAAAGTTCTCACCCTCCAACTCAAGATTCTTTTGTGACAGTTCTTGAATACGCTGAACTAATTCGGATGTGAATGCGACTTGTGAACTTCGATATTCCACTGCACGTTCATTACTCCGTATAATCATTTCTGCATCTCCACTTGGCATGTTAGTCTCCACTTATTATTAACACCATTCCTGTAAATCCAGACGTAAGTCCCAATACTGCACATGTAGCACCGATTGCAGGATTTGCGCCAATTTTGTCTGCTACTAATGCCAACACCAAACAAATACTGGTAAATATGAATACTTTAATTGAGTTCTTCATCTCAGTCTCCTTCAAGTTCCGCGGTTTCAATTACAACCCATCCTTTACCTTCACGCAAATCATATGGAATAAATGGAGAGTAACCATCGTCTGGAGGAGGAACCATAAATCCTGTGGGTTCCCCTTCATCATCTCCGACAACCACGTCTACTCCATCTGCATTACGGAGTGCATCACCAAAGTAAATACCAACTCCATTATCATCATAATACCCAGTGAATAGTTTATCCATGTAGAACTCCCTTCTTCTTATTCAACTCTGCAATTTTTTTAAGACGTTTCTTATTACCCCGTGCTTCTACAATTGCCATGATAGCCGCGACTCCCCCCGCCACAAGAAGTATGACGAGAATTAATGCCAAGACAATCCAGATAGGACTCAACACCCACCACCATGACCAATCGATTTGATTTGTTAATTTCAGTCCGATGAAAAGAAGCGTCAATGCACCACCGAACCCAATTCCACCACTGCTTGATGAAGATGTATTGCTCATATTATTTCCCCCATTTTTTATTTGATACAATCCGCGCGATAACCCCATAGACGGACAAGTCAAGGAAACTATCATCAACTGATTCGTTTAATCCTTCTTTGCGATTTATAACCACTAGATTTTTAATGCGACTAATCTTATCATTCATACGGAAGAAAATTCCACAGAGACTTAACCAAATCGATGTTTCATCTTCAAGTTTAGAACCAAGAGAAATATTCTCCGTCCCATAATCAAGTTGTTTACTACAGAATGTATATAAATCACGTTTCTGCAATCGTTTAAATTCTTCAACCATTTGAGGACACTTGGCTCCAAGCAACCCTGTCATAGTTTCCAACTGTTCATCTGTAACATACTGTGGTATTTCCATAAATTATTTTCTTTCTGACTAGTGTTCGCCACAAAGGACGATTGTGTGACCGTTTTTAATTAGACAGCGTTTGAGCTCTTCAATATTATTGAAGTAACCTGAGAATCCCATGATTTGGCGAGTATGATCGTCATAGACGTATTCGTTCAATCGGAACCCTTCGGGAACATCTTCGGGACTTTCCGTAATAACCATCTACTTCATGTTACCTCCCATTGTTTAGTAGTGTATATAATATAGGAAATTTTTCGGCAAAAATCAAGGATAAAAAAACAAAAAGGAAGGATATTATGAGCAAAAAAGGGGTCAAATATGCGCCAATTGTCAGTAATTTGTCTTTTGTCTTATTTTGTATCATAATAACTCATATTAACTAAAGGGATGTGACCGTTTATAGTACATTGCTTTTGAATTTTTTCTACCACACTTTCTCGGTGTGTATTTTCTCTTGAGATTTGCTCTAATATTGTAATTCAACCATTTCATCTTCCATTCATCCGTATCCAATTCAGCCTTTGCCCAACGCATCACCGCGTATCCCCACAATAGAGATAGTACAACTATAATCAAATATTCTATCATTTTGATTGTCTCCCATCATTATATACGTCACGACAATAAACTTCCTTGTCAATATATTTACACTGACCTTTTTCTGTACATGGTCTATTTACTCCGTGATATTTTATAGAATGTTGCACATTATGACAACATGCATATTTTTCACATTGAGAATTTCCAGCGTATTCACAAATCAATATTTTCATTGAAAAACCCCCATAAGATATAAAAATAATGATGTAAATGTTGCTCCCACTACAGTAGCAACGGTGTATATAATCCACTCCAAAGTAGGGGAGATTTCAACTGGACCATACATTTCCACTCTTGTATATCGTTCATCACACGGATGTACTTTCCATCCATCATCCGTCAGGCACCAGTTACCACCTTTGAATTGTCGATACCACCTGCTACGTTCTATCATTTTTCATATGTCCTTTCGTGAATAGCACCTTCTAAGAATCCTCTTGTATATTCCTTTTCAATTAACGCAGAAACAACTTCTCTGAAGCGGTGAAAGTGCATAACGTATTTCAACTCTCCCCACTCACCACGAATCTCAGAGTTTTCCTTAAAGATTTTTTCCAGTTCGTCGGCTTCTATCATTTCTGATAAGTCCTTTCGTATGTTGCACCCTCTAAAAAACCACGAGTGTATTCTTTTTCTAACAATTCTGAAACTGATTTTACAAATATTTTTTTATAGAGCATCAGTATATTATAATTATAGGAATCGCCATTTGTTGCCAAAACGTTTATCGCAGTGTGGACATTTCTCAGGATACTTCCCCCATTCAACGATGTTACCTTTACAGTCTTGGGAAATTCCATGACCGCAGTGAGTATATACACATACGTTCTGTTTAACTTTCATCTGTTGTGGTCCTGTCAAGTTCATTAATGATTTCATCGGCATAAAATACAACGTCATTGTATGTATACTTACCACTTTGTACCATCGTTAATATCAACTTCCTACGATAATCGTCCTGCATCTTCCTCCACTCTTTAACATACCATTCCCGTGAAAGTGATTCCTCTAAGAACATACCCTTCAACTTCTGAATCTCTATCTCCTTCTCCAATAAACGACGAGCATATTCTTCGTGAATCTTCATAACATCTTCTGCGGTGATTGTTCGTTCTGATGTAGAAACAATTGACCTGTGGTTATCACCCCACAATAAATCACGAATTTTACCCATTGTGTTGTCCTTTCATAATATATCTAATATGATTTTAATAAGAAACCAAAATCCACCGAATATTACGGCGAGAACAAATAGTGCCCCAGTCGTGGCTACATCCGTAATCATTGATAGGATGGTAAAGATTGCAACGAATGATGTCATTATAATCAATGCTTTAATACTATTACTATATGAATTATACTTCTCTTTTACTTGTGTAAGTGTCATTGTAATAATACTCCTATACCAAATCCGATTATAGTTCCTGTGATTGCAGCGGTTATTACAACTAACAGTAATTTCCGTTTCTCTGGCGATAAATTCTTCCACTTGTTACGTTCATAATTCTCCTTCTGAATTTTCCGCATCATCACTTCTAATTCATCGTCAGTGATATTTGCAAGAGAATCATCAATCGCTTTTCCCAATTTCTCTAAATCAAGTGCCATTATTTCTTCTCCCTCATATCTGTATAGTCT